AGCATAACGGGCATCTTCTTCTGCACGTTCACGGGCTTCTGCTTCGGAATGCTCTTTATCCATGGCACGATCGGAAGTGCAGAAACCCATCTCACGCAATTGCACACGACCTTGCGGGGTAGAGCCCAGCATCTGCAGATACGCATGGAGACCGTCGATCTCACCACTGAGCCACACTTCCGAATTCCACTGCTCATCAGTAGAACTACGCGGGCGGAAACCATGCACATCCTTGTGGAAGTCGCTGTAGTGTGACTGGAGTTCTTCAACTTTGGTGTATTCGCGCATCTGGGTTTCTCCGTTTCGCTAGTGTAAGTGTATATTATATACCCAAAGGCTCAAACTGTCAACCGATTTAGCCTCTGGTCAGGTCGGGCATAAAACACAATAGAACAACAAATAAAACAAAGGCCACGCAGGTGATTATTTCATTAATCTTTTGGTCACGATCAAGATCATTCCACATATTAATTCTCCTTAGATTTTAGTAAGTATCCAACATTTGACAGCAAAAATAACTGCCACCACTACCACTGTTATAAGAATTTCTACGTCTGTCATGCTGAGCTCCTTAGTTCCAGTTTTTCTTGTCGCCTAAATCTTCATTGTAGTCGTAACCTGCTTGGTAAGCTTTTACCTCTGCTGGCGTCAACTCAGTAATGCGTGGGCCGCTGGTACCACCAACACCACCCCTGTGTGGCACACGACTACGACCATAATAACTGTCAGCCGAGCCGCGGTCAAAAGGACTGCCATGTTGTTGCTGATAATCAACGCCATTGAAGGTAATCGTTCTGATTTCGTCTGACATTATACAGTCTCCTTGACCTTAAAGTAATGGTAGGGCAAGCCCAAATCGTAGCACAAGTATTCCCAGTCGCCATTGGCACTGGAAGCTTCCATGATCCAACGAAGTGCTGTAGCACGGTCACCAGCACCCATGCAGATGGTGTTGGTCACATGCTGTTCAAACTTGGCAACAGCTTCAGCTTCAGACGCCTTGCGGGCGATTTCTTCGCGGTCAATTGCTTCGCCAAGAACTTTGAACTCGGCTTCAAAATCAGCTTCTGTCCAGGTAGAGGTATCAACACCACGGGGGCGGAAGCCATATGCATCCTTGTGCATATCCCAATACTGACAAGCATACTGCTCTACAGTAGTCATCTCTTCCCAGCTTTTAAAGTCTTCCATCTTGCTCTCCTTGTTCCTTACTATGTTCATAGTATAAGCGATCTAGGCCCAACTGTCAACCGTTTTCTGGGCTTTTTTGAGTCTATTTTTGTTGTATTTTTACAACAACTTTAATAACCCTACGATCCCAATGGCTATTGACACCAAATTAACTGCTATTTGTGGCTGATTTTTTGCTCGAATGGCCCAGGTTAAAAATGCCACGGTGCCTACTGCAAAGACCACAATATTGTAAGGATACATAGAAGGGCCAATGGCATTCAATGTGTGGCCGGCAATAATTAATACTGCTCCGGCCCACTGTAGTACTTCGTCAAAGTTAAACTTCATTAGGCAAATTCGTAAAATTTAACTGAGGAGTCAAGCTTCTGCAAGTCACGGGCCGCGGCAGTCAATGCACGATACTTGGCCTGTACTTGACTGCGGGGCAATTCACCATCGCAAGTCAAATTCTCTGGGCTAAGATCTGCATCTAAACAATCAGCAACTTCCTGACGACCTTTGGCAGTTTGGATTTCAAATTGACGACCTTTGAAGATAGCGTTCCACTGATTCTTCTTGTCGATGTAAGTTTGAAGTGCTTTCATTCTGGTTCCTTTTTTACTGTTTAAGTGTTTATTATACTGGGTTTTGGGCCTGTGGTCAACCAAAATTTTGTTGTATTTTTGCAACACTAAACCAGTACTTTTGTTGCATTTTTACAACATAGCTAGCCAGCTGTTTTTTGCTTTGGTGTAGAAAATATGACGCCCAATTTGGGTCACTTTGTGCTCTTGGACTGCCCAATACGGATCTTTGATATAGTCAGCATGGTAAAACAAACTCTTGTCAAGGCTTGCGACCCTGTGTCCGTGGATCACATCAAATGCAATTGACTGCGCTTCGAACCATAAGTTAGGGTTGGGTTTGGGTAGCTTCTTAAGGCGGGTCCAAGAAAATTGATCCTTGGCATAAACCACAGAACAAATATTTTTGCCCCAGTAACCAGTGCTGAGCCTGTTCAGTGTGACATGGGCCACTGCATATTTGCCAATCTGGTCTTCTACGCCGGCCTCGTAGTAGATGTTGCGAGCCAGACACTCAAGTTCTGCAGTGGTGTACTTGACTGTGACTGATGTTTTAACAATCCGATTCAGGTCCTGCACCTGCTCTTGGATGTTATCTAATTTTGTTTCAATCCGGACCATAAAAATTAGTGCGGCTGTTGCAAGTGCTATCCCAATCCACTTATTCATCTTTACCTCGAGTAAAGTTTAACAAGTTTCTAGTATAACACAGGTCAGATCATTTTGTCAAGAAAAAAGGACCCTAAGGTCCTTTTGGTGTTGCAATGCTACAAATTTATTTCTGATGCTTGTGGCCGCAAATTGGGCATTCTTCTTGTGTTAGGTACATGATGTAGTCCTCCTAGCATTATTTATAGGTCCTGGTTAATTTTGGTGGTTTGGCTCTGTCTAAAGTTAGATTTTTCAGGATGGCAGTGTTTAAAGCAGGCAACCAACTGCTGGTCAGTTCCTTGACTGTTATAAATCCAGTCAAATCCATTGTTGACTATTTGTTTAACTGTGTGATCCGCATTGGCCACTAGGTCAGCTTCTGTTAGGCCAGCATTGGTTAATTGTTTTACAAAGTCAGGATAGCGATGGTCAAATGTTTTCTGGAATGACATTATTCCAATAAAGCAACAGGGTGCCACTGACCAGTTACCGCCAATATAAATCTGTCGAAGGCGTAGGCTATCGCAATTGTTTGCAGGGTCTGGCAATGGTAATGTTTCAACCAGTGGAGCAATTGCCTGCGGTAATTGACCGCGTTTTATTGCTGATTCCTTAGACTGTAATTCTCTAACAGGAATGGTTCTGCCAATTTTAACAGGACTAGTTGATGCAGGCTTTAACCAGTGTGTCGCTTCTCCATTCTTATCTAGCGCAGGTACATTGTCCCTGTCAGTGTGTCTGGCGCTAAATTGTGAGAAGCCTAGTTCAATGGACAGTTGTTTACATGCATCTACTTGGTGTTCGTTGTGTTCAAATATTGTCATGGTCCAATTGGCCGTTCCACCTGCTGACATAAATGCCTGTGCATTTTCTAATATTTGATTCCAGTTGGTTTGTCTGCGGTAAAGATGATGAGTGTCTTCTAGTCCATCAAGTGCAAAGTTAACCGCAGGCCTGAACTGTGCAAGCCTGCGCCACCATTCAGCGGTCCTTGCACTTCCATTTGTGTTAATTATTATTGACCCACCGGGACTTGCATTGTAAAAGTATTCAACAATTTCCACTGCATCTTTATTGGTAATGAAATCTCCAACTGTTCCATTGAGCAGATAGCTTGTAATACCAACAAGATCTTCCGCGGGCAAGTTTTGTTTTACGCTGGACAAGGACCATGTGTCATTGGTTGAAATGTTAGGATGTTCAAAGTAGCTGGCTGTGGGATACCTGGCACATTGCGGACATACTGAATTGCATAGCGCACTAATTTCCAAGTGCAAGGATGTTATGTCATTCCATTTCATTGCAATATTTATTCAATAGAAAAGGACCCTAAGGTCCCTGGCGCTGGTAAGTTATCTGTTATTATCAGTATTGTTTTCATTTTTTTCTAATATAAATCCTATCCTATCTCCTGCTGGACTATGATAGAATTGCTCTTTCCAAATTGGAATTATTTTGTCGGCATCATGATTTGAAAAATCATCATTGTATCTGAAATGTACTTCTATTACATTATTGCCAACAGTTTCAACATTGAGCCATTCATATCTGCTGGCTATCTGTTGTATCAGTGGTGGTAACTCAAACACATCAGGAATTTTGACCCAGTGACTGAATCTGTCTAGCCTATCAGCATCAGTTCTAAATCCTTCTACTGCAAGTACTTGTTGTCCACGATGATAATCAAAGCTTCTGTGACGGCCTTGAAATATTTCACACCAAAAGTATCCTGTGGGAATCACATCTGATGCTGAGTCTAAATATACAAAGCTGGCACCCATGGCCATTGTTCTAAAATTCACACAAGGTCTTACAATGTATCGGCCAGCTGTGCCAGGCACAACTCCTGCAGGGCCGCAAACATAGCCCAGTCTTTTGGCCAGAATAAATTTATCTATTGCCCAAAGATCTTCGGGCTCTATTAGATCTAATACATCACAATCAGATATTAATTTTGCTTTTGGCATGTACCTTAAACTCTTGAACTTTAATTGCCACTTGATTGTAAATGGTTTACCTTCGGCCTTATGTTTCAGTATCTTTGCAAACTCTTTTTGTTTGTGTTTGCATAATCTGTATTTATAAATAGATCATGAAGCCCACTATTGCATTGTTTTTAGCTGATCCCAAGTGTTCAGTACAAAGTGGAAATGGCATAATGAATGCACTTGGGCAATATTATAATTTTAAAGTGTTTGGAAAAAATGCAGTAGAGGATGTATTTTTCAACGATGTTGATATGATTGCTGTGCCTGGTGGCATAGGCGATGCTAGTAGTTTTGAGAACCTATTCCGATACAACGGTGAACGAGTTCAGCAATTTGTAAAAGATGGCGGGCGGTATCTAGGAATTTGCATGGGTGCTTATTGGGCAGGCTCACACTATTTTAATATGCTAGATAGCGTAGATGCTGTTCAATACCTGTTACAACCCGACACAGATACACGTAGACCACATGCCAAGAACATTGATGTAACTTGGCTGGGGGAACCTGAAAAGATGTTTTGGTACGATGGCTGTGCCCTGGTTGGCGATGCAGACAAGTTTGAAAGTATTGCCACCTATGCCAACGGTGATGCAATGGCAATCGTACAAAACCGCATTGGTTTAATTGGGAGTCATCCAGAAAGCGAACAGTTCTGGTATGACAGCTACAGTTGGATGAAGGGCAAGTACCATAACGGTACTCACCATCAACTACTGTTGGAGTTCGCTGATCAACTCATGCTCGCTTAGTCATTACGCCGTCGGCAAGTCCATAGTCTACTGCTTCCTGAGCACTTAGGAAAGTATCACGATCCATGTCTTTTTCAAACTGCTCAAAGGTCTTGCCTGCTGTGTTATGATCAACATAAAGCTGTGTCAGCACACGCTTCATCTTGGTAATTTCTTTGTATTGAATTTCAATATCACTTACCATGCCACGAGCACCACCACTTGGTTGGTGAATCATTGTGCGACTGTACGGCAAAACAAAACGCTTGCCTTTGGCTCCTGCTTGTGCTAGGAATGAACCCATACTGCAAGCCTGTCCCATTACAATGGTACTGACATCACTTTTGATGTATTGCATGGTATCGTAAATTGCCATGCCACTGGTGATACTGCCGCCCGGACTGTTTACAAAAAGTGTAATGTCTTTCTCTGGATGTTCTGCTTCAAGGTAAAGCAACTGTGCCACAATTAGATTGGCCATCTGATCATGCACTTCGCCTTCCAGCAATACAATGCGTTCTTTGAGCAAGCGACTGTAGATGTCATATGCTCTCTCACCTGTGCCGGTCTTTTCAATGACCATTGGTACTAGACTCATGATTTTCCTTTAGTTATAATAGATTAAGTTTGGGCTACGTGTAATTATACATAGTTGGGACTGGTGTTTTTACCAAACTTCCAGACAAAGCAAGAGTTTTTATTGGACCAACTTACTCCTACTACATACAACGCAATGTCCCAGTGTGCCAGTGTGGCGTTGGCCATGATCAACAACGAGTCTTGATGTTCTTTGTATGCATCTAGACCCAGGTACCACGCTTCGCAAAAGCTGTCGTGATATTTTGGATCTAGGTGCTCGAGGATCTTGTCGATCTGTGTTATTTCGTTTACTTGCATAGTTCAACTATTATAGCTGAACTAATTTTTAATTGCAACGAGTTTCTTCCCGAGTCACTGTGCCGTATTGGTCTTGATAGATGTAACGGGTGCAACTGGGTTGTATTACCTGCGGCTGTGAATAAACTACTGGGGGCGGTGCATAGTAAACTGGGGGCGGAGCATAGTAAGGCTCATAGTATGGACGGCTTAGGCCATATCCAATAACACCACCAATGATTGCTGGCGCAATCCAATGTCCGCCGTGTCCACGGTGACCACGGTGATGATTGCCATGACCATGATGTTGCGCCATGGCAGAGCCGGCAGTCAATGTCAACAATAAAATTGCAATTAGCTTTTTCATAACAAGTCTCCTTTAGACTCTAAAACTCTCACCGCAACCACAGCGGTCTTTCTCATTGGGGTTGATGAATTCAAATCCTTCATTTAGCCCTTTGCGTACATAGTCCACAGTCAATCCGTTTAGATATACGCTACTCTTTGGATCCATAAAAATCATACAACCTTCGCAGTCAAAACATTGATCCCCTGTGGCCTGACTGTCTACATATTCTAACACATAAGCAAGCCCAGAGCAACCGGTAGTTTTCACTCCAAGTCTAATACCTAGACCCCGGCCTCTGCGGCTCATCATACTTTGAACCTTAAGCTTTGCTGGCTCAGTTAGTTGGATCACTTGTGGTTCTCTTTGTAGTTTGCTACCGCGGCCTTGATAGCATCTTCTGCAAGAATGCTACAATGTATCTTAACGGGTGGAAGCGACAACTCTGTGGCGATTTCACTGTTTTTAATACTGCCTGCTTGGTCGATGTGCATGCCTTTGACCCATTCTGTAACAAGACTACTCGATGCAATCGCAGATCCGCATCCATATGTTTTGAATTTTGCATCTTGAATAATTCCTGTAGCAGGATCAACTTTGATCTGCAATTTCATCACGTCACCGCAAGCAGGTGCGCCAACCATACCAGTACCAATACTAAGATCACTCTTATCAAAAGATCCGACGTTCCGGGGATTTTCATAGTGGTCGATTACTTTCTCTGAATAGGCCATATTATTTCCTAAACATGCCCAACACTTTTGCCTGCATCGATTTGGCAAAATCAGGTTGTGGGAAATTCCATCCTACAAACGCACCTACTGCAAACCAAAATAAAGTTTCTAACATAACACATCCTCCTTAGGATATAGAAATATATTTACCTACTTTTTCAAAGAAAATGAGGCCTTTCAGCCCCATTTCTCATCGTACTTTGCCATGGCTAGTCGACGTGCAAGCCATAATCTAAATTTTACATAATCCGATAAGTCGTCTTCAACCAACTTACCAAACTCTGCACTTCTTCGATTACGACCATAAGTGACCTCATCGTTTATGATGAGGTCACTGTCTTCTAGCTCAAATTTACTTTGCTGGTGTAGCGGCTGGCTTTGCGTCTGCTTTAGGTGCGTCTTTCTTTGCACTGTCACTTTTAGCAGGCTTCTTTTCGTCCTTCTTAACTTCGGCCTTGGCTGGAGCAGGTGCTGTAACAGCAGGTGCGGCTGGCTTGGCTTCTTCTTTCTTGGCGGCAGGTGCTTGTGCAAATGCAGTAGCGGCAAACATGGTTGCGACGATGGCGGATACTAGTTTCATAAAATACCTTTAAAGTTATATACACACATTATTGTCTGTATACATATATAACGCTTTGACTGACACTACAGTTGACACAATCCGGACAAATTTGGTAAATATTGTTATGCCTGTTACACCTCCACCTTCAATTGCCGTTCGAGCCATAATCCAAGGGTACATTCCCGGACAACGAAGAATTTTTATTCTTTGGAACGCTAGAAACACAACTAAACTAGCATGTACCGCAATTGGTAATTCACTACCATTTAATAACACAACTGGTTTCTATGTTAATCGGATGAGATTTGGCAGAGGCGCTACTTTTTTATTCACTGCAACTGGCCCAGGTGGCAGTAGTCAAGCAGTAATATCAGTAAGCCCACAAAACTTTTAACAACATAGTCCGGACAATTTAAGTAAAACTTCTGTTTCTTTTTCTACATCGGCCCAAATATCTACGGTGATACTGTGTGGTGTCATTGCTCCATTGGTCCAGTACATTTGATCTGTGGTAATTCCAAACTGTTCCACCACTTGACGACCGTCGGGCAGTTGCGTCCACTCATACACAGCGGCCGCGGCATATATTTCAACATCTGCCGGATCACCTAATTTAAGATTTACAAGCCTTACTCGCTGTCGCATTCAATCAGTATCTTGGCCATGGCCAAGTCCTCTCTATTTTTAAAAGCCACTGCAATACCAATGGTGTTGCCACGATTGGGATCAAGAAACTGTTGCTGTGCCACATTGATGATGCTAATTTGGTGTTCTTCCAATTGCTGTCGAACTTCTGCAATGGCCGCACGAATCTCCTGTTGTATATTAATAAACTCGTTGCCTGTTACATCTTCATAGAAGTGAAACTTTTTATACACCATCCAGTAGTGTGACCGTTCATCGGTCCACATATGATTAAAATCGTTTATTGCTTTTGCCATTTAGTGTCTCATTAACAAACTTTTTAATTTTGTCTTGCATGTCAATTGTAGTAGAATCTGATCTACAAATTGCATACTGATTATAGATATTCATTGCCTTCCCGCATTCGCCATCAACTGAAGGGGTATGAGCACCTCTGTTTGAGGTGTCCCATCCGTGAGTTGCATCAGGATAGTGAATCCATGCAGTGGCTTCTGTAAAGATTCTAGTAGAACACTGGCTACTTGGTGTAGCAGTATCTTTACCACCAGTGAACACAATCACAGGAACCCAGTATGGACCAAGTCTTGGGGAATCTCTATAGCCTTGACTCTGACATACTGGGTACAAACTAATGCCGCCCTGGTAGATACCTTTGGCATTTTCTGTGATAAACTTTTCATCAGTAAATGTTCGCATTACCGTCCATCCGCCTTGACTACCACCCATTAAAAATATCTTGTTTTTGTCAACTCCTTGCGTTTGTAGCCATCGTCCTGCGGCAATAGAATCAAGCATACGCATATTGACACCAAAGCGATTAAAAGTTGCCCAATTCTCTTCTCGTCCGCGAGACCAAAAGCTGTCAAGTATCAGAGTGTTGGCACCCAATGCACTACGGGCCCACAATGCAGTGGCAAAGTCGCCAGGTACTAATCCATGACCACCATGTACTATAACAAATGTGGGCCTATCTTTTACTCCGGCTGGATGTGGATTCCAACTTGCAAGCAAATTACCCTGCCCGTTAAAGGAAGGAATAGTGGCCTGCATAGGTGCCAAATTTACTTTAATTGTATTGTTATAAAGACTGAACGCATTTTTTAGCGGACGTTCCGGAGCAGTTGTTGTTATAATAGGTGGTTGAAAATATTCAACATCTGCAACATTAAATGCACTGGTTGAAGCGCAACCAGTTAAAGTAAACCCCAACGCTAGGACCAATTTGCAAAGCATAATACACTCCAATGAGTTTAAGTACTTTGATTTTAACTGAAAATGTCAGTTAGGTCAACCGTTTTTTGTGTGAGTGCTTTTGGCAATTTGGGCCAAGCTACTCAGAACCAATGACTGTGCTATGGCCCAAGCGCCTTGCCAGACCCAGAACTTTACAGGATCAGTGGACCAAAATTCAAGTATCATGATTTCGGTGCCAATTGCAAGTGCAATCAATCCCAGTAGAAACAGGGCACCACCCAGCATGAACGTTCTTTCAATTAAGCGCAGTTCGGCTCCCACATTACGCATCGTTGTAGTCCCGGTGTTGCACAATATAACTGGCCTTGGGGAATGCCAAACGAAGAGTCTTGTCTAACTTGCGCTCTAATTCTTCTCTGCGATTGGCTAGAATCTCGGAAGCGGTCTGACTTGATTCAGTCTTCCAACGACCAATCCATTTGCCGTTTTCTTTTGCTACTCCAACTTTGATATGAACAATCATAAATTCCTCTTATAAATAATTCAATTATACAATCAGTTATGCCTGCTGTCAACCATATTTATGTGGACAAGCACCCGGCTGTTTGATTTGATATATAAATTTTTAAAAGGAGAAGGCAACCATGCCATTGTTTACACCATTTGAGGGTGCATTACTATTTGCAGGATATGGAATTTTAATGTACATTTTAACTCAATTTTTCACTAGGACAGTATCAGGAACCAAAGAAGGTTACTTGTTGGCAGATCGGGGCGTAAGTCCATTGATTGGCGCTATTAGTATTTCTTCGGCTTGGATATGGGCCGGCGCAATTTTCTTAAGTTCAGAAATTGCTTATAAATGGGGCTGGCCAGGCCTGTTCTATTTTTCAATCATGAACATTCTAACGCTGTTCTTATTTGCACCGTTTGCACAGAAGATTAGAAACTTGGCACCCCAAGGCTTTACTTGGAGTTCGTTTTTGAAAGAACGATTTGGTGGCCGTGTGCAAGGTGTATACCTGGTATTGTTTGTTATGTTTGCTATTTGCGTACTGACATTCAATATTTTTGCCGCTTCTAAACTGGTACAGACATTGACAGGCATCAGCTTTGTTACTTCGTCTATAGTACTAACTGCTCTTGCACTACTTTATAACCTGCGAAAAGGTTTAAAGGCAACAATCGTTACTGAAACATTCAAGTTGGGTATTGTTGGTCTATCAGTATTATTAGTTGTTCCGGCATTGTTCTTTGCAACAGATGGTTGGACTACACTGGCCGCAGGTATCAATGGTGCTTCTGGCAAATACACAAGCCTGTGGGGTACACCTGAAGCCTGGACATTGTTTATCACTTATGGTTTGATCACGCTGTTTAGTCAATGGGCCAATCCTTGGGCAGATAACAGTTTCCACCAACGTGCTTTTGCTGTGCCGCAAGACAAGGTGTTTAAGACATTCTCTTTGGCCACAGTATTGTTTGCTGGTATTCCATTGTTGATTGGTACCATTGGATTCTTTGCTGTTGGTGCAGGCATCAAGGTAGAAGGTTCAGCACTGCAAATGGTTAACATTATCACAATCGGACAGTTACTACCAAGTTGGTTAGTTGTACTGTTTGCATTTGCGGCATTTGCGGCCATGGTTTCAATTGCTGACAGTCAACTTACTTCGCTGTCAAGCTTGGTAGGACACGACCTACACGAAAAGTTTGGTAGCGACACTGATCCAGTTAAGTTTAGTCGTATTGCTATGCTATTGGCAAGTGTGCTTGTTGTGGGCCTAGTAAACATTCCAGGCTTTACACTACTATACTTGATCATGATCATTGCTATGGTTCGTATTACAACGCTATTCCCAAGTTTGTTGGCACTTAACGCACCGCGGTTGGTAACAAGTGCAGGTTTATTCTGGGGTATGTTAACAGGTATCGTAGTTGGTATTCCAATGTACGCATACGGTTCATACTTTAAAATACCAGACTTGGCCATGACAGGGTTCTTTACTACATTGGTAATTGTACCTGTGTTTGTTCTAATCATTAGTTTTTTTACAAAAAAAAATAATATGGCAGACTAACCATACATTCTAGCACATAAATAGAAGGAGCAGTTAAATGCTCCTTTTATTTTTGGACAAAAATGCACCTTACCAATCCCGACCATCCAATTCTATTCAAACTGCCATATGCTATTTCAGCAGAAGACCAACAAGCAATTATCAACTATGCATATGAACATTCCAACAGTTGGAGTGGACAAGTTCAAGTATGGGACGATGATCGTGCTCAGTACGATCAAACAGATTACTTTGGCCGAGTACAGATCACACGTTTAACACAGGCCAGCATTGACCGTATCGCACACGACGGTAACTTAAATTCAAATTGGATTAACTGGGCCGCACGATTAGAACCTACACTGGATTGGGAATGGATTGATACTCCTATTACTCCCATCTTACAAAAATATGTAGACCAAATCAAACACTTGTACGTTAAATTCAATCGTGTGCTTATTCTTGTACAAAAGCCAGGTAGTGCGATTCCCATGCACTCTGACAAGGTAGTGAAGAATCAATACTCAGAAGAAAAGTTTGCACCCGGACCTGCTGTTGATTTAAAAATGACAGAAAACAATGCACACTGGGACTACAACAGGTACCTGACTCTGAAATGGCCGCTGACAGAACTACCAGGCAATAACGGCACTCCAGCAGTGAGCATTGACGGGCAGGAGTTTCATTACAATACACACAACAACTTGTTTGCCATCAATGAAGTAGATATACTACATGGTGCAGGTGCAGTAGATCATCGTCGTGGAGTAATCTTCTTAGACGGGTTACTAGATTACGAAGCACTACGCAAAGAAACTTGGTTACCAATGGAGTTAAGCAATGCAATTTATTAATGCACGACCAGAGTTTAAAGTATACCAAGACAGCATGGTGGCTGGTGCCACACTTTATTACAACGGTATATTTGACCAAAGTATAGACTCTGTGTTCAAAACACTTGATGCAGGTGGTTTTCCCACAGGATTGCGTGGCAACTTTGCGTTTGTATTCCAAAATGAAAAGCGAGTAGTTGGCGCAGTGGATCACGCTCCTAATATAAATTTATTTTACACTGATAGTTATGTATGTCACATATTTCTAAATGTAGATGACTTGACCACAAAACAACAGTATGCTCCAGTTGTCAACCAACGCTGGCTTTTTTGGGGAGGAAGTGTAGGCCAACGTACCAGTAATCCAGACATACTGCGATTAGAGGCCGGCACCTACTTTGAAAAAGACTTAGAGTCAAATGATATATCAATACACACTTATATTGATTTACACACACATCATCGCGATCCTTCAATTACTGTTGGTGACATTGCGGATATTACAGAACAGATCATTGAAGAACAAACACGCGAACCATTTAACTTATTGTGGAGCTCAGGAACAGACAGTAATTGTATTCTGGGCTTTATTCGAAAACTAAATCGCACAGACAATTGCCAACTTATTTCGTTGTACTCGGAAGCTTCTATCACAGACGAAAGGCCACAATGCAAGTACTTAGAAGGCGTATATGGTCTGGAAGCCGAATACAAAAATCTAGGCAAGTATGTTGGTATAACAGACGAAATAGTAAGTAGGTTCCGAAGTGAAGCAGAGTCTGAAGCGTATAAAAAGAACTTTCAACGAACCTGGCGTGGTTTTTGGTATGAACCAAATGTGTTTCAAAAGTACACTACACTGTATGACATGGGAGTACATACCAAACCTACGTTCACTGGCGAAGTAGGTGATCAGATATTTGGCAGTCGATTTGGAAAACTGCTGTTAAACTATTTGTCACATGTGCCTAATCCAACCAATGATGACATAGGCGAACTATTTGCCAGTGCTGATGCGTTTCGTTTTAAACGTGCGGCAACTATACAATATCCATGTTGGATAAAATCTTTAGAAAATAATGCTGGACGCAATGCTGGATGGAACGAAGCCAAATCTTGGATAAGCCAAAAGTGGAAGGAAATAGACACTGACGGAGATATTGTTAACAAAGCAGAACTGTTACAATATCTATACAAAGGTTCGCATAGGGTGTTTAACTACGGGCAATTAATTGACTGTGATTTCCGACACCCATTCACAGACTACAGATTATTCCATACAGTGTTTAAAACACCAGGTCATTGGAAAATTACCAATGGAAAGACACGCAGGCTTAGCCTAAATATTATCAACAACTTTGTAGATGCTGGCCCATGGACATGGGCCAAAAGTGGTATACAATTGTCTATGCAACAAACTTATAAACCGGTAAAATAAAATGACAACACAAGAAGACATTAATAACATTGACGTTCGACACGTAGTATTTCTCGACACAGACATCGCAGGCGATCTTTACATGGAGAAGATGTACCCGTTGTGGTGCGATGTAGTTGTAGTAACATTAGAAGGCAAGTATCCAGAAAATCCAGTGCTTCGTGAACGAGTACTTGCCGAGTTATCAACTAATAAAAACATATACTGTATGTTTTTTGGCGCCCGAGCGCAAAATCAATTAAACATTGCATCAGAACGCAGATTGTTTGTGTCTAACTATCTTATACGTGATTTGCAAGTATTTGGATGGCAAAAGAAAGGCATATTTGAGCTAGACGAAAGCAGAATCATGGAACTTTGTATGGTGTTCTGCAATACAATGTTTGATCATGGACGCCTACAATCCTATAATTCAGTAATTGATCAACTTGAAAACAATGATTCGGTAAAGTGGTATCATCACTTAATTAAGTCATAATTTAAGGAAATAGAGCACCCAAACCTATACCAGAGGTATAAATAACAACAAGCAAGTTCATAAGTAATTTGCAATTTAAAGGATTATATAACATGCCAGTTACAGTTACTACAGTATCTACCCGTCCAAATTCAACAGTTGAATTTTGGACATTTAATGAGGAAACTCGCGCACACTTGACAGCTGAATTCAGAGATACAGGTAAGCTCACGAGTAGAACAGACAGCATTAGCGAAGACAGTTTAACAAAAACTGTTGTTCGTACATTTGCTGACCCAGCCGCACTAGATGCGTATAGAATTGATGCGTTACGTACGGCAGCATCTGAGTCGCAACGTGAATACAACACATTACATGGCCATACCACTACTGCCACTATTGCTGTTGTTTAATTAGTAAGAATTACTGTTCAAAAAAATAGGCTACTTTAAGTAGCCTATTTGCATTGGTAAATATTAGTATGACGCCTTATTTGACAGTTCCGTTTGCCCTGACAAATGATTCATTTGATTGGTTAAACAACTACCTGAACCCAATGGTAGAAGAGTATCAAATAAATGCTACACTAGCATCAGGGTTGATAAACTTTAGTAACAGTCAGTTACAAGACATTTATAGTAGCACAGCCTGGATAGAAATTGTAGAGTATACTACACAACTTAGATTAAGCAATCCACGCCCGCAAATATTCATCTACAAAAGATTGCAAAAACCTAGACCTATCACATTGGGCAATCCTCATATTGACAGTTATGGTAATGATGGGATTGGAAATATTGTTGCTGTGCGTCTTAACATCATGCTTCGTGGGGAAGACTCAACTGAAATGGTTTGGTGGGATAAAGATCGTCACGATCCGGATGTGGTACGTACTGAATTTGCTCGTCCAGATAAATCAGTTCACGGGCGTTTACAAGCTCGCGGTAACTGTCTAGCAGAGCAATGGCAAATATTAGGGGAACCGGACTTTCGTGCCACACATTTGGCCAGAGTGCAAGAACATGCCAGCTTTGTACGCACTGATGTACTACATGCCCTGAACTGGGCTGGCAATCAGCCGCGTGTGATATTCAGTGTAAAGTTTGATGACCACTCATGGGAACACATTGAGCAACTAAGACTCGAATCACATTGATGTTTTAGTTAAAGCACTTTGGTCATTCTATAGTATTGAGGTTCAAAGTTAACTCGTTGTGCAGACTTTAAACGACTTGCATTGTCTTTGTGTACAAACGATGCAATCCTACTGCCGCCGCGCTTGCGTACAATTTCTTCAAAATACTGATGTAGTACTTGATTCACACGCTGGCCGCGGAACTCCTTCTCTGTAAAAGAAAGCGTTAACCAACCTTCTCTTGATAGTGGTCTATATTCAAATGCTATTCCACCTACAAACTGTCCCTGTGCATTTAACGCATACACTACATGAAGCTTGGTTTGATCGCCCCATACAACAGTTCTGGCCGCATATCCTTGATCAATTAACTCTGCATAGTTGCGAAGGAATGGTGCAAGAGCCGGAGTTTGTGCAATAATGTCACAAAACCAAATTGTTAGTTCGTTGTCTTGTGCATCTGTTTCTTTTCCTACAATCTTATGCACAGGGTCAAGTGTTACCCCTGATATTTTGATAAAGTCTAAATTGGTTATGTCCATATTATGATTCCCTCATTGTGCGTACTTATTACCAATTAAACCTACTTGCTTCGTCAATATCTTCAATTTTAATCACAATAGATCTAGTGGTAATGGTATTCATATAATTTTTTAATCGTTCGCTGACCAAATCATTTCGAACCTTCTTGCTTGGACTGCCAAGTACTATGATATCAAAGTCTTGATTTTTATAACTTACCAACATATCAATGCACCATCCAGCTGGATTGGTAAATCCTGTTTTGCCAATTTTGATATCGTATTGGCCAGCAAATACGTTGGTGTTATAGACCACTAACTTTTGCCACATGCCCCGCCGGTTTTGTGCGTCTGCGCTGGAGGTCTTACTCATTGCAGTTTCTTTGAAAATTGCGTATTTGGTCAGGTGACGATTTAACAGGTGTAAATCCCATGCAGTACTGGTGTTTAACAGGAGTCCAGTTGGTTCAATAAAAGATGTATTCTTCATTTCCAGGCGTTGCGCCGTGGCATTCATTTCTGCAATGAATAGGTCATAACCCATTGGGTGGTGCACAGCCAGTAATTTGGCCGCAAGATTATCGCTGGAGACCAGTGCCAGGTGAAGTAGTTCTCTACGGGTAATTATCATACCTAGTTTAAGAACTCTGCTACCTTCTATTCGTTGAGGAATAACTGGTAATTTTTCATCCAAATCGGCTCGGCTTTCCAGCACAACAAACGCAGTCATTAATTTTGTCACACTGGCAATTGGCATCACCCGGTGGATATTTAATTCATCAGCAATTGTGTTGGTTGTTTTATTGAAAACTAATATTGCTTGAGCAGGTTCAGCAGGTGGTTTATTTGTTTTCTTTTTTGCCTGAACAGGCATTGAACACATTACAACAATAAGTGGCCCGGCCAGCAGGAATCGAACCCACATTCTAGAGGTAGAAGCTCTATGTACTATCCATTGTACTATGGCCAGATGATGCAATTTAAACGATCTTACCAAGGACTTGATAGATAAGTTGGTCCAACTCTTGCTGATAGTCTTTGCCAAATCTACGCTTTAAATAAATTGACTCAATTATTTCTTTAGAATCAAGATCGCATTCAGGAGGCAAGTTACCTCTGGACTCTAATTCTTCAATCAGGTCTTCGGTATCAAAATCACTTAGACTTACATCAACTTCAACTTCTGTATAGACTGTTGGCATGTTTGACCTTTAAATTGTGGTGCCCCAGGTCGGACTCGAACCGACACGCCTTTCGGCACTGGCTTCTAAGACCAGCGTGGCTACCATTACACCACCGGGGCAAAAAAAACTTTACTTACGCTGTCCTTCTTTTGGCTCTCTCTTGACAATTACACCAGCGGCCAACTCTGCTTGAATCATTGCGGCCTTCCAAGCATTGCGCTTGGTTGTATCAACAATGCTACACAGCATCCGCTTGGTTGTTTTGCTTAATCGAAATGTTTTACCTGGTTTCATACTGAGCTTTCTTTATGTTGGCGGAGAGACTGAGACTCGAACTCAGAAGCCGGATTACGCCGACCGACGGATTAGCAATCCGCTCCAATACCATTATGGGACCTCTCCAAAATCTTTTACTTTGTAAAATTTATTATAAGCTATTTAAGCCGCTATTGTCAATGTTTTTCTGTGAAATTTTTAAAATAAATTGGTGCCCCTGCCCCGATTCGAACGGGGATGATTTCTCCTTTTGAGAGAGACGACTTTGCCAATTTGTCTACAGGGGCTATATAGTGTTATGTCTTTAAAAGAAATAGTTGAAAAAAGAAATGCTTGTAGTATTCCTTGGATACATACCGAAGTCAACCTACAAACAAACGAAATAAAACCCTGTTGTAAGTATCGCGGGGTAAGTGGTAATTTAAATGACGGCTTAGAATCAGTTTGGAATAACCCAGGTTATCAACAGTTACGGGACGACATTGCCAACGATCGCACACATCCAGCTTGTTCTGCGTGTGCAGTGCCCGACAATGTGTTTTCTTATAAAAGCTTTAAGAATAAGAATTACATGCCGCGATTGCACCGCATAGATATTGCACAGCCAGCGTTGCCAGAAATCATTCACATTACATTAAAGAACACCTGTAACTTGGCCTGCAGAATGTGCAGTCCTTATTCCAGCAGTAGATTAAATGAAGTGGCCAATAGAAACTCTTTTCTTAAAAGCTTTTATAATTTTAAAAGCGTTAACAATCGTTTTGATTTAAATCAATTAAAAGGATCGTTTATTAATGCTCGTCATTTGACCATCACAGGCGGCGAGCCGCTAATGGATAATGATTGCGAACAATTGATTGAAATGGTTCAATTGGAAAGCAGTCAACTAGAAAGCATAGTGTTTTCCACCAACATGACTTATATGAATGATGGCCTGTTGGATCGTTTAAATGCAATGCGAATAAAGGTCAAATTAAATGTCAGCATTGATGGTCCAAAACGCATACACGAATATATTCGTGTTGGGTGTAACTGGGACGAGCTGGCAGAAAATCTTTGTCGTTTGCGGGCTCGCTACCCATTTGAATTTGGTATTAACAGTACTATCAGTGCGCTCAACATTGGCTACATCACTGACCTAATAACTGAAGTAGAACAATTGGGTGAACAAACTGGTGTTGAGTTTGGACATATAATGGCAACTCCTGTGCTAGAACCGCATTTACATCCGAGTATATTTGCTTGGTCTGGATTTGCTGACATTTGCTCTGAGTACAAAGATCGATTGAACAGATATTCTACCAGTAGCATAGATGGAGCAGATACCTTGATTAAAACAGCACAGGAGTTTTTAAATAGTCCCAGTGGTGATAGTGAACTTTTTAAAACCTTTATCAGCCAATTTGATAGTGTGGCCATGACTGATGTGCGGGCTGTGTATCCTGAGCTGACTGGATTTTTACCACCACTTTAAATCACAATGGTCCCACCAACAGGAATCGAACCTGTATCTAAGGTTTAGGAAACCCCTATTCTATCCATTGAACTATAGTGAGAATTGGCGGGCCCTGAGAGACTCGAACTCCCACTAACGGTTTTGGAGACCGCAGTACTGCCATTATACTAAGAACCCTTAAAACTCTTTCTTGAATATAGGAATCATTATTGCCGGTATCTTTGTGCAACCTTGTTCGTTGGGTACACTACAAGTCTTTGGCATTGCACCGCAAGCGGCAACAGTTACAAGTACGCACAGGGACAATAATTTTTTCATCATATTCTGGTAGCCTCACTCTGACTCGAACAGAGGACCTATGCGTTATCAACACATTGCTCTAACCAACTGAGCTATGAGGCTATAAACTTACTTATAAATTTTGGCACGGGAACTAGGACTCGAACCTAGAACGACACAGTCAAAGTGTGTTGTGTTACCATTACACCATTCCCGAACAGAAACTGGTACCAAGAGTTGGACTCGAACCAACCACACCCTGTGCTTCAAACAGGTGCTCTACCAGATGAGCTATCTTGGCATAAACTTATTAGGGGTGACCTACGGGGGTTGAACCCGTACTAACAGAATCACAATCTGTGGTGCTACCGCTACACTAAGGTCACACCTAATAAGTCTAATATATTCAAACTCATTGCGGGCAAGATTTCGAAACCTGCATTAAGCCCCAACGGGCCTTTCTTAGCCATTAGAAGACCGCGAGTTCCTGAGGGTAATTACTCCCCAGCATGGATGTTATCTGCAGATAACATTTACCATAGAAAAACACACTTGGCTCCCCTTACAACCTTGTTCCTGTCAATTCAGGATGAAACTGGATGCACCCAGTGGCTCCCCTTGGTTGTTTGTATCTGTCAATTCAGATTGAAAGTGTGTTTATCTATGGTAGGGGTGCTCGGGAACGATCCGAGTTTTACTGGTTAAAAGCCAGTTACTTCACCTTAAAGTTTCACCCCCATTAATTTCTCTCTTTTGCGCTTGTCGTTCTGATTTCCAGAACACACGCTTCCAATCCTTCAAGTGTTTCCACCATTGCGGACTGCGTGTCAGAATACCCTGTTGCTTATGCGCCATAAAGAGACCCCCTATACTGATTGCAAAGATCAGTCCACGCTAGTATTTCTTTTTCATTACTCTTCATTGAATCATTCCAAGACATAATTGTCTCCTTTAAATTTGGTGGTAATGGTAAGAATCGAACTTACACTTGACTGCGTATGAAGCAGGCGCACTACCGTTATGCTACATTACCTTGGAGTACAGAGTCGGATTTGAACCGACGGCTTTACTGGTTTGCAATCAGTTCCCTTGGGCCTCTCGGGCATCTGTACATGTTGAATTTGTTAAAGTAGTGCTACCACATTATAAGCACCATTCACCCGAATTAACAAGCTCGAGCGGGATTCGGTAAGTTACTTGGGATACCGGGCCAGCGTATAGACCTTTCTACCTCGGACACTACGTGCCCGGGTGGGGATCGAACCCATTTGCCTTCTACTGTTTTGGTCCTTCGAAGAAACCTAGACAGCGTGACTTTCTCTTGCTAACACTTTAACAAAACTTGGCGCCCTGTGATGGAATCGAACCACCATCCTGAGTTTCGAAGACTCTAATTCTATCCGTTGAACTAACAGGGCATAAACTGGTGGGCCAGTCTGGAATTGAACCAGAACTCAACCGATTATGAGTCGGACGCTTTACCATTAAGCTACTGGCCCAATTTGGCGTACCTCCAGGGACTCGAACCCCGACGAACAGTTTTGGAGACTGTCATGCTGCCATTACATTAGAGATACATAAAAATTAATAATTGTCCCAGAACATCGTGTTGTTGCATTGATAATCAAAGTCGTTTTTTAACTCTTCTATATCCATGCTGTCAACTCTGTACTGGTGTTGAACCCCTGCCCATATACTAATGCGAACATAGTCTGCTGGCGCACTGGTTGGACGTGGTGTGGATGTTTTGTGTTGTATAAAACCTGTGCTGTTACCTGACTTAAAAGAATACCCACCAGGAGTATCCCAATTCTCTAACAATGCTTGCATTTCAGCCTGAGTCATTGTGTAAGTGTGTGCATAGTTGTCAGCTACTCGAATAGTTAGATCAACTGTGCCTTTGTCTTTGAACAGGTAAATTTTAAAAGTTTTATCAAACGCTAGCATATTATCCTTTGGCGGAAGCGGTGAGATTCGAACTCACGGGAGGTTTAACCCTCCGCTAGTTTTCAAGACTAGTGCCATAAACCGGACTCGGCCACACTTCCTAAATTGGTGGAGTATCCTGGGATCGAACCAGGCGTGCCCGAAGGCGGCGGATTTACAGTCCACTGCATCACCATTGATGCTTCTACTCCATGTAGAAATTTTAACACACTAACACGCAAATGTCAATGTGTGTATTAAAGCATACTCGGCTCGTGGCCTTGTCCCCTAAACATTCTAGTTTTGGAATATGCTTTAATACGATCTAATTTTTCCTCCCACAAAAGGGATTCCATCCTAGTCGCCGCCCATTTGCCCATGTTTTAAGTGCGGGCTAGGATCTCGTTTCCTACTACACTAAAAGAAAAACCCCTGGAGCCTTTCGAGTCCAGGGGTTAAGTAAACGGTCTGATTACTTTATCCTGGACATGCTCCTAGAATATGACGATATGACATAAACTTAGAAACGCTGAAGCTTAGGCTCTGTTGTGAGCACCAACTTTGTTTCGATATGGATATGGTTTTGTTCATCATAGTAATCATTATACACTTACTTAGCCTTTCTGTCAACCTCTGTTTGACTTATCGGCAAAAATTTAACTTTTTAATTTTTCTTCTGCTTTCAGTTGTGAAAGCTTCATGTCGTACATCAACTTGATGCCAAACACCAACATGATGCTACATGCACCAATTCCAAGAATGGTCAGTGGTACAGTATTGAGCAACATGCCCGTACCTGTACCAATCACTATTGCCAAGATGAAAATTTTAACCACTTCATAAGCGGCTCGTTGTTTAAGTGTCAACATAGAAATCCTTGTAAAGAACTATTATAGCACAAAAAATCAGTTTGTCAACCTGTGTTGTAAAAATACAACGGTAGCTATTTTGTTTTAGCCGCAATGTCCTTGTAGCCCGCGGTGCTGGGATGAATGCCATCAGTTTGTAGTCTTGTGATTGGCAGTACTGTATCTCCGTACTTGCCAGCAATTTCACGCACTAGGCCTTGTATCCACTGTATGTTGACTTCGCTGGCTTTTAGGTTGCCAGCTGGCAAGATCCAGTACACTCGATCTGCTTTTACCTGCTCACGCATCTTGACCAGTTCGTACTCGGTTTTGACATACTTGTGATCATTACTGCCCAAACTGATGATGACTGTGCTGGCTGGCTTCAGGTTCTTGGCATAGTCCTTGTTCCATTGTGATGTATTGATACCACCTTTGCCTACCAGCGCACAGTCCTGTCGGAACTGCTGTGTGCCAACTGCAATACTGTCACCTAGGATCAAACATTCTAACATTTTGGTCTCCGTAAAAAAACAACCATTGCACAATTATACAATGGTTGTTTTAGGTTGTCAACCTAATTTAAATTAGGCTTTTTGTACTGCAAGTTTGTCAACGATTGACCCCGTACTTTATCAAGCATGTTGGTGAATTCTAGAAACTTTTCCGGTTGTCCAATGGTGTCTAATTTTTTTAATATATTTGCCAGTTCCATAGTAATTTTAGATAAGTTGGCGCCTTGGAGAATCTGAATCGCATTATTAATTTCAACTCTGGCTTGGGTTTTCATCTCAGCAGGCAGATTTTCAAATTTTAACGGTATTGGTGTTGTTGCCACATGCGCTTTAAACTGCAAAGATGGAAACATATCTGACAACGACTGAAAGAATTTTGATGTTGCTGTGTAGTCTAATAATCCATAGGATGTTATTGTAGAATGAATTGCTACATTTTTAAATTCTTTACAAAATAATAAAGTATTTTTTTCTACAACTGGCCAGTCCGTTCCGTATCGCACGTATTCTGCTGTTTTTCCCACTGCATCAATGCTTAAATTTAAATGTAAATTTTTAAACTGTTTTAATCTGCCAATGAAGAGAGGGTTATATACACTACAGTTGGTAAAGATAAACAACTCAATGTCTTGCTTGCCAATGGATATCAGATAGTCCAGCACATCGTAATATTTTTTAATCAGCATTGGCTCACCACCAGTTAAAAACAGTCTATCAGTGTCCTTTAATTGTTCAAGTATTTGGTTCCAGTTACTGGTAGAAGTTTCGTAGTCTGAGTCAGAACTAATTGAAAAGAATTTTGTTAACTCTGGGTTTGCTTCAACTTCTTTTTGCAACATTGAACTAGATTCGGTGTTGCACATTCTACAACTAAAATTACACTGATTACTGATACGCAATTCCATCCATTTGGTGCCCAAGTGGTCAGTTGACGTCAAATCAAAATTTTCACATAACTTTGCATATTTTGTTGTGTAATATTTTCTAATACTGTGCAGGCCTTTATCTTCTTTTTGCCAACAACTATTACAAGTAGATGGACGAATACCATCTAGAAACTGTTGTTTAATTTCCCGAAGATAATTAGATTTTATATAATCGTTTGGACTAACTAAAATTTTATCTCGACTGGTACAGCAAAGAGACGCCCGGTTAGATTGATAAAAGAGAGAAAGCCAAGGGGCTGGGCAAAAGGATGATGAAATCATACCAATACTTATCGTCGAAGTTACGAGCAATCAGCAGTAGCCTAGGTGTTCCAATCTAGAGACCAAATTGGTCCAGGCAATTTGTCGTTTAACTTCTGCTGTGATTTGAATCCTGCTGACAGGGCAGTTGGGACTTTGTGCCCTGTGTGCAATTTCAGTTCTGTTCCAACATGCACCTGGATCTAGTACCGTAAATGCTGGCGTTGTACCCCAATCATCTATTAGAGATTTAAAACTGTATGCTGTTCGACCCACTCCATTTCGAAGTTCAGTGAACTCACGCTCGACAATTCGATCACTGTCAATCCCGTCATCCCACCAGTCCAGCGTCACTGGGCTTAGTCCTTGTATTGGAATATTAAAACGAGCCACCATGGCCGTGCCACGTTCAAATGCATCTATGTGAGCCACCTTGGGACATTGCTTAGGCTGTGAAATAAAACAAGCAAATCTTTTAAATTCTAATTTTAATTCATCAAAATGTGCCAGTACTGCATCACGCTGTGGCCAAGATTTAAACAATTCTTGTGGTACGTCAACTCGGTCAAATGCCCCTTTGATTAATTTTAATGCTGGATATAGGTTTGGTGTTAAATTCTCCATGCCCCATGCACAGTCTGAATCAGACGGATTAAATTTAGGCATTGGGATATGATAGTGTTTATGCATTATATTACTTATTGGGAAAATTCTGGTGTAAAATTCAGATAATTAACTTATACAAGGAGTTTACGATGAAGTTAAAAATATTGCTGTCCAGTTTATTAATCAGTGGAAGTGCCATTGCTGGTCCAGTAGAATTTACGGTTACACATGCACCGGGTGGACCAAGTGATACCACCACACGCTTACTGGCCAAAACAGTGGGCGGTAATGAATTTGTAGTTGTTAATAGGCCAGGTGCTGGTGGTGCCATTGCTGTCAAGCAATTGTTGGACGAAAAGACCGTTTTGGTAGCAACTATGAGCCAAATCTATGTTACCAATCCCGTGCTATTTCCCAACCTAGGTTACGACCCAGACACTGATTTAGAACTAATTGGCGTTGTGGCAAGTATGCCCAGTGTGCTGGTATGCAATTCTAATAAGAATATAAATTCCATCGGCGACTTGGCCAAAAGCCGATCACTTAACTTTGGTGTAGCAGGGTATGGAAGCAGTGAACATTTGGCAACTGAAGTGCTGTTTAAAAAATTAAAAGCCAATCACCTGGCTGTTCCTTATAGCAAGGGTGGTACTGCCGCAGTACAAGACATGTTGGGTGGAAACATTGATTGTATGTTTGCAAACTATCCGGTGGTAAGTGAGTGGGTTGGTAACAGTCGATTGAAGTTTATCATGAGCAGTCATGACTTGGGTCTTAAAGTTCCAACTTGGAAGTCTAGCTTTGCTGAGCCATTCCCATTTGAAAGCTACCTAGGATTAGTTGTTGCTCGTTCAATGAACGAAGCTGACAAGGAAGTGCTGAAGGCAAAGTTTACTCAAGCGTTTGGCAATAAAGAACTTGCAACTGCGTTGTCTAGGGCGGGCCTATTCCCTGTGCTTGCAATGGATAAGAAGTCTGTTGAAGCCGGGCTGTATAACAATACAAAATTAAGAACGTTCATTTTACAGAACAATATTAAAATATCCAACTAATTATCGTATCCACAAACAGTCGGACTGTAAGTTTGCAATAGGTCCTAGGCTGTAGGTATGTGAAACTACAACAAGCCCGTCAACGTCCTTGGCTGGATCTTGTTGTTTTTTAATGAAAGGTGTTAGGTTATTTTTAATATAATTAATGCCCTCTAACCATACCTGGCCAGCTCTAGTGTCTTTGTATAGATCTAGAAACCATCCATCAAATTCACTGCTCCAATCATACACAGCTTTCTTTGCCTGGAACCAGTTGGGATTCCATGTGGTGTATAACAGTCCACGAAGTAGTGGATCATGATGAAGTCTATACACTTCAGTGGTAACATATGAAGTGTCCCAAATTTTTTGATTTTCAGGAAATGCTTCTAACCATCGTTTAATTACGTGCCCTTGCTTGATTATAAGCTCTGGCATGTCTGGAGTCCAGTAAAAGAACTCAACAGTACTATTTGGATACTCTTTTAGGTGTTCTGCTACAGTAATCATATTGGTAGTACGATCGCTGAATGTCATCAACAGTTCTCCGCGGTGGAGTTGCGTTCTTGGCTTTTCAATACCAACTACAATAGCAATCTTATGATCCTTGTCAAACTTTTTTCGAATCTCAGAAAAGTGTAGAAAGTTAAAGCGGGTCATACCTGCTGGGTTTAAACCTTCACGCTTGTTTAGTACCCAACTGGCATCACCTGCGGTTTCGAGTTCTGCAAATAGTGCATCACTACAGTCTGTAATTGTAATTTTTGTTTTAGGCATCCAGGTTGAAATTTCTTTTAACCTGGGAATAGTATTCAAATTGTGTTCTGACTCGGGTGCATTGTATGCATCTGTATTGGAAGGATCAATTATCATTGCAGATGAACTGGCCTTGGTCATTGTGTTGGTAATAATCTCATCAATGTGCAGTCCTTGCCGATAAAAGCTCATTAAGATGTTATGGCTATCGGCACCGCCTGAATAACTTAAAATGAGGTAATCGTATTGCTCGCGCAACTGTCGAGCACGTTGGTCATACAACTGGTCTAATGACTGCTCGGGCTCTTTTTTCCAATCGTACTTGTTGAACTCGTCATTGTTAAAAACCCAAGTAACTGGCTTCTTTACTTCCATTGCATATATACATGCACGAATTTTTGAATCAAACTCTAGGTCACCTACAATATAGTATCCAAGTTTTTTATTAATATATGGGTTGTGTATTCTCATAGTTGCGTGAACCGTTTTACTTTGTCAGAGGACCAATTGCTTAGATGTGTTATTAGTTCATCACGTGGAACAAACACACATTTATTTTTATAGTTATGACGAAGTCGAGTGTCAGTTGGATTCATTATAAAGTCTACTTTCTCAGAGCTAACATACTTTGGAAAAATTTCTAATTCCTGACCCCAATACATTCCGTATATGATTGGTTTTACGTAGTATTCCCAACTGAAGATCAATGGAGGTGGCTCTCCTGTTTCTTTGTCTACTAGTCCGTTTCCTTTAATGTATTCCAATGCATTGATATAGCCGGTAACTACTGGATCACTTAGGTATGCCAAAGCAAAGTTATTAAATGGCGCCCTACGGTCAATACAAACAATCTTTCCCGACCGCACAACCTGCTTTAATGCTCGTTGGCTCGCAACTTCAATTGCAGTCCATGACTCCATACAGTATGCTTTACCTTGCCTGAAGACAAAATCAAAACTTTCAATTCCTTGGCAAAAATCTCGATCTTTGGGTAATTGAGCCAGGAACTTTTTCATCATGTGATGTTCGGCTGGAATGCCCGTGGATATTGCATTTGCTTCTATTTCTTCACGAATTGCAAATGGGTCTATTTCAACAATTGTACACTCAAATCCGTATTTCTTTTCAAGTATCTTAATGTTATTGTATTCAAAATCATTGTAACCTGGATGATACATGAATGCACACTCGTATGGCAAACCCAGCGTGTGAAATGTGTGCAGTAGCACTTGGCTGTCTAGGCCACTGGTAAGACTTATTAAAACTTTGCTTTGTGCTTCATTAGCAAGTCTAGTACATGACTTTTCCATTTCCTGCCGGACTGTGCCAATTGGTTCCGAGCAGGCTGTATATTCTACATAAAATTTGTCGTTGTCATCTAGACCATATATCATGCACTTACTTACCAACTGCCGTTGTCAACAACTATCCTGACTGATAGCACGAGTATCTGTACTACAACTTCTCGACGACCGGGGCACGGCCATTCAGCCTTGGTTGGATCAATGCAGTAAGAAATACGCCAATGAAATGGATTACAAATTAATGTAACCCATATGCCACTGTATCTAAACCAATCCATTAAATATTCCCTTCGTGCTTGGGCATTATAAAACCCCACTCATTTGTGGTGCCATGCACATCGTAGGACTTTTCTTCACTGTCATAAGTCCAACCCAGCTCTCGCATCATTTTGTGCTTGACCAATAAGTTAGGAATACGAAAACGTTCGCAATCTGCAAAGCCCATCATGACACCAACTTCTACTACTGCGCCGCTACGGCAAATGCCTGCATGGCAGTGAACCACAACATTCATACGATTTTCCCAAGCATGTTTCAACAAGCGAACCAGCTCAACAGCCTGTGCGTCTGTGATAGCAAACTCACTCATGTCAATAGTCTTACCATCACCGGTATTGGTCATGCCATCTTCTTCAATATCCAAAAATGTAAATTGGTGCACTTCTTTGAACTCATGACGGGGTGTAGGAAATGCCATGTCGTGATCCGAAATTTGAATCAACATGCTGTTGGCACCGCAATCGTGGTGGCGCCCAGCGGCTACATTTTCTAAAGGTATGTTTTCAATCCAGGGCATGTTCTTCTCCTTATAACGACATTAATAGTTGTATGTACTCGGTCAGCCGCTTGTCTTTTGCTGTGACCAGTTCAAAACGAGTCCATTTATTTTTATTTTCTTTTAAAAATCTATCTTCACTGAATCCAAGTTGAAGTAATTGCAGTATTGACCATGATCCGTGATAGGCATTAGTGGTCAGATTTATCTCCGTTATTGTTTCTTTAAGAAATTTGCTAGTTTCTTTAAAACTCCAATAATCGTTATGCCAATTTCCACGATCTTGTTTGATAGGAAAAAAGTAACCGTATTTTTCTTTTTCTTTTTCAAACTCACTTGGATTTCGAATCAATGATGTTGTATCGTCGGTAGCCATCATACCCAGGCAATGCCAGGAAATATTGTACAGGTTATTATCATTGAACCAGTGTGCTGTGCTCTTGATACTTTCTCTAGTGTCACCGGGTAGTCCAATGATAAAACTTAGTGTCTGGTGTATCTTGCCTTTCCAGATATTATGATAAAGTTCTGGTATATACTCTCGGGCTCGTTTCCCACTCCAACCTTTGCCTATACTGGCCGATGCTTGTTCTCCTAGTGTTTCAATACCATGAAACGTGCTTATCATTCCAGTTTCTTGCAGTATGTGAGGAACGTCGTCAAATCGCTCCAGTAGGTCGGCTCGTATATAAGATGTAAACTTAATTTTGAATGGTAAACTAGTAATCATGTCATGCCAAGCTTTCATCTTGTATTCTGTATCGTTGAAAGTGTCGCATATAACGTAGTACAGTTGTGTACCAAAGTTTTCATAGTTACTCAACATCTCTTCTTTGACCAAGTCAAAGCTTCTAAGGTAGTCTAGCTTTCCTCGACCTAATAATAGGTGATTACAAAATTTACACTTGAAGATACATCCTCGACTTATTTCAACTGGTAGTGCTTCGCCTGGTAATATTGCATCTTGTTTGACAAATCTAAAATTGTCAGTTTCAATGTTAAAGTTTTCATGTATTGGTACTGAGTAAACTTTATATGTTTGACTTGTAATTCTTGTGTTCTCTAATGTATAAGCAGGCTCATCACCGTGTCCTGAGATATGCTTCAGGACATCTACAAATATATCTTCACCATATTTTGAAACAACTGAATGAATATTTTGTATTGTTGAGAGTGTCAATCCTGAAAGACCGTAGCCACCAAATATTAATTTTAGATTTGGATATTTTGCTGTAATGTGATTCAAAGCCAGTGTAAAACTTGCTGTAAATTGCATCTGACCAACGGTAGGTGTAAGGAATGTTGTACTGACACCCAGTACTAATGTGTCATTGGAAACAAATTTTTCCAGTGCTGCCACAAGTTGATCATAAGAAAAATAAACCACATGATCAATAACTTGTGCTGTGTATCCGGCTTGCCTTACTGAGTGAGCAATTTTATATGCGCCCAGAGTACGATACATTGTAATGTTACTAACGTCTGGTCCAGTGTTAAGAATAACAACATCCATTTACTTTTATTCCTTGAAAATTTAGTGGCTGTGTTACTTATTGTAATGGCTCCAGTGGCTGGGATCGAACTCAGGCTGAGAAGTATATGGCTGGCAAACCTGGGCTCGAACCAGGGACATTTCGGTTAACAGCCGAACGCTCTACCAACTGAGCTATATGCCAATAATAAATTTAATTCACTTTATAGGTGCTCTCTGTGACGCTTGAATTCACGGTAGCCCTGCTCTTCCTGGCACCTCTTGACCTGCTCGAGACTAGTCAAGTGCAGTGTTGTTCCAGTGTAGCTACTCAGAAAGCACGTATAAAGTGTCCGGCTACTCACACCACATGAGCCCCGGACTGAGCGGTTACTCTGTCCATAACATTTTTCTTATGGGATGGCGTTATACCACACCCCAGGCAGTTTCCAGTATCCCATATAGTGGGACTGTGAGGTCAGGTCCTAGTGTACCCCCTGTTCTCTCGTTTCAGGGACGCTGTTTTATAACGCAAAACAGTAAACCGGGTTATTTAATTTTACGCATATAGTTTTTTACATTTATTTCGCCTGAATTAAATTCAAGCAATGCAGTTACCGGTGCGTTAAATTGTTCTGTCTTTCCATCATTCCTATGCTGGCTTGCTAGTTCTCTTGCTCGAGCAGATGCCATAAGAATCAGATTAAACTTGTTTCCGCCTGCATTTTCAATGCATACCTCCACATCAATTTCTGTGCCGCGACTTAGTGATTTAGAATGCATTGTTTGCCTTTGTTGTTAACTACTCATGGAGCGGGATAAGAGAATCGAACTCTTGACCGAAGATTGGAAATCTGCTGTTTTACCATTAAACTAATCCCGCCAATGCACACCACCTACCTGTGTCAAACGTAATGCTATGCTGACTCTGGTATCAGTTACGCCTGATACGTTATGTAGAATATTCGAGTGAAGCATCACCCATTTTCTTAACGGCACTATAGTCGAATAACATTTTTCGAGGTCGTCAAACACAGTTGTATTTGCTATGCTAGCTTTTCTAATTAAAGGAAATCCCTTTTCTATGAACCAATTTGTCTGAACATCTATGCCCCCTTGATCCAGGATATAAAAAATAGTAGTTTCACCTGCCGCGTCTGTGTGAGGAGCTTTAGTTCCGTATGGGGGGAGAATTTCTTGAATAGAACTGTCACTTAACTGGTAACCATCCAGTTGAGGCACAATATTTGCTGTTATCCAATCTTTCATTTTTGTTGACTGCCTGTATTTCATAAAACACTGTTGTCTAGCATAGTATTGAGAAGACAGTGAAATACAGGAATATGCGTCTTGTTCTAGATCATATGGTAAGGGTGGATAATCTAATTCTTTATAAAAATCTTCAGGACTAAACATTACTTTTTCTCCGTTTTAAACTTGGTCGGAGTACTAGGATTCGAACCTAGGACCTCATCGTCCCAAACGATGCGAACTACCGGGCTGTTCTACACTCCGACATAACTGGTTGCAGGGGATGGATTCGAACCACCGATCTTCAGCTTATGAGACTGACGAGTTGCCACTTCTCTACCCCGCGATAACTTACTAACTTTAACTGGTGCCGCTTGTCGGATTCGAACTGACCACCTGCCGCTTACAAGGCGGCTGCTCTACCAAATGAGCTAAAGCGGCGAAACTTTTATAACCTTACTTATGTGTGCTGGTGCGCGGTGAGAGTTTCGAACTCCCGACCCTCTCGGTGTAAACGAGACGCTCTACCACTGAGCTAACCGCGCCGTTGATTTATTAATCACCTAGATATTCGTAATTGGTTGACTCAGTGTTTTCTCTAAAAACAATAGCACCATTTTTTGTATGAAACCTTTTGGCCATCTCTGTTTTAGGACTCAGTGTAACAAATCTTTTAATATGTGTCTTGTGCTGTTGTATATGCTTCACTGCATCAAATATCAACTGTTTACCAGCGCCTGGCTTGTAACTCCAGATTGTATAAAATACTGCTGTGTCTGGTTCCTCTGAACTTTCAAACAATTGATCTTCGCTGGTGGGAATTCCAATTTGGTAACTCACACAAGTAATGGCTCGTGCTATATCATTTTCATCTCTTAAAACAAAAATGTCTTTGTTATCGCCCATGCGCTCTACAGTAGGAATATGCGGGCGTACTGGATCGTCCTTGAGATATTCTGCAAGTTTTTCACTTAGATTTTGAAGAAGGTATAACATCAGAGTTACTTAGTCGTTTATAATTGTTATTGCTATCATCTTTGATAACTGCTTCGGCTTGGTTCTCACCTTCAGCCTTTTTCTTTTTTCCAAACGCCAATTCCCAATTGCTTGTAAATGTATCTTCATCTACACTCTTTGGTCTTGGCGCGGATCCTTTGCCAGCTTCTTGCATACTAACTTTCCTTTAAAATAGTGGTGGAGGTGACAAGGATCGAACTTGCGACATCCAGCTTGCAAAGCTGGCGCTCTCCCAACTGAGCTACACCCCCAAAAATTTTATGATTTGCACCATAGAAAAACACACTCAAGTCCGCGGCACGGAAGGCACTATACCCGCGATGGCTTTTGACCAGGCCTAGTGTGTTTATCTATAGTTAGCATATTGAAACACACTATACAACAGGTTTAGGTCTGCTTCTGTATCCTGCTACGGCCGAGTATGAAGTTATCTCTGGACCTATGCCGTAATGTGTTTTAATATGCTCTGCGAACCCCGGTGGTAATTGTAGTGCATCCTCTCCCGGGTTACCCCAGTACGACCTCACCTTCCACCCACTTCCCGGCAGGTTCCGTTAACGCATTGCCAGCGGCCTTTTGGTTCGAAGACTACCACCCGTGGTTGTCACACCACTTCTCATCCTGCGGGTCACAGTATCCGACGACACTCGGAACGTCTGGTTGCGGGGCTTGGATTTGAACCAAGGATGGCAATGGCTTATGAGACCACGCTGGTGACCAGGCCCTCCCCGCGATTAGGATTAAGCTACTGGTTTCCACACCAGCCCTTAAATTGAGCAGTTACTCTGTCCATCTCATTTATTCAAAGTCTGTGTGCAGTTGAGATTCTGCCTATCAGAGTCTGCGAGGGTAGTTTCCAGCCTCACGCTTACGGTTTTCTGCCACCGGATCTCTATCGCTAATCAAACGCTATTTTAACGAAAATAGTAACGGGATAGATGGGCTCAGTTACAAACTGATTTAATGCTCCCTGCTCGGCGTTTTGACTTGCATCCTTTTCAGGCTGACCTTCAAGGTCCATTTAATGCGTCCTGCTTTGCGTTCTGGAACCACCCTAAACTCTATTATAGCACCAATCAACGTGAGTGTCAATTGGTGCCAAATCTTGGCGACTCGTGGGAGAATCGAACTCCCGTAAGCGGATAGACAATCCGCAGTAATAACCTCTATACGAACGAGCCTAATTTCTGGTGCGACTGGCCGGAATCGAACCGGCACGCCCTTCAGCGAGAGATTTTAAGTCTCTTGTGTCTACCGATTTCACCACAGTCGCAATACCATATGTAAAATTACAAAGGAACTCCACTTACCTTGCAGGACCGTCTCCTGCTACTTCTGCTTCGTCATTACGCTCTAGTAAATCCTACCGTGCCATTTGGTGATGTTGCCATCCCTCAGCTTTCATATACACTACATTGAGCCAGCCCGTCAGCTGGTTATACTCAATACAGGTACCTAGCAGTACTAGTAACCTTTATAACTTTACATATGGTACTCGATAGGAGAATCGAACTCCTCTTTCCGGCGTGAAAGGCCAGCGTCCTAACCGATAGACGAATCGAGCACAAATGCCACCAAATTTTTAAAGAACAATCACTTCAACTTTCGCTGTAGTGTTTGGTTATTATATACGGACAATGCCGTAATGTCAACCGTTTTCTAACTTTCTTTTGTTGTATTTCTACAACAACTTTCAAACTGTTTCTACTGTATTGCTACAGTATGCCACTAGTATATGCTATCTACTGATTCCTGTCAACAACTATCTGCCTTTATTTTGTTGTATTTCTACAACAAACTTGGAGCGGGATAGGAGAATCGAACTCCTGACTAAACCTTGGCAAGGTTTCGTTTGACCATTAAACTAATCCCGCATAACCTTTCCACAATAAAAAAACCCTGGAGTTTTTATTTCCAGGGCCTGTAATCTCACTATGCGTAGAGTTACGGCCTCGGAGTATCCTCTGTGGCTGGTCCTGTATTACCTGGTAACAATTTTGCATTTAACATAGTACCATTATATATCCTTTTAAACAAGAAGTCAATGGTTATGGCGAAATAAATTGAGATTTTATTTTTTGCCAAACACCGTCAGTTGATCCAGTAGCACAATCTACAATGCGGGCAGTGACAGTGACTCGCCAACCTGCACCTTGGATAACATGATGGGGGAGATTGGTACGAACCAACGCACTTGGCGTATTAGTTGTTGATTCAAAAATAACAGGAGGAACACCATCCCAATCAATTTTACCTGCCTTCAAGTCCATGACCCAAGGATACGTGTAGTCTAGAATTTTAGTTCCACCAAGGTTGATATCATAGTCATTGTATCCATCACCTGTATCCAGGAACCAGCGTATTGCACCGGCGCCTGTTGTGAGATCATAGAAATTTATTCTAGCCTCAAGTTTGCCTGCATCCACATGTACGTTCTTATCAAACAAGTTTGGGCAAACAATAAAAATACCCATAGTCTCTGCACGTAGCCCCAATGGATTTAAAAATGCATCTGCTACTGCCCGTGTAGCATCCAGCTTACAATCTAGGGTGTGTTCTGGATTAAAATACAGGCGTTGATCATTTTTGTGACGCTCCAACAACAACTGTACTACCCCACTTTGCAATGCTTCCTTATCCTCTTCTGGCAATGTTAGTGTTAAAGGAATAAAGTAATCGGCGTTGGGTGTTGGTAGTGCAGTAATATCCATCACTTATTTATTTTGCGTTAGAACCAGTTTGCATGTGGCCATAAACTCATCATATGCCGCTTGTACCATTGGATGCTCTAACAGCTTGACCGCTTCTGCTTCCATTGCTTTTAGGCCAGCTTCGGTAACTTCTCTAGCACTGGGAATTTCAATGTAATAGCGTTCGTCACCAAAGGCCTTGGCCAGGGCTTCCCATGCCTTCTTTTGTTTTACAGTGATAGGCTTGTTATGTGGTCGCATTTCGCTTGCTTGTTGTACAGCCTTGCTCATGGCATCTTCTGCAAATCTGCCTGCGGCAATCATTGGAGCCAAGGCTGGTTCAATATTGAAGCGACGAGTCTGTCCACCAGGGTAGCTCATTACTAGATGATTACCTTTAGTGAAACCATCCAGCAAGTTGCTGTCGTATTCTGAAACTGGAACATACCTGCGTCCAACTTTTTCGTAATAGATCTTTTTCATTCTTCAACTCCAAAACAATTTTTTAACAAAACTAAAAACGATCATAAAAATTGAGAAGTAAGCAGCCGCGCCCACCATCAATAGCAATACAACAGCCCACCAACCTGCCCGATCGCCTTCTGTCATTCTTCAACACCTAGTAGTCTTGCAATAATTACCTTATCAAAACCTTCTTCAACTGTTGGCATTTCAAATCGAGCAACCATGTCTTGTATGACTTCTGGTGGAATGACTTTACCAGGCCGATCTAACATTTTGGCATGCACAGTTGATGATGGAGTGTTAAACACCACAGCAATTTTAATATAGGTAGCTGGCGCCATACGCAATTTACGAGCACGGGTTTTAATAGTAGTACTGGTTTGGTCCCATACCACGTCCTTGCCTTCAGCAAAGGCCAACTGTGCTGATTCAGCCATTAGCCCTATTGCTGTTGGCATGTAGTCTTCAAATACTTCATTGTAGGTCTTTCCAACCGACATAGCATACCGTTCAACAAATATATCAGTACTAACAACAACAGTATTATCCCAATTGAATGTTTGATGGCCAATCCAGGTACTTTTACCTGATCCAGGAACTCCAACCAGCACATACAATATTGGCATTTTATTTTTCTGCTCGTAGTCTACGGCAACCTTCTTTGACTTCTACAGGATAGTCAGGACTGATTTCTGCAATGCTACAGTTGTATACTTTTTCTCTTGGCCAAGGAACAGTAAACAAAAGATACACACAAACGCACATGGCAGTGATTGCTCCGCACAACTCCCAATTAATTGTCAACAGTTTCATCCGTGTCCTGTTCGTATATGCCACGAGCTTCGGCATGTTCTTTGCATAAGGTAGTAATCCAACCACCGCCAACTTGCTTGCCAGGATTGCCGCACTCCTCACAGGTAACAGCACTCATCGATTCTGCCATGCTAACAAGTCCGCTGATGTAATCATCACCACCCGAGTAATAAAATCTCAGAGTACCAAACTTCTCTTTGACTTGGTCTAAGGTAACTTGGCATACTGGCTGTTCTACTTCACGCAGAGGTTGATCAATAAGTTCTTGTTTGCGTTTTTCTTTATACTCCAGATTAATCAGATCTTTATATTCTTCGTCAAACAACTCACTGTTACCAGCTTTGAGCTGAGTGGCTATTTTATTAATTTTAATGGCAACATCATGTTGTCTAATCTTCCAATCAATATGATGTTGGATATTGCCCATCAGCTGATCCAAGATATTAAACCAACCTTCACCACATTCAAAGCCCCAACACATACAAGTTTCTTTCATATCCTTGTTGCGGTTCACCATCATCTTTGGGTACCGCTCGCACAACAATTTGTCTAGCTCTTGTTTCATATTAATCCTTGTCTACAGGCATACAATGCGTTGGGAATAAGCCCTTCTGGACCCACATGTCTCCACCTTTATCTGGTGTCATTACAATACCCCCAAGGCACATGACTTGTGGAGGCTTGCTGATAAGCATCATAAAAATGCTCACTACAACCATGAGCCATAACAGTATCATGAAAATTCTATATACCCATTTATTCATAGCTTCTCTCCACAATGTGGACACAGTTTAGTATTGGCATTACGCATTTCCTTCAGTGTCCGGTTTAGTTTCTTGGCATCAGCCAGTTGACTTTTAATCAACTTACGATTTCGATCACCCTTGGCCTTGCCTAATTCTTCTTTAAGGTGTAGCTTCATTTTGTTAAGCCTGCCTTCAAAGATTTCAATAAAGCCCGTTATCCCCGGACTACTGCTGGCTGGTGTAGCACTCATTTTATTTCATCCGGTGTTTCAACAAAGTCACTGATGATTAGATTGAGTGCTTCAATCCTACGCATGTTGCCTACAACATCTTCGGGATGCAACCAGTAGCCGTCAGGATTTTCGTCGGTCTTGGGATTCTTCTTCCACTTGGCCAATTCACTTTTGAGATTGGCTCGATAGTCTTTCAGGTTCATACTGGTAATACGATCTGCGGCTTCGCCGTCAATCCATTGATAAGGTTTGTGTTTGGCTTTACTCACTTAGTGATCCTTTTAATATAGTATCTCGACCTTGTTCACCAATGGTGTCATCAAGTATTTCTACTGTGCGTTGTAACATTGCACATGCTAACATTATAAGCTCTTCTCTGTCGTCTGTCAACTGAATGGAGCTGTCTATGAGCTCCATAATTTCAGTCATTCGTTGCTGTACATTGTCACGATCCTTCATCTATTTTTTCCTTAAAATACGCTACGGGCCATTATTGAAAATCCTGTTGCTTGTACTCCTGCGGCACCACCTGCATTGAACTGTCGTACTACATTAAATCCAACACTTGTTTTATTAGTGTGTTTGACAGTATAACCAAGTACTAGATTCATTTCACGAACTTCTGGTGCCAAGCTTGAACGCATTGTTTGTGACTGTGGATTTGCAGTACTTGTTCCATCACCATTGTCGCTGTATGTGTAAGATGTGACTCCGGTTACTGTTGCGCCACCGCTTCGTACCTGCACTGGTTGGGCAACAAATAATGTAATTGCATCATGTAATTTGCCTTGGTCAACAAACACTCGTTGTTGTGATGCACCCAGCTTCCAACTATCACTTACAAGTGTAGAATCCAATTGGATCATGCTACCTTGTACATTAGAGGTTTTGGTAAAGCCCACGGTATAATTGCCAATCAATGCGGTATTCTCAGCCACCTTGTAACTGCCGCCTGCGCCGAACCAAGTGGTATTGCTACCACCAAATGCCATTGCGCCGCCACCTTGTGAACCAAGCACAGAGTTTGCTTCCTTCAAGGCACCCGCTTCAAAGCTTAACCGAGTACGCTCACTCTGTTGCCATTCATATTGAGTTGCAGTACCTGTGTCACTGGTCATCAGTGTTATTACACTATCTTTACCAAATGGTACTGCCATGTGTCTATAGTTTGAAGAAGCCATGGACATCCACGGGCTGGCATATTGGTAACTCATTGAGTTGGTAAATGCCACTGCCTTTGTTAGGTTTGCAGTATAATTGCGGCCGATACTGTCAACCACTTGTGCGTTTTGTAACACTGAACTGGTGGCCAAACTAATTGCGCCAGATGTGGCTACTCCTGTGCCAGTGAGGCCAACTGTTTTGCCTTGTGGACCAGAGCCGTTGAGTTTGGTCATGTTGGCCAGTGTCACTGTGCCCATTGGCTGGGTGGCCTTATCAAAGTTTACCATGCCACGGCCAGTCACATTTGAGTCTCCCATTGGAGTGGCTGTATTTAGAATCAATGAAACAATTTGTTCTGCCCTTAACTGTGGCCACGCCTGTTTCATCAATGCCACACCACCAGACACATAGGCAGTAGCACCACTGGATCCGGTAACTGGAATGGCACCGCTGGAGTTTGACTTTCCGTCAGCATCTTTCAATCCATATTGGTTGGCCACTGAACCATACAACTGCATGCCAGGGGCGACAACATAGAAGTCCTTGACCAGATAAGGATCATTACAGGTAGAACCAGATATGTTATTGCAAATGGAACCGGCCTTGTTTGACGAAGTGGCAATGTTGCCGTTGGTGTCAGAATAGCCAACAATCAGCATCTTGCCACCCAGTACCAAATTACCTTTGCTATCAACCTGTGTGGCAAACATTCCTGGTACCTGTGAGTATGCCAGTCCCTGATTGCCTGCGGCCGCAACAATGATACTTCCTCTGTTGGTACCTACGGCAAATGCTTGAACATCAGTGACACTGTAACCATACAATGATCCATATGCGGCAGGCGCTTTATAAATTCCTGCAGACATTTGGGAGATGCCTTTGGTAAAAGTTGAATCAAACGTAGATCCTAAACTCAGGTTAATAACCGATGCGCCGTTGGCACTGGCCCAATCCACTGCTTGCTTGACTGCGGTAAAATTAATGCCAGTTGTCTTGCCACCAGAACCAACTTGGGCCAGCAATAGGCTTGCATCAGGTGCCGCGCCAACAGTGCCTGAATCATTTTTATTGGCGGCCGCAATGCCAGCCATCATTGTTCCATGATGGCCCCAAGTTACCACGGATGCGGGATTATAGAAATTTTTACTGCCAACAATTTTATTGGCAAAGTCTGCGTGAGTTAAATCAAAGCCCTGGTCAACAATGGCAATTGTTATACCTTTGCCAGTGAACCCTCTGGACCAGGCAATGGGTACACCTGTTTTTGCAAGTGCAGTTGAGATTTCCTGCGCTTCATAATTTAGTGCTTTGGTCTGTGCGTAGGCTGTACTGCCTAGGGCCAATAAAATTGCTAAGGTTAGTGCTTTGAGTTTCATGGGTGTCCTTAAACAGTTGTAGAAATTTGATAACCCTCAGACTTTAAAAAAGCAATAGCTTCTTTAATCTTTGTCTGTTTGCGTTCTACTGTGGCCAGGGCCTTGACTGCACCTTCTCTAGTCCTGGCAAAGACCTTTATACCAGTACTAGTATGGACTCCAAAGTAATGTGTAGTGGCGTCGGTAAAAGTTCTTTGTGTGTAACCATACATGCAAAATTCTGCGCTGGCTTGACCCATGGGCAGTTGTGCTTTAGTGCTTTTACTTGGAGGATATTTGGCACTCCAATATTCCTCAAAACTGCCTCTTTTACGGACTGTGTCTGTTGTAGCCATTTTGGTTCCTTGTGTGTCTATATATTATACTATTAAACAGGCTTGTTGTCAACTAGTCTGCGGATGCGGTGGGCCATGTCCTCGGGCGTGTCACCTTTGCCTGTAAGCATGAAAGCCACATGCTCCACCATGTCTGCGCTTTTGAACTCCAGGTCAATGCCCAAGTTCTTGAACACCAGGTTCACTTGCTTAAGAGTCTCAACAACGGTGTCGTGGACGATAGTGCAATGCTCGTTTTCAATTTCGTCCTCGTCGTAGCCGATATCTTCTAATATAGTGTTATAGGCACACTGGTCGTCCATGATACAGAACTTACCAAAAGCCTTATTAAGGTCAGGATCCATAAAGTCATCAATGCCATCACCGATGTCATTGGAATCAATGCTGTTAAGGTATTCTTGTTTGGTAAATGTACGCATGATAGTTCCTTTGTGTGTATGTGTTTATCATACAACTACTTTGGCAAGTTGTCAACCTAGTTATTAATCGTTGCCCCACCCAAGTGCCCCAGTTCCTCTAGGGCTTGAACACTGTTCCTCAGTGTGCTTGTGTGCTCTTTCCTTCAGCAACCTTATTTTTCGTTATGTGTTTATTATACGGCCTTTTGGGCCTGCTGTCAACCGTTTTTGTGTTGTATTTTAGCCACAAAAAAGCCCCAATTAAGGGGCTAATTTGTCTAATTTTTAAGCAAATTAGAGGGTGATGCCCAAAGATTGAGCCTTGTATGCAAGTGCAACTAGACGGCGACTTGCTTCACCATGGCGATATTCAGTGACCTGAACGCCATTACCTGCTAGGCGGCTGTTTGCATAAATTGCATGACCGCGTTGACGAATAACGCTGATTGTGGCAGTTGGATTGGCAATACCAAAACGCTTGCTGATTGCGGCTTCGGTCAATGTTTCACCATTGAGAACCAGTGCCTTAAACAGTTTGTATTGCTTAGTATCTTCTTTGAATTTCTTTAACATGTTGTTTCCTTAAATTATTACATCACTATGTGATGCTTTTAACATTGTAACATTACTTAAACAGAAAGTCTATGAGGTGTTAGCCACATAGACTTCTTTTGGCAAAACTACCGTTTATTACTTCTGTGCAATGAACTCGTTTAGGACCTTGGCCTTCTTTATGATCTCTTCTTCAGTAGGAAAAGGTCGGAAGGTAGGTTGTGCTGGAACTGCTTCAACTGGTTGATCAATTGAATGGGCTCGAATCTGGACCAGGTTAACTTCCTGTTCCCACTGCCGAGTTAACATTTCTCGATTTGCATGCCAGTCTTGCTCTAGCATTTCTTTTGACATCTTGAGTAGTTCAAGACGAAGTTGGTAGCCATTGGGGGCTGTTGTACTCATTGTAATTCTCCTGTGTTTGAGTGTGTTGTAAAACTGTTGTCTTACATATTAATTATACACTACAAAAACACAAAAGCCACCGTAGTGGTGGCTTTTGGCAAAGCTAATTTAAAAATTAAAAACTGCGAGTGTAGTTAACTGCTATAACATTTTGCTTTGCATCGCCTGTTACTTTATCGTAACGAACGCCAACTGCATCTTGCTTGGTAAATGCATACGAAACGCCGGCACGAACTGTTTGGGTTGTGTCGCCATTCAAAGCGGCATCTTGCACGGCACTACGATAGCGATAACCAACCTTTGCAGTTAAGCCAGTGCTACCAATTGGAGCAGAAAGACCTGGTTCAACTGAGTAGTACGAGAAGTTACCAGTGGCCTTAAACACCTGACCAACTGCCACTGTGGTGTATCCGCTTACTGGACCAAGTAATTTGACCTGAGCAGTTACACCAGCTTCTGCGCGATTAGAAATTGCATTGGTATTATCAGTCTGTGTGTTTGATACTTGAAAATGACCAGAAAAGTTTGGTGTAATACTACCACGGACTGTTAAGTTCATATTCATTGCATCATTGCCTGTTGAATTGTCGATACTGCTACCTTCAATTGATACTGATGCGGCACTTGCGGCGCCACTTACTAATGTAATTGCTAGAATTGCTAATAGTTTCTTCATTGTTTAAGTTTCCTTTTGAGTATGCACAGCAAAACACTCTGTGCTGTACATACTTAGTGAAGTAATAAAATAGCAGTATACCAGACTAATCACCGTAGTGTGCTCTTACGGGCCGTTTAAGCATGACTTTTACTAGGTCATCCAAAAGATAAGGAGTACAATTGTTTCCGTCCATGCTAACATCCATAATCCTGCCATCTACACCACACGGTCGGGCATGTAAGTGCCCGTGAAAATGTATAGATCCACGATGCATCTGGTCCCATTCCCACATGGGATAATGGAACAGTACAATATATTCGCCTTTGTAATTAAACGCATGATAGTCATGTACTTCGGTGAAGCAGTTTCTAAACATCCGGTCTTTTAAATTCTTTATGTCATGGTTGCCTGTGATTAATACCTTTTCGCCGCGACAGCGATTGATAATTCGAGTGGCCTTTTCTACGTCTCCAAATGCCACATCTCCTAGGATGTATACTTTATCAATTGGACTTATCATGCTGTTCCACTGACTAATAATAACTTCATTCATTTCGTCAGTGTTGGCATACGGTCGTGTGGCGGCGCAGAACTTTAAAATGCCATGATGATGAAAATGGATGTCGCTGGTAATCCAGGTTTTGCTTTCAATCATTCTTGCTTTCTTAGTCGATCAATTTCATCTGCGGCTTCTTCCAGCAGGTCGGCAATTCGATCCGGGGCTCCTTCTTGTACACTCTTTCGAGTCTGAATTTGCCTCCGGATCTCTGCTCTTTTTCTTAAACGAAACACAAGGTCTTGTTCGCTGATCATTTAGACACACTGGTCCTGGCTTCTGCCATTAACGTGGCATCTCCACGAGTCAACACTTCCAACAACAACCGCTTTTCTTCCAAGTACACTTTGGCAAAGGCAACATCTTCTTTTACAATGCTTCTGGTGTTGGAGATCAAGTCGGCCAACTTTACAGTCTGTGCTCCGGCAGGTGCACCGGCAGTATGTGCCCGGTCAATTGCCTTGCGAATAGCACGATTGCCTTGTTCGGGACGACTGACATCAGTTAACCAGCCCACTAACTCAGCAACCGCGGCGCCAAATTCGGCACGGATCACTTCGTTGGTAACGCCAGTGTCTTCAACAACATCATGCAACCAAGCGGCCGCCAACATTTCGGGTGTGTGGGAAACTGTTGAAACAATGCTGGCTACTTCAGCAGGATGCACAATGTACGGCTCATTAGTGTACTTCCGTAATTGTGCCACAGCTGAATGGGCCGCTGTTGCAAAAATTCTGGCTCGTTCTACTAATTCCATATGATTCTCCTGTTTCATATAGTATTATAGCACAAATTGGGCAGTGAAGTCAACCGTTGTGAAAATACAACAAGAAGAAACCCGCCGAAGCGGGTTCTGAGTTTCTGTTACGAGGTATGTCTTACCCTAAGTGGCTGTTAGGCCGCTAATGCGAACTGTGAGTCGTTTGCTTTTACTTTATTTCTTCTTTTTACATCGTTGCTGATGTGCTGTCCACTTGTTTACTTGTTGCCCTGTCGAAACCATGACTGGCCCATCAAAAAAGGACTATAAAGAATACTACTATCAGTACGATAGATAGAACTCCACATACGAGTTGATACAGATATTCACTATCCATACAATCCCCTTTTGGTGGACCAGGCGGGAGTCGAACCCGCGTCCAGAACACTTTTCTCTTTGCTTCATACAGCAATAACTTACAGTATATACTTATTTGATCAGCAGGTCAAATCAATTTAAATAGGCCAAACGCACTGCCATTTTCGTTGCTGTATGCCAGATAGTTGACATTAGAATTTCCTGGAATAGAACTTGAACCAAACCAGTATGATGCTCGTTCTTGTTCTGTAACAACTGCCCATGTACCGTCACCATCAATTACTTCGCCATCGCTGTCTCTATTCAGTACCCACTTTTGTGTAATTGTAGATTCTGAGTTATACCACCATACTGATTCTGTTGGTACTAGTGGCTCAACAGTTCCTGAATAAATTCTATTCTCTGCGGCAAAGTATATGTTGGTTCCAAACTCATTTGTAATTCTTCTTTGGTAGCCTTCGTCTCCTGGAATACCGTTTGCATCTTCTAATAATTCTGCTGTTTCGAGTCTGCTCAATCCTTGATTGAATTTTACTACCTTGCCATCTCCTCCAATCATTGGTTTCAAATCTGTTCCTACTTTACAAATATAAAATTCTGGAGCAACTGATGCTGGGACTAAATTATTGGTTGTATCAAACGAAAATCCATTTAGTTCAGCACTTGGAATTGACAGTATATGATTGTATCCTCTATGCAATGTAATTTCAGGATTCCTGTTTAGGTAAACATCTTTACGACCATTGACCACTTGTTCACTTTGTACTCCTGTCACAGCCCAACAGTTTCTATCTGCAATCCATACAAAGTTAAAATTTGTCACTGGAGGATCAATGATTGCTTCGGCTGTGGCATCACCACCATCTTGTTCGTTACCAGAAATTGTGTTTGCGTTATATCCTATGAACTTTCCGCAATAGTCGTACAATGGTTCTAGTTGAGCAAAGAATGGATCTTGTGGAGTCAGTGCCGCAATGGCCAAGGCATAAACATCTGGGCCAACAATGCTTGGCCAAATATTATTATTTCTTATACCGTTAATATCTGCAGGATAGTTTGCTGTTTTTCCTAGGTTAGATACGATCGACTGTGCTTGTGCTGTTGCATCTTTTAAGTTGGGACTATCAATAGGCGGGTATGGAGGATTCCATTTAACAGCGGGCGCAGATGCTATTGTTACTGGCTGTACGTCGGTGGTCTTATACGGCTTGCCAGTTTTTAAATTTGTTTTGTGTCTAAAGTCAGGAAACAACTGTCTGTTGATTGATTTGTCAAGTGCTTTCTTAACTCCTTGTAATCTTTTAGTTAACTGGTCAATTTTTTGACCTGGAATATTGGCCATCTTCCCGCCGTGCTTTTGAATACTACCAAGTATACTGCTTGGATTGTAAGAACCTGTATTAAGGCCGCCGTCGCCGTTTAAGCACAATTGTGGTTTTGTCAATCGACCAATGTCATTTAAGATTGCATTCATTTCAGCAAACTCGGCATCAATGATCTGGCTCAACACATCAGGGATTTTTGGCGCCTTGAGAGGAATTTTACATAGCCCATCTAACGCCAATAAACTTTGCACTTCTGCAATTGCACTGTTTACTCTGCCTAGTATTTCTTTTGCGCCAGATAGATCTTCTAGTGCCTTTAACTGATCTTTGATGCCGCGCAGTTCATTTTGTAAATCTTTGATCGTAGGCAAGTCAGTATTTTCAGAAATTAATGCATCAAGGTCAAGCTTTATACATAACAAAGGACCTTTGAGCATGTTACTAAGACCACCAAACAGTATGGCACATATGATGTCCTTGATTGGTTTGTTCAAGATGCCTTTGGTCGCAACCTTAACGCCTGGGATAATTGGGATGTCTGCCATAGTGGACTACTTATACTAAATCTGAAGGGAGACCACCGCCGCTCCTGGCATGCCATGTAAATGGATTACCACCAGTTCTAGTAACGCCAATTGCCGACGCCGCATTTGATGAGCCACCCAAGGCCACATGTGTCCAGTTGCCTTCAAACAACAATTGACTGAACGGCAACCCAGCTGACCTTACAAATTTAAAGATTTTTTTGGCACCTTCAACCCCGCCAAGTGAAAGGTCAGCGGCACGACCCCAAGTGTGGTCACCGGTACCACTGCCACCAAGCTCTTTATCAAACGCACGAGTTCGATATCCTGAATTTATGTTTAGGGCTGGAAATTCTGCTTTGAGTGGATCAAGCACCTGCTGGCAAAGCTTTTGCCAATTACATGCAATTTCAACAGCTGGACAAGATCCTTGACCATCAACAGGCTTGTATTTCATTTGGGAAAATCTGTAACTTTTACTACAGCCAGTATCCCATTGAGCATCTGTGTATGCTGTACAATCAGTTAAATCGACTGGTGGTGCAGGAGGTGGATCAGGACGATCTTTGTCACCACCACCACCAGTTTTTTTCTGGTCTTCTGTGGCCGCAATATACCCAGCAGGCGTGTTATCGTAGTAAATTACTCCGCTTGGTGTCTTTTTGCGGCCGCCTTGGCCTGGTGATGTTGCTGTACACATTGATTAAAACTCCCATGTCTAAGCCTATATTTATGGAAGTTTTACGGAATGAAAGGGCTAACCTTCCTCTCCTGGCGCTGGCACATAAGCAGGCGGCGGCACGCTCTCTTGCCAGTCAGGCGGATCATATTCAATTACAGCGTCTGGACTTCCTAAATTGGTCCCTTTCATTTTAACTGCGCCAAGATCATACTCAACATAGCTAAACAAGTGACTACAATATTGTCTAGCACCAATCAGTGATTCATCTGTTAAAAGCCCTTCGGCCAGCACACTTCCGCGGGCCCGTGCTATGGCAGTTCCTTTCGCATGACCAATTAACAATGGACCCGATGCATATCCAGAAAAGTTGACGCCGCCAAATGTAAGATTATATCCATACTCCATAAAAGTTGTTTCAAGAAACGCTTTAACATTTTCTGGTAAACTTGCTCCAACTTTCTCTGATCTGAAATCCATCAAATATTGATGAGCTTCGACTCTGTTTAATGCAATTCTAGGATACGCTTGCATAAATTTATCTTGGGCCGCTCTACGGTTTTTACTAACTTCTAATACATAGTCCACAAAGCCGGACTCATATTCTTGCACTAGTTCACTGCCAGTTACTGGTTCAGCCATGCGTCATCTCCTCCAAAAGGTAATAATTTTTCTTTGGGCAACTTACCATCTTTGGTCATTACTTCCATAATTTTTTGTGTATACCATGCTTCTCCGGTTGCTATTGCCTTAGCACTTAGTAAGTTGTCACCTGCTACTTGATTTACAACAATGTTACTTATCGGTGTAGATGCATTGTTTAACGATAAATCGTTGTTGAATGGCAATATTTCTTCTTTAATCGCAGGTACCACATCTATAATTTTTTGCCTATACCATGCGTCAACTGCGGCTATAACACCATTGGATAATCCAGGATTAGCATTGCCAATTGAGGATGAGGCAAACATACTAGCAGATGCAACCACTGGAGGCACACTACCTCCACTGAACGGTAAGCCTTGTGGGGGTGCTGCCGGTATGACACCAGAATTTATTACAGTCTGTATTATTTTATCCTCAAAGGCCGCTGTAGCACTTGCTTTTGCAGTTAGAGTTATACGCTTTAAACCTTCTGGTGTGTCAAATGGTAATCCTGCCGCCGGTGCCGCTTGAAAGGATTTCTCCAATACGGCACTGATCACTGCCGCATTTACTGCCGCGATGGCCGCATTGGAAATATTAGGAGGTCCTATCGCCGGCGATGCTGGAGGTGTACTACTTCCGTCTGCATTACTAGAACTAGATGTAGGTGTTTGGTTACCTGTGCCATTGGCTCCATCTACATATACATCTGGACTGCCATCTTCTCTAGTATGCCCGCATTCGTCTTCATCACCTTGACGATTTACAGGTATCCCATTGATAAAAACTGTAGGACTACCGTTTGTAGTATATGACTCTATGTGTAAATCGTGTGATTCTACAAAACTTCCATCAATTGCAATCAATAGGCCGTTGGCATAAACAGTACCCTGGGCAATATCTCGTATTTCCCCATCGCCATCATTTATGTCGCCTAATCGTTGAACGGCTGGCATTTTAGTTGAAAACCATACCCTTTGGGGCAACTTGGATGCCGCTTAACGCTGAAGTGTATTGATCAGCAAGTTCTTTATCTGTATTTGCTACGCACACTACCAGTGCCTTATTGATCGACAAATCTCGAGTACTGCCAGGGGCAACTGTCATAAGGTATGGTGTTAGTGCTGGGCCACCTTTAGGGCCAACGCTGAGTGTGACTGGACGATCGATGACATAAAAGCCACTGTCTTCACTGGTGTAACATCCAATGAGTTCTTCTCCTGAACTCATTTTTAGTGTCACTACATCTCCGGCTTTTCTAATATTAAGTAACATTTCTTTCCTTTAAAAATTTATCTATACCAAGGCTATTTCCAACATATTGCCCCATGAACCAAAACTGCGGGACAAGATTAGGATTGTATCCCAGTCTATGTTCCCAAATTTTAAATACTTTTTTAGTTCCTATTACATTCAAGTCGTATATATCAAACTTAAACCCTGCATCAACCAACTTACGCAACGATTCCTTGCAACCAGGGCAAAATTTCATTACATACAATTCACTGGAATCAGAGTTTAAATCCAGCGAAGGTACTTTTGCTAACATCTTGCTTAATTCCTCCAATGACATAACTTTCAATTTCGGTTTCTTGGGGGGCCACTTGAAGTCCCTTGCTACTTGTCCAATGCTCTGTCCAAGGTAACGGATTATCGTTAGCACTTCGGTCATATCGTTGTTCAACTCCTAGCCCTTTAAGACGGCGATTACCAATGTATTCAACATACTGATGTAATAGACGTTCATTTAAACCAACAATAGCACCTCGGCTAAACAAATGGTCTGCCCAATCTTTTTCTTCAGCAACAACTTGGTCATAAATTTCACCAATGGCTGAATAATTCTCTTGTGCAATTTCCTGCATTTCAGGGTCATCCCCTCTTTGCCAATTCTTAATGATGTGACTGGTAATGCTTAGATGTTGGCTTTCGTCTCGAGCAATCAAACTAATAATTTTAGCAGAGCCTTCCATTTTTTTTAGTTCGCCAAAAGCAAAGCTACATGCAAAGCTGACAAAAAACCTAAGTGCTTCAAGTGCGTTTACATTTACCATGGCCAAGAACAGCTTCTTTTTGACATCTCGCATTGTACCTTTGCCTGCTACTGTAAATTGCTGTGCCGCGGCAATGAATTCATCGTATGATTTGGTCACTGATTTAGCCCTGGCAATAATCTTCTCATCATCCAGCATGGTATCAAATACTTCGCTTGGATCACTGTAAACATTTTTAATAATATGTGTGTATGACCTGCTGTGAATGTTTTCAAAGAATTGCCATGCGTTCATGCATCCTTCAAGTTCGGGCAACGAACAATATGGCATGAATGCCATTGCTGGCGCACGACCTTGTACGCTGTCAAGCAGTATTTGATACTTTAAGTTGGCAGTGAAAATAAACTTCTGTTCATCACGGAAGTCCATGTAGTCACTACGATCTTTTTGCAAACTTACTTCTTCAGGTCTCCAGAAATATCCAAGCTGTGTTTGTGTAAGTTTATCAAACACCGGATACTTGAATACATCAAACCGTTGGGCATTTAGAGCCTCACCAAAAAACATAGGCTGTTTGGTAAAGTCTACTTTATTCTGATTAAAAACTGTCGCTGACATTCAAATCCTTAAATTGTGCAAGCTTCGCAAGCTTCGTCACTATCGGGTATTAATAGTGTCGGTTGTAAATTATGATGGGTGTCTGACACAGATTGTATGTTATCTTCATCTTCACCTTTCATATCGTATGTATTCTGGTAGTAACTGGTTTTCCAACCCAATTTATATGTGGTCAACAGATCTGTGAACATCACACTCATTGGCACTTCGTTGTCTGGATAATGTTTTGGATTGTAACTCCAATTTCCACTAATGGCTTGATCAAAGTATTTTTGCATTGCGGCCACAATACGAATGTAACCATCGTTAACGCCTTCTTCATACAGGTAAGAGTACTCATTTTTCAATGAATTATATTGAGGAACAATTTGTTTCAACGGACCTTTCTTACTCTTCTTTGTACTCATTGCGGCTCGCGGTGGCTCAATACCATTTGTTTCATTGCTGGCCACACTACTAGATTCACTGGGCATTTGTGCGCTCAGTGTGCTGTGACGCATGCCATGCTCTGCAACTTCTCTGCGTAGGGCTTCCCAATCGTAATGTAATTCAGTGCCGAGAAACTCGTCAACTTCACGCTTGTATGTGTCAACTGGTAAAATGCCTTGGCTGTATTTTGTACGATCAAAGAATTCACATGGACCTTTTTCCTTGGCCAACTGCACACTGGCCTTGATCAAATAATACTGGAATGCTTCTGTTAAACGATTGACTGACCTGGCGGCTTCTGGATCGCTGTACTTTAAACCTTTCTTGGCCAGGTAATGTGCCATACCAATGTAACCAATTCCAAGACTGCGACGAGCCTTGGTACTGCGCTCTGCGGCCGCAACTGGGTAACGCTGATAGTCAATGATCTGATCCAGAGCACGAACCGCCAGTTCTGTTAGATTTTTAAGATCATCTAACTCTCTTAGATTGCCAACATTGATTGCACTAAGAATACAAAGGGCAATTTCTCCTTCGACATCATCCATGGATTGAATTGGATCTGTTGGCAATGTAATTTCTTGACACAGGTTACTCATGCGAATCATATCTTGAAAGCTACTGTGACTGTTACAGTGGTCAATGTTCATGATATAGATGCGGCCGGTTTCGGCTCTCTCTTTCAGCATCTGCCCAAACAATGCCATTGCCTTCACAGTCTTCTTTGGAATCTTAGAATTGTTTTCGTATTTTACATACAGCGCATCAAAGGTATCGTTGTTACCAAATGCTTCGTACAGGCCAGGAACATCATGTGGTGAGAACAGTGTGATGTCACCATCAACAATCAGTCTCTCATAGAACAGTTTGCTCAACTGGATTGAATAGTCCAACTTACGAACACGATTGTCTTCTGTTCCTTTGTTGTTCTTCAACACCAGTATGTCTTCAATTTCTTTGTGCCAAATTGGGAAATGCACAGTGGCACTTCCGCCACGCACACCATTTTGTGTACAGCTACGCACCACTGACTCAAATACTTTTAAGAAGGGAACAACTCCAGTGTGTGCCACTTCACCGCCTCGGATCTTTGAATTAATAGCACGAATGCGACCAAGATTTAGACCAATGCCAGCTCGTTGTGCAATGTAATAACCAACGGCGGTAGAACTATTAAAGATTGAAGGTAATGTGTCATCAACATCAACCAGCACACAACTGGCAAATTGTCGAATAGGGGTACGCACTCCGCTCATTACAGGAGTAGGAATATTAATTTTAAATGTAGAAATTGCGTCATAGTAACGACGAATGTAACTCAGACGCTTGTCAGCTGGATAGGTAGCAAACAATGTTGCCGCAATCATCATGTACATGTACTGTGGCGTTTCAAACACCCGACCATTGCTACGATCTTGAACAAGATACTTGTCAACCACTTGGCGCATACCAGCGTAAGTGAAATCTAAATCACGCTGGTGGCTAATGTACACATCCAACTGGCGCCATTCTGGTTCGGTATATTGAGTCAACAATTCGGCATCATATACTCCTCGATCAACATTCTTTTTAACTAGATCATATAAAGGAATGTAATCAAATTGTCCAAATACATCTTTGCGTAATCCGTATAGCAGTAAACGGGACGCGGCATATTGATAGTTTGGTTTTTCTAGGCTAACTAAATCGCTAGCACTACGCACTAGAATTTCTTGTATATCTGCGGTAGTGATGCCATCATTGAATTGCAAATCTGCATTCATTTCAATTTGACTTACGCTGACTCCTGCTAACCCTTCACAAGCCTCTTCTACCATTAAATGGATTTTGTTTATGTCCAACGGCTCTCGGTGCCCATCTCTCTTTACAACATTTATTATACTTTTGCTCATATCTCTTATTTGATTATCCATTGTTTGTAGTGCTCCATAGTCTTAAAACGGTCAAATACTTAACCAGGATCACTGACGTAATATCTTTACACTTTAACCAGCCTAGCTAGGTCGCTAGGCGCCCATATTTTTAAAATTTGCAAGTCTGCATTATTAATGTCAACTACTTCACCTACATAGTAATTTAACAATTGTTTGCTTGGCAGTAACGCCATAAGACGCGGTTCGTTGTCAACTATGGCCAACATTAGCTCGCAGTCTTTGCCAAGAAGAGCCAATGTATAAAAAATGCCAAGTCCTTGTGCGCTGGGACAGAAGCTACCATCACCGACCAATTCCCAGGGATTGGGCCAAGTTTCTTGTCGCCAGGGATCAAATTTCTTATTAACCAATGGTACAAACTTCCACCATATAGCAACCTTGCTATACAGTTCTGTATTGTCCAATCCGTCTAATGAGACACGCCATTCTCGCCATGCCAACAGCTTTCCTTGCTTATCAAGGAACCAATGATCTAAATTTTGTTGTTCCACGCGGATATTTATACTAGCTTGTAATACTGTTCTACTCGCTGTAACCAAAGATCGCTGTAGTGTTTAAATTCTGCGCCTTCAATTATGAATGTTTCGTATGCACCTTCCCTATCAGCCATGAATAGCACACCTTGTTGAATATCAGTGCCATGTACTTCATTGTGTGCCAATGCGTAGGCTGTGGTTTGAATAAAGTAATCTTGCATCCACTCGGGCTTCTTCATTTTCTTGGCAGTCTTATGGTCCATGATACTGGGCTTGCCCTTGTACACGCCGCACAAGTCTGTGGTACCAGCATACAGGCCGGGGTAGTAAAGACTTGCTTCCATACCCCATACTTCATCAACGCCTGGAAGGCCGTTGTTGATAATCATGTCAGACATGCTACGAGCCAGCACATGGATAGGAGTACTACCCGGTGGTCGTTCTATGCCTTCTATAAAGTTTTCAACATGCTTGTGAACCAGTGTCCCAAGCCCTGCACTTTCTGTACTGATGCGTTGAGCTTCTGCTTCGCCTACTCGCTTGCGCCATTCAATTAAGAATGTTTTATCTGCGGTGCCACTCAGGATTGTTGTTACACTAGGAACCCGCGAGCCATCGGGGGTAGCATAAAGACGACTAGGACCGTCGATCCTAGTTAATTTTTCGTATTTGTATTTGGGATTAAAAGTTATCATTGTCATTTAGTATAAACGATAATGATGGAAAAGTCAAGAATTATTTTAAAAAGGGTTGTAGAAATACAACAGATTTACTGGGCTCTACTTATTGTTAAGTTAGGGATAATCACAGCCGTTTCAAATAATCTACTAGTGGATCGTCTTTACTAAATGATACCTGTATTCCTGCACGTATTCCAGTCATTCCTTCAACGCTGTGTATACAAGTATTATTAAGTAGATACCATTTTCCTACAGGGGTGGGCATACGATATACTTCTGTTAAGTCTCTATAATTGTGAAATACTACTTGTGTCAATTGATCTGTGAAAGCTGGTAAATCTTTATATCTCCAATACACAATGTCGCCACCGGAATGTTCTGTGTTATATATTAATGTAAATTCTCTACTAGTATCTACATGAGGTGGATAAAAATTCTTTGTACCATCAACTTCTACTCTACGAAACAGTATACTTTGAGGCAATACAGTAATATTAGAACGTATCCACTCGGCAAGATCTGATTGCATTACCAGCCTAGTTTCAATAGTAGGCGTAAAAATAACAGGCTGATCTCCTATAATAATTTGACGGCCGGGCCAGGTATATTTTGATCTAGAAACAGAGACATCTGTTACTAGTTCAAGTGGCAAAGGAGTTAAATGCTCTAACACCTTACAAAAATACTTTGTAGGTACAATGTTAGACATTTTAAGTGATCCAACGCATATTGGGATCGCTAAAGTTTACCAGGCTCGGCAAGACCAATAACGGGCTTTCCATCTTGGTCCAGGATTTTCACAGTTGTGTCTTGCTCTAAAACTCTTACGGCGGGCAGGATTACTTTTCTTGATACGCATATTAGGATCACCAAAGTTTACTTTGACCACTGTGCCTTTTTCGTTGCTAATTACCAAGCAATGACCCACTGAAAAGTGGTTTGTGTAGTTGAGTTGGTTTGGCGATCAATTGTATAACCAAGGTCTGAAAAGTATTGAACTACCTTGTTCATTTGTAAAGTCTTTTGACGATCATCTCTTGCACCAGTCCAAGCATCAAAATATTCAGCGGCTGTGGCATATCCAACATCAGCGGCATTCTTGGCCATTGTACTTGTTGTTGCAACAATTACTTGAACTGCGCCGTCTGCTGACGCAAGTAAAACTTCTTCTTCTAGGTCGCGTATTTCGCGAAGAACAAAAATGTCCTGAAGCGCCTTGGTTCTAGCTTCGCTGGCTGTTAACATTATTCTACTCATAATCCTAATTCCTTCTTAGCGGCCGCTGTTGCATCCTTGTTAATTTTTACTTTATTTTCTTCTGCTTTATCTTCAGTGTCTGCTGTTGGTATAGTGGTAAGCATGATTTCATTATTGTTTACATCAGCTACCAAATTGTTATTTTTTACTTTGAATGTGGAAATAAGTCCACGAATAGCGTCAATCTGCCCGCTTGCACTAAAGCCCATCTTGTTTAAAGATTGTACTAAAGATTGCATAGGCATTTTTGCTACACCATCATTTTTGCCTTTAATTAAAAGCATCTTGATAGCGTTGGCAAAACTTTGATCTACACTAGACAGTTCAAGCAATATCACTCTTCATCTCCCTGCCAGTAGGTTCAGCTTCTGGGCCGGCGCTACTTGGGAAAATTGGAGCTTCGGCACCAGCTTCTTCACCAGGAACTGCTGGAGCAATTGCGGCACCGCCACTTGTCAATCCAGTAATAGCACTATCCAAACTGTCTTTGGTCTGTGTTAGTGTTTCAATTGCACCTTCCAATGCAGTCTTGACTGTTTGTGCGTATTGTTCACCTGCACCATCACCAAAGCGAGCTTTGATTTGGTCTACTAGTGTGATCATATCGCTACCAAGCATGTCAGCTACATCTTCGATCATTCCTTGGAATTCGTTGTTCATTGCTTTGGCGGCAATAACTACTTCTGCTTGTTCTAGGTTGTCTTCGTCTAGATCTGCTTCAAAAATAACTGCACCAACATTGGCCAAATCTTCATAGACTTCCCTGTGTAAAATTGCACGAGCATAGGCTTCTCCGCCCTTACTTGATAATGTGTCAATTTCTTCGTTGATACGAGCCAATTCCTCACGCAAACGACGGCCACCTAAGGTCTCGTCTACTACAATGCTTTCTTTGCGTAGGGCAGAACGAGCGGCTTTTGCCGTGTTAATTGTTGTGATATCATTAAATTTCATAATGTTCTCCAGTGATCTATTTAGCGTCTTTTTTTGTTTAATCGCGTTACTCGCTTACTTAACGGATTATACTTTTTGGTTCTGCGTGTTTTCATAATAATTCTGCCGCGCATTCTTGCTTTTGTACGCTTAAACTGAATACGTTTTTTAATATCTATTTTTTTACTACAGCTACTAGCGGCACTTACAACTCGGCCTTTTCTACGACCAGAAGTACAACGTACTTTGCGCTTGATTTTTTTACCTCTGCGGGCCCAGACGATTTTGGCTTCTACTAGTATTTTCATTTATTATTTTGGTAAATGTGTAATTACATATCCCAATAGTGCAAGCAATCCTACAATAATTGTTGCGGTTGATGTTACCATTATTTTAAACTTTTCGTCTTTGGCATTGGATAATAAACTTTTGATTTCATTGCAACTTTTACGATTTTCGTCTTTGAAATTGCTAAAATCATCATGTAATCTGTTTATGCGTTCTTCAACCTGCTCAAATTTTTCTTCCAATCTCGAATAGCGTTCAGCACACAACTCAACATGCAGTTCTAAGCTCGTAGATTCAATTTTACTCATCACACTCTTTCCATAGTTGTATTACACCCATTCTTATGAGTATAAATTTCAATCTGTAACGGAGCCTAGGTGAGTCGTTGTAACGGGTTTTTAATTATACTATATTTAGTCAATTAGAAAGAATCGTAGCGTATAAAAAACGTATTGGTTTTTCTTCCCTTGGTAATAATCTTGTCAGACAGCTTGGCAGTTTCTGCTAAACCAGTGGTCATAAGCTTACCTTCTGCATCGTCCCTAAGGGTGTCTTCGGTCATCTGGCCAATTGCACTGGTGATCCATTTCAAACACCATACTCGATGCGTTCCGCTATAATCCTTACCAAATAATCCATTGGTTAAGTCTTGGTCGTCAATTACTTCAACTCCAGCAAGTAAAGGTTGTCCCCTATTTGAAATAGTGTTCATAAGCTGTGCCAGATTATCTGAACTGGACGGACCAATATCATACAATGTCCATACGCTGAAAAACTCTGGATCTGCTCCAAGGTGTGCCCCTGGAATCATGTAAGATTTTTTATCTGACATTACGAAGATCTGACAAGTGCCTTGGCCAACATATGACCGGCGGCGGCCCCTACTCCTATTTTTGCCAGGGTTGAAAGAAAACCGTTGCCTGTTCGGGTTCCTGCTAGGCCTGCGCCGCCAACTGCGGCAAGTTCAGCATTGCCTACATCGGTCAATTCCATTCCCTTATTCTTTGACAGTAATTCAAGCACCGGCAGTAGTTCACTGCGCTTACCACGAAGTCTATAATACTGAAGTAACCTGGTGACGCACATGTGTTTTTGGTATGTGGTACCATTTTCCCAATCTGTGATTAATCTGCGTAGACTTTTATAGTTGCTGATATCAATGTTCATTTGTCCTTCTATGCGATACATCAACCGAATTGCAGTGGTTCTATCAAGAGTGCCTGTTGCAATTCCTCGCAAGAAGTCTTTGATCATTTTAGAATTTACTTTAATTTGATCGGATAAGACTTTATTTTGTTCTAGTGCTTTTAGTTGTGCCGCAGTCTTACTATTTGGATTAAGAATGATATGCAGGCCCTGATATAAGTCAGTGCCACCAACTCTAGGAAGAGCAAAATTACCATACTGCAATGTTCTCTGTGCATAGTTTTGAGCAAATGGTGCTGTTTCAAATTCTTTGCTTAACATATAAAGTGTCAACAAGTTTAAAAATACACTATCTACTGCATCACGCAGAGTTAACTGAGATAGGTAGTTATTACGAAACATTTTGCTTTCGTTGCAGTTTTCTAAAATAAAACTAAAGCTTTCGTCTTTATTCTCTTCCATATTATACCTTTTTCATAAACACGGGCCTGTTGACTATCTTGATCTTGCCGTGTGGTGTATCTGCAACAAAGCCTTCGTGCCCTGGTTCGTCTCTTACACTTGCTACTACTGAATTATTTTCGCTTGCGTGATTATCAAGTTGACTCTTTAGCATGTATTTTAAATTAACAATAGCATTGGCCAATTTAAATACAGCATCAAATCCTGCTTTGTTCTTGATCAAGTGGTCACTTACATTTTGCAACTTGGAAGCTGTCAACTTGCTGTCTGGGCTTTGCAACCAATCAGTAAACTCTTTTTGTGTCAGCCCGTTTTCACCTCTGTATGCTTTGGCATTTAGGAAGCTTTTAAATATGTCTGGCAAATTAGAAATCTTCATTGAGCTCATTGACATGTTATCCAATAACTTGTCAATTGACGGTCCTTTGGCAGTGATAAACTGTTTGACTTTTTCTACTTCATTGGCTGGCAATACAAACGAACCTGTGCTAATTTGCATTACTGGACTTAGAACTACCAATCCTGGACTTGACTTTAATGTTTCAATTTCTGCTGGCGTCAGTGCTCTTGGCTCTTCTTCACTCTTATCGCTAAAATAGCTATGAACTACAATACCAGCTTGACTCTTAGAAATTTTCTTGCCCAAGTCGCTACTGGCATCAACTGTGTATTTTACCTTTAACGGCTGGATGTCAATTACACCGTCATGCACCTGTGGGGTGTTCATCCACATGATGTCACCTTGGATAAATCCACGGAATCTAGAAGGAACAATCTTTTCCAGCATTGGATATAGTCTGGCCAACTGAGTTGAATACTCTAGACGACCTGGTTGATCTGGCTTGCGATCAAAAATCATATCCCTAAACATTTTAGTACTTCTTGCCATACCATCATATTTCTTGGCACCAAAGCCCGACTTGTCAGTCATGATAAAACCTTGGTCATCCCGTCCAAATATGATTGCTGGTGTGCCGTCCCATTTAACTGAGTTAACGCTGGGATTGTGTGCGGCATGTATGATTGCTTCTACTGCTCGCGTTGCTCCAGCAGATCCTTCTTCAAATACTAGATCTTCAGGATGGTCAATACGAGCCTTGGCTTCAGTTAGCATATTAATCTTAGAGTTTAAAATTCTTCTGCTTTCTGTTTTAGTTTCTGCCTGCTGAACAATTTGTGCAATCTGTTGTTTCACTGCATCTGGTAGATCTTGTCCACTCTTTTTAATGTTTGCGTACACACTTGTCATTAGGTCTACATCAGCAAATACACTTGGATTTGTTGTTGGAGTTGCCGGTGCTGTTGGCTCAGTAGGTTCTGTGGTTGCAGTAGGTTCCGTCGTAGTCGTTGTTGTTGCAGTAGGTTCTATTGTCGTAGTTGTTGCAGTATCAGGTGCAGTATCAGGTGCAGTATCAGGTGTAGTTGGTTTTGCTGGAGCAGTAGTTGGTGCCGCAGGAGCAATTTTTAATGTATCGTATGTTGCTTTGACAACACCTTTTTCCACGCCCTGCTGTTGCAAGAAGTCGGAAATATCATCACTGTCCATTGGACTACCAGCCTTAACCCATGCCTGTTGTAATTTATCAGCAGTTATTTTGTTAGTTAAGTTTCCACCTGTAACTGCAAGCTTTTGCAATACCTTGGTAGCACCCTTTTGTATTTGGGTAAGCATACCTGGCTCTTCGTAGATGTACTGAACTGCTTCAAATACTGCACGTTGTTGACCGCGCATCAATCGTTTGCCTTCGAGAGTAAACAATCGTTTAGCATTGTCTTTGTCTATAAACAACTGATGCATTTTTGTTGAAGTATCGCGCTGAATGTTATTCAGCCTATCAGTAGACGGATCGTCAATAATCCTATTAAATAATCCACCACCGATAATTTTCCACTCTTTTCCTTCTTCGCCTGTCCACTGAGCATTGCTTGGTTCACCCTTGGCGCCAAATTGTACAATGTCACCAACCTGTCGATTACCTGGACCACTTTGTACTTTGTCTGCATCTGTGTCTAGTGTAGTACCTTTTGGTTCTTCAGCGGCTGACTTATCATCTTTACCGGGCATTGCACTTGCGCCTGCGGCTACACCTTGTGCCAATGCTATTATTGCATCACCAACTTGGTTCATGCCATCTCTAACTGTATCGTAAGTTGTGAATGCTACCTCAGTTGAGTCACCAAGAGCTTTCTGAACTATATCAGCATATTGTTGAGTTGATAATTCTGCCAATTTGGAATTAAATGCTTGTAATGCCATTGCGGCATCTGCTCCATTACCGCCCGGGGGAACTGCATCATAAAATGCGGACTTCAACCCATCAAGTTGTGTGTAGTCGGCTTTTAACATTGGCATGTCTGTTACATTGATATACTGAGTATTGTTAACAGTTACATCCATTTTAACATTGCCAACTACATCATTAATTGCTGTTATGTTAGTAGTAATTCCAATTAAGTCTGCAATCTGGTCTGCTACTGCAATGACTGCATCTTTAACTAGCTCAAATGCTTTACCTGTTAACCAAGTAATAGCGGCTGTCTTGAGTCCTCGTCCAATTGCTGTAGACAACTTTTCGCCCTTGACCAAATCAAGGCTGGCCCGTAGTGTAAATGCTACTAGTGTGCCTGCGGCTGGACTACCTGCGATACTTGCAATCACAGTTAACAGGCCAATGATTGCGGCAGTTGTGCCTGGATTTTCTTTGGCGGCACCTGCTAGGGCATTGATGCCCATCATAACTTTGCTGTTGTCCCCTAGCTTGCCTTTGATATCTCGTTTTAACTGTTCAAACTTTTGATCAAATGCAACTACTACTTTGGTATCTTGTAGCCATACTCCAACTTGATCAATAATTTTATTTGCTTCCTTGGCAACATCCACGCCCTTACCAATTAAGGTACGATTGTTACCACTGGCTGATGCACTTTGTTCTACGCCTTGGAAAATTTGATTCACTTGATCCTGTGATAGAACTGCTTCTATCAATGGCGTAAACTCTTTATAAATTCTGTTTACTACATATGACTGTTCTGCTGTAAGCCCACTAACTGACTCAGCAAGGATTGCCCTACTATTAGCCAATGCTTCTGTAAGACTCTTCTTCCTAGCGGTCATTTGGTTAACTTCTTTAATTTTCATCTTGTCATTTCCTTGAATAACGCTAGGAGTTTTGGATTATCTGCAAGGGTGCCGCCTGCGTCAGTAAACTTTTTCCATTCTGTACCAAATGCGGCTGGTTCCATTAATTGTGTATTTGCAAAAATCTGTTTATTGGCTTCTGGGCTTGCACCTGGTAACGGTGCATTAGTGCCCGGCTTGCCACCTGCGGTAGTAGCCGTGGCGGCTGTTGTTGCTGTAGTTGTAGTAGCTGTTGCGGCATCTTTCTCACCACCTACATCAGTTGATGCTGGGGAGCCGCCACCTACTTTCAATGACTGGCTTTGTTTGTCAAATGCTATTGACCAGTCAACTACCAATTGTACACTGGCCTTTGGTCTACCAGTTTTGGCCACTTCTGCAAACGCAAGGGTAAGAAATGCCTTGAACATTCCCTGGATGGCTTCAGCCACCTGTTTTACCTTTTCTTCTACTACTGTGGTATCAGTTGAAGGATTATGCGACACTAGGAATATTTTTAAATTTCCCGGAGACACCAATTGTGGTGTATTCTGTACCAATGCTTCTAGCTTGGCTGATGGTAAATTTGCATACTTGTCTTTGATTGCTTTTGTAATGCTAACAAAAACTAAGTTTTCAATATTGTCTTTGTAATTTTGATCTGGTGACAGGCCGCTGGTTGGATCTAATAATAGTTCTGTTACTTGTGAGCTAAACTGTTCAAAGCTTTGCTTAACAGTCTCATCTGCTTTAAATGGGGTATTGTTTAGATCTTGCCCTTCAGACAGTACCATTGCTGATGCAATGCAAAGTGATATACTATCTATAGCTTGATCAAATTTTAAATTTGGTAATTGCTCTGGTGCTTCACCGTTTTGTGCAACTTGAACAATCACATCTAACAACTGGTTTATACCACCGCCTGCAATTTGTACCACTGATTGCTTGTTCTTTTGCATGTACTCAATTATCTGGTCTGCACTAATTGGTGTATTGTCTGCTTTGGAAACATTTTGTGCCGCAGTTAATGCCAACTTAATAATTGCTGAAAAAGGTACAGGGGATTTGCCTTGCTGTACTGACATATAGGTATTGCCCAGGGCCTTACGAAGTTCTCCACCAAATCCATTTTTAATGGAATCTGCAAGTTTTTTCATTGCGGCGCCTTGGCCTTGAAGACTTCTAATAAAACCAGTGATACCATCTCCGCCGCTTGCGGCCTGTGCAGAAGCTATCAGATTATCTAAAAATCCTTCTTCAAGTTGAATCTTTTTTATTTCATTAACTTTCACTGTTCGCGTTCCTTAATGGCTCTGATGCCGCGAGTAAACTTCGCAATATCTCCGTTTTTAATAGCCAACTGCAATCGTCGGATTAGTTCCTCAGATTGATGCTGTGGATAGTTCTGTTCAATTACTTCCATTAGGTTAACAATACGGGCAATGGCTTGCACAGCCAGGCCTTCAACAATCAAATTCTTGTCTTGTTTAGGTACTAGCCCTGTAATTTCGTCTAATATACTACGAGTGTGTTTACGCATGATCGTTGTTATTTATGCTAAATAATGTTAATAGGAGATTGTACAAATGCAATTATCGCCAAGTGCCCAAGAGTTAAGAGACTTATCCAACCGTATTGCTCGCATAACCGAGTATAATACGCAAGATGATACAAATGAACCAGATGTAGACATTACGCCTACTGATTTATCACGTTTAAAAATAGCATTACGACCCCTTGTAAGCGATGATTTGCAAAGTCGCTTTATGCAGGTGCTAAACAAAATGGTTAGCGGACAACCAGTCACCTTTTCTGAAAGTAAACTTTTAACTTCTGCATTTATTAGTATGGCTGACATTATTTCAGGCGATAACTCTTTAATTTCGCGCTTACGCAAAGACATTCGTGATTACAATGACCAGCATGACGCAGATAGCGAAGAAGATATTGCGGCTGATGTTTCTCCGGACATGTCTTTTGATGCTTCCGCAGACGAAGAATTACCAAAAGACAACCGCGAACTAAAGTGATTAAGTTTCACGACTTACAATAGCACGTAGCGCATCTCTATTGGCATTGCTGGCAACCGCTATCCCAGAATTTGGCTTTAATATATCAAATCCTTCTTTGGCTTGAGGCTTTTCCCATTTGGTCGATTGTGTACTTGTTTCGGTGGGCGTAACTGTTGTTCCTAAGTTTGTCCTAGACTTAATCTTCTCATATACATCTGATGCTTTACTTGCAGTTGTTGTACTATCGCCATCCATGTCAGTAATACGCAAGGTATCTGGATTAAAACTTAATTCAATTTTCTGTCCAACTGAACCAGAACTACGAGTTTTCATAAACTGCAATTGTACCATGCAACGCTCACGCATTGTGGGTGTGCTGTAAATACCAAACACATTGTCAGCAGTTTGAATCTTACTCAAGCCACCTGCAATCATACTGTGGTCAAACTCCACACTTTCAACTGCACTACGATTTAATTGACTGGCAGTTGCCAATAACAACTGTTCACCAACAACCAAGTTTCGCAATTCTTCTGCAACAAGTTTATCCTTGACAAACATGTCACTGACGCTGATCTTTTGTCCTGCTGGCATCATCAAGTCAAGATAATCAACTAAAATTGCATCAACTTTGATCTTGCGCTGAGTCTGAAATTCTCTAATCCATGCTAACAAATCGTTTGGGGTTACGCCATTTGTCAACTGCACAATTTGTAGTATGCCTGCTTTCTTACCTGCCATACGCACTTTAAGATCCACATGTTCTAATTTCTTAAACACTTCTCGAGTGGGAGTATCCGACAGCATTGCATCCATACGCATTGCACACAGTCCCTCACTGAGTTCTAAACTAAAGTAAACTGTATTCAAACCTGTCATTGCCCAGTTGAGTCCTAGGTTTTGCAAAAACAAACTCTTGCCTGCACCCGAGGCACCTGCAAAAATGTTTAACTCGCCTTTGTTAAAGCCACCATATAGCTTGTCATCAAGACTTTTCCATCCGGTACTCAACTGTCCATTATTATCTTTGAGTGCTGTTAACCTGCCCTGTGGATCAGCAAAGTAATCTGTGCCGAATGTCTTTGGTAACCCTACTTGTACTGCGTCCTTAATTAATTTTTCAACAGCACCATACTGACTTTTATCCAGTAGGTCTGCACTTTTTAAAATTGCCTGTTCCAATGCTTTGTGTCTAGCAAACCCTTCAAACTCATCAAGGAACCAAGTTGCATGATCCACTGCTGTTTGTCCAGCATCTGTTAACTCTACGCCTGTGATTGCTTTAACTTGTGTTATGTCTGGAATGTTACCATGTTCATTTACATAGTTCTTAATAAACTCTGCCGCGGCACGGAGCCTACGATCAAAATGATCTGGATCCAATACATTCTGACAGCGAGCGGCCAGATCCCTGTTGGAGATTAAAAAGTTCAGAAACAGCTTTTGGGTTTCGTGGTTATATTCTTTTATATCATCTGCCATCAATTATTCCCCCATCGCAATGCAGTTATTGCGGCATCATCTCTATTGTTAAAATCAAATATCATATAGTTTTCGTTTAGTTCTGTTTTATACTTGCCACCTGGAAGACCAAATTCTTCTATCACCCAGGCACATACATGGTTCCACCACTCTGTGGTATCCTGGCCTATTTTCCAACTTAGTTTGACTTTATACACACCACCGCCTACATAGTAATTTAATCTTCAATGGTGAGCTCTCAATCGCCGATAACACACTTTGTAGCACAGCAATCCTTCCAAACTTCTGTGCGGCCTCATTTGCATCTTTAATACCATCTGGCCATTCTGGAAAACTAACACTCCATCCCAACTCTGCCGCTTGCATTGCAAGTACTAAACCAGCTTTGTCTCTATCAGGCAATACCACTGGCTCATTGTCAATGTCTTCAATAATTTTTGCTTGCTCTGGGCTAATTGTGTTGGTCATAATAGCAACACCATCCAGTGTCAATGCATCATACTCGCCTTCAGTTACAATTGTGTATTTGCGACTATGACTTTGATGATCCAAATTGAATACAAAACTTGGAGGACGACTTGTGACCATCTTTGCAGTTTTCTTGTCCGGTACGTCACCTATCCAGCGGGCACTATATCCTACAATTTTACCATCACTTATATAAGGTAGTATAACACGATTATCCATGCCTTGTACAGGACTTGCACTAGTGTACCAATCGCTGAGTTCGATTATGCCTCTGCTGTCTAGATATTCGGCAGCTTCTAAATTTAATTCTCTAACAGTCCATGGCCATTGTATTTCTAGCCAATCTGGCTTTTTGTAGGCTTCATCTATGACTGTATTGTCTTCTGCAACCTGATCCCATAGTTGTATTTTTAATCTTTGTATTTCACCTTCGTCAATGCCCAGTACTCGCATTAACTTGATTAGTTTAAAGCCTAATCGCTGACCTGGTCTCCATCCTGTTGTGTAACTGCAATTAAAACAATGATAACCTACACGCTCTTGTTCAAATTTTAAACCACCACGCTTTTTAGTATCTGGTCTGGATTGGCCATTCTGAATACACATCGGGCAGTTCATTGTCAACCAACCGTTTGATGTTGTTTTTAATGCAGGTAAGTGCGACCTAAGTGTGTTTTCAACTAGACTCATATAGAGTTTAGTTTACACTCTTATTAGAACTTTGTCAAGGGTGCCTGCGTTCGATTGGCTGTCGAGTCTTGCCACTCGTAACCAACGCACACCAGCATAATAGTTGTATGGATCTATACCAGTGAAACCAGCTAGGTCTAATTTAGCGGTGGTATAATCCTGTGGCTTCAGATCTGCCCATAATGTAGATCCAACTACCACATCGTCCAAGGTACCTTGTATAATTATACGACCAGTATAATTTGAAGCATAAATTGCCATCGAAAACAAACTGGTATCTTTTCTGTAAAACTGTGGCCCGTTGAATGCGCTAGATATCAAAATATTATTACCAGTATTGGTCCAAGTTGTTATTTCTGCACTTGAACGGCTGGTTGGTATAACTTCATCTTTGACTTCAATATCAAAGCCGGCTTGCATTGCTCTATTCCAAGTTAATGCTGTTTCTAAACCATCACCATCTACAAAGGTAGCACCTAATTTATAAATGCCACTTGGCAATGTCATCAGGTCCCTGGGTTGTACTACTAGACGAGCTTGTCCGTTTTCTGCAACAGTGGGAATTGATCGTCTACGGAAAATAGTAGTTCCTGTGTCACGATTCCACATTGTGATTGTTAGCTCTCTACGAAGCAAACTAACTGGTCTACGGTCGCTTCCAGTTACGGTAATGTCTAATATATTGTCTACTCCTTTAAACCAAACAATCCGTTGATCGGTATAACCGGGTGCATGTCTTGTTGTGCTTGGACCCGTGCCTGCACCGGCGTAGTTTAGGGTAGCTGAAGGGATAGATGAGTTAAGTGTCGCCATAACAGTATTTAGCAACGACCGGATCTTTAAAATGCTAAGTAAAGCAATGATGGATAGTAAAATCAAAGAATTTTTAGAGCGTTTCCCGTTTATGAGCTTGGTTCGGTACGGCGAAACCGAATTGGTAGGTATTATACAAAATAGTGACCAAACAGTGGTCACTATGTATGTCTACAACTTATTAAAAGACGGTGACGATAAAACATTATTCATTGAATGTGGAGAAGAATGGTGGTGGGGCAGTAATAGACTAATTCCCATCAACATTGTACTAAAGGCACCCATGCGTACATTCTTGTATGCATTAAAAACATACAGTTCAAAAGATTTTGAAGTTCTGCATGGGAACTTAACCAGCCTTACCAATGTCATTACTAAACGTACAAAAAGACGTCAAATTAGCCTTATAAGAAAGCTAGATTAATTTAAGTTTAAGTAGTCACTGGTACTATTGTTATCAACCCACAGGTGCTGTGTATCTTTGTATTTTGCAATACTTCTATCTAACAGATCGACATATTGATTTACCTGGTGATTAGTAATTAATTTACCTCTCCAAATAAACAATACTTTCATCCCTTTGGCACTCATGAGACTTCTGTGTTTGGTTCTTAAGTTATTCCAAGCAAATGAATTTGTTTCAGCAAGTTGTGGTATAGCAATGTACTTGTTTGTGTGTTGCTTAATTGGATCTGTTAACAAGTAAAGAGTTTCGCTGGCATTGTTGTCAAATAATTTAACTCGCATTGACAATGGTGCATCAATTAGACTAGTACGGTCGCGATGTGGTATTATATCAGCGGCACTGGACCACATGTTCCATGCAAAATCTTTATCACCTACCCAAGGCATGTAGTCGTGTATTTGCTCAAAAATTTCAGGGAATTCGGTGTAGGTTTTCTCCAATGCATTTAAAGACCAAATTGGATTCCATCCTGGCGTTACGCTGTCTATGCTCCTATAAGTTCGATCTGTTTCCGCAACTGTGGCGCTGGCAAAATCAGCCTGAGCCTTGCTTGCATGTTGTGCATTGTTATTAAAATAAAGAATAAATTTTTCAATGTCATTGATTTTAATACTAGGAATATTGTATGGAACAAACAAGTACTTGCCATATGTTTGTTCAAGCTTGGAGTGAAGGCCAATGACTTCGGGTAGTAAGCTCAACTCGTGTTTACGAAGCTTGGTTAAATTTTCCTTGGTCTCGGTTACAGCGCCACCTACTTTACGTTCTACGTTTTGTTCGGTGTACACTGTTTGATTATCATTGCTCCTGATCATACTTGTCAAGTATACCCATAACTGATTTGTTCACAAATTAAATTCATTTGTGCAACAATGGCAACTGCATACGCAGTGGCGTGACTTTTCTTAAAGAAGTATTCATCGTTCTTGGGCTTCGTCCAAACTTCGTTCATAATCGTCGTCCATGGCTTCCCAATCAGATAGCGTTTCGCGGGACGGATCATTGCTAGGACCGCAGATAATTGTTCCACTGAAGTCGGCTGGGTCCTCCGGAGAATATCGCCATGCCCGTTCAAATGAAATAACAGATTTACAAAGTCGTTGTCTTGTAATAGATCCCATAATGGCTCCTGGTTGGCTAGTTGATCCAAATGTTCTTTGCTTTTTACCTTTTGGTACAAGCTTACATTCAATAAGTCTACTTTAAAAAATCCTAGTTCTTCTGCTTTTTTATAATCAACATCGCACCATCCGGTAAATGGATTGGCTGGTACTGGATGAAAGTACACTCCAGTTTTATGCTTTTGCTGTTGATTATTGGCAATCTGCATTGCTGGCGTGTGTGGCAATAGATTAAGAATTGCTTCTCTATTGGCAAAGTCAATGTCTACGTCGGGATGATTCACTTTTTAAGTTTCTCTTTAAACATAGTAGTCAGCTGACTCTGTTGTGTTTTAATTTGATTCATTTCTGCATAGAGCATGTCAAGCTTTTTTATAAATTCAAGCAATCGCAGTTCTAGAGATTCGTATCTAGCGCCTGCATCATCATTGTGTTGATCCACAGTACTTCGTTCGGTTCTTTTTTTAATTTCTTTATCCACCATTCAGTTTCCACATGTTTTGCTACCGTATCAATTTGAGCTGGTTCCATTCTATCTAATAGATTCTGTGCCGCTTCAGTGGAGTAAATGATCCATGGACTTAATCTGCCCATAACTACCATATTCATTCCTGTTGCAGGCGGAATCTTATTAAAGAAATCTCTCCAATTGTTTCCGGTTTTCTCACCCCACTCGCGCATAGTGAGAATTGTTCTTTCAAGTGCTCTATCTGCCGTTTCTTTTTTTGCGGCTTCCTGAACATACAACTGATAAGTGCCGGGCTTTTGCCAATCACTTAATTTCACTCCCATTTTAAAAAGCCAGTTAATAAACTTGTCACTTTCGTATGGGCGAAGTTCTATCAAATAGTTAGCAAATTTTATAAATGCAATGTAATCAAAACTCCTTATAAAATCATCAACTGTCTTTGTTTTTTTAGCGTTTGGACTAACATAGCTAATAAAGTCTGTCCACACTCTAAAACCAATTCTGCTGTCTATGTCATCCTTGTTCATCCACCGCCTTTTCTTTTCACACATGTGGTTACTAAGTGTACTTTCGCGGCTAAAGGACTTTAAACAAAATTTACATTGATGTTGTTGTGACATTTATTTAAACAATTCTTTAAATTCTTTATTACCCATGTTTTGTGAAGTTGCTATTTCAGCTAATACTTCTGGGCCATTTATTTCTCGGAACAGTTCAATTTCATCATTGCTCATTGCTGGAAACTTCTCAATGAGCCATGCTGTTAGCTTGTCTTTCTTTGCACCGCCAATTGGTGGAATAAATTCATGTCTAAGTTTAACGCCCAGTCCAACCAGTGCCAGGGCCTTCCATCGAAGTTCTTCATGTTCACTTGTGGTGGCAATGTAATCAATGTTGCTGTAGTTGTTTACATCTATTAGATACTGTTCCTGTACATCTCTAGTACCTTGTACTTGACTGGCCCAACGCTGTGCCATAAAAGTGTTTACCCCTTTTTTATCCTCATCAGATAACTTTGTGTAATAATCACCTTTACGCAGATCCACTGCCGCCATCAATTGGTCAATGGGAACTTTGTATACAGCAGATGCTGGTGCTTTCTTTTTGGTAGCCATACTGTTATTTTAAAACCAAATCTTGTTTAAGTCAAGCACTTCTGGAATTTTATTTGTTTCTTTTAAAAAGAAAGCACAAACTGGTTCTTTTTTATGTTCTAAAGGAACTGCCAACACATGCCCAAACTTTAGCTTGGGCACATACCATTTTACTTCTTGGTAGATGTTGACTATTTCAACCTTCATCCATTCGGGCTTGTAGCCGTTGATGGGATTAAAGACAAACGTGCTGAACCCACGGTCATTTAAACTCATTACATTGATAACTTCTGGCTCTCCGTGATCGGGTTCTCCAATAATCAGTGACCAATCTAATGGCACTTTGAGTTCATGACTTCCTATACGCAATACTGCCGCAGGACAACTGAAGCTTTCTAAGAAAACAAGTGGTACAAACATATAGTCAACATCAGCAGGATTGCTGTAGTCAAGTACCCCGTAGCGCAAGTCTTCATCAATTTCTTCTGGTAAACGATCTAAATCGTATGACAGATTATCAACTGTTAATATTCTCATTTATAAATTACCTTTTCAGTTTGATATGGATAGTTTGCTTCTTCATAAAATTTCTTGCGCTTGGCCAAGTGTCTTTTGGCAAACTTTGCTGTGCTTGTTATGTCCCATATCTGGACAAAGTCTTTGTCTTCTGCTTTTCTAATACCTCGGCCAATGCTCTGTATAACCCTGACAAAACTCTTTCCAGGCTCCACTAGAACCAAGTTAAAGATCCTAGGTATATTAATACCCACAGAGGCCACACCATACGTGGCCACAATGATTTTATTTGTTGCAAGAGTAACTTCATCATACTCTTCTTTTCTATCCTTTGATTTCATGGACCCTGATACAAATACGCTTTCTGGTAAACGCTCAACCAGCATCTTACCCGAAGCAATACGATCGACCAATACCAAAGTATTTCCACTTTGACTAATTGCATCAATGGTCTTGGCCAGTTCATCAATCCTGCGTTCATTGCTGGTCAGATATGTTAATTCTTCTTGATATGTTTTGTATTCAACTTTATCATCAAATTGCAATACCTTTACATGGCAGTTACTCAATACACCAATGTCCTGTAGTTCACTGGCCTGTAATCTATGTAGGACATTGCCCAATGATGCTGTTAGACTGATATATTCATGTTCTTCTTTGGGTATGGTACCTGTTAACCCCCAACGAATTGGAACATTTGCAAACGGGCCCGTCAACATTGTTTTAAGTACATCAGCCTTGGCCATGTGTACTTCGTCAACAATTACTGCAATCAGGTCATCCGTAATTGCTTCAATGCCAATTGCACTGGTTCCTTCTTTGCTTCGTTTGATTAAGGAGTTGATACTTTGCCATGTTGCAATGGTATGTGTATGCCCAAGATCTTTCTCGTCACCAAAGTATACACCAACATCTAATCCCATGTTGACATAGTCTGCATGTGTCTGCCGCACTAGATCCTTGTTGGGTACAATAACAACTGTGCGGCCATACGGTTCACACGTAAGACTCATGGCCGCTGTCATTAATGTCTTGCCAGCACCTGTTGCAATCTCTTGAACACCATGCGGATTAGCAAGGAAGCGATTGATACACTCTACTTGGTAATCGCGAATCTTAATAGGCTGGCCTTCTGCTACGTGTCCTTTGGGCCAAAGTATGTGACTAAAGGTGTCCTCGGTAACTTCAGCAAAATTGAAATTGTGCGCGGTCCGCTTGTCTTCAATTTCAATTTGCCAACCTTCCTCATCTATAATGGGCAATACTCGTTCTAATAGATTTAGATAGGTCGACCCTGCGGTGGTAAAGAAGCTGATCTTACCATCCCATCTTCCTAGCCTAAAGGCCGGCACATGATAAGCATATGGTAATTGATATTTTAGTTTGGCTTCGCATCGTCTGCGTGTTGAAGCATCTAAGTCGTGAAACTTGACATTTACTTCATCTTTGATTTCTAATCGGCATATTCCAGGCATAAAGTATTATAACAGGTGTAAGGGGTAATGTCTATTCGTATGTTACCGTTATGGCAATACATGTATCAATGAGGCTAGATACTTAGTGCAAAATCACTGGTTTTAAAAAGCAATTTGTCCATAATCAAAAGAAAAGGCTCCGTAGAGCCTTCCTTAAATCGAGTAGATTACAAGACTACTGGAGTATACTCAATGCCGGTAGTAGCAAGACCAACCAGTCCAATTGTGGTTTCAAATGCTGGCAACTCACTGGCGGCAACTAGCACATCAGCTTGTGACAAATTGCCATTGCTCATCCATGCTGTGTAGTCTGTGACTTGTGCCAATGTTGCATCAGTGCCAAATACATTTTTGTAAACATGCTTGATGAATGTTTCATTGCTGACGCCACCTGCATCTGTTTTGTAAACATCCGTGGCCAACAACGCTTGGGCCAATTGTTTGTTGGTCCATCCTGCATCAGCTAGACCAATTCCAATTCCTTTATATGCGTTAGTAACATCAGCAGTACCAAGTGCGGCTGACAACAATGCATATACATCACCTGCACGACCTGCGGCATCATAGGCAATGGCCTTGTCTGTGAACACCACACGCTCGTGATCAGCAAGGTTAAATTCCACATTGGTGGCCAATGTGCTGTCTAATTCAATTTTACCAGCAGTCTTGGCAACGGTGTATTCGGTACTTGCACCACCGACCGTATAAGTGTCAACACCTGCGGTGCCAGTAACATCAACTGTGATATCAACTGTGCCGTCACCTGCACGACCTGTACCTACTACACCAAATGTAGCAATCTTACCTGCTGTGCCAACTGTGGCCACTGTGACGATTAGGTTGTTGGCCGCTGTTCCACCTAGTGCTGTACCAGCAAGAGTGATAGTGTCACCTGCAACATAGCCCGAACCTGAGCTGGCCGCAAGTGAGTCAAGGACCACAGAATATGTTCCGTTGGTCTTTGTAACATCAAATATGGCTCCGTCTCCTGTGCCACCTGTTAAACCTGTAACATTTTGGTAAGTTGTGTTTACCGGTTTGTCTTTGATTGTAATTGTCGTTGTCATAATTTTCCTTTATAGTATGATTTATAAACAAACTGTTTATGTTACTATTGTACATGAATTTAATTACAAAACATGTGCGTGTACGCACATGTTTGACACGATTGTCCAGAATATATTGCCAAAAGAAAAGGCTCCTAAGAGCCTTCTCCCCACCGACCACATTCCACGCAAATAGTCAGCTGTCGGTGTCGAACTTAGTCCTTGCTTTTCAACAAGAATCTGTTGCTGATTGCCTTAAAGGATTGATCAAGTGAGTGTGCCTTAAGCACAATGCCTTCTCTTTCCGTTTGAGCATTAAGGTTACTTTTGCCTTCTGCAAATTTCAACATGTTGGCAATGGTCACAATGCCCAGTGAGTCATACAGTTCGGCACTATATGCTAGTACAGGTACATGCATCAGCTGGTACAGCTCACAAAACTCATTTCGTTCTACTGGATTGAAATAGCGTTTGGCATCTATGTCATAAATGTCAAAAGTGTAAAAACTTTGACCTTTAATTTTGTAAGGATTCCCCTGAATGCCTTCGCCTACAATTTCACCTTGTACAGCAAGATTGCGACCGCTTTCGATAATGGCCGTGATGATCTGATCACGGTGTGCCACTTTCCAAAGTGTATTGCCTTCTGTGTCCTTTAGATTTAGGTTACGGCTACATACTCCATGATCATCACCATTGACATACACTGTCATTGACGAACCATCCAGCTTCTCGGTAACTTCCCAATTGACTCGGTCAGCCTGCCATTGTGCAAACTCTGTGCTTAGGTTTTGAACACGCTCTTGGTCTGTCTTTGGAATAAATGTTGGGAACAGACCACGCACTTCGCCTGCCAAGTGTGCTGGCACAGGTGGATCGTATTTTACGATGCCTAAAATTTCAGTGACATCAAACGGTTCATCAGATGCCAAGCGAGTCTTATGAAATGCCTCTACCACTTTGGGAAAATCCCAGTACCTAAGAAGCAAGCCTTGGCTTAATTGGCCGCGAAGTTTTACTGTACGCAGACGCTCACCTGGAATGCCATCGTATACTCGAGGCTCTTGACCTTTGCTGAGGAACGGGGCAAGTGCTGTGGGAATCCAACTGTCAATTTCACAATAGACAGCCACGTCTCCCACTTTGAATTCATCCTTTTTAATGACCACAGTCCAGCCACCAACCACTGCACATTCAATTGCGTCAGCATCTGGGATTGCCCGGATTTCGTCAATCGTTCTCATGGTTGCTAGTTTACGCATATCATATTCCTAAATACGGGAGGCATTGCCTCCCGGTAACTTCAGCTATTATTCTGCTCGCTTCATTACAGTAGTTTCTGCAAGACGCTTCCAACGATCGCCAGCACCTGACATCTTCTTCAAGTCTGCAATCTTAATAACACTACGCAAGCTCAACTCGCGCAAGCGATCCTTGTTAGTGTCAACATACTCATAAATTTCTTTAGTAGCACCTTCTTCAAAATCATACGCATCCAACATACCATCCATGGTGATCTGTTTGATACGCAACATTTTGTCGCGGGTGGTATCCATTGTCAAGTCCAGATAGTGACAACGGCTCTCCAATGCTGTCAAGTGATCCTTGAGTTTGGCAGACCTGACATGCTCAAACTTAATGTTGGTAATGAAAATTGCACTGCCTTTAAAGTCAAACTTGTCTGGCACACCTTCTGAACGCAACATGCGGCTGTCAGTGTTCCAGCTGATAGTGCGCTTCTTGCTAGTATCCAAAGCGGCTTTCAAAATGTTCAAGCTCAAGTCGTCAAGCAAGATGCTGTCACAGTCGTCAAACACCAGCACATTGCCTTCGTCGCTGTACTGATACAGTTTGCAATACAAACCAATGGCGCTCATTGCACCTTTGACCACTTCGTAGCGAGGACGAGTGCCGCCAATCTTGTCAAACATTGCGGCCTTGTTGAGAACTTTCTCAACGCCAAAGCTCTTACCCACGCCCGGAGGGCCAACAACAATCATTGCACGGACTGAGCCGTCGACTGCGCCTTCTGTCATTTCTTCCAAAATGTCAAAACGCTCACGAATACGGGTAATTGCTTCTTGGTCTGTTTCTAATTGCATTGGCTTTTCTTTGCGCTTGGGTGCATCGTAGTTAGCTTCAATGCTGGTTGTGGCGCAATCCGCGGCACTGGCTGGCTCAACGTCACGCATGGATGCCACTTTAATACGCACCTCACGACCAGCAAACTCGCCAAGGCTTTCGTCACCTAGTACAGTAACATAGCCACCTTTGGTGCCTTCTTTGTAATCTGCAATCAACTGGAAAGTCTGATTGTTAATGTTGAAGCTACGGTAGGTACCGTTCTTGATAGTAATGTATGCTGACATTTTTGGGTTCCTTTGCGTGGAATGATTAAACACAAACTCTATTATGCTACAAAACAGACTACTTTGCAACCTCTATTTTTGCTTTGTTGCATTTTTGCAACACGGGTTGTTTTAGTAGTGTTTTCCTGCATCATGTATGTATTATATGCTGGCTATGCCCAAAGGTCAACCTATTTTTTGCACTTTCTGGTGCTGTAAGTCGTTGATTTTGTTGGAGTTTTTACATTATCAGCTTAAAAAGTGTGAGATTTTTGCACTTTTTGCTGTTTTTTAGTTAGTGCGTACTAACTTAACTCTGCATCTTCCATGCCTGCTACACGAAGCTTGATTACATTGCTCAATTGCCATTGCTTGATATCAATGCCTTTTATTAGTCCCAGGAACTTGTTCCTAATCAGTGCAAACTCATTGACAATACTATCCATGTCACACACGTCTGGTTCGCCGTCCACATACTTTTCAGCGTCGCGACTGGTCAGTGTGCGGTTGTAGTGTTCTGTAAATTCTCGAAACTTGGCACTACGAAGTTTTCTTAATTCAATATTGAGATGCTCAAGTATTGCTTCTATCTCTTGCAATTGGTTGAATCGATATTCTACAATACCTGGCATGTCTCTGCTGGCTCGCTCTAGGCTACCAGACATTTTTAACTCGGCTCGAGCCTCGGCCAATTGGTTTTCAAAGTAGGCAATACAGTCAGGTAACTGACCAATATCACCGGCTACTTTTCTATACCATTGACTCATCAATATTCCTCTTCATCATCTGATTCAGATTCTTCATCATCACCTAGAATTTCCGAAAATGCATTATCCAATGCAGAGTCTGATCCTTTTGCATCTTTACGGCAACCTTCTAAGTCTACAAAATTTTCCGCCACTCTTAAAAAGGCCAGTGCCGCATCTTGTCTTTCTTTTTTATCAATATAGGGTTTAAGAGCCAACCATGTTTCGGCTAACATTTCTCCAGATTCTGTCATGCTAATTAATTCTCCAAAAAGTATATCGTTTTGATACAGCGATACTTAGTCGCATCAATTATTTTGTTTTGCCATTTGTGAAAGGTATTCTTCATTGTGAATCCATTTATTCTTTACCAAGAAACCCCATTCTCTTTGCTTTGGTCCAGGCACGAACAATGACCAACATGTAATATCTGGGTCAAGCTCGATGCGATGATAAGACCTACTGCTACAGATTCTAAAGTGACCAGGTTTTCTCCAATGGGCTAATTCGCCAAACTTGTTGCCGTGTTTATCAAATTGAGGAATCCATTCATAGTATCCGCCTTTTAGAATCAATGTAAAATACGGCCACGGATGATCATGCACATCATCTGGATCACTTTTGCAAAACTTGTGTACAAAGATGTTGAACGGAAACCATGTACGATCTTTAAGAAACACATAGTAGCGTTCCAACAACGGTTCACTGCTTCGACGATCTAAAATAATTCTGTGTCGTCCAAGTCTTTGCATTAGTTTTTTAATCATCTACAAACCCACTTAGTATTGCATATACTCCATCTGCACTTCTTTCAATCCTTACTTGATTGCTAAAGCCAGCATACTGAAATACGCCTTGTTCAACTCGTTTAAAACAGTCAATCATAATTTCTGGTTCACCCATAACATCTGCATGAATCATTTCTGCTTCGTACAATGTTTGAAGCTGTTCGATCAAAGTTTTTATCAGCATAACATATTATAACATAAAATGTTGTCAAGGCCAATAGGTATCTTGTCCAAGTAGGGCTCTTATGGATTGAAACTCTTTCCAGGCTTCTCTATACATGGGATTGTTTACCATCATGTCGTTGTGCTTGGCTCTGTTGTCAAGGTAAAAACTTGTTGGAGAAGTATCCTGTTCGTCTGCATATTTGATTACATGATTCAATCTGGACTCGTACATCTGCCATTTTTTAAGCGTTGCACCTGTTACTTCAATTTTATAAAGATGCTCTTCATGTTCGGGCCATGTAATTGCTGTGTCAATGTCAGGCGATTCTCTAAAAGAAAGCGGCTGGAAAAATGCACGGCGTAAGGGTCGCTTTTCAATGACCCTTACTCCTTGTTCCTGCAACCATTCAGCATGGCTGTCGGACATCTTTACTCCTCAGCTACTTCTGCGTCTATTTCGCCATTGGGGCTAATAGCGCCTTGGTAGGCCAAGTCTGTACCACGGGCTACAATGTCTGCCATGATCTTATCTAAAATTCCATCGGAGTAACCTTTACGGAATTCTTTAATAATCTCACCATCCAAGGTAGTGTAGGAAAGTTTGTTGCCTTCTTTCTTGAGCCAACCGCGAGCTTCAAACAAGTCTACTAGGCCGCTGTATGGATCCATACCAGTGGTCCACGGAATTTCTACTTGCACACTTTCAAAGGGTTTTGAATAGCGTGTTTTCATAATCTTACAAGCGGCACGAATACCATTTACTGTAGTGGTCTTGTTGCCATCAGCATCAACTTTGAGTTTGAGCTTTTTCATAGCCACCACCATTGAGCTGGCGTAAACAAAGCCTGATCCACCGGTGATTTTGTCATCGGGGTCAAACATGTCTTGGCTTGCGTAAGTGTGGTTGGTGACAACCAAGCCAACTGGATGTGGTGCAATACGATTAACAGTATTCTTAATAAGAGCCGTCAATGCCTTGGCCTTACGACCCATGTCACCTTTCATGTCACCTGCTTCAAACTGGTTAATGTCTGTTGGAGTCAACAACATACCAACAGAGTCGATTACAAACAATACTTTCTTTTGTTCTTCGTATGGAAGATCTGCGTAGGCTTCTTTGTATTCTTTCATGAACTCAGAGATAAACTTTGCCACTTCGTCAATCATTGATACACCAAAGCGCATCAACTTATCCGGAGCAGTATCAATGCCCAATGAACGTAACCATTCTTCGTCCAGTGCATTTTCACTGTCTAATATAACTGGAAGGATATCCAGCTTTTGTGCATGTCGAACCAGGTTACCTGAACAGATATAACTTTTACCTGAACCAGATTCACCGGCAAACATTGTTACCTTGCCAAGTGGAATGCCACGACCAAAGTCGCCGGTCATCAAATAGTTAAGTGTATGATTGCCTGTGCTGATCCAATCTCTTGGATCGTTAAAGCCAGAACTCATTGCTGGAATGGCTTTGGTTAAGTTTTTACGAAACTTAGAAACGTCAAATGCTTTCTGTACCATTGTATTATCCTTATAGATGATAGGAGGGTAGATCTCTACCCTCCTTTGTTCAATTAAGCTGAACGACTACGAATCATCTTTAGGATGTCATCGACGCTGGGCTTTGCGGCTCCAGCAGGTGCGGCCACTGCGGTTGTTACTGTCGGAGCAGGCGCGGCCACTGCGGCAGGCTTGCTTGCTACTACTGGAGTGTCTTCATCAGCGTCAGCAACTGCCCCTGCTGTAGAAGCAGATGCGGTAAGTTGAACACCACTTGGACGATAAAACTTGCTCCACTTTTCTGGATCATACAACTGACCATCAACACTGGCTTCAAACATTTCCATGATAGCACGAACTTCGTCTACACCTGGACGCTTGGGCATAAAGTCGTTCAAGTTGAACAGGCCGTGTGTTGCAATTGCTTGCAATTCCACTTCGTTCAAGCCACGCTCTTTACGTGCCCAACCTGATGTTGAGTAGTCAGCATAGCCACCCTTTTGCGTCTTGTTCAAACGGAAGTCTGTGCCACGCATGTAGTCTGTTGGCAATTCTTCCATGTCAGGATCCATTAAGGCCTGTTTGATCAAGGTAAAGATCTGTGGGCTGATGATGAAACGGCGCACTGGATTTTCTGGAACACTTGATTCTTCCATTGGGCTGTTGACAACAAAACCTTGGAAAACATAACTGCGTTTCTTCCAATATTTGCGTCCAAGTGTTTCCATGTTGGGATCTTTGAACCAAGGACGGATTGTTGCGTGAACTGGACATGTTTCGTTCCACATTTCAACGCAAGGTACTTGAACAATAACTTTCTTGTTTTCGTCTTGTCCCTTGACTCCCGGGAACTCAATACGAATCATTTGACGCTCACGCCAAAAGAATGTATTTGTGTCATCTCCATCTGGGAGAAAACGCATTGATGCGGATGTGCCTTCGGGGATATTCCAGTGTGCGTAAATTGCGTTATCACCGGTGCTGGTATTAGAACCACCAGACTTTTGTGCTTGCTCGGCTAGGCGAGCGCGGATTTCTGCTAAAGTTGCCATGATAAATTTCCTTTATGTATTAGCCAATAATAGTGTCAGACCCTATTGGGTCAAACAACACACGCTTCAATTGTTTGGGCATGTGTTGTATTATACTTATGATTGCAGTCAAAGAGCAATAGCCAAATCAATCTATTTTTGTCATTTTGGGCAAATGCGTTTAAATTGGTGTTTTGGTAAATATCTCAAAGCCACGACCCTGGCAAAAAGGAAAAATACAATGTCAACTCGTAAAATTAATACCATCAAGGTAAACGATGTAACACCAACCGACCACTTGGGACGGTTAGGTGAAATCACCTACAGAGACGGATACTTGTACTACCACGATGGTGTCACCCCAGGTGGTGAACTAATCAGTGGTGGCAGTGGTGGCGGAGGCGGACCTACAAGCTGGAGTAGCGTTACAGGCAAGCCCAGCTTTGCCACTGTTGCTACAAGCGGATCTTATGCTGACTTAACTGGCAAACCAAGTATCCCAAGTAAAGTAAGCGACTTAACAAACGACAGTGGGTTTATTACCAGTGTTGCCTGGACGGATGTCTCTGACAAGCCAGCATTGTTCTCAGGTGCCTACACAGACTTAACTGGAAAACCAGCATTGTTCAGTGGCGACTACGATGACTTGACCAACAAGCCAACATTGACCACGGGACCTGCTGGTAATGATGGCGCCGCAGGCGCACAGGGACCACAAGGCGAACCAGGAGCCGCAGGCGCACAGGGACCTGCTGGTAATGATGGCGCCGCAGGCGCACAGGGACCACAAGGCGAACCAGGAGCCGCAGGCGCACAGGGACCTGCTGGTAATGATGGCGCAGCCGGAGATCCAGGAGTAGGTGTACCGACAGGTGGTACAGTAGGACAAGTTCTTGCTAAAATAGACAGCACTGATTATAGCACAGAGTGGGTAACACCCGCTAGCGGCAGTGGCCCAACAAACGAAATTACTAACACAAGTCCAGAAGGCTCTATATATTCTGTTAGCGTAGGTACTGATGGTGTTGTTACTATGACAACTGCTCGTGGTGGCATTGAGTTCGGTGCCATGCCAGAAGTTGGCGGACCTTCACACTTCCACATCATGCGTCCAGCGGGACAAAATTCGTCAACTGATTTGTACTTTGGTGATGACTACAACTATGTTAAGATGCCAGGACTTTATGGATCAAATCCAACTACACAACAAGGTGTTGAAATTGGTTCCAGCATCAACGAAGGCACAGTCAGCGTTTGGAAGTTTGGCACAGATGGTACTACCACATTCCCAACGCTAACAGTACCTATCAGCGACAATGCTAATCCAAGTGGCACTGGGCAAACTATAAAGTTCAGCGACTCCTCACAGCAGGCCATCATATTTGGACCAGCATCAACATCAGAAACTAATTCCGCTCAACGTATTATTATACAAGGTGCACCTGGATATACGGGAACTGGTGGCGAAGGTGGCGATGTTTACTTGTGGGCTGGACCGGGCGGTGACACAGATGGTAATGGCGGTGATATCAAAGTCCGTGGTGGCTATGGCAATGGCACTGGTGGCGGTGGATACCTAAACTTCCAAGCAGGCGATAGTGCCACTGGTCAGGGCGGATACATCAATATTGAAAGCGGGGAATCTGGAACCCAGGGCCAGGGTGGTGATATTGATATTCGGGCTCGTAGTGGTGGAGACATTGATATCCGTGCTGATGGTGGCGGTGAAATAACACTACTCACACAGTCAGTAGGTGGAAATGAACACAATTGGCAGTTTGGCAACAGTGGTTCATTAACATTGCCTGGTGGTGGTATAATCACAGATAGTGTTCAAACTGTGACCATAAGTGGTGCTGGAACCTCAGAGGTGAATCAAACATACAACATAGTCTCCAATGGAGTGTATGTTGGGCAAACTGATAGTGCTTACCAAATTGACTACCCGGAGGCACCGTCTACCACATACAAACTACGCATCAACACTGATGCCGGAGGGTTTTATGAATCTGAGGATCTTATCACCTGGACTATTGTGGCCGGTGCAGGTGGTGGTACAACACCTGTCCCTACTGGTGTCATAGTTCCTCAACGCATCACGGTCACTGTTGACTCAAGCAGTTGGAAGTTTGGCGCAGATGGTGATCTAGTATTACCCGCAGGCAAAACAATTAGAGACACAAGTGGCATAGATTTATTGGCCGACGACACAACATTATTAGAACCATACAAGGGCTTTAGAGCGCACTATGGTACCATGTACAATGGCACGGATGATGAAAACGGTCCCATCAACAAACTGGTAATTTACAAATCCACAGCGTCACCTAGCAGTGCCATTGACACCAGCACTGAAAGTGATGACTTTCGAGTAACAGGCTTGACCGGCAGTGATGTTGTGGCCATGTTGGTTGTTGTCAGTGATGGCACTGATTTTGAAATACAAACTCCCACTGCAACACTAAAGACATTTGTAGAAAAGATCATTGATGAAGTTATCTTAGACGAAGGAGTCGAAGGTGATGTAAACACCGTGTCAGCAATGAGAACAGCATTCTACGCTAACTTCAGTAACTTTAACACAGTGATTCCCAATGTAAAAGTTGACCTTGCGTTCTTCACTGTCAATAATCAGTTCAACATCAGTCCTCTATTTACTACAGGAGAAGGTGCAACATTTAGCGGCATAAGCTATAACATGGTCAACGACACGCTGGACTTGGGTAATTGGGGTCAATCAAATCCAGGTACACACGAAGTAGGTGACGTATATGTGATTCTTGGTAATACAATTCAAGATGCCAACAGTAATTTTCTTTTAACACCAGACAACGATGTTACTGTAACAATTACTGGTGTTAGTGGCGGCGCAATTCAAACTTATACTGTAACAGGTACATTGCCTAGACCAGCAGAAATATGGCCAAGCACAAGTATCAGTGACGGTGGCGATGATGAATACGATGGTGCTAATGCTATTCACACCAACTTGGCCACAGAAATTAGTTACCGTGGCGGTGATGTTTACATTGAAGCAGATGAGTTTAACAGCAACGGCGAATCCACTTATGTTGTAACTTATCAAGCAGGTATTTTTGGTATATTTGCCACAGGCTGTGACATCAGCACTATAGGCACCAGCGGGGAGGGCGGCTATGGCAACGACAGCAGTAGTAGTGGATTTGACGGTGATGGCATTGCTGTCACTGGTAGCTTATATGGCGACAGCGAAAACGCAGTCGACATTGGTGACTTTGTGTTTACTAATTCCACACTTACTGCCACAGGCAACGGTGGCGACATGTTCATCAAAGCAGGGGACGATCTGTGGCTGGATGCACTACAAGATGATGTTCATATTCGTGCCAGCGGTGATGTTAGAATCAAAGTTGGCTATGATTTTGCCGAGGATACAGCACAATCTGAGTGGCAATTTGACACCGCTGGTTACATCTACTTTCCAGACGGTAGCCAACAAGGAACTGCTTATACTGGTGACTATGATGATTTAACTAACAAACCAACTATACCAACCAGCTTCAGTAGTTTAGTCAACGGTTCTTTCACTGCAAGCCTTGGCACAGACGGCGTACTAACACTACCCGAAGGTGGCACTATAGATAACACACCAACAATCGTTACTGTTACAGTAGACCAGTTAACTTCTATCACAGCCTGGACTGGAACTTTGGTTTTTACTAGAGTCAGTGACATTTTATATCAAGTATTACCAAGTGGACCAACTATGGAACTGGTTGTCGATACTTGGAGACTGAGGTTTCAAACTGGTACATGGTACGAATCAACAGACCTTATAAATTGGGGAAATGTTGCCGGTTCATCACCTGCACCGGTTGGTACTCTGGAGATATTGGAGACAATGAACCTAACAGTGGATAGTAATGAATGGATCTTAGATAATAATGGCACATTAACATTGCCCTCAGGTGGCACTATCTCGGAAGGCGGTGGATTTACTGGTGCTATTCGACTAACGCCTGCAGGTGGCTCCAACGAATATCAAGCATTGGTAATTTATCCAACTGGCACAGGAGATGGTGATCACATACACTTGACCGCAGGTGGTGGCACCACTGAACTGTATCTTGGCAGTGACAGCCACTTTGTCAAGTTGGCAAATGATGGCGCTGTAGTAATACAGGCCAATGATGGCGTATCTAGTAATCAACAATGGCTGTTTGACACAGCTGGTAAACTACAACTACCAGCAGGTGGTGATATTGTTGACAGCACGGGCACAACAGTATTAGGTAGTGGAACTACATTGCCCGCAAATGCCAGTGGTTATTTGGTCAACGATGGTGCTGGTGCGTTGTCCTGGGCCGCGGGTGATGGCACATTCAGTGGCGCTTACGCAGATCTAACTGGCAAGCCAACATTGTTTGATGGTGCATACAGTAGTTTAACTGGCACACCAGCATTGTTCTCAGGTGTTTATGCTGACTTGACTAGCAAGCCAACATTGTTTGATGGCGACTACAATAGTTTAACCAACAAGCCAACCATCAGAATAGCTGTGGCAACTGGCAGTGGTCCTGGTGGCAACTTGCAAGCAGATTCACTGGCCTTGGCTGGTCTTAACCCCACCGAAAACATACCATCAACTTGGGGTGGCGACCTAATACTTCAAGGTGGTGTAGGTGGCGCCAATGGTGACTTGTATGGTGAAGTTAGAATCAAAAGCGGTACAATTGGTGCAAATTATGAATGGCACTTTACTACTGATAAGAAAATTAAATTACCAGCAGGTGGCGACATTGTCAACAGCACTGGTACCAGTGTAATGGGTGGTAGTGGTAGTTATGCTCCAGCAAATGCCGGTAACTGGGCAGGTACTGCTCCTACTACAATAGCCGAAGCATTGGATCGAATAGCTGCCAAGCTTGCGTCTTCGGGTAGTGCTAACATGCCTTAAAACAGAAAAGCCCCGCAAGGGGCTTTTTCTTTGGAAGTTAAATTGAATTAACCCAGTAACTTGTTTAGTGCGTTGTCTAATTCTGCTACTGCTTCGCTGACCAGGCTATTGTCAACTGTATCTGTATTTGGTAAAGCGTATTCGTTGATGTCGGTTAGGTCACCTGTGCGAGCGGCTCTCTCCATCATTCTGCGAAGCATTATTACTTCGTTTCTACCTCGTTCACGAATTTGATTTACTTGTGCGGTTTCGCCAAGCTTTTTAGACCAGCGTAACAATTCCATAATTTCTTTACGGCGTCTGCTGATCTCAAGAATCTTTTCACCTGCATTGTCCCACGGCTTGCCACCTGACTCAACATGCAATGCCATTACTCTGGCGCCCAGTAAATGATTGAATGGGAAACGAAAACGCTCTCCATCTTTTTCAATAAACAGGGCCTTGATGTTACGGCTACGGGCTCCAGGCTTTTCTTCAGTTACACTTTTAGAGTGTGCCAATCTAACCTGTGTGCCACCCAATGGATGATAGCTAATTTTTAAACTGTTGCGACTTTCTATTACTTTTTCAGTTCTGTGACTCAATTGCTTGGGCTTGATTTCGCCGTCATAACTGCGGATAGTTGTACCGTACAAATATCTACGGGCTATAGCTTGTATTCTTGGTTTAAAATCTTCTTCTAACCAATCGGTATCAGTTTTAATAGGATCGTACCAAATTTCAATATCGGTATTCTCGTGATTGATAAAAACCATTACGCCCAATTTTGGCAAATAGTTATATACAGCGTCGTCTTGTTTTAAGGTGCTGTTACCATCTTCATCCTGAAAATTAGCATCGTGGCTAACTCCTGCTACACTGGCAGATACTTCCCTGGCTAAGTCTTCTTTTGTTGACATAAATGTATTTACCTTATAAGAAGCCAATTGGCATAGGGCGCAGTATTTCTTCTGTCCCTGCATTAATAAGTCGATCGTATGTTTTAGCGTCCCAAGTCATAATAACTTCTACCATACGCAATACCAGTATAGTTGCCATTACCAAGTCATCTGTTTCGCCATCTTTAGCGGCAAAACTTGCTCCGCGGGCAATAAAGTTCTTAAGTTCTCGTAGCAAGTTATGACTATAAATTGTCATCTTATCACTTTCTACATAATTCTTTAGTCGCATACATGCTGATATTTTTGTTTTGTGAGTAGTAGCAAAGCCGCGGCGCCCCTTGCTTTGTCCTGCTCTGCGTACTTCTTGCACAAATGTACCAGAAATATTTTGTTCTCCATACTCCCTTACACTAATAAGTGCCGCTTCACCAATTGTGTTGTTTTCTACTGACCAATATAATTCTGCACTATTCCCAGTTTCTTCTTTTAGCCAATTTAAAATGGCAACAAGTGTACGCAATTGCCCTTGAATGTCGGTTTTATTATGTTGCCATTCAGCTATTTGTTCTAGTTCAGGTAGTTTGAATACTTGAATGGCCGCTGGGTCGCTACCTGTGCCCAAACTAGGATCCCAACCAATTACATACGCACCTTGCGGTTGTGGATATTTGAAAATTCTAACTTGTCCCAGCTTGCCACTGGGTTCTTTGCTTTCCATTGTGATTAACTTCATTGAGTTAACCAGTGTTTCGTCTGCAATGATAAATTCACATTCGTGTTCGCGCAAGAAACGTTCTTCACCAATTTTAACACGTTCAGTTGCGGCCCAAGCCTCATCGCGATCAGGATGCGAGTTCCAAATAAATTTAATGCTGGCAAATCCATTACGACCCAGTCCGGTGGCATTTGGATTACCATATGCATCAGTTTTCTTGGTAGCGTCTTTCCAAATACGTGCAAATTGGTCATCGTCTTGATTAGGTGTACTAGTAATAATACACTTACCACCTGTACTCAATGTAGGACTGATTGAAGTCCAGAACTCACTGGCTATGCGTGGTTTAACGAATGCAAACTCATCGCAATAAATCAATGACAGTGACATACCACGTGCTGTTGTTTCTGTTGTTGTGGTTGATACAATACGACTACCATTGTCAAAGTCAATACTACCTTTGTTGTAGCTTGTTGCACCAGCTTTTAAAAATGTTGGAAGTGTTTCGTATGTATAGCGAACCCTTTGCATAATCTCTTGTGCACCGGCAAATTTATGGGCCGCAATAAGAATAGTTTGATCTGCCATAAACATTGCTCGCCAAACTAGGTAAGCGGCCGCACATGCAGTCTTGCCCATCTGTCGTCCTAACATGTTGATGCTGTAACGATTGTTGTGATAACAATCAATCAGTTCACGTTGATAATCAAACAGCTTGAATTGAACTTTACCTCTGGTTGGATGTTGCACCCAGCAGTACGTGTCGATAAAGTATATAGGATCTTGAGCGCACAAGGCAAGTTCACGGACATTATCGTCCGTGAACTTTTCTACCTTGAATGGAGCCTTTACAAAAGTATTCTCAAGTGCCATTGCTGGCCTCCAATCTTACTTTTTACGAGCGATGTTTTCAGAAACAAACTTTCTGTATTCACCCATTGCAGTTTCAAACTGTTCTTCAACTGTAACTGTGTGAGTACCATCACCCATTGGGTTTTCACCTTGACCGTTAGCACGGTTTGCGCCAAAGTCTTTACGGCCTGCAGCCTGGCCACGAGCCGATGGCAAGTTGTCAAACAACTTTGGCTCTGGCATACTTGTACCTTCGGGGCTGTTTGCAAGTTTGCCTTCTGCAATTCCTGCAAGAGCTAAAATACGACTGTATTCTTGCTGACCTTCATATACACCTTGGCCATATATATTGTTTGATATTGCTGGTGCGTCTTCTTTGACTTCTTTGTCTTTGTCTGCCCAATCAGGAATGCCATCACCATCTTCGTCAGGCTTCTTGTTGTCGTCTTTCTTTTCGGCTTTGTCGTCTGACTTTTTGCCACCTTTGGCAGCAATCATTTTTGCAAATGCGGCCTTTTGTGCGGCGCTTTGTGCTTCGTTGGTAACGCCAGCAAGTTGAAGGATACGAGCAGATTCGCCAGACGATTCATGTAAACTATCAAATGCCAGTTCGTTTGCAAGTTCACCGTGCTGATCATTGAGTTCATCCATTTCATCATCACTTAGGTCTGTGCCGTCAGTGAACGAAGCTTGGCTGATGTATGCATCACTAAAATCTGGATAGTCTCTGGAATCCACACCATCAACTTGAAGACTGGCTCTGTCAACTTCTTTGCCAGAAATCATAATGCCTGATGCTTCGTTAACATAACCAGATTCTTTAACTTCTTCTTCTTCTTCTTTTTCAGGAACTGCACCTGCTGGAACTGGTGTGTCGTCTTCGTGGTCGTCTTCTGATCCACCATAATTGCCCGGCCCTGCTTTGTGAACTTGTCCTGTTGGAGTCTGTGTAACTGTTCCACCTTTGGAAGTTCTTGAAACATCACCAACTGCTTCGTGGGCAATTTTTTCTTCTTGCTCATCTTCGCCGCTGTTGGACATATCGGCTACATCACCACTGTTGGCCATTTCACCACTGTTACTCATATCACCGCTGTTGGCTCCAACATACATAACTTCTGGTTCGCTTGCACCAATTTCTGCGGCATGATCAGTTATGTCATGGTCGCCGTCACCGTCAACATCGCCCATTGGGGCTTCGCCACCTAACGTAATACCTGCTAAACGAAGAATGTTGCCAATTTCGTCTGCACTATCTGTCGTAACACTAATGTTCTTTCCTGGCATAGAAATTGTTACTGACATTTGCTCGCCATTTCCATCTGAAGTCATTTCCTGACCCTCCATGTCATCCCAACATTCTTCTATGCCTTCTTTGGCTAATCGAATGCCTTCGTTTAATTTATTATTTGTTTTCATTACTTTGTTCCTTTAGTTTGCACTTTAGGATTCTTTACAGAACTTAAAGGACTCAGGCTAGTTTTTACTTCAAAGTCGGGTTTGCTTTCTTTAGCATCAGACTTGATGCCAGCCTTAACAATATTTGCTTTGGCATCTGCGCGACTCTTGTCAAGATCTTTTAACAAATTTTGTGTATGCTTATCCCCAAAACATTCTTCTGCTGAAACTGCATTTGCTTCTGCCGCTGTGTAGTCAGTGCCTGTAATGGCTTCTACTTGTTCTTTGGCTTCTGCTTCTATTTGTTGTTCCACTGGCTCATCGCGCCCAAATACTTTTAATGTACCCTCGGATGCAAATAACAATGTACGAAGTTCTGATTCCAGTGTTGGCATGCTGACTGGCAACCTTGTTACCACATCCATAATAACAATTTCATGTCCAGCATACTGTGAAAAGTCCATTGGCTGTGCTTGAAGCATTAGTTTTTCTGGACGACCTACTTCCAGTGCGTCATATTTCTTCATATGTCGCTCTACTATTTCAAGTTGACTTTCAGTTGGCTGAAAAACCATCTTGATACGATAGCGATGTTCTCGCTGTAATTGATTAATGTACTCTAATAAAGTGGGCATAATTAAATCCTCTCATAAGACTATTTATTGTTACCCGCACTCTTTAGGATGGCTTTGACAATGTCGTTACGATTTCCTGTAATACCTGCATCTGTAGCATCAATTACATTGTTCGAATCGTTACCTTTTTCGTTGTCCAGTCTTGCTTTACGCAATTGTAGTTCAACCATTTTAAGTTTTTTGTCTATTTTTGCTGTTTTGGCGTCAACTGCTGTTTTAAGTAGCTGTGCCGCAACTTCAAATATTTTACCAGCATTCCTATCATCAACATTAAAACCCAAATCCATCAAGCGATCACTGTGCTCTTGTGCGAGATTGGCCAAAATGTCAAGCTCACGCTCAGCATTTGCCATATCTGTTACTGTTGGTAACGCCAAGTCAACACGATTTGCCATATCAATTGTAGCTATGGCAGTATCTAGTTCGCTCTGTATTTCTTCAGGTAGCTGAGAATCTTGAGTGTCTTGTTCGAGGTTAGCTTCATCAATCGGTGGGAAGCCAAAAACCTCTTCTAATTTTTTAGTCATGCAATTACTTATGACTATTTGCGTCGTTTCTTAGTCGGATTGGCGTTGTTAAATATATCTTCTTCAGTTAGAACACGAAAAGTAGCACCCATGCGTTTGCACCATGCTCTTGCGGCTGTCCATTTAACCATATTAAGTACTACTGCGGCCTTTTCTTGTTGACTACGAGCAAGTTCCATTACTGCTTGTGCCTTGGGTTTAATTTCTACTAACTCTGCTTTCCTGCCTGCAGGACCCTGATACACTACAAAGAAGTCTGGCACATAAAATGTATCTTTACCAGTGAATGGATTACGATAAGGTATACGAACATTTTCGCTTGCCCAACTAACTACGCTAGGATGATTATCACAAAAGCGCATGAATGTCAATTCCCAGCCACTGCGATACTTTGGAGACCCGTTGCCCACATACTTTTCAGGGTGTAGTACTGTGTAGTTTCCTTGAGTGTAATTGTTTGCCATTACAATTCACGGGCTACCAATCCTGACACAGTCTTTACTGAGTCTTTCCTGTATCGAATAGTGCTGGGTAAATTTTTATTAATTATATCAAGGATGGGTTGCTCAACATCAAGCTGGCCGTCACGAATGCTATTATCTAAGAATTTTTTAAAATCAATGTCAAGGTCTTGACATAATTTCCAAAAAGATAATACCAAGCTTTCTGCAGGAGTCCTACTAAGTCCAATGGCCAGTATGCGTTGTACCGCTTTATCAAATTCAACTTGTGGTATTACTTTATAATTCATGATCAATAAACCTTATCGCGTGGTGCCTTAATGCGGCCATGCCCCGTTGCAGTATCTGGTGGCTGTTTGTATATGCCCGCTTGTTCCAATTGTACTTGTCTAGATACAATTTCATTACCTTTTGCATCATTTGGTCTTGATCGGATCACGCTGGTACCTTCTCTTACTGTATTTGGTGCAGGTTCCTGAGATTTTAAATTGGCATTGGCAGAAGCTATGCCGGCGTCACTGGTTCTAGTTTGAGTTGGATATTTTGAGCCATCTCTTTGGGCGGCGGCATCTGCCGCCAGTTTGGCCATTTGCTGGGACTGTGGTGAATTGCTCAATGGAGGATTTTTCTTAAGATTTTCAATATAGGATTTTTTATATTCTTCGCTATAAGTAGAATTTTTCATGTTAGCTTCTTCTTGTGTAACAAGATCTTTATGCTTTTGAGTAAGCTCTGGTTGTTTATTTGAAGTTGCTGGTATGTTACTTCCTGTACTTGGGTTTACTGTTCCTGCGGCCACACTATTTGTTGAAGCGGTTCCGTTTGCTGTTCCACCAGGCCATGCACGGGCCGCTTCTCTAGCGGCATTGGCCTGTGCGGCACGATCGCGTAAACTGCCAGGTCTGATATTTGGATTGCCCAGGCGTGTTTGATTTGTCATAGTAGGATTGCCAGTAGCGGCGCCGCCGCCTGTGACTGTGCCGCCAGCATTTGTCCAAGCGTTTCCAAAGTCAGGTTTTTTAGTCTCAGCAACAGCATCTGCCTTTGGCGGCTTGGTAATAGGAGTAAAAGAAGAGGATGTCTTTTTATCATTTGATATCACTGGCTTTGGAGGCTTTGGTAATGGTTTAATAAGTGTTGGCGGAAACTTTGGAGTAGGACCTTCAAATCCAGGGCCTTTTAAATCTTCGTAACGAACGGTAATTGTCCATAGTACAGGATCACTTGTTGAGTAGTCTAACGTATCATGCTGAGCATCAACGATGAAAGCATTTGTCAAGGTGTATACTTTGGGGGCGGCGCCAGGTGCAGATAAGTTTTTCATTGTGATTTCAATTGTCAATGGTTTAAATTTACTGGCCTTGCTTGAATCTGTAGGGTCAAATTGATCTTTGACAAAGTTCCAAATCATTGATTCAGCAGTACCATTTGCCTGATCATAAAAACTGATGGTGATTGGTTCGTAGTTTAACTTTGTTTGTACAATTGTTTTATGGTTGTACACATTGACAATTTGCGTTTCTACTGAGAAGCGGGGCAGTTCGCATGACTTTGCCACCAATGGTGGAGCAGAGCTTAAATCTGAGTCAGTGACCTTAATTGACCATGCATATTTTAAATATACAAAACCATCGCCCAATGGCAATTGATTGGGGTACGGTCCATGGTTCTGTACTCCATTTAATATCTTCTTAGTTGCAATGTTACTGAATGACATTTGTTCATGAAAAAGGGCGAGTTTAATCGCCCTTTTCTTTCTCCTGTAAGGGCAAGCATTTTTGCTTACACTTACTTATCACTTCTAATTAACGCTTACTTTAAGTATCATCACTCAATGAACTTGGATCGCTTTCCTCACCTAATCCGCCGCGTAGTAATTCAGCTTGGGTATCGTCAATGTGGTTGGCATTGTCATACTTGATAGCAACAGTAATCTGTAAAGGATCGCTTGTTGCATAGTTGTTTTCGCCATAGTTCACGTTCTGAATATAGCAACCACCTAGATGCCAGGCATCTAGTACCGTTTCAGTACCATTGCCACCATCCAAGTTTTCAATGTGCATTGCAAACTTGTAGCCACTTCCTGCTTTTGTTGATGATTGATCTGCATGATCCACTTGCTTTTGAATTTGCTTTGCAATACTCTTGGCGACACCGTTTGTTACATCGTCGCGAACTGTTAATGTAATAGGATCCCAAGTATGCTTGCCTGCTAGGAAGATTCTTGAGTTGTAAACATCAACTACCACATCGTCATGTGTCAAGCTTGGACGGCTTACACTAACAACCTGACTGGTTAACTGTTCAGATGTTTCACCACCAAAGTTGATTAATGTAACACGAAAGCGATATGATAGCTTTGGTTGCACTAAAACACCTTCTACGCCACCCGGTACGTTAAATTTACTTAGATCGACTGCCATTATATATTTCTCCTAGTGTTATTTAGCGTGTGCCGCCGGCAATCGCGCCAGTGTTGACAATCCTAACTGGAATGTAGATGAATTCTGCGGCTTTGACTGGCTCGATTGCCACATCAATGTACAGTTCATTTCTATCAATTCTAGTTGGAGTGTTATTTGTTTCATCACAAACTACCAAGAAGTCGTATACGGCTCTCTTAGTGAATAAGTCTTGCAAAAATCCAGAAAATACTGCAATTACACGATCTCTAGTTTTCTTGTCGTTTGGTTCAAAGATGAACGGACGAGCAATAACATCAAAGCGTTCACGCAAGTACGCTAATAGTCGACCCACGTTAACACGATCTAATGCTGAATCAAATGGGTACAATGTTTTTTGTCCCCAAATGTACAAACCTTGACCAGGGTAGTTAACCAATGGATTGATTTTCTTCAAATACAATGTATCTCGCTGGCCTTGGTTCAGTGCCACTGGAACAAATTCATTCTCGGCATTAACTAAACCTAAGTTGCTGATACCGCTCAATGAACCGCGAGTTAAACCAGCTGGGGCAAACCATGGATAACTAACTTGGTCGTTATAAGCAATACCACGCAGAACTGCATGACTTGCTGGAACAGCAACATCGTTACCCAGTAAGTCTGTAGACAATGCGCTTGGGTAGTAAATTGCTACAGCACCATTGCGACTTGTTAAGCCATCTGCACCGTTTGTGCCTGCTTCTGTACCGTTGGCCCATGTAGTAACATCGCTCATTTTTGCTGATAACTTCATTGGGGTATCAGCAATAACAAACGCTGTTTCTTTACGGTCCACGTTCAACGTAATCATTTCATCAATACACTCAACATAACCTGGTGTTGCTATAATGTTAAATGTCAATGTTTCTGCACGAAGATCTTCGTTGTCTGTTAGTGCGGCTTGTAAACGCTTGACTACTACACGGCGTTGGGCCTTTTCAAACATGTAAGGGGCGCCTGCTTTAAAGCCACTGTCAACATTGCCAGACTCTGACTGCCAGTGTCCTTCTGCAACATTCCATGCTTTTACGTTGCCTGAACTTAATGCGCTGTTCCATAGAATCATACCGTCTGGATAAAACGCTGGGTTTGGAACTTGATCATCCATTGGTGTTGCACCGCCGCCAACACCAGTTGAATCTGCTAATGTTGCTGTTAAGTCAACAAACAATGCGCCATCTGGAGTAGACTGATCGGCGTTATCTTTCTGTACCCAATCGCTACCATTATACATTTTAATTACAGGATAGTTGGCTACATCGTTAGTATCAATCCAAACATCACCATTGCTTGCAGTTGAAGGTTCTTCAGTGTTTACACTGACATTTTGAACTGCTTTCCATGTTGGTAAGCCACCAACTGTGTCTTTAACATAGATATCAACTGTGTCGCCTGCATCGTACCATAACTTACCATCAGGGATAGCACCAGTTGGAGCATTGGCTGTTGCTGATGGTGAAATTGTTACCCAGGCCGCGCCGTCGTAACGCTTGACTTCAAACTTGGCTTCGTTGTCATCTGCAAACTGTAGATAAAGATCATTAGTATTTAGAGCTGAGCCAAACGCAGTAGTTGCAGTTGCATTGTCTAGATAACCCACTAACTTGTCAACTGTATTTGGACCAATAACTTGTGCTGTCCAGCTTTGAGTTGTTGAATTGTATTTCTTTAATTTAATGTTTAATCCTGCATTAGGACTTGTTGTCTTAAACCATACGTCACCAGTAAGCGACCCTGTTGGTACTGAATAGTGAGGTGCAACAGTAACATTCTGGCTTAAATTGCCTGCTGTCACAGTTTTCCAAACGCCAGCAACTTTCTTATAAAAAGTTTTTACTGTGGCTGATGTTACATTTAGTGCGTACTGTCCATTGGAACCAACACTGGCACCTGGAACGCCATCAGTTGTTAGAACTGGTTTGACTTGCCATGCTGTACCAGTGTATTCAAAAATACCATATGTGCTTGCATCTGTATCTAACCAATATTGATTGTTGGTTGGAGGACCAAACGGAGCAGTTGCTTGTGGCTCCAACTCTTCCATTTTTAAATCTGCTCGTACTACAATAGCACGGTTGGCGATACCTAAATAATAATAGGCGGCCAACAAGCCGTATTCGTTTAATTCGTGACCGTGTACTGGTGTACCGTCAACAATGGTGAACTCTGGTTCACCGTATAACTGTACCAACTCGCGCTGGCTAGTTAAAATAAGTGGTTTTTTGGCAAATGGTGCTGTGGTATAAGTTGCTGTTGATCCGTCTGGTGCTGTTTTGTTAGAACGAGTTGCTAACACAATGACAGGTACAGTTCCATTACCGGCGCCGGCGTAGGCACTTTCATCAATAATCGAAACGCTTACGCCTGGGGAAACTAGCTGAGCCATATAATATCTCCGTTATCTAAGGGTTATTCATACCCTTCATGGAGATATTTAGCTGATACAGTTAAAAGTGAGCCTATTTAGCGGAAGTGGTAGATTTACAGTTTTACTGGACAATCATTGCCAACTGTTTGTAAAGAGCATCAACTGTGCTGTTGTTGTCTACTATATAGTCAAAATTGGTTCCAACCCATGCTGTTTCACTAGCATGAATATCTGGGTATGCAATGGCCATATGGTTGAAGTTACCTCGATTTGTTTCAACCGCAACATCGTACCATTCTGGGTCTTCTCCTCGCACTACCCTGATCACTTGGCCGCCAGCATTTCTAATTGCTTTAATTTCATTGGGAAATCTACAATCTGATATTACAATATTGTCTGTGGTATTTTGTAATCTTGCTTCTAAGCTAGCAATCCAGATATCATCATGAAAGCTTTTGCGGCAGACTTCTGTACCCCACCATTGAAGTACCCAGCGTGGGGTTAGATTTGGCATACCTAAGCGTTCTGCCCACCAAGGATCTACTTGTTCTCGCCATTCACGGGCACTCTTAGTGCGGCCTTCAAGTAACTCGCGGTTCCATCCAAATACTGCGGCAACTGCATCTTTAAGAGTTGCGGCAAAGGAGTCTCTGCGGAACTCATAGAAGTTTACAAGATAATCTGCGGCAGTGTCCTTGCCTGAACCAATGAAACCGCAAATACCAATAATTTGTTTAGTCATAAACTATTGTAGCATAACTATAACACTAGGTCAATGCTTTTACTTTTCGTATTTTACCATAAAGTCGGTACAGGTTCTGTACATTTGTGGGACCAAGTTCTTTTCTTTTTCAATTAGCCTATGTAGGTCTACAAATTGCTCTGCATAGTTTACTGCTCTTAATGCATTCAAAACCAACTCTACACAACTTACATGAGTGTCATCTGCCAAGTCAAACAAGTCATCGTACGGCTTACCCTGTTGTTTTAGTAAAGCATCAATAATTTTGGTCCACTCTGTATTGTCAATGTTATTTGGTGTCAGTAAACAAACTGAATCACAAGCAAATACTTGATCAAATGTAGAATAGTGTACACCTACCCCAGTGGCTTCTACAAACTTAAAGCTGGCAGTATCTGTTGGATCAGTGATATTATCGCAGTTCATTAAGGCATGAGTATAGTTTGCCCATATACCAGTCTTGGCCCATGACAAGAATGAAACTATAATACTACTAAGATGGTGCTTCTCTCCTGTTAAGATAATGTAATATCCACTGGCCAGCACTTGGGCAATTTCCGTTTTATCAGTTACCGTAACGTAGGTTTTTTTGCTCCAAGAAATTTTGCCCGGCATCATTGCTACCCAATGGTATAGCTTGTATAATAGTGTGGAATACTTAGACATTATCCAAAAATAAATCCCAGTGGTGTTCCACCTTCGGAATATGTTTTTAAATCTTCCTCAAGCTTTTCCATTTCTGCTTGACCTTGGGCAATTAGGTCGTTGCCGTTTAGCTGTACACCACCTTGCGGACCGGCTAATTGACTGTACTTGCTACGAGCTTGGCCAAGTGTAAGCTTAGAAACTGCAAGAGCAAATTCACGCACCCAAGGTCCGGAACTGGTGTCTAGTAACAGCATTTCATCTGGGCGATAGTTATAAGTGTGTACAATAATACTTTCTTCAGCTTTCAAATAACGCTGTAGATTTAATCTCTTGCTGGTGTTAGACCAGTTATACACCAGGTAGGCTCCAAACATTGTTGCCATTAATTCACGCTGTCCCATGTACAATTCAAAAGATGCTAGGCCACCTTGTCTGATTGAATTCAACATGTACATGTTTAAGTAGCCTGCTTCAAAGGGATCAAATCCTGTTGCACCACTACTGTCGCTCATGCCGCCGCTATTTGCACGGTATACATTTCGTACATCAATTACTTCATTTGGTAGTGTGTATTCGCTTTCTCCTGGCGTAATTTGTAACACCATAAAGCTTTCTTCTACCGCCCGACTACTACGCTGACGATATTTGGATACGGCACGATCAATTGCCATATCGTAGTGTTCTTTATCCAGCTCTACATCAACCATACCTCCGCCGAGGTTCAGTTCAATATATTTTTGAGCTTTAGATCTTTGTGTTGTTTCTGACATAGGGTGTCTCCAGGACTATTTACCGAAGACACCCTATAAAACTTACTTGATTGCTCGGAGCAAGATCGTTTCTGGACTAATGCGTCCTTTTAGCCTTGTTTCCACTGACCTAATGGTGTCCATAAACTTACGCAATCCGGGCTTGCCTTGTGTCTTAAACTCTGCCAGCTTTTCTGCGGGTTTACGCAAGGTCTTGCAGGTGCTCTTGATCTCATCAAAGCCAATGATAGCAGAGCCCTTAACGCCCAACTGTCCCACTACCATGTCGCCATGCATGGCTACAACAAAGCGACCCAACTTACGAGTCTTGGTATTGTAAGTCCACAGCTCACTCATTTCTAGAATCTCAGTTGGATTGATACTCTTAAGACCCAGCTCAGCAAACTCTCTAAGATACTTTAGACCTTTAACTTGGCGCTCAGGTGGCACAGGCTTGCGCTTGGGTTTGGCACGGGTGGCTATTTTACTAGTCTTGTATGCACTGGCATCATTGATGATTGCCTCGTAGAACTTGATTAATGCTTTGACATCACGCTTGTTCATGTGTTTGTAACCCTCCATGAGCTGGCTGTCTCTTCCTTCTAGCAATTCATTTAGTTCGTTAATTTTAGGTTGTATTACTTCTGCCACTTTGGCAATGTATTGCACAGAAATGTTTTGCCCTTGGAAGAATTTGTAAGCAGAAAATTCCTTGCCTTCTAAAATATAGTCGTCAATTGCTCCTTCAACTTCTCCCATTGCTTCGCTGAACTTTTCAGCAAGCCTGTCTTGTATTGTTTCTTTTTTGACTACTGGTACTGCTGGATCAACTACCACAGTTTTCTCAGACGCAAGACGAGCTTCCAAGTTTCCAATTAGCTGATGGATGTGACGCTCCTCATCATTTTGCAGTTCAAATCCTGCCAGCACCATACGGCACACCCAACCAACTGTTAAAGTATACTGGCTGTCATTGACTGATTTGAACTTGGCAGGATAATGTGCCAATTCTTCTTTGGTAGCACAGTATGCGTCAAAGAACGCCCTGGCATCTTTATGGTCACAGGAGTAGTTGTACCAGTTAAACGCACGGCTCATTTGAATCCTGCGTTGTACTTCATCCCATGCGGCTTGTTCGGTCCATTCTGGTTCATGCCCCATACGATGGATGTCTGTGACTTGGATGGCTTTTAGCTTGGGCTTGCCACTGGCATCAAATTTTACTGTACCAGAGTCTTTGGCAGTACGAGTGCTTCGGCCCAGTGTTTTTTTCTTTTTAGGGGGTTTTGCGACTGTGCGTTTTGTTGCTGTGGCCATGTTTTACTCCAAGTTGTTAGCGTATGATGCTATTATAACTTATCTTTGCGAACCTGTCAAGTGACATCTAAGCGGTAAATAGCATGATGAAATAGGCCCAATAGTGGCCCAGGAAAATTATGCCTAAAATATCACTTTGGAAAAACGCCAAGACGCAAGACTTTTACTTTCAGGATCGAATTATCCGTGAAGCAGTGGGTGCTGGCGGAACTACATTTTTGGTCCATAAGTATCTTGGACCTGCGGCAGTTGAGGACGGATCTGATCCGGCCAAGCCAAATTTGTCGGCTCAAAATGAAATTACAGAATTAGACATGCAAGACTTGCTGTTTATGGAAAACCGTGATCGGGTATATGATACTTCCATTTATGAATTGCGTGGGACATATAATGTGACCGACCAGGACTTTGACTTGAGTCAGTTTGGTTTGTTTTTAAATGCCGACACGCTGTTTATTACATTCCATACAAACGAAATGGTTGATCGTTTAGGACGTAAATTGATGGCTGGTGATGTCATTGAAGTTCCGCACTTGAATGACGACTTGCTATTGGATGCTACTGCAAAAAGCATTAACAAATTTTATGCAGTCCAGGATGCTAGTCGCGCCGCAGAAGGATTTGGTCCAACTTGGTGGCCGCACTTGTGGCGTATCAAAGTTGCCCCTATTAATGATGCACAAGAGTATCGTAGTATCTTGGGTGACCCCGAAGATGCTGACAGTTTAAAAAATGCACTGAGCACTTATCAGACCGAAATTAAAATTAATAATGCAATTTTAGCCAGTGCTGAAATGATGACTCCAACAGTTGGTTATAAAAATCCAGAGCTCAATGATCCAACTTATGTTCCAACTATTAATGTTATGTCAACTGGTGGGATATCTGACAATACTGTTAACACTAGAGAGTATGCGGCATCCAAAGGTGACACTACTGGAATTGCGAACGGCTTGTCATTTCCACAAAGTCCAGATCAGGGAGAATTGTTTATTCGTATGGACTTCCGTCCACAAAGACTTTTTGTATTCCGAGGCAATCGTTGGCACAGAGTTCTTGATAATGTAGATCAGTCCAATTGGAGAATTAATACTGTTAATGCTGGCGATTTTATTGATAACAACACAGGCACATCAGTTAATAATTTAAGCACTACAAAAGACACAATTGATCAAAAGCAAGCACTGAGCAAGGTGTTTACAAAACCTAAGGCAGATAATTAATGGCACAGTCATATTTTTATGATCAACAAATTAGACGTTGGTTACTACAGTTTATGCGACTGTTTGGTGGCTACTCTGTTAAGATGGGCAAAGATTCAAATGGCAATGATTCTTATCATCAGGTACCGGTGCGCTACGGTGATACAACTCGTATGAGTCAACATATTTTACGCAAGAACAGTGAGAACACAATACTAAGCGTGCCTGCAATCAGTTGCTACATTGCAGAACTGTTGCCAAATGCCGAGCGCAGAATTAGTCCAACTTACCAAGATACTGTTCAAGTTTTTGAAAAGTCATATGACGCCGCTTCAGGAACTTACCAAGATCAAGTTGGCGAAACCTATAGTCTAGATCGACATAGCCCAATACCATATGACTTGACAATCAATGTGGACATTTGGACCAGTAACACAGAACAGAAATTACAATTGCTTGAACAAATTTTATTATTGTTCAACCCAAGCGTTAACTTACAAAGCAGTCAAAATCCCTATGACTGGACCAGTTTGGCAGTTGTTGAGCTTATTAACATTACATGGACTGCTCGTAGTATTCCGCAAGGCACTGATGACATTATTGATGTGGCAAGTTTAATTTTTCAACTTCCTATATTTTTAACACCACCTGCCAAAATTAAACGACAAGTGCTTATCCATAGCATCATTAATAATGTTGGTGCAGACTATGGATTTATTGATGACATTATTATCAATGGCAACTTCCAGGGTAGACAATGGATTACATTTGAGGATCGTCACATTAAAGTTACTGGAGATTATATACAGCTATTGTCACGCACCAACAGTGCAGTAGATGGGCAAACTGGCAACAATCTAAGCTGGAAAGACCATTTTAAAAATTATGGTGGAATTAATAATGGTATTACAGAAATTAGATTAAAGCTTGGTGATCTCTCTGATCCACAGGAAGTAATTTTAAGAGTTGTAGAAGTTGTGGCCAATGAAAATGTTTTAAGTTTTACAATGGACAACTCAACATTGCCCAACGATACTATTGCAATGATTAATGGTGTAGTAAATCCCACCACAGGTGTTCCTGGTAACGGTAACATTCCTGCAGTAAGTGCAGGACAGCGTTACTTGTTGACTGCTGGCGTTGTACAAACTGGTCAATGGGGTTCTGTAGTTGCAGAAGAAAATGATATAATTGAATACAACGGCAGTGACTGGATTGTGAGCTTTGATGCCAGTGCTGTAAATACCACTGCCTATACTACAAATGCAAATACTATGAAGAAACTTTTCTTTACTGGAACCGATTGGGTGCTGGCAGTAGAAGGTCTCTTTGAGCAGGGCTACTGGCGAATTGTTAACTAACTATTAGATAATGAGAGCAGTTGGCGCACTAATCGTAAGTGAAAAAACAAAAAGAGTTTTGATGCAACTCCGTAGTCCTACCGAAACACATGCTATGTGTTGGGGACTGTGGGGCGGAAGACTTGACGGCGAAGAGGGTGACCTCAATGGACTAAAGCGCGAACTATGCGAAGAGCTTGGATATCCTGGTGTACCTGATACTATTGCAATGAGTCATGTGTATACATTTACTACCAAAGATAAAAGATTCAGGCACGTAAGTTATCTAATTTTATGCAAGGAAGAATTTATTCCTACCATTGATGATGAAAGCGCAGGATATTGCTGGGTCAACTTGTGGGAATGGCCTGCGCCATTGCATCGTAATACTGCAAAAATGTTTAGTAGTCGAGGATTTAAAACTGCATTGGAAGGACTGTTGAATGTTAAAACTAATCCGACCTAAGCCAAGTTCTATTGTTTACAGTGGGCCGCATTATCAACTAGAATTCCAACATTGTTGGGCGCCGTGGCTTAATAATCCGTTGCTGAACAAACTTTATAAAAATTCAGTTTGCTATTCTGAACGATGGTACCTTGAAACACGCCGACTAATTAATGACGGGCTCTGGTATCATCCGCTACTAAACAGTATTATAAAAGATCCTGATATGAAAACTTTACTGGTTAAGAGTACAGTTATCGACGGTGCAATGTTAAGGAGTGTTATACAAAACGAAAGCTATCCAGAGTTTCATATTTCTGCTGGTATTAATCTTAAAAAGATAAACCGATGGTGTTCGTTTTTTGTTAGTCTACCTGATTCACTAGAAATTCTTGTATCCCTAAGTGCCCAATCTGTCGACTAAGATCTAAGTCACAGTATATATTGAATCCATTTTCTTTTAACAAATCGCAAAATCCCATATCTTCTCCGTGCCAGGTTGAACTCGGAGCATGCCATGCTAAAGGAAAATGAGGACTTGGCATGCTGTCGGCTATTACAGCCTTCATTAGTACACAACCAAAGCCGGTATATCTAATTTTTATCAACCCATGTCCAGTTGTATCGACTGGTTCTACTGGATCAATATCAGCAAACGCTGTTGGATGGAAGGGTGGCACTCGCTTGGAGTAGGTTGCACATACCACATTCTTTTTGTGCTCTAGCAGTCTAACAATAACATCTTCAGGAAATGTCATGTCGCTATCAAACCACATGATGTGATCTGCGTCATGGTCGTTGATTGCAGTATCTAATAAGATCTGGCGTTGATTACTTAAAACCGTACCAGCATCCATGTCTAGCACTACAGGAATCCCACGAGATTCAGTATAGCGAATGGCATTGACCAAACAAAATGTAAATGCAGAATGTACCATACCGTTGGTAGGTACGCATATTACAACCTGCTCGCTTAGTGTTGCTTCTGTGTTTTCAAAAAGACTTTTTGAACCGCTGCCAAACATTTTATTCTTCTGACTCGGTGTTTACATTTCGTAGGTTGGCTTTTCTTTCAGCAATCCTTGTTACTTTGTTGATAACATTTAAAAAGCTTTGGCATTTAGTAATAGTTTCTTCGTACAATTCTGCTGGCAATTTTAACATTTGTCCCATGTTGTCAGTTGTCACTGCTTGACATATCGCCTCAACGGCCGAACGACGGGCTAGTTCTTCTACCCAGTAAGATGCTTCACCTTCTTCAATTGCTTTGGCCAAGTCGGTACCAATCTCAGTTTGTAACTCAACAATTTTAGTATTGACAGCATTCATTTCTGCTAGAATTGCTTCTTTTTCCCAATCATTTGATACTTTTAAATATTCCGAATTTAAAAACTCAATGTCCTGGCAAAGAGTTACCAATAAGCGTGGTCCACCTTGTGTGTTGAATAGGAAATTTTCTCTTTCAAATGTTGTTCTATACGGCACTTGTTTTAACAAGTTGCGTACACTGTATAAAATTTCATTTTGTTGTAATGGCATGTAATTTGCTCCTTTGATACACTATGTATCATTTTTTATTCTTAAAAAATAACCAAAAGAAAAGGGCCGAAGCCCTTTTCTAATATTACCTAATCAAATTAGGTATCAGCATACGGTGTAGTTCTTAGTCCAAAAGTTGAACTTAAACCAACACTACCTGTTGAAATGCCTAGGTGGCCACCTAGTGTACCGCGCAAACTGATGTTTGAACCTGCACCAGGGGCTGAGTTAGAGTAACCTTTTTGTACTCGTCCCATTGTCATTGCTGATCCAGTTGCTGGAAGAATTGCCATTTTATTTGCCTCCTCTTTTCACTAGATTAAAGTTCAGTTGTCGCTGAACCAGCCAACTTGGAAATTTCTGCTCTTAGAGCATCAATTTGTAGTTGTTGAGCTTTTACTGCTTCTAGCAATAGTGCTGTTAACTTATCGTACTTAACAGTCTTGTAACCAGCAAACGCACTGGCTGTTACCAACTGTGGCAATACTGCTTCAACTTCTTGAGCAATAACACCAACTTCTTCTTTGTCAGTAATACCTAATGCCAACGCTGTTGCATTTGGACGGAAAGTAACACCACGCAAACTCATTACCTTGGCAATTGGATCTGTAATTTCTACAATATCTTTCTTCAAGTTAATGTCTGAGTAGTAAGCTGTAACTTCACCAGTAGCTGTAATTGCACCTGTTACTGATAATGCACCTGTTGATGCTGTGCCAAAACTGACATTAGAACCTGAACTATAAAAACCGTTGCCGTTAGTTAGTTGGTTATTATTAGTTACATTGGTAGCGCCTGCGGCAATACCATCTAACTTACTAGCGTATGTGCTTGTCATATAACCGTTAACTGCAGACGTTGCCGCTGCCATACTGATTACAGGAGCTGTCCCACCGCTTGATACTACAGGACCAGTCGCTGTAACACCAGTAACTGTACCTACGTTGGTTGTATAACCACTTGGGTTAGTACTGTTATAAGGTGTAAAGCCTAGACCTGTTGTAATTTGCCCACTTGTTAATGTGTTACCACTAATACTTGTTACTGTAGCGGCGTTACCAGTTGTAGAACCAGAACTACCAGTTACGTTACCTGTTACGTTACCTGTTACGTTACCTGTTAGTGCGGCTGAAATTGTACCGGCACTAAAGTTGCCACTTGCGTCACGGAAAACTATTGTACTGGCTGTGTTTAAGTTAGTAGCATTTGAAGTCACTGTAAAAGTTGCACCTTCTGAACTAGCACTTCCACTTAAACCACTACCTGATACTGCACCAGCCGCTACATAGTTACCAGTTGTATCTGTGCCTAGTGCAACTGTATCACCAGCTACTGTAGCTGTCAATGTTACGTTAGCACTACCATCAATACTTACGCTACCAGACAAGTCACCACCTAAGGTGATTGTGCGGGCTGTTGTCCACGCTGCCGCTGTAGTAGCTGTAGTAGCTGTACTTGCGTTACCTGTCAATGCGGCTGTAATTGTACCGGCTGCAAAATTACCACTTGCATCACGCAATACAATAGTTGAAGCTGTATTAGCACTTGCGGCTGTAGTAGTTGCACTATTAGCTTGGCTAGTAATTGTACCTGCTGTAGTAGCAGATGTGGCTGTACTAGCATTACCTGTTAAAGCGCCAACAAATGTTGTTGATGTAACACTAGTTAAACCAGCCAATGTTGTTGAAGTTGCGCCCAGTGCAGTTGATGTTGAACCAATTGTTACTGTGCTGTTTGCCAACTTGGCATTAGCAATACTACCAGCTAACATTGCGTTTGTGACTGCTAAGGCAGAAATTGTAGACGCTGATGACACACTACCAGATCCATCAAATGCCAAACTGGTCCAAACTACATCACCGCTCATAGCAATAGTTCTTGCTGTTGCCAATGCTGTTGCTGTACTTGCGTTACCTGTCAATGCACCAGTAAAGCCAGTTGATGTAACACTAGTTAAACCAGCTAATGTGGTTGATGTTGCACCCAGTGCAGTTGATGTTGAACCAATTGTAACTGTTGTGTTGGTCAATGAGCTGTTAGGAATACTACCCAAGCTAAAAGCACCAGTTCCACTGCTGTAGGTGATACCAGTTCCACTGCTACCACTTACTGATGCGCGAGCACGAGCCTGTGTAAAGTATTGGTTTGTTGAACCTTCTGTTAAGCCGTCAGTGTTAACTGCTAATGGGTTGTATGTTGCGCCATCATTTGTAAATTGCCAAATGTCTGAACCTTCATTCCAACGAATTTGTACATTTGTGTCATCGCCACGCTCAACTTCAATACCAGCATTTTGACTTGCGGCACCTGTTGCATCACTGTTTAGCGTGATAATGTTGTCAGCCAAGTTAATTGTGTTTGAGTTAACACTTGTAGTTGTACCGCTAACTGTAAAGTCACCAGCAACTACTACACCACTGGCATTAACTGTCAATGCTGTTGAACCGTCAACTGTAACTGTTACAGTACCTGTACCGCTGTCAACCACTGCAACACTTGAGTTACCTTGTGTGATACTGGTTGTGCTGATAGCACTAATGCTTGTATCAACATAAGTCTTTGTTGCCGCATCATTGGCACTGCTTGGAACACCTAGACCAATAACTTTGTTACCGTTCATTTCGATGCTGTCACCAAAGTTAACTTTGATACCTGCGCTGTCAGTAATGTTCTTACCGGCTGCGATTTGCAATGTACCGTCAATGTTGATGTTTGTTGAGCTTGAACCCAACTGTAAAATACCTGCGCCAAGTGTTTTGATACGGATGTTTTGATCTGCATCAGCACTGAATGTAATTGTACCGGTATCGTCTTCTAGAACTTTACTACCGTTAACATACAAAGAACCTGGACCAACGTAAATATCTTTCCATTGCTTTGCGGCACTACCTAAGTCATAGGTAATGTCTGCACTTGGAATGATACTACCAGCAATACTGCTGATACCACCGGTCAATGTTAAACCAGCAAATGCTGGAGTTGCGCTTGTTGCAATGTTTTGTGATGTTGCAATAACACCAGTTGAACTGCTATAACTAATACCTGTACCTGCACTGACTGCACTTCTTGCACGGGCTGTGGTGTGGTATTCAGCTGAACCTTCTGCTACGCTATCTGTCGTTAAGACCACAGTTCCTGTAGAACCGTTGACGCTTTTAACTGCGCCAATTTCAATAACTGCCGCGGTGCCATCATCTTTCTTGATGAAGATTTTACCATCGTATGTATTGATACCAATTTCGCCTAATGCCAACTGCCCAGTTGTTGGTACCTTCGCTGGTGTTGCACTACGCTTTAAAATGATTGTATTTGCCATCTGAGTATATACTCCCTTATGTTAGCGTATGAGTGATCGATTCATACGCTTCAGGACTATTTACCCAAAATCTCTTTTAATTGCCTGTTACGGTCTAAAATACCACATGTAATAATTGTGTAATATTAAAACTCACCACCATCAACACTGATGTCTGTGGCCACAATAGAGTCAATTTGTCCTGTATCAGTCAGCGTGATCGCCAGAGTCTTTGAAGAATTTCCATATACGCCTGATATATCAACTGGTCCAATTCTACTTTCTTTGGAAAATGTGATACTTGTAGCACCAGGATTGATGGTGCCTGTGGTAATTAATACCCAGGTCGTTTTTGCATAGGTGTTTCCTTCTTCAATGTAAATTCGTGTGCCAGCGGTTAAATCACCAGACGAATCAGCATCCTTGGCTCGATAAAGTTTTGAATCACTGGATAACCACTCGTATATGCCGTTTTGAGTGGCTACCGTCTGGCCGGCCAATAGAACTCGATCATTATCGTTTAAGGTGACCCCGTCAATGATAGTCACTGCGTTGGCCAGAGTCAGCGGTGTTCGAAGTGCAACACGGGCACTATCTTTGTAGTCAGTTACGGCACTGACAAATTGTTTACCACGAAATATTGGCATTATTGAGCAAAATCCTATGCTTCTTAGCGACAGCTTATTTAGTAGATCAAGTAAATGCAGTCATTAGAAAAGGGTGCAAGTTTCCTTGCACCCTTTTGTGACTAAAATTAGATTTTATTCTAAATTAGTATACACCACCATCAATTGAACTTGATTCGTTTAGAACACCACCAGCTGTCAAGCTAGAAGTAGAGCTTACACGAACAAAGATATAATCGCCATCTGCAGGAGCTTCAGTCATAACAATACTTGATACACTACTAGCTGTGACAAGTGTGTAAGAGTATGTAGGTGCTTGGATTAAACCGTTAATAAACACTTGCGTGTTATCAATTGAGCTTACTTCAACACCTGTACTGAATGATGTAGTTGAACCGTTACCAGTGAAGTTTAATGTTGTGGCTGTAACAGCAATGTTCTGTGGAACAAAGTTAGAAAGCGCACTAGACCAAACCAATGTGTAACCATCTTGCAAACCACTTGTTAAATCAACATCAGACAATGCACCAACGCTGGCGGCTGCAATACGAGCATCTGCACGATTATTCGTGTAATACAAGTTAACTGCACCTTCATCAATTGCATCAGTGGTTGGTGTTACAAAGGTAAACACACCAGTTGCACTGTTGTAGGCTAAGATATTAGCATCATCTGATGTTAATGTAATAGCTGAACGAGCCTGAGCATTTGTAAACCATTTGTTTGTACGACCAACATCAGAGATGTCATCACTTGTCAATACAACAACGCCTGTTTGTGAGTTAACACTATGAACTGCGGCCAATGTACTGATAACACCAGTACTTGCATCATATACAATGTTACTACCGTTGCTGATGCTGTTACGAGCACGAGTTGTTGTGAAGTACTGGTTAGTTGCGCCTTCTACTACATCATCTGTAGTTGAATTAGCCAAGTTGAATACAAATACACCAGTTGCACTGTCATATGACAATACTGAGTTTTTGCTTGTGGTCAAACTAACAGCGCCTCTGGCACGAGTATTAGTAAAGTATTGGTTAACTGGTGAAGCACCTTCTGCTACATCATCAGTAACCAATGAGTAACTGGCTCCCAATGCAATAGCATGACCGTTAACTGTAACTCCACTATTTGTCAAACTTGCATTTGGAATACTTGCAAGAGCAATAACACCAGTTGCTGAGTCATATGTAGCACCGCTTGCTGTTGTTGCGCTTAGGGCTTGACGAATATTTGCATCTGTCACTTTGGCGTATGTGAATACACCTGCGGCATAAGTCAAATCACCCCAACCAGTACCACTTGTTGCGGCACTAAAGTGGGCGCGAGCTTCTGTAGCACTTGGACCTGTGTATGTAAATGCACCAGTTGCTGAGTCATATGCAAAACTGCCATCACCACCTGCATCGACTCCACTTAATGCACCACGAGCACGAGTATTTGTAAAGTACATTGTACCACTTGTTACTGTTGCGGCTGGATCTTCTGTTAGGTCACTGGTGTCATGATTACTAATATCACTTACTTGTCCTGTTACATTACCAGTCAATGGTGCTGTTACACCAGCAAAAGTAACACTAGAACCTGTGCCAACTGCTTGACCAATTGCAACAGATGTACCAGTTACTGTAACGCCTGTACCAGCGGTAACCACTGTAATGTCAGCACTACCATTGAAGCTTACGCCTTGAATATTACGGGCAGTTGCCAATGTTGTTGTTGTGGTTGCGTTACCAGTTAAGTCGCCGGTTACATTGCCTGTAACATTGCCTGTAACATTGCCTGTTAGGTTACCAGTAAATGTCGGAGCAGTCAATGTAGTTGTTACACTTAAACCACCTGTAATCGCAACAGTCTTGTTGAAGTTCCAGCTATCTGTACCACTTGCGTATGTTAATGTTGCACTGGCACCATCAACTGTTAAACCAGCACCATTGGCAGCGGCTGCGTTCGCGGCTCCCTTGGCAACTGTGATGTTTAAGTCATTGATTTCAACTATAGTTGATTGAATAGATGTTAGTGTACCTTGAACTGTTAAGTCGCCGCTAACTGTTACATCACCAAAAGTAACGTCACTTGTTGTACCAACTGCTTGACCAATTTCAAATACACCTGTACCAGCTGTGTATGTTACACCTGTACCACCACTAACGTCTGCACGAGTGCGGGCTGTTGTGTAGTATAGGTTAGCGCCTTCTGTAAGATTGGTAGTTGACTTGGTAGCTAACTGAGTATCAAATCTTGCTGTTGTGTAGTATAGATTTGAGCCTTCTGCAAGATTGGTAGTTGACTTGGTAGCAAGTCTTGTGTCCCATCGTGCATCTGTCAAGTACTTGTTAGTACCACCAACAGCTTCAGCAATGTCATCAGCGTTTAGTGTTGCACTACCACCTAAGGCAATAACAGCACCGTTGACTGTGACTGAGCTGTTTGTCAAACTTGCATTTGGAATACTTGCAAGAGCAATAACACCAGTTGCTGAGTCATATGTAGCACCGCTTGCTGTTGTAGCACTTAAATTACCACGAACATCAGCGGCTGTTACTTTGGCAAATGTAACTACACCAGTTGCTGAGTCATATGTTAATCCACCAAAGCCAGTACCACTTGTTGCGGCACTTAATGCTTGACGAATGTTTGCATCTGTTACTTTTGCATAAGTGAATACGCCTGCGGCATAAGTCAAATCACCCCAACCAGTACCACTTGTTGCGGCGCTTACGTGAGCACGAACTTCTGTAGCACTTGGACCTGTGTACGTCATTACACCAGTTGCTGAGTTGTATGCAAAACTGCCGTCACCGCCTACATCAACTGCACTCAGTGCGGCTTGAGCACGAGCATTTGTAAAGTACATTGTACCACTTGATGCTGTTGCGGCTGGATCTTCTATGACATCAGTTGTATCTGGAGCAATAATGTCAATGACACCTGTTCCAGAAGTATAGCTTAGGTTAGCCCAACCTGTTGCACTAATTGAAGCACGGGCTCTTGCATCTGTATAATATAAGTTTGTACCTTCAGCAATATCAGTTGTTGATGGCATTACAAAAGTAAACACACCAGTTGAACTGTTATAGGCTAAAATACTAGAGTTGCCAGTTGTTAAACTTACTGCGCCACGGGCTCTTACATTGGTAAAATATAAGTTTGTACCTTCAGCAATGTCTGTAGTTGACAATACCACTGCATTAGTTTGTCCGTTAACTGACCAAACTGCGGCTTGTGTACTGATAATACCTGTTGCTGAATCATAAGCAATATTGGAACCATTGCTTACACTTGCACGAGCACGGGCTGTTGTAAAGTACTGGTTAGTTGAACCTTCTGCTACTTTATCTGTGTCTTGCTTGGCAAAAGTAATGACACCAGTACCGCTACTGTATGTTAAAATACTAGCATCATCTGATGTTACGCTTACTGCGCCACGGGCTCTTGCATTACTAAAATATATATTAGTAGTGCCTTCTAATATGCCATCGCTGTTAGGATGTGAGTATGTAAACACACCAGTACCGCTGTTATATGCCAATACTGTGTTGTTGTCAGTTGTTAAAGTTACTGCACTGCGGGCTCTTGTATTGGTAAAATATAGGTTATTTGAACCTTCTGCAACATCATCTGTACTATTGATGTCCTGTGCGTTGATTTCATTATCAACATATTGCTTTGTTACGGCATGCATTGCACTTGATGGATCAGCATGTAGTGACAAAAAGCCAGACATTGAATCGCCAGCTTTGGCAACCTTGGCAGCTAATGCATTGGTGATCGTAGTTGAAAAATCACCATCATTGGCCAGCGAAGTTGCTAGTTCAGATAGTGTGTCTAAAATACCAGGAGCACCATTAACTAAATTGGTGATACCTGTGGTAACGAACGCTGTGGAAGCAATTTGCGTTGTGTTTGCACCGGCCGATGCCGTTGGTGTTGTTGGTGAGCCGCTTAACGCAATTGACGTTTGAAGCGAGCTCGATTTTGCTCTAATTAAAGGCATTTTTTGTATCCTCGTTGGTTAGATTTCTAGTGAAATCTAAATTCTAAAATTAGCATTTTTAAGTGTGGTGCCGCCACCATGAGAATAATTATAATACTAGTAACCAGAAATTTTTCGTTATATCAACGCTTCCGTTACTAGCTGTTACTTTTAACTCATATCGACTAGGGCTACTGTTCTGAGGCGCAGTTCCTACGATGTGAGTCCCACTAATTGATAACCAATTAAGTGATGTTCCTCCTGCATTGGCAGGTTCAATTATAATACTTACAGCGTTATTTACACTCAAAGTAAAATTAATGGTGTCTCCAGCACTAAAAGCCCCTATATAGGAAACTGATTTTGTCCAATAGGGTTTAGAGCTGGCATAGTTAATAAGTTTTGGAAATACAAATTCATTTCCAGTGGTATCTATCAGAGTTAAATCTTGTTCTGAGTTCCACATTGACAAGGTCATCAATGCTGTCTCTATCATTAATTGCATTATGTTTGCAGATGGATAGTCAATCCTTGTGATATTTAAGTTTCCAATACGAGCACCGGTTCCAAAAGCAATATCAGTTGCTGTTATACTAATTGTAGTATATCCTGATAATGTACCATACGATACTCCAGTCACTGTTGGTCTTGGACGATCACTGGTAACTGTGCTTTTTAAAATCTTAATTTGTATTCTATCGCCTGTAGTTGGTGCTTCGTCAAACACCACAATGTGACTGTCTATTAAGTTGTAACTGTAAAATGGATCTTGTTGTATACCATTGATAGTAACCACCAACAGGTGTACAGAACTGGATGTGACTTCAATATCAAATGATAATGTGCTATCATCACCAACAAAGTTTTTTGTTGTGGCGATAAAAGTTTGCGTTTGATTTCTAAATTGTCCAGCATCAATATCAAATGATAATACTTGACCGCTGGTTGGTGTAGAAATAATTACATCAGTTAATGCATTTAGATCTAGGTTATCAATTTTAAGACTTAACGCAGATCCAGGGCCTGTGGCACTAATTATATCTGTTGCAATTTTATTATCAACGTAAACTTCATCTGTAATTGTTTGCCAATTACTTCCATCAAAATATTCTGGCTTTGTTACAATTTGATCAAATCTGATATGGCCACCAACTGCACCCAATGGGCGAGCAGTTTGAGCGCCGGATGGTAATGCCAATGCACCAGTTGCATCAATTGTTAACACACCAGAGTCTGGTGTAATTGATTCTTGTGCGTGATTGGTACTTATTGACATTAGCTTTTACCTGCAATCTTTTCTTGACTACGACCGTATGCGGCCAGTCCCAACACAGCACCCATGGCAATGTGATACAGGCCTGCACCTTGCAGGGTTAGAGGACTCCATTGGCTAGTTACTTGGCCGCCTTGTACTGCTTGAAGTACACTCCATAAAATTGGGAATATAACAAAGTCTGTGGCACAGGTGACCATATAGATAAATGCCATCATTGGGCGCCATTTTGAGTTAATGAAGTTGCCAAACTTATCATCTGTTGCCAAAGTGTTTGTAGCACCCATTACTGCTACTTGTGCGGCCGCATCTGCTACTGCTTTTGTTTTTGCGGCTTCATCTGCACTGGACCAACCACCCTGAGCCACTCTTTGATCTACATTCAGTTGAACTTGAGGACTTAATGCATTAAATGCACCACTGTCGTCATAATTTTCTAATTTTGGCATAATAGCTCTCCTATGAACTATTTACCAGAGGATCATTTTTTTGGTTTAAAAAAGTTGTATGCCGACTGTGAAATTTCTGATATAAAGTCATTACTTGGTGCAACTTTACCCCATTTTCCTACAGGACAAGATTCATTTGCCAGTGTTACTTTTAAATTAACTAAACAACCACACTGTCTGCATTGTTTTGCAGGACGATAGTACCATTCACACTTTTGGCATTGCCCTGCTCGTTCTAATCTTATTTGCATTGATGTAAACATATAATTTACTTACTCATAAGAAAAGGCTCCAAAGAGCCTTTTCTGTCTAACACTTAAACTTAACTAATCTTGTAAGATTAGATGAAGCTTAGGCTTGTGCTATCAATAGCGATAGTGTTTACATAATCAGCCGCATTACCTAAAGAGGAACCTGCATTTGACAATTCAACATATCCATAACGAGTCATGAAGCTTACTGTTGGCTCGAATGTTGCTGGATCTAAAATAACACCAGAACTCATCAATGGAATGTATGGGCAATAAAATGCTGGAGCATCCATCTCGTTTGCGCCTTTGTAACCAACTAGCACTGGACTTGCATCGCCTGCATAGTGGTTTACATAAACACGAACTGAGCTGTTTAATGTACCAACAAACTTAGTATTTGTTGGGGCTTCAAATGTACCTTCTGTTGTACGAGCAAATGCGCTGGTAGTGGCAGATTGTAGAATTGTTAAAGCTGTTGGGCTAACAACGATGTAGTTACCAGCACCACGACGTGTGCGGGCGGCAATATCGTTAGCGGCACGGTTTACTAATACTGCAAGTGCGGCGTGTTGATCACCAACAAAGTTGGCTTGACCTGATACTGCTGACTGATCGTATGTACCAAAAGCAGAACCTGCCAAGTTGATCAATGAACCGATAACTTCTTGGTCGATTTCAGCAGTAATTTCTTGTGCTAGAGCGGCCATGATTTCAGCTTCAACATCAACACCGTGGATGGCTTGAGCGTCTTGAGCCGCTTCAAATGTCCAACGAGCTGACAACTTGCGTGATTTAGCTTCAACAGTCTCTTTCAAGATCTGGATGTTCATCTTTCTGCCGCCGGCACCTTCTAAGGTACCTGTGGCTTCAGCTTTACCAGCTGTGCTACCAGAATACTGAGTAGCGATGCTGAATGGGCTTAGTGCTTCATCGCTGGCTGTAACAGCTTTACCGATGTTGCCGTCTGCGGCTGAACTTGCACTTACTGATTCTGCATAACGCACACGCAATGTGTGGATCTGAGAAACTGGGCCTTGCATTGGTTGTACACCAACTAATTCGTTAGCAATGGTTGTTGGCATTACACGACGAATAACTGGCAAAATAACCTTGTTTAGTACGCTGATGTTACCAGAAGCTGTACCACCGGCAGTGGCTGTTTCTGTCAAATACTTCTTAGTATTTTCTAAGCATACTTCCATTGTAGTCTTACGCTGACCACTTAGACCTTCTAAAAGGGCTGATTTAGTAGCTGACCAATTTTTAGCTTCAAATAGAGCTTGTGACATTTTGTATGTCTCCTTAATTAATTCTTAATACCAGCGAGTTTACGAAGTTGTTGAATTGTTTCATCAGCTTCGGCTGGGATGGCAACGATCTCTACTAGAGATTTGTTACCGGTAATCACAGTCTTCTGCGATTGGTGTCCTTCAATAAGTTGTTTCTTCTCTCGACGAACTTCCTCATTTAAGACAGACGGCAAGTATTTCTGGAAATGGTCTTTTAGTTTAGTAGTATCAGTACCTTCTAATAACTCTTCCATTACACCACGTTTGTCTTTTGACAATGGTGAGCATAATTCTTGCATAACGCGAACTCGCTGTGCTTGATCTTCCGCAATGCGCTGATGACGAAGCGACTCGCTAATTTGTACTTCTTTTTGTGTTAGTTTTGTATTAGCCTCGGCCAATTGGCCTTGAATTTCGATAATTGATTTGTTAAGTTGGCTAACGGCAGTGCCGTCTGCAAACTTAGATGCCATAAATTCTGCGGCAAACGCTTCCATGATCTTGCGACCAAAGTTGTTTTCTTTTGCTTCACGAATATCTGTTTTTAACTGTGTCATTTCTTTTCTAAATGATTCAGCAACCAAGGTATTAACTTTTTCGCTTGCTTTCTTAACAAAAGCTACCTTAGTTTCATTAATTGCTTTACGACCTTCTGCAACTAGTTTAACACGAGCTTCTACTAGTTTCTTGTGATCTTCATGTAATTCACTTAGTTCACCTGTTAGTTTGCGTAATGCAAATTCTTCAAGTTGACCAATTGCTACTTTAGAAGCTGTACGATCTGAACGAAGTTCGCTGATTTCTTTTGTTAAAGTTCCAACAACTAGCTTTTGTAACAAAGCTGTATCTTCTTTGATCTTGGCGGCATACTTTGTGCGCTGTCCAACTGCTTCTTCACGCAATGTTTTTAATTCTGTTGCACCGGCACTGATAGTGTCTTGCATTAACTTATCCATTGCTTCAATAAGTTGACCTTTATCGTGATCGTAGCGTGTAGCAAATTCTTCACGCAGTTCTGCCGTGATGTTTTCACGGCTTTCGGCTAAATGTTTATCCCAAGCGGTGTTGATATTATCGCGCACCTCTTCGGACAAAACTACTGAACCGAGCATTTCTGTAAATTGACTCATTATAGTAATCTCCTCAGACTTTTCTTAAACTTGAAATGAATTTTGATACTTCATTTTCAAGATGTTTTTGTGCGGACCGATCGTGGTTCACCGCGTAGGCCACATCCATTAGAGCGGCACGTCTACGACTGCCCATTACTCTTTCATAAATTGCGGTAGGGTAGGCTTCTGGAGCACTGGGTTGTGCTACAACGTCAACTGTTACGATTTCAAACTCGGAAACATTACCAGATTCCTGGACATTTCCTGAACCGCGACTGCTGACACCTAACTTAACACCACTTTCAAGTAATGTTTTGATAATGTTACCCATCGGAGTTGGAATAAGTTTTAATTTACCATATCCATTGGGGCCATCCATCCACATCTCAGTGACCATATGACTTACTCGGTCAATGTTCACTTGTAGATCGTCTGGATGATCTGCTTCTCCTAATACGGACAAGCCACTATCTAGTCGTTTTCGAATGCTCTCTACAGCATTGGCAATTTCGTTAACAGGGTAAATGCGCGAATTATGATTGCGTACTCCGCCTTGTATAAAAACGCCTTTCATGTAGAGATCCTTACCGCCACTGGCCGAGTCTTTAGATTCGACAACCATAGCTGCCTGATCAAAAGTTAAGTGTTCGCGTAGTGGCTGTAGGTTCTGCATGGTTTAACCTTTTGTTGAAACTTTGCTAAGAGCTGGCTTAGTAGTGCCGCCCATGTCTTGTGCTTTTGGTGCTTTAGCTGGTGATGTACCACTAGCTGTACCTTCTGCTGATCCACCTGCAAAGTTTGTTGCTGGACGGGCCATCATCGGGTTGCGTTTAGCAACTGGACTTTGTTTTTCATCGGCTTTGTCGCCGTTGTCTGGGGAAGAAACTTTGGTTAATTCTGCAGATTCTTCAATGCTTTCTGGCATATCTTCAGGAGCAACTTCTGTATCATCTACAGGAGCTTCTTCTTCGCCGCCAACCATTTGTTCAAATTCTGCTTTTAATTTTGCTAATGCGGATTCAACATCCATCATTGCATCTGCAACATCGCCTGCATCTGCATCAACTGGCGCTTCTGCACCCATATCAGCACCTAAATCGGCTGTTGCGGCTTCGTCATCGCCCATTTCTGGTGCAACTTCTTCGTCGCCTTCTTCAGTTAAATCTGCATCTACTTCATCAGATAAATCAGAAATAGCGTTTAAATCTTCGTCTTCGAAGTTGATGTCATCTGCCATAATATCTTCATAGACTTGACGGCCGATTCCAACATAGTAATCATGTAACAATGCAGAGGCTTTATCCTCTTCTTTATTTAGAAGGTGATCCAATGCTTGTTCGAGAACTGTTTTGCTCATTTATATGTCTCCTTGCGCTAAGGGGTACACACCACATTAAGAGTGTGCTTTACCAATAACTACTTACAGAAGGCACACTTAAATGATGCTGAAATGGCAGTAAAAACGGAGTTTTTGACAGTTATGTTACGATGATAAATGTAAAAATCCGCCTTATTATTGGCGGATCTTATTAAGTTGCTGGGGGTCTTGCGTACATTGTTTTAACAAACTTCAGTCTTTGTTTGTTTTCATAATCTCTTAGATCTCTAATTTTTCTTAGTTGATTTATATGTTCCAGTGTTAGACGCTTCCTACGCAGGTCTCCAAAGAAAGCAACTTCGGGGTCAATTTCTTTTTCAATTTCTTCTTCAGCGTTGATAATATCATTGAATCTCATAGCTCTACTTATCCAATTTAGGCTATTAAGCTGGAGGAGATGCAGCCGGTGTTGGGCTTGCAGAAGCGCCAGTATCAGCTGTATCTGTGGCAACATCAGGAGCGGCACCTAGATCACCTATGCCACCTGACAGGTCTAAGTCACCTTCTGAAGGACCTTTTAATCCAGTTGCACCAAAGTCTGCACCTTCTTCATTTGGTTGACTTTCCCCGGCATTTTCTTCTCTCCAGGCTTTTTCGTTTTCTAAGATTTCATCATCTGTCAGTCCTAAGAATTTCTGTAGTTTGAAGCGATGTGCTAGATACGGAATTTCTGCTAGCTGTGTGAATACTGCGGCACGGGCATTGTTAATTTCAATTTCTCTGTAGCCACTGAAGTTTTGCGGCTCAAGCATGTCAATATCAAAACTCGAGCTATCAATATTAACACCACGCTGTTTTAAGAATATTTTAAATTCTTTATCTAAATACGGAGCAACTAAACCTTGTAATCGTCTGCAATATCGATTGAATCGAAATTCCTGAATTAATGCTGTACCCATACGTCCGTCTGTAAACTGTACAGCAGTATCATCTGGGCCAGTTGGCAAATAACTACTTGGAATACGCAGACCACGCAGTAACTTATTAGTAAAAAACTTCAAGTCGTCAATTTCACCCAGCCCTTGCCCACCGGGCAATACTTCAACTTTTGATCCACGACCATCGGCTGTTTGTGCAAAGAAGAAATCTTCCATGATACTCAATGGATTATAACTAGCATCCATTTGTGTACTACCACCAGAACGAGTTGGAATACGGCGTTGATGTATTTCGTTTTTAACACGCTCAACGAAAGCCATGGCCTGGTGACTTGGTAAATTGCCTGTATCAATATAGAATACTCTGCGTTCTGGAGCTCGCTGTACACGATAGATGATAATAGCATCTTCAAGTAATTCTTTTTGCTTGTAAATTTTAAATACACTATCTAAAATACTTGCACCAAACGGCCAGCTAGCATCTAACCCTTCATTTAATGTGATATGTATAACATGCTCACCATCAACAGCAATTTCACCACCCTGTGCTCCAGGTTTACCGTAATTACTGCCTTGACTATATACCCCTGGCGTGTTAGGTGCCGCGGCACCTGTTAATGTCTGTACATTATCAATAGGTTGTGTTGCAACTTTATTTGCAAAGTTAGGGTGTACATTGGCAATAACATATTGTTCAACTGCGCGACCTTCGGCTTCATTGATAACTGCTCGTTTCACATCTGCTGAGTTAACCCAGTACAGTTCAAATGTTTCTGGATCACGCAAGAAGAAATGATCACCATACTTGATTGCATTTCTAAATGTACGGAATATACGCTGATCCATTTTATTAATGGCACACCACTTTTTCAATGATGCAGTAACAATCTTACTTTCACTTTCTGTTGGTTCTTCTTTCCACATCACACGGAATGGTAAATTTGTATCTGGTTCTGATTGTGTGCAAAATTCAGCAATGGTGTCCAGTGCGGCATTGATCTCGCTGTCTTGGTCCATTTGATCGTATTGAACATATCGTTCAACTCTGTTTGGTTGTCCAGTGTATACATCTTGTAACCAAGATGCAAATTTTGCAGAAGATCCTTGAACAGCTTGACGGCCATTACTTTTTAGTTCACCTTCTGGTTCCCAAATTTTAAAATGTTTTCTCCAACTCATAGCGTTACTTACCTTATTTTTTTAACTTAGTCTTACCGGAGCATCGCTGGTGGATGGTCTTGTATTACCTCTAATTGCGGCCATATCGTTTTGTATTGAACTAACCATTGACATTAATTGGCCAACTGTTTCTTGGGTAAATGTAGGACTATCTTTTGGTCCAGTTTGTACGTCCTGATTTGCAACAATATTGCCTGCTACATTACTGTCTACACTTGGGGTATTAATACTTGCATACTGTCTCTCAGTAATGGTTCCTGCAATTTGTCCATTTGTAGAATTTGGATTTGATATTGTAGCAGTTGGTGTTGGCTGTGTAACAATTGAAGCTGTCTGTGTGGCATTTGAAGCTGTCTGAGTGGCAGTTGGGGGTGGCTGTGTAGCATTCGAAGCTGTTTGTGTAGCAGTTGATGATGCCACAGGGTTTAAATCTTCGTTACCACTTGGCTCAGAATTGTCTGCAACAGCGTTATCTTTACTAAGACCCATGGCCTTGCCTATCCATGAATCACTTAGCCAACCAAACAAACTAGTAAATGGTTTTGTGATTACTTTCCATATTGCACTGGCACCTGATTTTAATATGCTGGTTAAACCGTCAAATGCACCAGTAAAAAGTCCAGTCACTGAATTCCAAATTGCACTGGCACCTGATTTTAATATGCTGGTTAAACCGCTAAATGCACTACTGAAAACTCCAGTTACTGCATTCCATATCGCACTTGCACCATTGGCAAACCATCCTACTAGATCTTTAAATCCGTCCCATAACTTACCAGAAATTTCAACAATTTCATCCCAGAAATAAATGATACCAGCACCCACTGCAACCACTGCCGCAATAATTCCCCATACTGGTGCTGTTATACCAGCCAGGAGACCACCAATTGCTGTGGCAATACCACCTAGGATTGATCCAAGGCCAGCCATCATACCGCCTAGCATAGGCACTAATTTAGCAATCCAAGGTCCTAATTTCCCAAACCAACCAGCAACAGGTCCTATGAATTTTCCAAGCTTGCCAAAACTGCCCACTACCGATCCCCATGCAGATGTTGCCATTGCAATCAGGGCTGGTATAACAGTTGATAATATTGTCCAGGCCATAACAGCAAGATTTTTTATCATTGCTCCTGCACTAGAAAGTAAGGCCATACTAAATTTGCCCATGGATAACAGCATTCCAGTAAACCCACCAGCACTTCGGTATGCTGCCATTGTTCCTGCTAATAGGCTTCCAACAAATTTACCCATTGAAGCGGCCATTCCAACTAGCCCACCTGCATTTTTCCACATGGCCACAGAGCCTGCTAATATGCTTTTACCAAAGTCCAGTAGTGCTGGTATAATCATTTTAACAGAACCAGCACCACCTGACATAAATGCACCTACACCACCGGCCGCCAACACAGCCGGTAATATTCCAACTAGGCCTATAATGCCAGCAGTCAATCCAACAAGAACATTACGCAAACTTCTCATTGTGTCTGCTAGGTTATCCATTGATTGAATGTTCTTGGCTTCAGAAGTTTTAAACATACCTTCTAATTCTTTTTTTGCACTTGCATCACCTGCCGCTGCCTTGGCCTGCAGGTCTAACTTTTTAGCCAATACACCAGCCGCAATACCTGCATCAAATAAACCTTCAGTGCCTTTTGCTCCAAGATTTGATCTACTGTTTGAAATTGCTTCAAGATTGCCTCGCTGTCCTTGCATGCCTTTTGCCAAGCTTGCCGCATCTACTACACCACCATTTGCTTGCTTGGCACTGGTAACTGCTCCTGTTACTGCTTGAAAGTTTGCCATTGCTTCAGGACTGGCATAAGTTGCTGCCGCACCATTATCGCCTTTGGCAATTAACAATGCCATTCTGTTTAAATCTTCTTCGTTATTGCTTACACCTGCCGCGGCCAGTGCTTGTTTAATATCTTCTGCGCCTTTAACTCCTTGGAGTGCGGCCGCTTGTCCACTTGTACTCTTTCTAAAGTTTTCAATACTCTTTAGAATTTCTTTTGAGCTGGTACCAAATGCGTTGCTTAATGTTCTGGCACTGTCAACAGTTTCAGCATACTGCTTGACCATCATCTGTTGTGCTTCTTTTTCACTTTTAGCAGTCAACTGAATAGTTGCACTCAGTGAACCCATAACATTTGCTTGATCTTCTTGTGTCAATCCCATTGCCGCAGTAGACTTTGCGGCTTTGTTCATTGTCTTTGTTAATTCAGGTCCAAGATTTTTACTAAGCGTTCCGCTGATAACACCACTTCCCATTCTAAAACCTCTGGCCAGTTCGCTGAGTGTTTCAACTGATTGTTGTGAGTTTTTACCAAATGCTTTAAATCCGCCTTGACTCTGTTCAATAACTTTAATAAAATTATCACCAAGGCCACTCATTAGTTTTGCTTGTGTAATGGAACCAATTTTAAATGCTCCAAGATCAGCCATGCCACCAAGTTGTCTAGCGTCACTGGCAAACTCATTCATCATAGTAAGCATAAAACTTACACCACCAGCAAATCCGCCTAAGGCTTTTCCTACCACAGAAGTACTGTATTTTAAATTAGAACTTAGTCCTTTAAATGCTCCTTCAAAAGTTTGGCCACCTCTAAATAGGTCAGTGCCAAAGTTTTTAAATTCTTTGCCTACATCTTTCATTGAAAGTGCCACTTTGGCATGTGCGTCTTCTTCTTTCTTTATTGTCTTGATTAATTCTTCGCGCTCGTCATTGTCCTTTTGAGATAATGATCCTGTTTTTTCCAGAACTTTGCTTAAACTTGCTAATCTAGATTCTAACTCCAAAAATTCCTTTGACTTTGGCGCTGACTTTGATGATGTCTTTGCTCCGGCTACTCCAGAAGTGGATCCTGTGCCTCGACCTACGCCATCAGACATGCCGTTCATTTTTAATGTCAAACGCTCAAGGGCATCTGCCAAATTCCGGCCTGTTTCTTCGGTCAATTCACTCATTAAATTACGGTCCTGAAGCCATTATATTAGTACATAAATAGATTATGAAAGTAGGCCTACGAACCTATTTACCGTTAAGGATTAAGTACATGGATAACCAAAACCCACTAAAAAAGCCGTTTAAGGCAGTGACACCAAACCCGTTGGCAGGGTATTACCGCCGCCCTGGCACATACATTGAACTTCCTTCAAAAGGAAGATTTTATAAGCTTCCACCCAAGGTTTCAGACACAAACGAATTGGCAATCTATCCAATGACTGCCAAAGATGAATTGGCATTAAAAAATCCAGATTCGTTATTAAACGGTGAAGCGTTAAAGCAGGTAATACAAAGTGTTTGTCCAGATATCAGGAATGTCAACGAAATTCCTGCCCCGGACATTGATGCTATCTTAGTGGCCATGCGTATGGCCAGCTATGGTGATGACATGGAATTGAATGTCACACACGGATGCAATGAAAGCGAAGGGAAGAGCCAACGAATTACCATTGGACTAGGCGGAGTTCTTTCTACTCTTAAAGAAATTCCAGAAGGTGTAGGCTCAGTTACACTTAGTACCGGTGTACGAGTTGAATTAAGACCGTATACGTTAGAATCACAAAGTAAGCTTCTTCGCATTCAATTTACAACAATGCGACAGTTGCAGGCCATGGAAGCAAACGAAACTTCAACAGTTGATCAAAAAGCAGAAGTTGCTACCAATGGATACAATGTGTTGGTTGATCTAAGTCAAGAAATACTTGCACAAAGTATCATTTCAGTAACATTACCAGATGAAACTGAAGTAACTAACTATTCACATATTTTTGAATGGGTTAAGAATTTAGATCGTGCAAGCAATGAACGATTAGATGTAGAGCTAAAAAGATTTGGCGAGTTTGGTATTACTCGAACAGTTAAAATAAAGTGTGATTACTGCAATGAGGATTACACATCAGATATGTTGTTTGACCCCACAAGTTTTTTCGCCAACGGCTCTTGATGTTTGGAGTTGATAGAGTAAAGATTAGAAACTTTATTGACGCAATCGAATCAGATGCAAGAGCCTTAATCAAAGAAGTATCTACACTAAGCATCTGGGGACCAGTGGATCCAGAATCAATCTGGAATATGACATATCTTGAAAGACTTGTTCTTAGTGAAGCAATAAAAGAGAAGACAGAAACAATGTATGGGAAAAAAGGTATTGCTCGTAGTCGGATGTAACTTGTTATATCTTGGTAGAGCGAATACTTCGCTCTTGAATTTCGTATCGCTTCGCTCTACTCATTCATCTTGTATTATATAGAGTAGTTAAAGTAATTATAGTGGATTATAGTGAATCACATTTGATAACATTTTGATTACTTGACACTGATGCTTCAGTCACACTTAGCCCTGTTAAGGACTAAGAGAAAACTTGACACCGAAGTTCAAGCCACATTCAACTAAAGAAACTTGTTAAAGTAAGGGCGGTCACGCTGTACCCTTTTACACTCATCTTATATGACGCTACCGTATTGACCTAGTTGAAATCGTCGATACAGCATGTAGGTTGTAATAGTTCACCAGAGCCTACTCATTTTAGCTTTCGTATACTAATCCCAGTTCTTTTCAAGCAATTGAACTTCGTCCTGTGAAGGATAGTGGGCGTTAGTCTCTGCTACTGCACAGAATTTCCTTCCCCAGCGCAACCCTAGTGCCTGGTTTTATGGGTGTCTAATTATATCGGTGACACTGACCTATCAGTAGTGATCTTGTCGTTGTGAGTTTGCTAATTGAATTTGCGAAATCGCTGTGAGTGTCTACATTGCGTAGTAAATTAGCCAGGATGAGTTATTGTACACTTTAATTATCAAATGAGCCAGGTGAGTTATAGCCGTTGTTACAGCTTGTTTATTATGTGTGAGCCATGTACACGAACACTAATTTGTCCATTGTAATAATCTGTCGATTCCAATACTTTTCTATCAAATTGTTCTTTGGCCTCTATGTAAGAGCATACTGCCTTTGAATTACAGTAATGTAGAATCTCTCTAATAAAGTTATCTCTACCAAGAGATTCTACATCTTTGTTCAACTGATCGTTGCTACCGTAGTATTCTTTCCAGTCTGAGTCAATCTTAGAACGAATACGCTTTTTCTTCTTGACTCCATTTTTCTGTTTGACCACTTTATAGGTAGTCTTGGAAAATTTTGCTAACTTTTTGCCAATATACATCCGATGGTCAGTTTTATTTGTTATAAGATAAACAAAACCAACGCATTCTTCAGGAAGTACATCTACCACAGTACCTTGATACAGCCAAGTCATTACTTGGGAGTTGACAGGGCTTCTTTCTCGGCTGTAATCTCTTTACGGCGTTCTTTGATTGCTTTGCTCATTTCTTGCAGAGCCTTACGAGCTCGAGCGGCCGCGGCCTTTACACCCTTGCCTGAGAACTTTTCGTTTTCAGCTTTATAATTTTCAAATTGTTCTAAAAGTGTTTCATGATTTGTTGACATTACAGTCTCCTTAGTTAATTTCATTCACTTGTGTATCTGTGTCAAGCATGGTAAATCCACTTTCTTTGACTACCAAAAGTACATTGTTGACTCGACTTGCTAACTCGTCTCTATGCGAGATTAAGAAAATATTTCGATTCATTTCTCTACCCATGGATTTTAAGATTGACATTGAACATTCAATACCAACCTGATCCATACCTGAATCCACCAACTCATCAATAAACAACAAGTTCATTGGTTCAGTAAAGCTCTCATACACATCTCTAAAACTCCAGCTTAGTGCTAGAATTAATCGATTCCGTTCGCCCCTACTCAAGTTATCAAAATCAAAGCTTTGACCCAGTTGGTTGATATCAACTTCTAAATCGCTTCTAAAAGAAACTTGATGCGGCAATTGTAACTTATCCAAGTAATAACCCAATCTGTGATTCAAATACGCTAAATTCTGTTCAATAATGCGTTTTCGGACAAATGAGTCTTTGCTTGTAAGTAACTTGAGCAAGAATTCTTGATGTTCAAGCAGTTTACTTACCCTGTTAATTTCATCCCAGCTAACCTCTGCAAGCGCAGTATTTTTAAGAGCTTCAATTTGTTCCTGATAAGGATCTTCTTCTTGGTCTTTTGCTTCTAGTTGTTTTCGAATGTTTTCTAGATTATTTTTATGTGCCGCGGCATCCTCTACATTTTGATATTTGGTCTGAGGTCTTGCCGGCAATTGATTAATAGTACGCACTACCATGTCAGCCTGCGCCAAATAGCCATGTTCTTCTTTTAATGCAGTATCAGTTACTTTAACAGTATTGGTTGCAGATGCAACCATTTCATCGTGCTTCTCGTCATGTACATCTTGCCCACAACTGGGACATTGATGTTCTTCGATTAAAGACAAGCTTCGTTGTGCTGACACAAGTGCATCTTGCAATTTCTTAACATTGCTTTGTCTTGTTGCCAATTCTTTATTGGCTAACTTTAGGCGATTTTCGTTTTCCTTATAAACAGCAAGGGCTCGATGAGAATCAAGTTCCAAATCAATATCAGTGTTTTCTAATTCAGTGATAGCAGATACATAGGCAGTAAGATCATCTGTTTTCTTTTTGACCCACGTTCGCGAACGGCGTTGCAAATCTTCTACAGTTGTTTGTACTCTGACATTGCTTTCTTGTAAAGCTTTGATTCGTGCTTCCTCATCGCGCACTTGCTCTTTACTATTTTTAATTTGTTCTCGTAGTAACTCAGCCTTTTCACTCAACTGAGTAATGCCAAGCAGTTCTTCGATGATGTCTCTTTGATCGTTTGATTTCAAACTTAAAAACGGTTGTGTATATGTGTTTAGTGCAACCAGATGTTTGAACATCTCGCTACTCATGCCAATAATGCGACCAATTGCTTCTTGTGTGACTCTATTCTCACCAGCACCTTCATCTGTACCAGCTTCGTTGACTTCATGATCGTCAACAATAAAACGTAACAGGTTAGGCTTGCGACCACGCTCAATCCTATACTTGTTGCCGTTCTTTTCAAATTCAACTGTGACCAACATGTTATTAATGTTGGTCTTATTGATCAAGTTTTCTTTGCGAATGTTGGTAAGAGCTGATCCAAAGATAGCATAGCTGAGTGCGTTAACAATGGTGGTCTTACCTACACCGTTTCTAGCACCGTCGCCGCCTAAGTCTAAGTTATGCCCTAACACAAGAGTCAATCCATACTGATCCAGTAGAAGGGCCTGGGTAACATTACCCACGCTCATGAAGTTTTTGATTGTTATATTTTTAAACTTGATCAATGTGTAAGTCCTTGATAGATATGTGCCAGTATTTGCTTATCAATTTGAGCAGAGTCAATTGCTTGTATCTGATTTAATACAATAGCATCAACTGATTCAAACTGTAGTTCGCCACCCTTCCATTCAGTTGAGTGTTCTTCTTTCTTGGTTGGCATTAGACTAAGCTCTCGCATTCCATATTCGTTGACCCATTTTTCTTTAATATAGGTTGCTTCTTCAAACGAAATATCAACATCAATTGTAACACGGGCAAAAGTATGTTCATCAAACAAACTCTCATGTTTATCAATTGCATCTGTTAGTGTTAGTGTTCTAAATTTTGGGGCACTGGGCCAGTTTTGGAATTCTGGTTGACCACCATATTCTAAAAACATGCAACCACGCTCGTCATCCCACGCATCGGCGTAGTTGTGCGGGAAACAATTTCCCATGTATACAACATTACCTCGCTTTTGTCGTTTATGAAAGTGTCCAGAAAATACAAGCTCTTGGTTGGGAAAGTGTCCTTCGTTCAATCCGCCATGGTCTGGCATTTCTACCATGGCATTCATTTTAAAATGTGGAAGTTCAAAGTGTCCAAATACATAACGACTCTTTAACTTTTTCATGTTCTCCCATTCACTGCCAACAAGCCAAGGAACAATTGTCATATCACCGATGGTTGTAATCTCATCAATCAAGTTAACATTGCTCAAGTGTCTAGCAAACGGGAGTGAGTTGATTTCACGCTTCTCTCTATATGCCAAATCATGGTTACCCATAATAATGTATACCTGCTCAAAGTTTTCTGAAAGGTACTTGACATTTGAAGTAGTGTAGTTGAGTGTGCTCACATTCACAGTGGATCTGTTGTTGTGCCAATCGCCAAGGAAGATGCAAGTTTCAGCACCTGCTCGTTTGGCTTCTTGGGTCATCCATTTTATAAAGTTCTCACAATCATCATTGTGAGCTCTACTGTTGTTTCTTAAGCCAAAATGAATATCTGTAAAGCACACAGCTTTTTTAAAAGGTTGAGTCATCAGTAATTATAGCATTTCTATTGTTGTAGGACAATGACATATCTGCCCGTCATTGGTTTGATCCATAGTTGTATATACTCATTGTATATGTAGGATCTCTAAAAATTGCATTGGAGACTCTGATCTCCAATCTTGTCTTACCAGAATAAGCTTTAACTTGTGCAAATTTGGGATCAATAACAGATAGTACTTTCATTGACTTTTTTGTAAAAATACAATCAGACTCTGTAAAATTTACTTGATCGCCGCCAACTTTAAAACCGGCCAACGAACAATTGAGTGCATTGTCTCGAAAAATTGTCAGCATGTAGTATTCTTTGACTGTGGATACTTTTTTGAACCATCCATCAACAAATAAATTCCATAAGGCCTGTTTATCTTTATTACCAAAGTCAACAGTTGATTTTTCTTGCAATGCCAATGGTTGATACATGCTTGCTTCTGTGGTGTAGTTGCCAATAATTTGCATACTTTTGACATCACACTTGATGTTGTCACTCAAGCTGACATCAGCAATACCTTTGCCGGCGCCACACCAAGTGGCATTGGCAATACTGTCAGCCACAGCGTATTCCCACAGTTCTTTTCCCATACTAAGCGGTCTGCCAATGGCAACATTTTTTCTATAAGGTTGCAAGTATAAATCCATTTCAGACTGAAACGTATTAATAAATGCTGTACCTATTAGTTGTTGCAATTCAGTTACAGCCAATGGGGTTAAGTAATACGCCATCTACTGTTAGATCATTTCTGCTAACGTGATACGACAGCGAGATAGTTCATCTTTGACAAATAACTTTTTCTTCTTAAGAGTACGTGCAACAGGAGTATCATTTTGATGATGCTGTTCTAAAATTGATAGCTGTCTCTCAAGGTTGACGTGAAAGTCTTCCAAGTGATCAATATGTTTTTTTAAACTGTCTGGATGATGCATTGTTACTCCTTCTTTAAAAATGATGTAAGATTAGGAGGTACCCAGCCTAGTGGCTTAAGGACCTTACCGTCTTCACGCTTACGAACTTTACCAGTCTCTCGATCAATCTTGGCAAAGTTTGTGCTCATAACTTCTTTCCATGCCCCTTCACTATCAGCACCAAAACTATGAATGGCACCTATTGTTACAACCAGAATGTCTATAAGTGCATCCAATTGTTCTACACGGTCATCTGATAATGTAGCTTCCAATAATTCCTGATGTTCTTCGTCAATGAGTTTAACATACATTGCATACTGTAGTTCATTAAATGAGTCTACAGTTTGATCACAGGCTCGCATAAACTTTTCTTGATCACGAAACGGGTTTGTCATTATACTTCTTCCTTATCCTCTAAAACAATTTCAGTAAGTTCAATATCTGCATCTGGATCAATTTCTAGATCCTTGTTGGCTTCTGCCAAAGCCTCTTCAACTTTAAGAGCATTAAGTCTTTCAACTTCAGCATGATGATGCTGTGAACTTTCCATTTGTCTTGTCCAACTTGGCATCTGTCCTGAATCTTGTAGCATGTCGTCTCGAATGTCTCGTTGACGCTTTTCTACATTAAGCACACGGGTAAAGCTATTGGTCACAGCGGCAGTATAATAAGCAAACGGATTTTGACTTTTACCTTCATCAAACTGTAGTGCAATTTGTGTCAGCTGAATCAATGCCTGTCCACGCATTTCATCTACATAGCTATATCCGCGCCAGTTGCTTCGTAAACTATAACGCTCACACAGCTTTAGAAACATTGCGCCAAGACGATTTGTAATTTGTCCGTGGTCAACACTGAACTCTCCAGTTTGTAAGTCTCCCTTCCAATGACTACGCAACACTTCACGCCATGTACCATCTTCATCAATGACAAAATGTTTAAATGGAGGAAAGTTTACTTTACTGCGATGATCAGCAAGACTCTTAGGATTATTTTTGCGGCCTGGTGCCAGCGGGATATGGTCAAAAGTCATTAACCGTACTACAAGATCAGCAGTGGGAATCTTTTTAGCTAAAATTTCAGACTCGTCTGCTTTTGGCTTAATACTGGCTTTGCCGCCTGCGGCTTCCCAAGCGGCCAATGCCGCTTTGTGTGCTTCTGAGGAAAGTCTATTTGCTCTAGCCGCTTTGGCCAGATTAACAGCACCTTCAGGACAGGCCTTAGTTTTTCTATTATGAAAACTTTTCAATTCGTATAGAATGTAATCGTATTGCTGATATTCCGGACTGGCAATCCAGCAATATTTCATTTTACTACGATGTATTTCTGCTAAAATGTCTTTATTTTTAAGATAAACAACTTTTACTTTTTCTTCTGTCACAGGTAGCTCCTTATTAGTAAGTATAGCAGATTCAGTTCACCTTGTCAATGGTAAAGTACCTAGATAATTCAAACGGTAAATAGGTGTATGAAGATTACTGATCTAGCACCCCGTATCATTGCCGTATATGCTGGCCGCTTTCACCCATTTCACCATGGACATGCGGAAGTTTTTCGCGAACTTGCAAGTAAGTTTGGCATTAACAATACTTACATCACCACTAGCGGCAAGGTAGACCCGAATAAGAGTCCGTTTTCATTTGATGAAAAGAAAATAATGATGCAGGCCGCTGGCGTACCAGCAGGCAATGTTGTTGAAGAAATTGTTCCGTATGCGCCAGTTAATCTTCCACAAAAATTGACAGCAGATCCCAATAGAGATATCATGGTATTTGGTGTAGGGCAAAAGGACATGGCCGAAGATCCTAGATTTGCATTTACCCCACTAAAAGATGGAACAGCCAGTTTCTTTCAAAAGTACACAGGTAAAAACATGATGCCGTTCAGCAATAAGAAAAATGATGATGGTACCCGAGCCGGCCACGGATATGTAATACCTGTGGCCGATGTTGAATTCAGCATTGCTGGTAAAAAGATAAACAGCGCAAGTCAAATTAGAGAGTTGTATAAGTCTGCTGATGTGGAGCAACGATTGCAAATTTTAAATGAGCTATACCCCAACGGTGGCGCAAAAGTTAATAGTATCAAACGTATCTTTGATGCTAAACTAGGATAACGCCGTGGCAAAATTAGGCTCTCAAGTTACACTTGAATTCAAAGCATTTGCAGATATGGGCACAAGAGATGCCAGTGGTCGAATGACTGGTGAAAACGACGAACGATCACCCACTTACAAAAAAAATGAAAAGCACATTCTGACATGGCCAAGTACACCTAAGATTGCACAGTCAATTGAAGTTAATTACAGTACTTGGGAATTACAACATACCAACTACCAGCCAAGCGCATTTGGTAATCGTTCAACACCTATTGTTACCATCAGTGGGCAGTGGTTCAGCCGAGACATAGCCGAGGCAACAGCAACATTACAGGCTATTCATTTACTGCGCTCAGCAACAAGTATGTTCTATGGTCGCGAAGATCCTAAGAAAGGAACTCCTCCCCCAATTGGAAGATTAAATGCTCACGGACTGTATAATAACACCCCGGTGGTGATAAAAACATTTCAATATGATTTTCCAAACGATGTTGATTATATCACAGTACCTATGTTTAGTAGTAACCAAAGTGTTCCTGTGCTATTTGAAATGAGTATAAGCTTGATTGTGCAAATTAACAGTATTGATACTGTTAAAAATTATACACTTGAAAAATTTGTTAAAGGTGATTTACTTGGCGAAGGGTACATTTAAAATATTATGGCAACCACAGGATTAAACCAATACTCGGATACCCGCATTACAGATTTTTATTTAAATCTTGCAAAATTGCCAACAGCCGATGATTTGCTTGCTGGCAAGACTGCACAATTTATAACAGTTGAGCCTAGGTTTCAACACAGATTAGATTTACTAAGTCACTCCATATACGGTACCAGCGCATACTGGTGGGTAATTGCATTGTTAAACAGAAACCAGTTACAAGATCCCATTAGAGATTTGAAAACAGGCATGGTACTAAGAGTATTGTCATCGAGTGATATCAAAGGGGCTATTTAATGGCCGCACCAAAACCAACATACAATGATGATATTGGTTTACCAGACATTCATTACAACCCTTTACAAAATTATCGTAATGTAACCTATAACACCAGGTTAACAATGATGCCGGCCAAAGAAGCCACACTTGAAAGACCATTACGCTCGTATGATTTCAAGAAAGGAATCATCATGTGGGAAACTGGTGGAGCAGGCACAGTATTCTTAGAAGAACTGCAGGTTGAAACAGTTGGCACAGGCTCAGCAACCGGAGCATACGCTTCGCAACAGTTCCATAATTTTAGTGGTAAACTAGTTGAGCCAATTGGTGGAAGATTTATAGAAGCATTAAGTTTAGGAGCACTGACATTAGGCTATGCAAATAACTCTGGTGCAGTCTATTTGTTTGAAATATACTTTAGCGGATATAATCCTGATTCAGACATGCCCGAACAATGTAAAGGTTGGGATGGTGAGGAACTGATATTCCGATGGTATGTAACACTTAAAGAACTCAAAATGAAACTGGACTACAAAGGTAGTACCTATGACTTTACTATGTTCGTGTCTACAGCAGAGGCAGGCCTAAGTGACCACACCCACTTAGAACAAGGTTTTAAAATGGAAGGTAGTCCCAACACCATTGGCGAATTTTGTACAAAACTTGAAAAAGCATTGAATGACAGAGAAAAAGAAAAGGTCAAGTCTCAACAAAGATGTCACGCACATGTCTATAAAATTTCAGCACATAAAGAAATTGCAAACTTAAAATATGACTATGGTCTATTTTCGTTGAATACATTGTCCTTTGGAATGTACAAGGGACAAATACAAGTTCCGTCTGGCACCACAATACAAAGTTTTGTATTAAGTTCTATGCCAAACAGCAAAGATATTTTAAAATTTTTGCATAAGGTTCCTGAGAAAAAAGATTTCAACAGCACAAATACTAAAAAAGATACAATGCATCTGATTGCAAAAAACTTTAGTATCATCTCTGGTTCAAAGGACCTTGAAAAGGGAGGCAATCCTTTATTTGACAATAGGATTGGCACAACCGCCAAAGAAGTACACTATTTCATAACAACCAAAGAAGATGCAAAAAATGTTATTGGTCCACAAGAATACGAAGATGCATGGGAAACTACCAACAGAGACAAGCGAGTTGATAATTGGATTAAAAAAGGTCTTCTAAGAAAAGTATACAAGTGGATTTACACAGGTGAAAACACAGAAGTTATCAATTGTGATATCAAACTAGACTACCTATGGAGAACAGTTCGACCACTGTGGCTGGACAAAGATGGCAATCCGGTATCGGCACAAGCTCAACAGCCGGCAGCAAAAGCATCTAAAGGCGGCTCCCCTGCACCAGTGGCATGTATAGATGCAAGATCGGTACAAGCATTTAACGACGGCAAATCGCAGTTGTATGTTGAAGACATGCCGTACAAAGAAGGGCAAGATTTGGATATTAATCCTAAAAAAGGTTGGTATCCACACATGCCACAAACTTCGATTGTTAACACCACTGTCCAAGAAGGTAGTGGACAAGGTGCTCTGTCACCACAGAGCGCCACGGAATATAGTGTGTTTAGGCAACTTGGTAATGGTCAAGCAACCGGTGTTGAAGACATGTTTCAAATAACCCTGGAGGTAGTTGGTGATCCGTATTGGCTATTTCAAATACCAGGAAAGCCAGGAGCCGCACCCTGGGAAGAAGATGTGTGGGAATACGAAAAAGAACAGTTAACTGAAGATATGATGGCAGAGAAAAGAAAGAAAACTGCCAGCCATAACTGGTTGCCTTTTATCTACTTTCAAGCACAGGCACCTTCTGCTGATTTAACAGCAGACGACCTAATGAATCTTCGCAAAGCAGATGCAATTACTGGAATATTTTCAGCTAAGAAAGTAACAAATAAATTTGTAAAAGGTAAATTCACAACCACACTAGAGTGCTTTAGAGATCAGTTGTCAAATCCTTGGGGTAAAACAAGTAAGAAATCAACTAGTAGTTCGTTTACACCAAAGTCCGGCGCCGGCGAAGCATCAGCAACTGGCCCAACTAATGCCAGTCCGCCCAACCCAAGTGGTACATATGATCCAAACAGAAATGATGGTGGCACCGCTTACCAACCAGGCGAACGGGAGTATGCACAACAGTCGGCCGCGGCCGGTAATTTAAGAGAAGCAGAACGAGTTCGATCGGGTGCCACCACTACAGTAATAGGGCAGGTACCTGTAGAGCAAGTACCTGCAGGAAGCCCAGTCACTGGCAATCAAAATCCGGGGGTTCCTGCAACTAGAACTGCACCGCCCACTGAAGCTGAAATCCGGCGCAGATACGGAAACTAACAAATGGCAAGAGCAACCTCATCCGGCAATAAATTAAGCCATCAAAATTCATCAAGTGCAGGTGCTGGAAATAAACAGCACGGCATTTTTGTTGGCAAGGTTAAAGAAAACATAGATCCCAAAGGCCTTGGGCGTTTGCAAGTATGGATTCCGCAACTTAGTGCAGTTGGCGAAGCAGATAAAACTGGTTGGTTTACTGTTCGTTATTGTCCTCCAATGGCCGGCGCCGGTGACGAAGGCGGTGAAGCAAAGGCCAACGATGCAACAAAGTACAAGCAAACAAATCAAAGTTATGGAATGTGGATGGTTCCACCTGACAAGAATGTACAGGTAATTTGTGGATTTTTAAATGGTGATATACACCAAGGTATATGGTGGGCATGTATGCCGCCAGACGGACATACCCATGCATTGCCTGGTATTGCATCAGGCAGTACACACGAAGGTGCAGTATTACCTGTAGCCGAGCGTAATAGATATAATAATGCAGATCCGCAAAATGAAAATCGTCCGGAGCATATTGTTAGCAATGTTATTAAAGGACAAGGTCTAGAAAAAGATAGACAGCGTGGCCATACTAATGCAGGCCCGTTTAGAAATGCCGCAAAGCACACAGGCAAAGCCTATGGAGTACTAACACCTGGACAGCACCAGTTTGTTATGGATGATGGGCCAGATGGTCACAGCGGTCAAATTAGATTGCGTACACAAAGCGGTAACAGTATTATCATGGATAACAACTGTGGCTTCATTTATGTTATTAATGCCAATGGTAGTGCATGGTTGCAACTGGATAAAAAAGGTAACATTGACTTTTACGCGGCCGGCGACTTTAGTGTCAATGCAGAAGGCAGTATTAACCTAAGAGCAAGTGAAAATATTAACCTAGATGCCGGTATCAACATTAATGCTGGCGCGGTTAAGAATTTCAACCTGGAAGCATGTGAAATTTTTAATGCAACTGGCACAACTGGAATGCGTTTGAGTACAGCACAAAACATGAACATATATGCAGATAGCCAGGTTAAAGTAACGGGACAACGAATTGATTTGAATGGCCCAATTGCAGATCGTGCCACTCTTCCAACGCCAAATGCATTGATAACAAATAGTACAGTGGGCAAGAGCATAGCTGGCCGTGTTCCAGAAGCAGAGCCGTACGGAGGACACGACTGTCGAAATCAAGGTGAACAGCCAACCGCCGCACCCGGAAGCGCAGGTGTACCAGATTCCGTGATTGAACCAGCAAAGGAAAGTTATGAAGACACGCCTGCACCAACAGAAACAAATGCAATTGATTGTGTACCTGAACCTACACAGTCAAGACTAAGCGATGATGGATTTAAGATTCTAAAAAGCCGTGAAGCCTATCGAGGAATGATGTATAGCGATGTACAAGGACAAAGTATTGGTTACGGCATACGCTTGGATATTTTTGGTCCAAATGGTGGCGGCAAAATTGATTCTGATTTAAAACAAGCCCTAGGCGCAGGCCCGAGCGAAGCCGAAGCAAGACTGGCCAGCCGTCAGATTCTTGATAGAGAAAACACACCAAGGGTAATGCGAGCAATAGAAAAAGCCAAAGCCGGTAAAAATGCTTGTTTAACACAATCACAAATTGATGCTCTGATCATGGCATCATATGGCAGTCCAGTAAATGCAGATAAGATGGCGTTGGCACTAGTAGATGCGGCCGCCAGTCGACCAGATGGCAAAGCCACCAACGAAGACATTGCTAAAATTTGGGCAAATACCCCATATAATAACGATAGCAAAACTAGAAATAGTGATGCAAAATATGCAATGACTGGCAAGCCAAATCCAGATACAGTAATTAAGGAACCTGAAAAACTTCGAAATGAAGGAACTTCAATTGATCAACGAAATTACAAGAGCAACAAATGTCAGTTGCCAGCAGATACAAGTGCATGGAAAACTCCATACGGTAACGGTGGCGCATGGGCGGCCAGCACTGGCAACGCATATGGTCCACCTTCAACCGTACACCAAGGCCAATTTGAGCGCAGTCAATATCTAAATACAGGCAATGTACCATACGGTTCTAGCTTGACAGTACAGCAATTGCGGGACAAGTACGGAGCACCACACCTAGGGGGTAACTATCCACCAGGTGCAAATACAAAAGTAGCAGGTAATGCATCCAACAGCAATGTTGGTTAACGATAAAACCCAGCTTTATTGATATTGGTAAATAGGCTTATGCCAATATTCACATCAAAATTTAGGGGTTATAGCTCAGTTGGGACTAGTTTTCTTAGTCCAACTCGATATGACATGGACCTAGCAAAACAAGACTTAATGAATCATTTTAACACTCGTAAGGGCGAGCGTGTGATGATGCCTGAGTTTGGTAGTATAATTTGGGATCTGTTATTTGAACCGTTGGATGATCAAACTAAAAAATTAATTGATGAAGATGTTCGTCAAGTTATCAAAAATGACCCACGCTGGCAACTAATTTCAGTAACAATATCTGAAGCACCCAATGCACTTAACCTTGAAGTTATAATGACATATTTGCCAGCAGATGAGACAGTACAATTACCCCTGATCTATAACAAAGGAACTAATACAGTATGAGCCAATCTCGACGCCTTGGTCAACTAAACGCCGCTGAAAGTTGGCTGAATAATTACCGATACTTAACAAATGCAAACTTTAAGGCCTACGACTTTGATAGTCTTAGAGCCGCATTGTTATTGCATATACAAACAAATTACCCAGAAGATTTTAACGACTTTATTAACTCAAGTGAATATGTTGGTTTAATTGATCTAATGGCATTTATTGGACAAAACTTAGCATTCAGAAGTGATTTGAATCTTCGCGAAACTTTTCTTGAAACTGCTGAAGTACGAGGCAATGTATTAAGTATTGCCCGTCAACTTGGCTATAAGCCATTCCGCAATGGCGGTGCTTCAGGATTCTTAAGACTTAAGGCAATTAATACCACACAAAATATCTATGATAGCAAAGGAAACAACTTGGCTGGGCAGACCATTGTTTGGGGTGATCCTCTAAATTATGATTTTAGCGAACAGTTTATTACAATTATCAATCAGGTGTTGAATAAATCCAATCCAGTTGGACGCCCTATCAGTAGCATTGTTGACAACGGCACAATTCGTCAATTGTATCAAGTTGACCAGCTGGAAAACAGAACAATGGTCGAAACATTAGGCCTACCATCAAGAAATAACACAACCTATCCATGTGAAATTATTCCAGTAAACATTGACGTAGACACACAGCTTTCAATTGAAAGCGAACCAAATCCCTACGGTTATCTGTCAATGTTGTTCAACAACGACGGTACTGGATATGCAAATACTGGCAATGGATGGTTCTTTATGTTCAAGCAAGGTAGTTTGAAATTTGAGGATTATGTAATTACCGACTTGGTTGAAAATCGTGTGATTGACATTCAAACAGATAATATCAACGAAACAGATATCTGGGTACAAAGTATTGACGGCGATGGCCGCATATTGAGTACATGGACACCAGTTCCAAGTACCGTAGGTAAAAATATTATATTCAACGGTGTTGATAAAGACAACAGAAACCTTTATGAAGTAATTACTAGAGAAAACGATTCCGTATCTATTAAATTTGGAGACGGTACATTTTCAAATATACCAACAGGTAACATTCGTGTTTGGTTCCGTCAAAGTGCAAACGAGTCTGTAATATTCAGCCCATTGGATGTAGCCGGAACACAAATTGCATTACGCTACCTTGACAGCACAGGAGCTTCACAAGATCTAATTTGTACATTAGAGTTAACAGATATTTCAGCCAGCACTCCAACCGAAACGCTATCACAAATTAAAAATCGTGCAAGTCGTACAGCAGCCAGTCAAGAACGAATGATCACTGCAAGTGATTATAATGTGTATCCTGAAGGAAAAGTAGGTGGCATAGACAAAATTAAAGCGGTCAATAGAACACATGCTGGTCAAAGCTTGTTTACAGACTTTCAAGATCCAACTGGAACCTATCGTCCTGTGATTTCACTTGCTGATGATGCATTTATATACTCAACTGAAATTATTCAACAATACACAGTCAATGGAGATATGGGCAAAGAAGAAGTGTTTTCGTGGATGGAGAATCTCTTGCTAGAAAGAGGAATTCACCAGTTATACTACAGAAAATATCAAACGGTTATGCCTATAGACATAGTATATTGGATGAATACAGATTCTGCAAATAGCGCAAGCCACGGATATTTTACACTGGACGACGGCACAGGTTTGCCATTGAGAATTGGCAAAGGTAACCCAGACCTGCTGTATAGAACTATCAAGAAAAATACTCTTATTAAGACAATTGATGGCAAATGGTCTAAGATTTTAGATGTTTATAGAGAAGGGTTTGGCCTTACCGACAACACAGGAACTAATACAGGACTTCGTGCAAACGGTCAAGGCGCGATATTTTTAAATACTATCATTGACGCAGACGCACCGTTGCGAGTAACTGAATGGTTCCCGTCGTTACGTAGCATTTTTGCACCAACAGAAAAAATAGAAATTTTAAGAGAGTTAGAAAGTTTTCGTTCATTTGGACTGCGATACGATCAAACTTTTGATCGCTGGCGCATAATTCGTGCAGACAATATTGATACTAGCAACAACTTTAGTTTAACTCGTGCAGGGGACAATACAAATCAATCACTTGATGCCAGTTGGCTAATCCGTATGGATTATGATACTTTAACAGGTATTTGGAATGCAACTACTCGTAAAGATCAAACGGTACTTGGAAGTGTTAACCAACTTGCATTTTATAATCAGCGATTTGGCAAAGGCATTGATCAAAGTGCTAGAAAAATTATTACCGACCATATTAAGATTTTAAAAATCAATGAAGATATCACTGAAGAGCTTGAGCTAGACATTGCAGATTATTTTAAATTAGACGATGGCCGTTACGATTCAAACAGAGTTATATTGTGGATGCCTGGTATGGCCCACGGGCTAGTCCCCAATGATCCTTATATAATTAATAAACTCCTTGGCACCCGAACCCTTATGTTGGAACGATTGCCTTACCTGGATGCAGTTGGACAGTATACACTGAAACCAGTTGCTGGCGAAACTACAAATACTAAAGTTGGACCGTTGTCTGGCAGACAAGGCATTAAGATTCAATACAACCATGTGCCATTGAGAGATACACGAGTAAATGCAACAACAACAAATATCATGGACATGTTTGTTCTAACTAGTGAATATAACGCTACCTTTAGAACATGGGTTGCTGGTGGCGCTCGGACCCGACAGGAACCTCTGGCATTAGATTCTTACAGCCTTGGTGTGTTAATGGCAGATATTATTCCTTATAAAAGTGTAAGCGATACAATCATTTTCCACCCTGTTAAGTATAAGATTATTTTTGGGCCAACTAGTACTTTAAGAAACCAAGTAAAAATTCGTGTAACCAAAACAGATGGAACAAAGATCAGCGATGCTGAAATACGCTCGCGTGTCATTCAATCAATCAATGATTACTTTAGTGTTGACAACTGGGATTTTGGAGAATCATTCTTCTTCACCGATATGGCATCCTGGGTGCATACACAGTTAAATGGTATGATTACAAGCATTGCATTAATACCTCGACAAAACGGTCTAACACCAAACGACATGTTTCAAATTCGTTGCGAAGACGATGAGCTTTTAATTAGTAGCGCCACAGTAAGTGATGTCGAAGTTATTAACAGCACTATGTCTATTACAACAAGCGTTTAAGGTAACAAATGGCTAAGAATCCTAAAAAATTAAATCCAATTGATCCATTGATTAAAACATGGCCAGGCCAATCGTTAAACACGGGAGTTGTTCCTGCCACAACTGATCTACTTCCTGGCATTTTTAGAACTGACACCAATAAGAAAGTTATTAGTGCAATCATGGAAGACTTATTTCAACCTGCGTCTTTAGAAACACTAAACTTTTTAGTTGGAAGAAATACATCCAGAAGCAAAGACAATAACTTTTTACCACATCCAACTGCCCGTCGCCAATTAGAAGCTGGTCTTGTTGTATTCACCAATGATGGTGTTGAGACTTTAAGTGCTGACGATGTTGCTAGAGGTTGGGAATTTAACAACAGAGAAAATGAATTACCTGTTCCATTGGGAGTATTAAATTTACCTATTGATCCAGATAAATTTGTGAACTGGTCTGATTATTATTGGATTGAAGAAGGCATGCCTTCTGTTAACGTAACAGGCGGCACCCAAGAACAATACTACGACATCAGTAGAGACATTGTTGGCAGCAGATATTATACACTTCCTATACAGCGCAACGGCCGCGCACTAGAATTAAAAAATGGCATGCGTTTGATTTTCCAACAGCATCCATTCCAAACAGGTATTGCCGCAGACGAACGCATTGCCTATGTTTCAACTGGTGCAATGGCTGACTCATTGCATTTTGAATTACTAGGATACGATAAACAACTTATTAGCATTAGTGTCACTACTGACAGTATTGACGAAGTTACAAACTTACCAATCAGGAAAACCATCCAGCAAGTACAAGGCACGGACTATAGTATCTATGGCAATGAAATACAATGGATTGTTAGACCAACAGTAGGCGACAATATCCATGTATTTCTATTAGATTACTATCTGACCAGAGATGACTACAAGCAAATGCGTGTCTGGCAAGTAGAAGGCGTTGGATCAGAAAAAGGTATTCGATTATTAGGCCGCTCTCACCAAATAACAAATACTGTTTATAGTAAAATAACACAAGGCCTTTGGGATCAAACTGCAATACCATGGGACCGCATTGAATGGGATGGCAACATCTTGGGTATCAATGCAAAACATTATGTACTACAAAAAGTAGGTGCAGAAAATAGAAACGCACACAGCCGAGTTAATGTATGGTATCACAAGGATACCATACAGACTTTAGCAACCTTCTTAGACATCCCGTTTAATGACATTGCTAAGCCATCCAGCAAGGGTCTTCGCCCAATCTTGGAATTTGATCACAGACTGGAATTATGGAATCATGGAAAGACATATCGTCCATGGGTCAACAGTGTTGAGTCTAGTAAGTCGTCTCCAAACACGTATGTGGGAATGCCTTTAAAAGAATTTAGCATTGAACAAAAGATTGCAAATGAAGATACACTTGACTATCAATTGAATACCGCTCCACGAATCTTATGGTTAACAACAAATAGTACTGTTGTTAACAAAATTATCAATTTTATTTCAGAAGACGGTGTTATTACTGGCTATTTTGTCGAGACTGCAAATGCAGATGATGCAGTGGTTGTGGCTAATCCTTTTTATGTCAGCGGCCTTTCGTACACTGAATACTATTGGTTACCAACTGGCGAAGCAAGATTGGCCAACTACAGAAAAACTAGAACCACTCATCCTCTGTTTGAATTATACAGTAGAGATGGTATAAAATTAAGTGATCCTGCCAGCACTACTACAGGAACTCGACCAGGAGTTGTTAACAGTACAATTATACAATTAGCATCAAATGGAGATACAGTAGATAACGAATCAGGTTATAAATTGAAATTTTTAACTAGTCAATTCAATCAACTAAGCGAAGGCAACATTGCTAAAAATGCAATGTATGATATCTCATATGAATTTACTCAACAGGTTTATGCTGTATATTTTGAAGCGGGTGCGGCCAAGACCGTGCCAGGCCCGTATTCGTATAGAATTATACAAGGTAAGCCGCTTGAATACGAACTTAGTAACGGTTGGAAAAGGGCATGGTTTAGATTAAAGTCATGGGCAATTCGACGCATTGATATAACAGGCGATACTGTTATCCCACTTGATACCACAATGTGGCCAACATATAACTGGGGAATTTCTCCAATTGCCGGAGAAGCAAAATTTATTCATCTGGACGACTTTAAACCGGTGGTTGAAAATTGTGCAGTTGTTGCTCGCGGCGAGTTGGCCATATTTGATATGTACTTCCCGCTGGTCTCGTCTGTAATTGTTAACTTTGGCTCGGCTGAAATTGAACTCGATGTAGTCAACGGCAAACTCGAATTTGTAGTGCCATCAACAGCTAGCGATATATGTACAATCAGCTGGCTCAATAATAAATTAACTTTCAGAGTAATTGAAACCTATCAAGATCCGAGAAATGTAAAAGTCAAATTGAACGGCCTTCCAGCAGAGTATGAGTTTAATGTAGTAAGAGCAGGCACTGACATATTATCTGTGTCGCTGGTTATGACCGGCACAGGCACAATAGATATAATGCATCAGGGCAACAGAGTAGAAACTGATATTTTAACAGCCATTCCAGGATTTGATCTTAATGCAGACCAGCTGACGGGTTTTGGCAATGTTGCATTGTCTACTTCTTCACTTTCTGTTGGTCGACTAGTTGGTGGGCTACAAGCAGAAATTGAAGCAACCAAAAGAAAAGGTCAGTCATGGATTGATTGTATGGCAGTTGGAGCAATGAGTGGCATATTGATGGCACAACACAGTTCTATCCGTGCCGCCTGGGCTACTTTTAAATTAAACCCGTCGTTGGACAAATTACTAATTGCAAGATCAATGGCATCATGGCGCTGGTATCGTCGATTTATCAACAAGCTAGAAGAAAGTTTAACAATTTTAGATTTAGACAACACAACTACTGCATCTGCGCTAGATAGGATACTAGAAGAATTACTACTGGGAACCAATTACAGTTCAACTGATGCAGTCACTGGCATGGCATTTACTACCAACGGAATGCTACCAACGGAATATAATGTTACTGTGTTGCAGTCACGCTTTGCACTGGCATCACTGCTAGAGACTGGTATAAATGGAAACGACCATGTATATTTTTACTTGAATGGCCAACTATTAAAGAACAGAGTTGATTACACATTTGATACTGTATCAAATGAAGTAGTTTTAAAACTGCCTGCATCCGTTGGAAGCACAGTTACAATATTTCAGGCCAATGAAGCAGATGTGTTTACCGCTATTCCAGCAAGCCCTGCCAAGTTAGGTCTTTCTGGAGTATACGAGCCTAAGATTGTTGTTGAAGCATGGGGAGATGAAACTAGAACATTAATACAAAGACACGATGGTTCTAGGATAACAGCATATACACCGCCAGATGAATCAACAGTTGAAAATTATATTCTTAATAAGATTATTCTTGAATTTGAAACACGGGTATTCAATGGTATTATAAAAACAGTAGGCGACATTGGCGTACAACTTCAAGTCAACAATTTTAACAATAAAGATCCGTTAGAAGCACTGGCAAGGGCACAACTTGAATGGTATTCTACTAACAGTATTAATTTTAGAGATCGTTCAGATTTTAAACTGACAGATCCATGGACATGGAACTATAGTGGATACAGTTGGAGAGGCATGTACATTAACTATTTTGGAACATACAATCTAAATACAGCACCGTGGGAATCGCTAGGTTATAGTATTATGCCAGCATGGTGGGATAGTCATTATTCGTGGACTGACGCAGGCAAGCGAGCTAGCTTAGAATTTGCATTGCAAAATGGTATTACAAGCAGTCCTGCAGATGCATTAACAATTAACCCTGCGTTTGTTCGCAATGTTGATTCTTTCCCAGTTGGCACAGATGGAAAGTTATTGGATCCAGTAATCTGGGGAATTGATGCACCAACAGCAGACGAAGCCGAACAGCCTTGGGAAATTGGTTCTTGGGGAACTGCTGAAACAGCATGGAGAAGAAGCATTGCCGGAGCATGGGCCGGTGTGCTATATGCTGTCAATGACTACGCATACCTGAGCGAGTTTTTTGACAGCTCAGTTGATCCGTTCTCTATGCAATTGCAATTTGATAATGATAGTGTTAAACCTAAAAGCTTTAATTCTATGAGTCCAAGTCAATTCTTTCAAGACCGCCCAACAGTTGGCATAGGTGCAGTGATATTTGAAGCTTATAGAGAATTTAATTTAATTGGCGAAACTCCACTAATTGATCTGATGTCAATTAACATTCGTGTCGGATTTGGCATAGGTGGATTTAGCGACAATGATTTCACATTAAAAATGCCATTTGCTAAATTTCAAATTGGTAGTTATGTACCGGACGAAGATGTATTAATGACTCTAAGCGAAGGCGTAGCATTGCCAGCATTACGATACACTGCGGTTCGCATTGAAAAAGACAATGAAGGTTTCAGAGTCTATGGATTTGATCCAGGCCAACGCTACTTTACTATTTTTCAGCCATCTACTCGTAGTAGCACTGGCAATTTTCCAAGTACACGACAACAACTGGTAACAAGCTATGGTACTTTTATAGAATACTTAGAATGGGACCAAGCTGGGACTGTGGTACCGTATGGACAGCTTGTTTCAAACAAACAGGACCTGTTGACATTCTTACTGGGCCTAGGGGAATTTCAAGCCAGCAAGGGACTGATGCTGGATCAAATTAACGATCGAGGAACAGTTACCACATGGAAGCAGGCTGCAATTGACGCATTTGCATGGATTGAAGAAAATTGGGGTGACCGTCACTACTGTGTGGTTGGTGTTGCAACCAATGATGGTTTAAAGTTTTATCACGAAAGAGGTATGCTAGACAGGCTTGACAGTGAAGTAGGACAAAGCGGTAAAATTTTATTCAACTCGGGCAGATCGGCTCTTGCAAATGAAATTCTAATCACACGCGAGTATGAGCCTAATGTGGATAAAATTTCTCCGGCAAGCGATGAACAAATTGTGTTTGCTGATATTAGATTGCGCGAATATGAACATGTAGTTTATATCAATAGAAGAACTAAGTTCAGCGATACCATTGTTGACTTCTTAACAGGAGCAAGACTTGATAGTTTAAAATTCTCTGGTCGTAGGTCATACGCTTGGACAGGCCGCCCCAACGCCCGAGGCCTAATTCCAAATGAAACCGGAATTGTGCCCAGTTTTGATGCAATAGTATCTGACATCATTGAAAGTCATAAACCTGAATCAAGCGCATTTGATGGGTTCAAGAGTCGTGTGTCGCGAGCAAACTCAGTGCCGTCTAAGGACACAGTTGTATTTGATATTATACAAGATCCCAATGCGGCATTTTTATATAGACAAGGTTTACAAACAGCATCTGGTACCAACTTGGCAATTGATGCATTATTTAGAAATGTAAATTTTGATATTCCAGGTCGTCTACAAGATGTAAGTGTTAACGAACAGTGGATGTTTGATACAGGCAACTATGGTCGCCTTGGTGAACAAAAAATTTGGGAAATTGAATTACGCAAAGAAGATTTTACTGGCAATAGACAAATTATTCGATTTAAAGAAGTTAATACAGCAGTAGACTTGCAAGGCGACAATATTATTGATATCATTGGCGTAAATGATCCGCGCTGGGTTACACGGCCAACCAACTCGGTTGACTTCAGAACCATCTCTCGTAATAACATAACGCTCGAGTATAGCAAACAAAACGGATGGTTACCAAGTGCTGGTATTGCCGAGTTAACAGATACCAATATACAAATAGTCACTTTAGATGACCTAAACTATAGTGATTTGCTAGGACTAACAGACATTGCAAATAATGTAACCAATACATTAACTACAGGTAAACTATTTGCAATCAGGTCATTCAGCAAATACGGTGATTATGAAGTTGGCGACTATACATGGTATACTGGTATTTTATATCAATCAATTGAAAAATATCGTGGCTCTGTTACAGGAGCATTTGATTCCACAATGTGGGAAAGTGTCCCAGTAACTGGCAATTTGCTTCCATCTGCATGGATCAGTGATTACAATGGCAACGGCTGGAATGTATTACAAGTGCTTGCCCCTATGTACGTTGAAGAAGTTTGTCCCAATGCACTAGAGCAGTCGTTAAACGAAAGCAAGGCTACATTTGCTAGCCCACACGGACTGATTGTTGGAGAAAAAATCATCTTAGGCGGAAGCGGAGACGGGGCATATGATAGTGTACATGTAGTAAAAGAAGTAGTTGACGATTATAACATTTTAATTCCAGCCAGAAGTACCAGTGGCGAAATTGTTTACGATATGGTAGCCTATCGCTTGGTTGAAGTTAAATTTAATTCTGAAGCAGAATGGCAACAATCTGGTATTAATTTTTCAGCCGGAATGAAAGCGTATATTGACTATGGTGATACAGAAGGTACATGGAAAATTGTATCTTATGTGGCTGATGGTACAAGCACTCCTGCCATTGTAACAGAGTACAGCGGGCCAATGGTGGCCAGCGGAGATATTACAACAGTACAGCTTACTGATTATTATACACAAACTGTAGTTTCTGACGTAGAAGTATTTGATCCTTATAAAGGATTAACAATTGACCAAGTGGCTATACATTTAGATTATAAAGGAATTGTAGATCCTGCAACTTATAATGTAACAGACTTGGGAACAACAGATGAATATGCAGTTGAAAGCTGGGGTGCAGATGAAGTTGGTAAACTGTGGTGGGACTTGACTAAACTTCGTTACATTGAATACGAACAAACAGATGATATACAATATCGTGCAAGCCATTGGGGAGAGAAGTTTGCAAATACAAAGGCTGTGGTATATGAATGGACAGGCACTGACAGCCTGCCTAATACCACAGATTACCCATTTGCCAGATTGGATACAAGTAGTGGACCACAAGGCCAAATTCGTTACAGTGAAAACGACGAAACTGATTTTGACACTAGTGGAACAACTACACGCTACTATTTCTGGAATGGCAATGTTGACACAGTACCAGTAGGAATAGACCGGCCGGCCGCAAATGCAATTGAATCAATCTTAAATGATCCAGATGCAAACGGTGTAGCTTGGATGTCGCCAATTGATACTAATGCATTTGTTATTTCAAATATCAATGACTTCTTCAATAACACTGACCGACTTGTATTAAGAATAGAACAAAATACAAATGTTGATCAAATTTACAACTTTAGTAAAATTGTTACTGAAGGATTTGCTGGCGATGTAATTGACGACTATTTTTATAATCGATTAGAATCATCAGTTGCTGGGCGAGACAACTACAGAGAGTTGTACATCATCAAGCCATATGTGGGCGGCCAGTCTTATACCAAAGGCGACTACATTGTTAACTTTAACAATGGATATTTTAAAGCAGTGACAACACCAGGTGCGTACGGCACTAACGAGTTTCCATTGCTGACAGGAATATCAGATCGCAGAGAAGATATCAAACGAGTATGGACAGCAAAGCCCGGGCTCGACCATAAAATTTTTATAGCGGCAAAAAACTTTGTGGCCAATGGAACTGTTGCAGTTGATCGCGCCAGCAGAGTTATGGTGCGTAGTGCGGCAACAGCACTGATTACAAATATTTTAGAATCATTGTCACCAGAGTATTATGCTGTGGTAAACAATCGACGAGCAGTACCAAGTAAGAAACTGCATCCGTTACGCAGATATGGCAATAAGTATTTTCCATATCCACAAAGTTGGTTTAGTAATTTGACCAATGCTCGACGAACTCTTGTTGTTGCGGCAAATGATTCTTTATTAAAGATTGATACAGTTAGTAAGGCCAATTGGGACTTCTATCTAAGAACATACCGACCATTGTACGGAACGTACTCAAGAGACCTTAGTAAATTTTGGAAATATGTTGACTATGCAGTTGATGGATATATTCCAGGCAGCGAAGCCAACCGGTTGACTTCATTTATACAAGTCCAAGACTTGGATAGTACAGCAACTAATTTTGCAATTGTTGACAATGCTAACAATACCATCGAAGCATACAATCGTGATGGCACAACCATTGAATTGGTATACAGAAAAAATGGTACCATACAGTTCTTGGACACAGTATGGAACGGAAGTTTAGGTGATGCATGGGACAGGAGTAGATGGGATAGAACTCCGTGGGATGACGATGGCAGTGAAATTATTGAAAGTATTTTACGAGCTCTGCGACTCAACATCTTCACAGCAACAGATGAAGGATACTTCAATCTGCTATTCTTTGCAATGATAAAAGAAAGCCTGGTTCAAATTCCGTTTGCCAATTGGGTAAGCAAAACTACCTACCTGGATGTGGCACAAACCAGTTCAAATTCGTTGCTTAAAGTTGGCACATTCTTCAACAAGAATGACTCTACGATCAAGAAGTATTTGAATGAGGTTAAACCTTACCACAGTAAAATTGTTGACACCAATCAATACAGCAAGTCTTCATTTGCATTTGATGTTAAATTAGACGAAATCATTGCGTTAAACATTACAACTGTAACGCTTATTACAACAGAAGGTGAAGATATACTTCAAACTGAATCAAATCAGGGCATTGCTTACAAGTTTGATACTGTAACGCAGAGCCTTACAGAAGAAGGATAAAGTGGGTTATTTCAAGTAAACTAAATATGCTTATGAACAAGATTCAATTACCAGTCAGTATCGAAACATTTATTGTCATCAAAGATGCCGATACCGGAGAAATATTGCGTGAAGGCTCCAATGCCATTCACCAGGAAAACATGAGCACCGCCATTGCAACGGGACTGTCCCGTGGTAATAATCACTTTATCAGTGAAATACACTTTGGCATTGGTGCAAGTATTACAGGCATTGACGGAGTAATTACATACCGCAAGCCCAATGTAACTGGCATTGACGCCAACTTACACAAAGCAACATATTTTAGGGTAGTCGACGACGAAGACCTAAACAATCCAGACGCAGAAGCAAACAATGTGACTGTGACACATACAACAGGCACAACCTATGCAGATACTATTGTGACCGCAACAATTGATTATAGTGATCCGTTGGTAAACGACAGCACATATAACATTGTTAACGGTACACAACAAAGCTTAGATGCCACAACCAGTGTTGACGGTGAGGTTGTGTTTGATGAAATTGGATTAAAAACCAAAGGGACAACTGGGGTCAATACAGGTAATTTGCTCACGCATTTTATATTCCACCCAGTTGAAAAGCAAATTAATCAGCGTATACAAATTATATACACACTGAGAGTGCAGACCGGTTAAAACGGGTATCCGCTAAATATACAAAGGCAATAAGCCAAAAGGACATGAGAAAATGGCATACGAAGTAAACAAAAGCAACGGTGATATATTAGTTAACTTGATTGATGGTGAAGTTGACAATACTACTACGCCCTTAAATTTACTAGGTAAAAACTACCTGGGATATGGCGAACTAATCGCTGAAAACTTTGTTCACATGCTTGAAAATTTTTCAAGCAGTTCAGAGCCTGTGAGCCCTATTACCGGTCAGCTATGGTTCAACACCGGTGAGAACAGATTGGCAGTACAAGATACTGATGAACATTGGAAAACGCTGGCCCATTTGGTGAGTCGTCAGAATAGACCAACTGATACTGCTCGCTTAGGCGACTTTTGGTGGGATACAACAAACAAAGCATTGAAGATTTATGTTGGAACAACAAGTGCAGATCAAGTACTTCCGGGCTACAATTCTGGTTGGGTAAATGCCAGTGCGTTCCAAGGCAACAGCGGTATCAGCTTTGCAGACTTACTAGATACAAACGGAACCACACACAGGGTAGTTCGTTTTAATGTAAATGGAATCTGCGTTGTAATTCTTAGCACTGATGCAGAGTTCACAATTGCACAGTCACATGCTGTTAATGGATTTCTTAGAATTGGTAAAGGTATTAACATGAATACCACAGGCAACGACACACAGGCATTTAATCCAAATGCGTTTAAGTTGCGCGGTATTAGTATGGAAGCTGAATTTGCTGACGTGGCTGAAATTTATGTTGGCGATGCTACATATGAGCCAGGTACATTGGTAAGCTTGGGTGGAGTAGCAGAAGTAACACAAACAGTTGGTGTAGCAGATCAAAATATCTTTGGTATTGTTTCTACTAGACCAGCTTACTTGATGAATGCACGACAAAAGCACGAAATAAATGCAATGCCAATTGCTGTTGCAGGACGAATCCCAGTCAAGGTCACTGGCATCGTAAACAAAGGCGACAGATTAGTTGCAAGCGATATCCCTGGAGTAGCACAATCTGCCACAGTTGATGTTCCAGCCTGGAGCATTATTGGTCGTAGCTTACAAAATTTCAGCGGAGAAGGCGTCGGTAAAGTCGAAGCTACAGTTGGAGTTAGGTAAGCACAATGTCTACCAAACGCTATATTGTTGCTGTCAATAAAGATGTAGTCGATCTGAATCTATTTTGGAATCAGGTTGAGTCTGCCACTGCTGGCATTGCAAACATTCCTGACCGCCCAGTTGCAATAGCAAACAATCGAAGTGCGTTTACACGAATTTGCGAATATGAGTTAACTGAAGCTGAAGCTGAACAGTTACGCAATGATCCTAGGGTGTATTCGGTTGGGCGACCTTATGAAGATTTACCTTGGATTACAATAGCACCAAACTCTATTACTCAATCTGATAATTTTACAAAACCGGCCAATGGTAACAGTAGTAACAGCTTTGTAAATTGGGGAATGCCTCGACACAGTAGTACTAGCAATGTTTATGCAACTAATTCAAATCCACCATACATTTATGATCTAGATGGAACTGGTGTTGATGTTATTATTTCAGACTCTGGCATACAAGCAGACCATCCTGAATTTACAGATGCTAATGGCAACACCAGAGTCTACAATCCAAATTGGGATAACATTGCTAGTCAAATTGGTGCATCTGCTACAAGTGGATGGGATACAGCAAGTTATATCTATGGTAACACATCAAGTGTTGCAGGCCACGGTACCCATGTAGCTGGTACAGTAGCAGGAAAAACATACGGTTGGGCAAAGAATTCAAGAATACTATCATTAAGATCAACTGGGGAATTACCAGGTGACATAGCTGATGTATTTTCTATGATAAAACATTGGCATCAAAATAAGGGCAGTAATAGACCAACCGTAGTTAATATGAGCTGGGGTACATCAATTAGTGCTAATGATCTGGGACTAACAGATCCAAGTCAAACTTCGTTGGTAAAACAGATCATTGATTCTGTAACATATCGAGGTACCACATATACTACAAATGGTTCAATTGAATCAGATAACTTCTATCAGTCTAAGGGGCTACTAGTAGGTTCTGACAATTTTGCATGGGCATCTTTGCTTAATGGTTTACCAATCCATGATACAACATATGACACTTTTATTAGTGAAATGCTAAGTGCTGGAATAGTCCTGACACATTCAGCTGGTAATAGTAGCTATAAAATTGATATACCCACTGGGCTAGATTATAATAATAATTTTTTAATAAACATTGATGCTATTTTTCCAGGATATGGAACACTTACAGTTTATTATAATCGAGGTAGCAATCCATCAGTTCCTATTACTGTAGGTAGCTTAGATAGTGTTACATCTGGATTAACTGATCAAGCCGCAACATATTCAATGAAAGGCCCAGGCGTCGATATATGGGCCGCTGGTACTAATATTATGAGTGCCTGGGCAAACAATGATGGTAGTAGCGTAGCGTATTTTAAAAATTCTAGCTTTAAACAAAAAAACAATACAGGTACTAGTATGGCTAGTCCTAATATTGCTGGTATAGCCGCATTGTACCTGCAACAAAATCCAACAGCAACACCTGCACAAGTTAAAGCGGCTTTATTGGCTAACGCCACCAACACAATTTTAAACACTGGAACCACAACTGATTATACCAATGGCAGATCATTGCTAGGCAGTAGTCCTAAGGTTGCCTATATTAATACAGTAACAACTACACCACCACCAACAACCTACACATTAACTGTAATCAAGACTGGCTCTGGCGACGGAACAATAACAAGTTTACCAGCAGGTATTACAGGTCCAGGTACAGCAACATTTGCCGCAGGCACAGTTGTTACCTTAACCGGAGCACCACAAGCAAATAGTTCTTTTGCTGGGTGGTCTGGAGCCGCAACAGGTACTGCTCCTGCAAGCATTGCAATGAATGCTAACAAAACAGTTACAGCAACATTCAATGCAATCAATGTTCCTTCTTATACAATTACAACAGCACCTACGCAACTCAGTGAAGGCGCTACAGCACCATTTGTTGTTACAACAACCAATGTTCCAAACAATGCAACATTGTATTGGAGAATTGTCAACGGTGCCAGCAACTTTACGCAAGCAAGTGGTTCATTTACTATCGCTTCCAACAGCGGAACATTTACAGTAACGCCTAATACAAATACCATAGTTGATGGCAATAGAACATTCGTTGTTGAAATTAAAACAGTTTCAACCAACGGGGTAACAGTTGCTACCAGCAATCCCGTTACCATTGTGGATATGAACTCATACCCAGTGGCCGGAACAGAACTATCAACATTCTGCAGAGACTATGATCAATGGGCAATGATTGCAGATGGCGCAGGTGGGCAAACTGAACAACTTAAACAAGCAGACAGCACAAACTGCGGATATGATCCAACATGGCCAGCCAAGGACTCTATCATAAGTGAAGGCTGTGTCCCAGGTACATATACCTATAGAGTTACTCGAGCAAACGGATACAATGGAACATACAACGAAAACGAAATCAACAGTATCCGTTGTGGTTACCAGGCAACTGGCACACCAATGGGCGAACCTTATTGCCTGGGTCTTGATCGATACCAGGACTATGCAGACGGTTATGGTGGAAGATACAACCTGGTAATTGAAAGGAATAGCACACTATGCGGATATGTACCACGAATAAGACCAGCCGAAACAAAACCACAACCAGAAAAGAAGATAACAGAGCACTGGTACAATACACTAACAACAGAAGTGAATGAGTTGTTTGGGGATATACATGCTGGCAAAGGACCTAGTGCGGATGTGACTGTGCAAGAAAGTGCAATCAAATGGGGCTGGGGCGGAGAGAATGTTGCCCAAGTTGGAGTCTCTGAAAAGATAACAGCGGTTCATACCAATAAACTTGTAAATCGTGTTAACTTGAGTACATTAAGAACTGGCAGTAGTGATCAAGAATTGGTCATTGTTTCTAAAGGTGGCAGGCTAACTGATGAGTTTTTCAAAACTGTAACAGATTTACTAGATACTGCCAGGGAAATAAAGAACACTGTTGAACCAAGTATGACCGAATTAAGCGTACTTGGATCATACAACAGCACTGAAAATTGGACCAACATTTTACAAACAGAAGTTCAATTGGACTTTGGCACTTACGAAGATGCTCGACATTTCTTTAACGCAGGCGGTGATATCAGACTTAGTTTTAGCACACAAGATGGTTACGGTCCAGGTTACCATAATTGGCGCTGTATCTTTTTTGATCAAGGAACATTAAAATTAAATGTTGATAGTCTACTCAGCTTGAACTCCCGTGGTATTACACAGGATAAAGGCTTTGCCCAGATCATTGAAGAAGAACAATTGCTATACACTAGTCCTAGTGCCAGCGGTGGTAGTGGAGGCTATGGAGGCTATGGAGGCTATGGCGGCTATGGAGGCTATGGAGGCTATGGCGGATATGGAGGCTATGGAGGCTATGATAATTGCCACACTGGCGGATATGGAGGCTATGGAGGCTATGGAGGCTATGGAGGCTATGGAGGCTACGGCCACCAGCATCATGACCACAGCGGATATGGCGGCTATGGCGGATATGGCGGATATGGAGGCTACGGTGGTTACGCATCCAGCCGCTTAAAAGTATATGGTTCAATTGTCAACGATAAACTAATTTTAAGAGTAATCCTTGATAATTCTGGACTTGGAGTAAGAATTCGAGGCATAATGAAAATGGCAGTTTCTGTGACTCATCCTTCAACTGTGACCGAAAACAATGTCACATTAACATTGCCAGTTCCTACTATAGAACTGACACAAGGCTGGACTGAAATCTAATTGGACATTCCACATTATATACGCTGATAAATAACAACGTATATAATATTGGAATTAAATGGACAGTAAAATCACAGATGCACTTGCATTTGCCAATTATAGATTAACCCTACAAGTACAGCGCCAAAATATTGAAGCGCGAGTCCAAACGGCCCTATTGTTGTCTTATCAAAGTGCAATTTTTAAAACTACACAAGAACTAATTTCTTTTGTTGATACAAAATTGCGACTTGGTGGCAACCTTTTTGTTCAAGACCAAACCAATAATGTAATTTCCATTCTTAATCCAGCTGAATTTTTAAGCTGTTTAATTACAACATATGATTCAGCAATGGAAATGAAGCAAACCGAGCAACATAAATTAAAGTCAGCAAGAAGCACAGCTAAAATTGTAGGACTCTAAAATGAGTACCAAAGGCTTTATGATGTTTGCTTACAATAACGAACAATTGGATTACACCCAACTGGCGTTAGTAGCGGCATACGCTGTAAAAAAACACATGCCAGACTATCCAGTTGTGCTAGTCACGAATCAAGCCAGTCTGGAACATTGTAAAAATACACATGGCCCTGCAATAATGAATGCCGCATGGGATGATATCATATTAACTGATCCAGGCTATGAAAAGAATATGCGACTGCACCACGATGGCGCATATTATAGCTTTAATGCACAGTTTACAAATACAAACAAGCATGACATTTATAATCTAAGTCCGTTTGACGAAACTATTTTAATTGACACAGACTACTTGTGCGGCAATGCCAACTTGTCAATGCTGTTTGACAGCCAATATGATGTTGCCATGTATAGAGATGCTCGCAATCTTCGTTATGAAGAACCCTACACAACTGAACGATGGTTACACTATGCAGGTATTCGCATGTGGTGGAGTACTGTGGTATATTGGCGCAAGAGCGAAGAAGCCAAACACTTCTTTAATATTTGGGCCGAAGTTAAAAAGAACTGGGAATATTATCGCTTCTTGTATAAGTTTCCTGGTACATTATATCGCACAGACTATTCAGCCAGCATTGCCGCGCACATGTGTGATGGTTGGCAAGATGGTGGCTTCATTGGCCAAATTCCTAACTTCATGCGTTACCAAGATCAGCGCGATGATATAGTTGAAGTAAAGGGTCCTAATAGTTGGGTAATGTTAAGCAATTTACCCGACGAATGGAAGAACATGGTAGTTGAAATAGCCGGGGAAGATGTACACTTGATGAATAAAAAAAGCATACTTCGCAACTATGATCAAATTATGGAACTGTTGGCATGACAACCATACATGTATTGGTATACGAAGGCCAGGCCGACTTATATAAAGTGACCGAGCAAGACGCTAAACAAGTAGACACACTCAATCAGTACAATCAAATAAATTTATTTGGATCATATGTTGATCAACTAAAAACGCTAGCGCAGGTAGAATATCAACCAGGAGATGTTATTTGTTTTGCAGGTGCCTGCATACGACAATTTACTCAGCACATTGGCAACATTGCTAGAAATTCTAAATTAAATTATATGCCTGGACATGGAGTGGATCATAGAGGGCAACCAATACCATTTGCCAGGATTAGTCGACGAATTCCAATTGATAAAAATTTCTATGAAGTATGGCCGTCATTGATGGTCATTGGTTGTCCTGAATCTGCTCGGTTAAGTTTTGAGACTCTGGCACAAATTGACAGCAGTCTATGCTGGCCTCACTATGAGCCAGAAAATCCAACACTAGAACATTATCTTGCAGTATTGCCATATGCGTTTGATAGTTGGATTGCGCCACACTGGTTTAAAATTGTTGATATGAGTGTACGAGATTTAGAAGTAGTTCCAGTCATGTATGCAACGCATCGTTGGCACGATTGGATTTCTTTTTATCCTGCCAATAAAAATTTCAAGTTAGAAAATCATACACAACTCTATCCAGTTTGGCTAGCAGGAAGTAGCAAGCCATTGGAGTATTGGAATGACTGATGAAATTCAGTTTGTATTACGGACTAGGAAAAAAACTCAAGCAGAAATCTGGTCCGTAGGGTTTGACTCTAATACTGGTAATATCTTAGAAATTGTACCGGGTAATGCCAGTAAAGAAAGGGCAACAATACAAGTTTCGTACGCTTCTGTTAAAGCAATACTTGCTGGCACAAAAAATCAAAACGACTATCGCGTAGTTTTTAATGAATCAATCGGGGCATTAGATCTGGTAGATATAAAACTGCCTACAAAAATTAAAAGAAAACACATTAACACCGGTTGGCTAAGCAACGGGGAGTATCAAGGCGAGTTAGATAGTGATATAAGAACTATACTTTTCAACGACTCGGGGATGATACGAGTTGAAGCCACAAGACAGTGGTCTACACACATTAAAGAACGCATGGAAACAAATTCACTAGAAGAAACAATTCCGTTTTTTATCACTGACATTGAAGATCCTCATCAGCTATTTGGTAAAGGCGACATACGCCTAATAGATATAGTTGAGCGTGGATTCTGGGAAAGCCGGCTATGGGCATTTATGGATCATGATGTAGTACAAAAAATATTATACCACGGACAAAAAGTTAGGATTAATTTGCCGCCAATTGCAAAATCATTATTCTTTACAAGGCTTGGAGAATATTCACAGTTTAGTGGAGTAGTCGATGATCAGACTGTAATGAGTCATATTGGCCCAGGCAAGCACATTTCTATATTTGTCAAGGATGGCATATTATGGGCACAAAGTCATTATCAGCCCGGATCACCAATTGACAATCTGACAGGAAATTTAAAATTAGCAGTATTAAAATCAAACGACACCGAATCCTTTGTACAATGGACACAGTTACCAGCCCTACTGCTAAGACAACATGCACCATTTGAAATTTCAAGTAAATGGCCATACAAAGGACACCCATACATGTTATATAAAGCAAACAACCTAGATATTGGAGTACTAAATTGAAAACCCCTATTACAGAATTTGATGTAGTATTCATCAGCTATGATGAACCAAATGCTGATGAGAACTATGCAGACCTATTAGAAAAATGCCCTTGGGCCAAGCGCAGTCATGGTGTGTATGGTAGCGATGCTTGCCATAAGGCAGCGGCCAAGCTGGCAGAAACAGAACGCTTTATCACAATTGATGCAGATAACAAAGTGCGAGCAGACTTCTTTGAAATGGAACTGGATTTGACCAAGTTTGATCGCAGTGATGTACTAAGCTGGTCAGGCAAGAACGTGGTCAATGGTTTAGTTTATGGCAATGGCGGTGTTAAGCTGTGGCCCAAGAAAGTTGTTGAACAGATGCGTACACACGAAGCAGTTGATTCAGGCGCTGGCGCTGTGGATTTTTGTTGGGATATACATTACCATCAGTTAAACAACATCTATTCAGATGTGTACAACAATGCAACACCATATCAAGCATATCGTGCAGGTTTTAGAGAAGGTGTTAAACTAGCATTACATGATGGTCGTCCAATGGACTGGCGTCAAATTGCAGATAGAAATAATTTTAAAAATCATCGTAGACTACTGGTCTGGATGAGTGTTGGCGACGATATTGACAACGGTTTGTGGGCCATGTATGGTGCCCGCTTGGGTTGTTATCTAACCAACTTGCGAAAAGATTGGGACTACAGGCTAGTAGCCGATTTTGAATGGCACAATGCATACTGGCAAGAAGATGTTATGCCGCAGTTTGCTGGTGACGAAATTGTATGTCCAAAGTCAAAATATGCTTGGAGTAAAACAAAATTAATGGCCGAAACAATTAAGTTGGGTAAAGCATTGCATCAAGACCTGCGCCTAGACATTGCCACGTTAGATGCCGCTGGCAGTAAATTCTTCAAGGCAAGTTATTTCAATCCTCATCGCCTTGGCCCAACTGTCAAGGAAAGCGATGTTGAACAATTTATTGCGGAGTAAAGTTTGTTAGACGTTTTCTTTATCAGTATTGGCGAACAAGAGGCAGAAGAAAACTTTGCACGACTGCAAGAATTTGTTCCAAATGCCAAGCGTATAACAAATGTCACAGGCATTTATAATGTGCATAAGGCATGTGCTGAATTAAGTGCCACAGAAAACTTTTGGGTAGTTGATGCTGATGCATGGATTGTGGACGGATTCGACTTTGATTGGGAACCTGATATATCTGTAATACACTGGGGTGTACCTGAAACTGAATGTGTGGCTATTTGGCCAAGTGTCAATCCAGTTAATTATTTACAGTATGGATACGGTGCAGTAAAAGTGTTCCCACGCAAACCCTTTATTGAAAACAGGCCATGGCATATTGATATGACTTCGTCCATTGCAAATATTATTATCAATAAAGGAATTGTCAGTTGCGAAACACGATTCAACGCAACTCCTGAAAGTGCCTGGATTGGGGCATTTAGAGAATGTGCAAAACTTGCTTCACTTTCAATGATCAAGACTCGTGTCAACAAAGCAAAAGCCGCTGAAAAGGCCGAATTGGAAGAGGTAGTAAGGTACTCTGTTGAACAAGACTGGGATTACGACAAGAAACACAACTATCGCAGAAGCAGGGCCTTGCTGGTTAAAGACAGGTATAAAAGAGAAAAGGATATCTTCACCTATTGGGATGAAATGGTCACGGGCGGCCAAAATAAACTAGTATGGTGTACCAAAGGATGGGATAATAAAAACGGCAAGTATGCAATACTTGGCGCACAGGCAGGATCTAAATTTGGACTGATCAACAGTGACAATTTAGAAGTGCTTGATTTGATCAATGATTGGAATTGGTTAAGAAAGGAATTTAAAAATGTCAATGTTTAATATTAAAACGACAACTGGTGATTCATCAATTGCTAATTCATCAATAGTCAATATTCCGGTAGTGTTTCTTAGCTTTGATGAGCCAAATGCCGACCTGCATTGGGAAAATTTACAGTCAATTGTACCACACAAGAAAATTGCCAGGGTACATGGGGTAGTGGGATTTGATACTGCACACAAAGCCGCCGCCGCAGAGTTTCCAACAAGCAAATACATCATCACAGTTGACGCAGATAATATTGTTGATCCTAAATTTTTTAAATTGACTATTCCTGGAAAGGCAGATGGCCAAGTCAGTTACACCTGGGGCGGCAGACAATATACAAATGGCCTAATGTACGGAAACGGTGGTTTAAAAATGTGGAGCACAGAACATCTTGCCAACATGAAAAGCCATGAGCTGGCAGATGACCAACGTGATGCTGTAGATTTTTGTTGGGACTTTGAACGCTACAAAGACTTACCAGGTTGCTATTCTAATGTATACACAAATGCCAGTGCTTACCAAGCATTCCGTGTGGGCTTCCGCGAAGGTGTAAAGCTGTCAATGGAACAAGGTCGTGTGCTGGCATTTGACGAATGGATAACTACAATGCATGCCGCAAACTACCAACGATTAATAACTTGGATGACAGTGGGTGCTGATGTTGAGCATGGCATGTGGAGTGTGTACGGAGCACGACTTGCAGTGAAATTTTTGCAATATGATGATTTTGACTTTGTAAACATACGCGACTACGCATGGTTCAATGAGTTCTTCAAACAACATGGGACAGTTGATCCAGTTAAAGGTAGTAAAGTACTGGGCAAACAAATTAGTGAGGGTCTGGGTTGGATACTACCTGATTTTGATAGTGAACAAAGTTCGTTTATTAAACAAATACAATTGCATCCAGCCAAAGCACTCACACACGAAGATGTTGTATGGCGTACCAATTTAAGTTTATATGGATGGTTCCGTGGATAGAAATACAGAATTGAGAAATGCCCTGCTGTTCTTTACAGATGAAGCATTGGGGTTTCGTAAAAGCCTGCACCATTTACACAGATGGTTTGAGTCTGGAGAGCAACACGATCTAGAATTACTAATAGCCGAAGTGGGGATAGAACATCATATTAATTTTTGGCCACTGATACACTATGCAAACGGCCAGTCAGAATTAAACGATCAAGATGTAAAGACATTATTTTTAAAGAATTTACATGTGCCATTGGAATGGAATCCAGACGGTTGTATACTTTCACCGTTTACTCCTTTTGCATTTTCAAGCCCATCATTACCTATCATTGACAGAGTTGACAATTTTTGGAAAATTAAACAGTGGATCGAAGATAATCCACACTTTGAAAACCCCATGACAATGGTAGCTCACTGCCTGCAAACGATACAAGAGTCCAGACAAGACTTTACAAAATTAGTTGACATTCTTAACATGTTACTTGGTCCAACAATTGTTTCTTGTGTTAAAAATAACGACATTAACTTTTTAAGTGAGATGGTTGCAAACTACTATTCCAATGCACCAGCATTTGTTAAAAATCTAGGAGCAGTTGTCAATGACACTCCGGATTTAAATTGGACAGATGCACTCAGCAGGAATCAAATACAAAGTAAAGTATGGCTCTTGGAAAAATTAAAAGAATCGGGCGTATTATCTAAATCTCGACCAGTAACAGAGAAACCTGCAACAACTATCATTGTTGGCGGATGGGTGGGCATGTTACCCATGCTGGCGGCCATGCATAAGATACACTTAGGCGATGTTATCAATGTTGATTCTGATAAATCTGTGCATAGTGCTTCTATGAACTTGAATATAGCACATAACAAATCTTATAAAAGTGTTGATAAGGATATCAAACAGTATCCATTTAACAAGCACAAGGAACTGTTGGTCATCGACACTATAGTTGAACATTTTGAAAATCACGGCGAATGGATTAAAACATTGCCCAAAGGAACCACCGTGGTGCTACAGGGCAATGATATGTTTAATCTACCTGATCATGTAAACTGCCATCGATCGTTAGAAGAGTTTTTATCCGACTGTGGCTTAAATACTATTCTATGGGCCGGCGAACTTAATTTATATAAGTGCAACAGGTTCATGGCAATAGGAAAAGTTTAATGTCAGCTGACTCAAGGTTTAAAAAGTACAACTTTCAAATTGATTTAGAGCGTTTAAAAGAAGAAACTGAACGGCTTCTTTTTGATTCTTCTACGGGCAAATATCGTACACAAATGTCCCTGCAAACAAACGGAACAACTGATTGGGATTCTAGCACAGGTACAAGAGAAGGTGATGATGAAGCACAGTGGGATCAAATACATCCTGAATTGGCAGGCACCTGGTGGGATGATTTCTTAAAAGGATTTCCATTTAAACTGTATCGCGCTCGACTAATGACAATGCATCCACGTACCTGTTATAGTATACATACTGATATGAATCCCAGGATACACATTGCCATCAAAACCCATCGGCAGGCCCGTTTTATCTTTACAGCACCACCGTCAAACACACACCTTCCAGCCGACGGGAGTGTATGGTGGATCGATACCACAAAAGAACATTCAGCAATGAACGGTAGCATGGAAGATCGCATTCATTTAGTTGCTTGCTTGGTAAACACAGCAGAAGAATAATGTATACATATAGACATGCACCTGTCTGTAATAAGTACCCACTCTGACAACTTTACAAAACACGAAGAAAAGTATGACCAATTTTTACAGTTGGTCGAAAGCAGTGACAGTCCAGCGGCAATCAATATGGGCCATGTGCCACCGGCTGGATTGGTATATCTTTTAAAAGGCAAGCATCGTTGGAATAAGGGCTCTGGCGAAGTTGCACTATTGCACAACGATACTACAAACAGTATAGTAGGTGTCAGTGCAGTAGAGCATAGCACCTTGTTACCCAAACTTGGATCAGGCGGCAATCGCTGTTGGCTATTGCCCGAGTACCGAAAACACAATGAAGTAACTAGATTTCTTTTAAAGAGGAATCTAGAATGGTGTGTAGAACAAGATAAAAAAGGAATGTTGTTGAGTTTTAACAACTATAATAAACTATTATACGATGCAGTGGTTAAAATTAACAAAGGCAAGGCCGCGGCAATTGGAACTGTATGGAGCAATTGGTGGAAGGATTGTATTCCATTGCCAAGGCAAATTATGTTGTTCAATACCCCACAATGGGCAGTACTCAAACCACTGGACAATGAAGACGAAATGTTTAAGTTGGTTGAACAATTGGATAGTATCCATGGAATTTAAATGATTATTAATACCGAAAACAATCACCTTCATTATTGGTTTAACAGTGACCGCTCTCAAATTTGGAGGCACAGTAACTTTGATACCACAGCAATGAGTGTTGGCGGATGTTTAAGACCAACAATGTCATTGCGAGCAGAACTTATTAGAAATGCCCGTTCGATATATAGAAATTATCCCGACCTTACACTTTTTATGAGCGGCGGACTGGACAGCGAAATGGCACTACGCAGTTTTATGTCAGCTGGAATTATCCCAAAGCTTGCAACAATTAGATTTCCAAACGATAACAATATGTACGATATTGGCCCAATGATTCGAATGGTAGAACAACTTAAATTAAAGATTACTGTTATCGACTTTGATCCAAACAAGTTTGTACAATCAGGCGAGTACAAGGATGTTGGATTGCGCTACCAGGCATACACACTTTACCAACAGATGCTGTTGCGTGTAGCAGAAGACTATGCGGCTCCAATGATTACCATTGATGAGGTTGAGGTTGAAAAAAATCCATCTATTGACTTTGATACTGGAAAAGTCACCAATGAGTGGATCTTTTTAAAAAAGGAAGATCAAGATGGTGTATGGCGGCGTTTCAATGACAAAACTGGGATTCCGGCCTTGAACAATTTTTACACATATTCTCCGGAAACAATCCTGGCTTTCTTACAAAATCCCACCGTTGATGATTTAATAAATGATCGTATGCATGGAAAGCTTGGATGGACATCTAGTAAAATGAAAATTTATTCTAGCCTGGGATATGAGTTTAGAAAACGACCAAAATGGCATGGAATAGAGAACTATATACACTTGTGGGACGCTGTCAGATACAGCATGTCAGATTCTGGACTTATTTTCAATTCCAGGGCGTACTCGGTGCCTGCAAACTTGCTCAAAGAGAATCTTATAAATGGAGTTGAAACATTATGTCAGGTAGCTTAGTACCGTTAACTGTTGAGCACTTGCCAGCATTGCTGGAATTTGCCGCTCACATCTATGAAAATACTGAGCCAGACAAGTATCCAGATTTTCGTGTATCTGCCGATGTAGATGATGCAAGTAAGAATAGCAAGTTTTTTAGTGCATTTTTGCTACCTGGCGAGTTTAATAATTCCAATATACGGCAAGCCTATGCACTCATGGATTCCAACGGAGTTTATCAAGCGGCAGTTGGAGTAAAAAGATTTTCACATTTACCAAGTTGGTCAGTGGCCTGGTTGTTGAGTCCAAGACAAGGCATTTATTTTATTACAGCTTTTAGGCAAACAATGAAGTTGTTGTTTGAACTGCATGAAAATGCAGGCATGTATGAGTTTTATGTGAGTTATCCCAGCACCAGAGAAGCCGCATACAGTAAAATTATGCTGCCATTTAGAGAACGCTATTATAGTTTTGTTGAATGTACTATTCCAGCCAACACAAGGAGCCCTTACGGATTTATACACGAACTTATGGGTCATAGTCTGCACCCGCATGATATGAACTTAAGAAGATATATACTAAGGAGACCTAACACAGAAGCACCTTCAGAAGGTGGTAAAGTTACTAGATTAGGTATTGAAAAAGAATGACATCAGAATTAAACAACTGGCTAACAACTCAGGTTAGCCTTTATAAGAAAACCAAACAAATTCCTTTTATTGTAGCAATATGGTTTCCTTATCATCTTGCGGCAATAATTGCAATCGTATATGCTGTAACAACTGCATGGTCGTGGTGGTTGCCTGTTACAGCCATATGTGGCTGGATACTACTGGATGGTGTTGGCAACAACCTAACACTACATCGTTGGTTGAGTCATAAGAGTTGGACTCCTAGAAGGTGGATGGAACCGTTCTTATTATGGGCCGCTACAATGGTTGGCGAAGGCAGTCCACTATGGTGGGCGGCACTACATCGAGGGCACCATCATCGTGTAAGTGACCAGCCAGGTAAAGATATTCATACTCCAGTAGAAAACGGATGGTTACACAGTTATATGGGTTGGCAATTTGGCATTACACAAGATAGTGTGAAATTTAGACATGCAGTTGATTTGCTCAGAGATAAACGAATTACATTCATACATGAAAATTACAACAAGATTATCTATGCCACACTATTGTTAAGCTGGCTATTGTTTGGATTAACATTCACCGTTTGGTTTTTTGTAATAGGTAGCTTGATGAGTTTGCATGCCGATGGACTGGTCAACACATTTGGACATGTTCCAGCCGCCGGCTATCGAAACTTTGATAATAAAGATGCCAGTACCAATGTATGGTGGATTGGATACTTTCATTGGGGTTCAGGCTGGCACAACAACCATCATAAGAAAGCAAGTAGCTTTGACTTTGGCACCAGTGTCAGTGGTCGCCCTCACGAGTTTGATCCTTGCATGTTGTTAGTATTGCCGTTTGCTTCATTTAGCGAAATAAAAAGATTGTGGAGCATCAGAAAAGATGCTATAATTGATAGAAAGGAACTTACATGAATGTACGACTACTCAGCTACTCAAACCCAACTGAAGAATTTGCAAATTTGGGCATCACGGATGCACAGGAACTCATTGCGTATTGCGCCCGTGTGTCCAATCCTGCCAACCAACTTAACACTGAGACATCAGAAAAGCTTATCCGATACCTTATCAAACACAGTCATTGGAGCCCACTCGAAATGGTCAGTGCCTGTATTGAAATCACAACTACTCGAGACATTGCCCGACAAATCTTGCGACACAGAAGTTTCAGCTTCCAAGAGTTCAGTCAGCGATATGCTGATCCTACTAAAGACCTGTCATTTGTACTTAGAGAAGCACGGTTACAAGATCCCAAAAATAGACAAAACAGTATTGACGCTGTAGAGCACGAAACACAAATGGTTTGGCTTGATAAACAACAAACAGTCATTGACGCGGCCACTAATGCATATGATTGGGCCATTGCTAATGGCATTGCTAAAGAACAAGCAAGGGCGGTGCTACCAGAAGGTAATACAGTTAGTCGCTTATATATGAACGGCACATTGCGCTCATGGATTCACTTTATTGAACTACGCTCTGCAAATGGCACACAGAAAGAGCATCAGGAAGTGGCACGGGCCTGTGCCCAAGTAATTGCTGAAATCTTTCCAATGGCAACTGACTTAGTCGTCTAATTCCTTTGTGGCAGTCAATGAACCATCTTCATTCTGCCACAAAAATCCCCAAGCATTGTTGTAACGAGTAATACTTGGCAAACTTGGCCATTTGGTTTTATAGTTGAAGTATTGTTCGTTTGCCCATACATCATTAATAATTTGTTTAGCAGGTAGCTTGTAAGTATTCCACTTGCCACCTACCTTGGGCTCATTTGTATATAATGCCCATTGCTGATAAGCTTCACTATCAAAGAAGTTTACAACATTGCTGGCCATGTATACTGCCTGTTCAGCAGTGGGGCTATGCATACTCATACGATACTTAACAGCTTGCCACTTCATTGAGTAGTTCAGCCACCAAAGAAAATCGTGGTTTGTATTGATAGGAACAGGACACGCAGTCACAAGATCCCATAACATTGATTCTCGTTCATCTCTATAATTGTCACACTTGTCTAAAAGCCACGGTAAGCTTTCTGTTCTATAATCACCATGTATGGAATCAAATTTGCCTGTATTATCCATGTAACCTTTTAAGGTTAAACTGCCAAACAAGTTGTCGGCACATTCACCAGTGATGCATACATTGCGTGTGTCGTTGATAATACCATAGAAGTTATTACTTGGTAGTAGGCGTTGTCCAAAGTTTGGCAATATGATTTGATCAAAGAATTTTTGATTTTCAAGTTGACTATCTTCGTTTACAGCACACCATACATTCTTCTTAATAACTTCCCAGTCTGGATGACTAATCAGCAATGTTACAATTAGTGTACTATCAATTCCACCACTAAAAAATATTACTAATCGTTCCCTGCCCGGATCGTTTAGTTTGGCAATGCATTCGTCAATGCGTGTATAACTAGCGGCGCTAAAGCTATGCATAATTTCTGGCCTTGGCGGAATAGGGCTATTATTGTAAATTTCAATGCCCGGGATATCAAGTGTACCAGTTCTATCATTTAAACTGATCCACGGGTTAAACATTTCAACAAACTCTTTGGTAACGGGATCAATATTTCTATCACTACGATAGAGTCTATGTGGAATATAATATAATAATTTTTTCATAGTTACATCATCATTGTTAAAAAGGAATCTTCTTCCATTGCTGTTCTACATTTGGCAATGTCGTCTTTATTCTTGGCATTGCGAATAGCAATTTGGTGCCGTGCTCGTAATCTTTCAAGTTTACGTATTAAAAATTTTCTGTTTTGGTATTTGTTTACAATAATGCCAGCGGCAACATTAATAGTCAAGCCGCTTTCTTCTGCATAGTCACTGACCATATTGGATTCTCCTACACCACTTTCAATCACAGTCATGGCCTGCTTATATTTTTCTTCGTATGCTTCTATTTGCCATTGATTTTGTATTTCAAATCTTTTAAAGCCATGGGCCAAGCGATGTTGAAGCTCAACCAGTAATCCTACTTTAGTTTGCAGATTGTGACTTAGTGCTACAAGTTCTAGGTCTTTACGATGCGGCACAAACGTGGTAACCTTAGGACCTTTAAATTGAATTCTAAAGTCTAAATTAAAATTTCGTAGTTGTTGCGCCGGTAAATCATCAACGCTGTATATTCTAGAAATGGCTCTAAATTCATTTTGACAAGCACTTTCCAGAACTGATAAATTTTCACACCAAGCGAGTACTTCATTTTCCGCCGTGCAAGCAATTGCTAACCATTGCATAGTGGTCTCCTATATACTGTTATATACCTATATAATTTAGTTGATGTTAACCAATAGAAATATCTGGTGAAAACCGAACACTAAGCATGAGTCTTCTTTTGTCACTGTGATTAATAACCTGGTGAGGAACATCTATTTTAACAATTGTGGGCTTATCAACAATGATTGATTGTTGTATTTGTTTTTCTTCGTCCCAGTTAAGTTCTAAATATTTTAGGCCTTGCGTATTTGCAGTTTCGCTTAGATGAAATTTACCAGAGTACCAAATCATCTCACCAGCATCACAATTGGCAATTGGAATATTCAATGCACAGTTACTTGCACCCCTACGGTCGACATCATAGCCATCAACATGTATTGCTTGTGTGCTAGTTGGACCTTGCCCAAATACTATTGCACTTTTGAGTTTTAACGTACTTCCCAGTGTTGATTCTAATATGTCTGCTAACCAAATGTTATCTTCCTGAGTACAAATATAGCTCTGTTGTGTAGCAACATCGGGCATAAGCCCTTGGAAACGCTCAACAATGGCTGTACAATTGGCCAGCTCAATGTGTTTATATAATTGCATATTCTATTTATCTTGGCGTAAACAACAAATCTATTATCTATAAATAGCAGTATGGAATACATTATAACTTTTTTGGTCTGGACTCTCTACTTGTATGTGATTCATCGCGTAATACATGGGGTAGGATTAAAGTTCTTTCCTGTTGCGTTCAAGGCACACGCTGATCACCACAAATATATTAATACCCACGAGCAAACCAAATGGCACTGGAACAACTTGTTCTTGTTCAACGATACTTGGACAAGTACATTGGATCTTTGGATTACAGAAGTCATTCCAACTTTGGTTTTTAGTTGGATAACAGGTTACTGGTGGATCAGCGTATTTTATTATCTATGGGCGGCACTGGTGCAAGAAACAATTGAACACAATCCAAAATTCAACGTCTATCCGTACCTTACAAGTGGAAAGTGGCACCTAATTCACCATCGAGATACCACTGCTAATTATGGATTGTTTATTCCGCTGTGGGATAAACTATTTGGCACACTTACTCGTGCCTAGGCAAATTGAAACTTTTTAGTTGGCCCAAATCTTTCTGCCCAGTCGTGGTATGCAAACAGTGTCTGATCGGGTGCTTCAACTTCGCGCTGTAATATTACATTCCATATGTCCATGAAATGTCTTTTAATAAGGCGTTGTGTATGCATGTCATCAACCGGATATGTTCTAATTGAAACACCGTCACCTGTGTCAATGAAAATTTGTGCAGGCCCGTTTCTAATGCCCATGTCATCTAGTGCTTTAAATGCATACTCAACTTTATTTACAAACTCTTGAGCTGATTGGTTTTCGAACAATGTCCATTTTCCTTCTTTAAAAGATAAACAGCAATTTAGTACGTGCTGGCCTTTGTAAGAAACAGTTTCAAATAAAAATGTCCCTTCTTGTTCACTGCCATTGTACCAATTTTCCAATCGTGCAGTAGCCTTGTCTTTAAGATTTGAAAGTAGTATCCTATCTTCTTGCGTTAGCCTTTCAACTAATCGTTGTCCAGCAAGATTACAGCCGATTGCACTTTTGAATGTTGCATCATCACTGAATGGCGGGCCAGTATTGTGATTATAAAGAAATTTACTATCAATGCTATAAGAAACTAACTGCCCAGCGGTTACAACAATGTTATAAGTGATGCCTTTTTCTTTAAAGAAGTCCAGAAAGTTATAGTGATTTTGTGTAGGGTTGACCAACAATATATCAATCATTGTATTATTCCTGATTAAAGTGAGTGGCCAATAGTGCTCCAACAAATCTTGTCACTTTTGATTTGATCAGCTCACTGTTCATCATTACTTCAAAGTCTACAATTTGGTCTAAGTATTGCTCTAATTGTTTGATCCCAAGTACTTCTTTACTTGTTTTAATATCGCTTAGGTCTTTTTGTTTGAAGATAATTTCTGTGCCATCTGCAAGATATACTTTGATCCAATCTATATATTCAACAGGCACTTCTTCAACATGAACTTCTCTAAGCATGTCTTCAAAACTACGATCTTTCTTGCGGATGCTCATTTATTATTCCAAAAAGATTTAATACGGCCAAGTAACGATGGATTTATGCCACCATCTTTACCTTTGTTGGTCTGCCACGGCCCCTCTTGTTTTCGGTCGCTGTCAATGAGGCTTGATTTTCTTGGACGACCGCGACCGCGCCTTTTGGGTCCAGTTTCTCAGCCTCCTCACGCAGGCGTCTTACTTCGACTTCAAATGTATTTGCTTGTTGACGAAACTTTGCCGCTAGAGATTCATCTGTAATAACTCCTGTGGAGTTGCTTGGCAAATTTTGTGCAATGTCAGCAGACCTAGTTCCAGTTGCTGCCTGAGTGTTTGCAATACCTTTAAGCTGTTTGTTCAGTTCAACAAGATTAATTTCAACACCGGACTGTGGCGTCATCATAATACTCTTAGTTGGAACCTTAACCATCCATCCGCGTTGATGAATGGTATTCAGCATATTTGTACCATCGGTAAACTGTTGCCTAAACAACCAGTCACTCGGGTCTAGCATATCTTGACAACCAGATGTTTCAATAGCTCTAATTAAGTCATCGTGGTATAACGCAGTCAGCATTCCAGTTGGAACTACCAATGCATGTTCTGGATCTCCAGGAACTTCACGAAATACAACTACAACTTTGTTACCTTGTCCATTGATTCCGACATGTTTAATAAATTTTGCCATCTTAGCAACTCCTTTAATGTTGTTACTCGGTAACTTCTGCAGGTACCTCTTCTCCAGCTGGTGCTGGTGTACTCTCTGGTGTTGCAACCATTGGTTCATTTGTTTTTAAGAAATTCGCCAACTTGTTATAAGTGGCCCCAATAATTTCCATTTCATTTGCACGGAATGCTCCACGCTGTGCGCCCAACTCTACTGCACCTGCAAGAACTTTCATATCTTGTAAAGTCAGTGTAACTGGTGCTGGTTGTGCTTCTTGTGCAACTTCTTGTGTATCTTGTACTTGTTCCATTTAAAATCTCCTAGGTTAGAACGGAATATCCATCACGAATACTTATAGTGCTATTCTACCTAGATTTAACCAAAAATTAGGCGCTAACAATTCTTATTTTCCTACGATCCTTTTCACTTCTACACTGATTCATTGTGCAGGCAAATGGTTGTGTAGGTGGACACCATGCAGGATCAAACGCATTGAAGTGCTCGTTTCTGCCACCACATTGACTGTATGATACAAATCCTTTGGGGTTTATATATAACCAATCAACCCCTGCATAGCAAGGCATTCCTGTATACACAGGATCTGTGTCATTGACTATTCGTAAATCAATGTACCTAGGATCTGGCAAGTTTAGATCAACAATAACGGGCTCTGATATATAATCATCAGGTCTGCCAAAAATTCTGTTTTCATCAATTGTACTGTATCCGCTGTACAGCTCGCCATTTTCGTTATACAATATTTGTTCACAGCAGTGGTACCCTAAGTTTTTAAAGTACTCTACTTTTTGTCTAAACTCAAAAACACGACCCGGAACTAACGGAACTTCAATTGATACTTCTATGTTTTTTTCTTGACATTGCTCCAATATAAATCCAACCACATCATCGTTTTGCCATTCGTGGTAAGTGAGTTTAAGTCTATCAATTAAATTTAACACCCCGTACAGTGCAAAATACGTATCATCACCACTGGTATCTAATCTTATAATACAAGGCTGTTCTCTCATTTTTTTTAGCAATGTACTCAGGTCAGGGAAGTTCAGTGGTTCACCGCCACCTATCTTCCAAAGTATTTTAGAGTGATGTTGTAGTCTTGTATTTTGTAATTTTTCAATGACAGAGAGATACTGGTCAACGGGCCTGTCTAAATTTCCAGTTCTAAATTGTGGCTGGCAATAAGAACATTGTAGTTTGCAATGAGCATTTAAAAGCCAAGTTACCTCTGCATGGTCTAGTTCTATCATGTGTATATTTAACTAAGCCAAAAAAAAACGCACTCCAAGAGTGCGTTAAAGGAGCTCAGCAAATTAATGCTTGGGTGGCACGTAATTGGCAGTGATACCAAACGGTGCAGTGATATCTTTGCTACCATGCACAACAAACAGCGTGTCGCAGTAGTCTGGGTCTCCCCATGAACCGAACGGGTAGCCGTCTGTAAAGAATACCAATTGGTGCGGCTGAACTTCGTTGTCTTTCATCCATTGCCATACACAAGCAAAGTCTGTACCGCCCCCACCTTTAATACTGTATTCAGCCATGCTTCGACCATCGTCGCCGGTAAACGTGTCTTCGTTGTAAACGTCTGTGTCAAAGGTAACTACCTGCACCTTGTAACTTGTAAACTGATCCAAGCTACCTTGTACCATACCTAAGAAGTCACGCAACATGCCTTCATCAATGGAACCGGATGCATCTAGTGCCACTACAATGTCAAGTTCCTCACCAGGTAACTGTCCTGGAAGTACTGCACCGGTGTGCCAGCCCTTGCGGTTGGGACGCATCCAAGTGTAATCGCTTTTTACTGATCCACTAAACTGAATACGCAACAGATCTTTAAGATCCATTACAGGTGCAGTAATATCTTTAACCAGTCTTTCAATATCCATTGGGACATTGCCAGCGCCTGCATTTTTCGTTGCCTGTATAACTGCTTCACGCCATTCATCGCGCAAGGCTTTCTGTTCTTCTTCGCTTAACTTCTTAAACTTTGGCCTGCCCTTGCCAGGAATAGGATTGCCATTGGCATCAGTTTCGCCATCGCCTTCTTCGCCATCGCCTTCCATGTCTAAGTGATCATCTAGCGTCATTTGGATTTTGACAGCGTTTTTCATTAAGTCATCATATACTTCGTCGGCAGTCTTGCCTTCATACTTACGATCTTCTAAGATTGGGACGGCAGTAATGCGAGTTCCAACGCTTTCACGGATCAGCATGTTGTTGATAACATAGTCACCTGCCATGTTCCAAATCTGTGGTTCCCGACTACCACGGCGTGTCATGTGATCAAAAATAATGTGTCCAAGCTCGTGTCCAAATCCAAAAATTAACTCGCCATCTGACAGCTTCTGGACAAACTCTTTATTGTAGTAGAACTTGCGGCCGTCTGTTGCAATAGTTTTGCACCATTCTACTTCTTCTAATTTTAGGCGAGCGGCCAACGGTCCCCAAAATGGATACTTTAAGAGCATGGCAACACGGCTCTTAATTAAACGATCTCTTGCAGGCATTTTAGACATATAATGGCTCCATTTACTTTATGTATATATTATACTGTTATTTAGGCTTTTGGTCAACCTGATTTTTTATCAAATCTGGACCTGACAAGTCCCAAATCATAGCCACTTGTGGATCCCTGAACCAAATAGATTGCTTTGGTATAAAATCCCAATCCAGTCGCTTCAATCCTTGTTCTCTGGCCCATTTGGTAACTTCATTAATTGTGGCATTGGTTGGGTAAGATCGGACGGACCAGCTCTTCCTTTGTTCGCGGAGCCACTCGCTAACATCAGATGGGGCAGGGGGCTGATCCGCCCAAACTTGGCGGGCTTCTGAGCCATACATTATTTCAAGTACGGCCCAGTTCCGTTGTCTCTTACTCGTCTGTGAGTAAGTTGGCATAGCGTTTGAAGAAGTCAGGGAAGTTAGTCATCTTCTTACGATCAAACACCACCTTGTAAGACTTCAATACAGTATGGGCACCCATGATAACCATTTCTGGTTCAAAGTTCGCCATCATAAAGCCCAGCCAGTTGTCTGCACTCTTGTTGAACTCGTCTAACTTGCCAGACCGCTTGCCTGCTTCGTAACGTGTACGAAGTTCGTAGCTCAGGCTGGTGACCATTGCATAAGCGGCACTTACCTCTTTGCTCTTAAAAGTGGTAACTTTACCTGACAGCACATCTTCTGGAGCAGGCAAGTCCGCGGCATGTTTACGATGGCTCATAAACTTAATTGCCATTCCTTCACCAACCAAGCCAGATACCATATCTGTGTTGGCACTGGCCGGCATGTCGTCGTCCAGCATCTCGCTGACAAAACTCCAGGTGCGAGGAGTAGCAAAGGCACGGTCGTGTTGCGTAGGATCAAAGTTGTATAGGTCGCCTTTGAACTGCTTCAAGAAGCCAACCACGTGCGGATGGACTTCGTGCATGATGGCCCATTGTTCCCAGTCTTCAAAGTCCACTCGGATTTCCAAGTGCATGAAACGGTTGGCTAGTGGGCTAGGCATACGATAGGTAACACCCTTATCGCCCATTCGGTTACCTGCGGCAATTAGAACCACATTGTCGGGCAATTTGTATTGTCCAACCTTGCGGTTAAGGATAAGTTGGTAAGCCGCGGCTTGTACAGCAGGAGGAGCACTGTTAAGCTCATCTAAGAACAAGAACACAATGTCGTATTCTTTTGCAAATTCCTCAGTAGGCAATTCTGAAGGGGTAGCCCACTTCATAGTATTGTCACCTGCACTATAATAAGGGACACCCTTAATATCTGTAGGATCCATTAGGGCCATACGCAAGTCCACGACTGCGGAGTTGGGCCATTCTGCGGCAACTTGGTTCACCATATCCGACTTGCCTACTCCGGGAGGTCCCCAGACAAAGACAGGTCGGCGTTTTGCAACGGCTCGGCGTAGAATTGGTTTGCACTCGCTAATTTTTACGGTGCGGGTTTCGACTGTATTAGATCCCATTTGGTGGCTCCAGCTTAGGGTTTGTTGAACATGTATTTATTATAGCAAACACAGGGGTTGTTGTCAACCCCTGTTGTTATCACGCAACTGCTTCTGCAGAAACTACAGGACTAACTTGTGCAACAAACTCAGAAGCATCAATAGCTTCTTTGGTCATTGCAAAAGGCAACTCCACAAACTTAACATCGGTGCAACCTGCACGGACCAAAGTGCGAGTCCGGCGCTTGTCGTTTGTGTAACGAACTGCACCTTTACCATTTTTGCTGACAGCATATCCAACATGGGTAAAAGTCTCACCATTGGTAACTGCTTCAATTGCGGCAGTGACAACAGCAGGTGCAACTGGGGCAACAACAGCAGATGCCATAATTTTGGCACGGGCACGAGCTTCACGCTTGCGGATTGCAGTAGGGGTCTGCGAAAGAACTTTAGACATAAAAATACTCCTGTGTGTGTTTAAAAACATTGCAGAACCGTTCCGCAATATGTATACTATACTACAGACCCAGATCCTTGTCAACCTGTTTTTGGTTCTTAGCGGTTCTTTTGTAGACTTTTTTGCTGTCCACAACTTTGGCCCTAAAAGGACTGTCAGCATGGTACAGCTCAATAGCTCTACGCTTTGGCGCTTTAAACTTTAAAGTAAGGATCGTCCGTTTCATAGTGTTACTATTATATGGCAACTAGAGCCAAGAGTCAACCTGTTTTTTGACTATTTTTGTTGTATTTTTACAACAAACTGCCTAATTCTGACGAAATTTTAGGTTTTTTACTTGCCTTAGCACCCGGCTCATAAACTTAAAGTTAGCACTCACTAACTCCAATAGTTCATCGGCAGGATTGGTACTGGTGCTGGCCATACCAAATGCTATCTCACCTACATCAGAAAAGTATTGTAAGGTGGGCCAGCGTCTTTGCTTTATTTCCCATGCATCAATAAACAAACATTCTTCACCAATACCACGCATAATTGGTTGCCGCTGTCTTCCTGGCAAGTTCTGTGCCGACAGCATTTTAATTGCAATCGGCTGTTCCCATAGGTCAGTGCGTTCAAATGTTCTGGCCACAGTATGTACCAAGAAGGCTTCTACATCAGGCTCCAAATAAGTCTGACTGACACCTTGGGCTTCAACTACCAACTCCCACCCAGCTTTTACATATGGTTGCCAATTCTGCATAGAAATATTTATGCAGTATTTGGAAGTTACCGGAGTTAACCTTTTCCCTGCGCTCGTCTGCTTAGTCCGTCCAGCCAAAGAATGATGTCATCATTTACCAAACGAATTTCCATAGCATCATTTTCACCAAATATACGAAAGTAGCCGGCGCCGTGGTAGTAAGGCCAATCCAGGTGTTTCTCTAAACCTATTAGATGACCAGGTTTTGGACTCCAGCCAACAGGACACTGATAAGACCAATACCTAAAATGAGGTCGCATCAGTTCCCAACCAAATGCAGTTAAACGAAGTCCTTTTTGTTTTTTTGGTTGGTAATTTTTAAACACCGTGTAAGGCGTTATCTTAGTGCTTTCCCAAATGTGTGGGATAGGATATTGAGCAAGATACTCAGTTATCCTTGTAGCTATTTCCTGCTTCATTGATACGCCGCCCTTGCTTTAATTCTACCACACTAAAGTCTTCAGCTTTAAATAAATTATTCAAACGATCAGCTAGATTAAAAGCATGTCCAGGATTAGAAAAGCTGACTTTTTTGTATTTAGGACCTGGATAGCTTACCAGGCTGTTTAGTGTACGAAGATTAATAGGCTTATCTTTGTAGAATACAGCATAGATAGCGTCAGCCGCCAGCACTTCCTCGCTTTTGTAAGTGCGAGGGTTTGTATTGGTAAGGAGGATAGTTGGCTTGGGTCTGGACATGCAGTTATTTATCAAAACAGCATATTTAATGACTGGATAAACTACCGCTTAAATGAATGTTTTAGCTTTAAAAGATCTTAAATTTTTACCAGTTAATACCACACAACTTAAACTGGTTTTACTATCATCAGTTGACATACCGGATGCAACTATAGTCCAATTACCTGTAGATCTACTTGCCCATACAGTCATTAATAAATCTAGTGAATCAACTTCACCGGTAATAATAAGCTCTTCACCAACACTGGCCAGTCCACCTACAACTTCTTCACTGGTGGCACAGGTCAATGTGATATTACTTTGAAATACCGCGGCCAGAGCAGGCAAGCACAATGACAATGTCAGTGCTATTATTAAAATTTTAGTTGTAGCTGGCCGCCAGCCATTCTGTATGTTGTTGAGCATTGTCACTTGCCTTCTGTAACTGATACTTACCGCAGAACTTCATAAAATGAGGTCCTACGCCGGTATTTCGTTGTCGCTGTACAGAGGTAGCAATAGTCTCGTTCAATACTTCTTTGATATTATCAGGCTGTGCTGATAAATCAATGATGTCTCGGTTGCGTTCGTAGTCATCCCGCACCAAGTGTTCAACATCATTATGGTCGGTCCAGCGTTGCAACATTAGATTGTTCCACAGGAATCCTTTGTTATGACGATCAGCAAAGGCTTCCTCGAGACCAACCTTATTTTTACTCCCTTTTGTGCGTACTCCCGGATAAGCTGAAAATATGTTGTCAGATGTATCACCTCGCATACATTTTTCAAACAGGAGCCACTCTGGATTTGGTGCGGCTTTAATAGCCTTAGTTTTTTTATCAACAATTGATTTACCTTTGTCATCATAATACCCTTCGTGAGTAGTAAGAACGCCAGCAATGCCATTGTATAACTGAACATTGGGTGCAATGAGTTGTTCAAAGTCTCCATCGCTTGAAACAATGGTATGATTGTCACTTGGGTGCAGTTGTATCCAACGAGCAATAAAATCGTCAGCTTCGCATACCGGATTACGCAATACTGTTACATTGGTACGAGTGCTAATGTATTCATAAAAATTATCAAAGCTTTCCCAGAACAGCTTTTCTTCCTCAGCTTCCTTGACTGTGTGTTTGGCACGGGCATCTGAACGCTGTGCCTTATAAGGTTTATAAACATCCTTACGCCAGCTTCGTCCTTCGAAGCAGAACACAACATGCTGACCCTGGCGCTCTTTCCATTGTTTAAGAACAGCAGAAAGAATAATATGATAACTCATAGCAACCCGTTCCTCAGGATCACCAGAACGGATCACATGACGGGCACGGAAGAAAAGATTAGCGGCATCGACGATTAAGTAGCTCATGTAATTAGTATAACATTAAAAAAAAAGTTTGTCAACTACTCAATATCTGACAGTAGGATCAAAATTAAGATCTGGCACTGGCAATATAGTAGGATCAGTTAGATTATGCAGTTGAAATTTTCCGCTGGACCAGTGATATAATGAAAGTGCCATAGGTTCGTTAGGTTCAATTATTTCAATTATGTCACCAACTTTGACAATGCCAGACTGTATTACCTGTGTAGCAAGTCCTATCTTTGTCTGGTCAAATTTGTTGTAATCAATGCTTGTGAAGTTGCCGTTTCCACAAAATGGTGAAATAAATCCACCACACAAAGATCTACGGCCCACAACTTGTAAAAGAACTTCATCGCCTATTTTTAGTATTGTGTTTAAAGATAGGTAGTTGATATTGGTGCCGTTGACTAATATATTTTCTCCAACTGCACCGCCAAGTACATCAGTACCAAATTTTTCATTTAGACTGTCAAGCTCTTCTTTACTAAAAATATTAACCTCATTGATTCGTCGACGCATGTAGTCTAGGCCATTTTTCTTTACAGGCATGGGCGGGAAATAATAAAAATCATTTAATATACCACCAAGCATTACTGTTATCCAAGTGTGTTCTCGTCTTGTGGTAGGAGGATAGTTGTGCTGACTTAGTTTCACTCCGGGCGTACTTGCTATCTTACCTAAAGTGTATAATTGTGGTGATTTATCTTTGGTATATACACCCAATACTTTCAAAGTCATTTTTGATTTTTAGTTTTTGCGTTTGTAGCAATACGACCGCCATCAGCAATGAATGAGCCATCAGCCATGCCGTCCATGCCCACATTACGGCAAAGGTCAGTAAACCATTGGTCTACAATTTCTTCGGGACTTGGACCTGTGTAACCATTTGAAATTAGAAACATTACAAATGCAGGATTCCATTCGAGTTCAAAGTATCCTTGTTTAGGATTAGAAGGATCTACATGAGCCTTGACAACATTAACCCAGGGCTCCAGGCTATCTTTCATTGACTTTGCAGTCGGCTTTCTCTTAAAGAGAGTTTTAATTGATTCAAACATCATTCATCTCCAAATGCAAGGTCTTCTCGCTTTTTAAGTTCAAGTAATACATTTTCTCTCCATTCTGTTGTTTCGCTGTACCATAACATGCGCTCTTCATCAGAACGAAAGCACCCAATGCAACGCCCTTTGTCATCATTTGAACAAATACCAATACAAGGGTTAGTGGTATTTGCATGTTTATCCAGTTCTGTCACGAAATTCTGCTTCATATTCTTCGGTTAATGTTTTAGTTTTTATCGGCCGGAACAGCGCCGCAATTTTATTTCTACTACGTTCAATAAACGAATACTCTGGCTCTGCGGTTACCAAGTAACCACCATGCCGCAAAGAATGTACTGTGCTGTTGATATGACAAAACTCACAGATTCTGTTGTATTCAAGAAGCAGATATGTTCCAGAGTGTGAGCAATGATGTGTCCAGGTTTCGTTTTTCTGCATAGTATCTTATATAGCTGTTAATTAGTAAGTTTGTTATTCATACGGAATGTTCTAACATCTTTGATTGCAGTCTTCAAAGTCTCTGCATAATTAAGAGCCTGCTGTTCTTTCATGATAATTGTGGCCTCATATTCAATGTATCCTCGAGTCAGTAAAGTCCATATCTTTTGCCAACGATTCAATGCCCACCACTTGCTTTTTTGTTGTGTGTATGTTGTTACAGTAACGCCTGTATCATCAGCTTCAATCCATACATTATGATCGTGATTATCATCGCCACATTCGCATACCACTTGATAGGTCATGGCGTCGCCCCAATCGCTTCTCTTCAATATACCTTCTGCTGGTACTTGCGCTTTTAATGTGTTAGTAGCCATATCAAATGTTCCTTTTTATCATGATAACGGAATTCAACAACTGCTTCTTTTGTGCCAGCCCATATAACTACACCTTCCACTGCATATCTCAACCACAGCAACTTTCCTGTTAGTTCACATCTGCGTGGCTTCCAAAGAAATCTTGATTTCCAAAATGCTTTATCGTGAAAGGAAGACATCTGCGTACGACTGTAATAAAACGGCAATCACTTGCCCCAACCATTGGACCAAATGTCAACATGCAACCTGGGACTATAACGATAGCCTCTGGCCAGTGCTTCATCAGCAATGTGTCTTGTGTTAGAAAAGTATGCTTTGTCTGTGCCGCCTACCGGCATCACATAAACTTGTCCACCAAAGCCTGCGGCACGGTATTCACTTACTGCTTGGTCTACTTCTTTAAAGTCCATGATGTTATCAATTACAAATTTTAAATAGGTGTAACCAAGAGTTTGGTATTCAACAACTACACCTGGCTTAATGGCATCTGACCACTTCTCACCACTGGAAGTCAGCTTGGGGCTAACACTGAATGTAAGATAGTCTCGGTCTCGGCCAAACCTTGTCCATTCTTCAAACAGATAGGTATGAAAGTCATCATGCAACTTCTGAGTACCATTTGTTTCAAATGTCAAATTGGCCAAGTCACTCATACGGCTATTGCTTAACAATGCAGGATACAATTGTTGCCAGCCCAGCAAGGGCTCACCGCCTGTGATGACCAAATGTACATCATTGCCATTGTTCTGTTCCCAGTGATTGTTGGGAGTTAGATCCAGCATAGCATCAACACTTTGTTCAACACTGTAGTTAGGACTTAGATGTTTGAATGCAGGATGCCAACTGGCGTAACTGTCACAACCGGTATTGGCCAGTGGTAGATCATTAAAGGTTGGATATAGGTGTACTACCTTGCCAATGTCATCTGGCTCTGTGGTCTTTTCACCTGTGGGCAATCCAAAGCCTGCACACTTAAAGTTACAACCAAATGTTCTAAAGAACACACTGGGTACGCCAACAAAGCGACCTTCGCCTTGTGCGCTGTAGAATACTTCGCTTACTTTAAATTCATTCATATATACTAGACCATTTCTTTAGTTTCTCAAACTTGGCTTGCTTTGCGGCTTCCATGCCTTCAACTGTTACTACATTTAACGATTGTAACAGGTCTACCATGGCAAGTAAATCACCAATTTCACCTTCTAAGTGCTGTGCATTAGTTAGCGGCTTGCCTGGCTTCATATTGTCCAAGCCAAAACGATTGCATTTGCTAACGGCCTGAATCACCTCAGCACATTCTTCACTTAGAATGTTCATTACTTCGTATAGTTTATTGTCCATTATACCTCCAATACTATGTTAGGGTTCCAGCCTGTGTCTTCGCTGTAACCATTATGATGATAGCCTCGTGGGTTACATACCACCCTTGTCTCACCAATCTCATAATCAAACGGATGATGAGTATGTCCATGTGTCCACAATTTAATTTGCGGGTGATCCAAGATAAACTCACTCAACTCACTGTGGTAGCCACCGTTCATCAATTTATCGTTTCCATACATTGGATGACAACTTTGAAAACTTGGAGTATGATGTCCAACTACCACAACCTTTTTGTCCTTGTGTTCTTGCACAATGTGTTTGATATAGCCCAGTGTCTTATCGTGACGAATAGCAACATCCAACGCACTCATGGTGGCAAAACTTCTTTTATCGTTACGGATGATACGAAAGTCGTTCATCATACCTTCAATGGCATGCATGGTCAGCGGATCACGCCGGTTCATATCAGTCCATAAGGTACCACCTACAAACACTACATCAGAGACTTCACCAGTTTTGCGATTTCTATCTTGAATAATTTTTGTATCGTTTTCTAACATATAGATGTTAGGGTACCGGGCTAGTTCCTCACGCATATAGTCAATGCCCGCAAAGAACTTACCGTTGTAAAATTCGTGATTACCCATAATATAAATCACATGGGGGAACTGAAAACTGCAACGCTTGAAAAAATCTCTAAAACGCTGTGCGGCCTGCTGTCTGCGACCCAGTCCAGTACTGTTGGCAATGGCCGCTTGATCCGTAGTATTAGCAGGCTCGGGGTGGTCGTGCAGGTCCTGGGCGATACAAATGTCGCCACCTAAGATTAGAACATCACAGTTGTCATCGTTATTAATATAAACATCTGAGAATTCTAAATGTAAATCACTAACCAGCTTTATCTTCATTGTCGTCTTCTAGTTTTGCTATTGAATTAAGACCGCTTACTGGAATACCATCCTCATCAACAATCGCAAAGCCATCAAATATAAAACCAGCGCCTTTGCAGAAATCTGAAAACGCTTGTAAAATTTCTTCAAGATTCTCGTGACTGTGATCTAAGATAAGTTTTCTAGTACCATCATTGTAGCATATTAACCATTGTGTGTCAAGCGAATGTTTCTCAATATCGTTCATAGAACGCAATGCTTTTTTAATTGAGTCCCAGTCGTTAGTTGCCATCGGGTCTTATTTCTGCATTAAGATTCAATACTGCGCGGGCCAAATCAACATGAACTCCAGCTTTGACCAATGCAGTTTCAAAAGTCTGCATGTCTTTGGGAAAACACTTGCCACCAAATCCTGCTTGTCCATCTGGACCGGGACTTTGCCAATGACTTGCACCTAATCGGCCTTCATTAGCAAGCAACTGACTAACGACATCATACGAAATATTATATTTTTCGCACAACATTCTAACTTGATTTGCAAAAATAACCTTGGTTGACAAGAAAGCGTTGGTGCTAAGTTTTGCAACCATTGCTTCAACTGGATCAGTAATAACAAGCTTGCCTGTATAGGTTGATTCAAACAAAGAAGAAAATTCTTCAGCACGATCGCCACCAAGTACAACCATTGGTGGAGCAATACTATCTGCTTGCCAGGTCGCTTCTCGAATATACTCTGGCCACATAATAAGATTTTCACCTAGTTGTGTTAACAGCATAATTGCACTTTCAACGCCAATGGTACTGCGAACCACTACCGGTCCAGTATATCCTTTGCCAAATGCATAGTTAATAGCGTTATCAAGATTTGCAGTATCGTTTTCTGGCAGATCTAAAGAAGTATTTAGATTGGAATTAACACATACAACAACATAGTCAACACCAAGCCACTGACTATCTTCTAACACAAGGTCCTTGTACGGATCGTTAAACAAGATTTCAAGATCTTGGTTGTGATGTTTAAGAAACATCTCGGTGGACTGTCCAACTGTTCCTTTTCCTAAAATTACAATTTTGGTCATTTTTCTCTCAATACATAGTTGGGGTATTTTACCATACTGGCATCTAATAATGCTTCAAGCCTATCAATATCAACCCAACCCTTTACCACTACCAGAATCTTTCTGTATTTTGGATCAAAGTCGGCACCATGCAAAAAGTTTTCGTTATTCCATGCAAATGCATTTGTATCACTTGGCAGTTTTACATACATTCTTCCATCCAGTGGCACAGGCACTTTAGAATTTGGTTGATATTTTTCTTTAGAGCACAACCAAAATGTTTCTGTTGGATTTTTGTCATCTAACATAATTCTAATTTCGGTGGGGAAAAACATTTTCTTATCTAAGAATGTTGGCATGTTTCCATCAAAATGAGGAGGAATATTAATGTGAGCACTCCAACATCTAATAGATCTAATTTTGGCAAACGGCATCAACTCAAAAATTGATTTTACATAGTTAGGTTGCGAGTCGGCTAACTCTTGGCAAACTTTAGTCCTCCATGCCGCATTATCTAATAATGTTTCGTCTTCATACATTGCCAGCCCATCCCAGTGTGTTGTATGCATTTTAGGTTCTGACACACCAACTGCACCACGATCAATATGCTGGCGATCTACTCTAACCAATTCTTGATTCCAGACATGCCAAAATGCATCCGGCGAATCTAATTCAAATTTTGGCATTGCCAATGGCAGTCCTGCAATATCCTTATACTTTTCATTTAGTCTTGGACATTCGGATAATTTTATTAATTTTATTAAATCATTTTCATTATACATTATCTTTCCAACAAGTGGCCTTTGTTTTTAACATCTTTAAATTCTTCAGCAGTATCAAGTGGCGCCTTACTTCTAGTAATAACAGGCCAAATTTTGCTAAGTTCAATGTTGATTGGTAGCCAGGGTTTTTGTTCTTCTGTCATGTCTCGATCTGCAACAATAGCATCCACTGGACATTCAGGAATACAAACGCCACAGTCAATACATTCGTCAGGATCTATAACAAGAAAGTTTGGCCCTTCTTTAAAACAATCAACAGGGCATACTTCAACACAATCAGTATACTTGCATTTAACACAACTTTCAGTCACGACATAAGTCATTTTATATCTTCCAATTCTGTTCTATGCGTTCTTTGTTGTTGGGTCTGTTACCAGTTAACCCCAACATACCTCTATATGTCTGCCAAGCTTCCTGTACCATTGGATCTTCATGTCCGCCGGTAGGAAACAAATCAGCCCATACAGCATTTTCTGGCATCATATTTCTATATGTGCCAAAGTTACGAGGTTGGTGTATCTTCCCTTCTCGGAACAGCACACTGGCCACACCTTGACACGCTGTCTCGTCTAATCCTTCTAAGTATCCAGTGCGATACATATATTCATTCACAATTGGAACCAGTTGTTCCTGTGTTTCAAATCGTGTGCCAGATACAATAACTACAACATCGTTGATATCAACAACATCTGTAACAATGTCACGAATACAACGGCCTAGGCTAAATCCCACTTTCATATGTGCTCCTTGTCCACCAAGACTCCCACGGGAAGTCGATCCATACATCTTTTTCAACTTTGTTAACACTCATACCACAATAGTCAGTATACTGGTCGCTAGCCTCATTGTCAACCAAAACGGCTAAACGAACTGATTTATGCCAATATTTATCAATAAAATCTGGCTCTACGCCAGCTACAGCACCGGCCCAATCTTCCATGAGCCATGCTTGAGTTGCTCCTGAATCATTGATGTCATCAACTAATAAAATATTCTTACCAGCAAGCACTTCTTCTGGTGCCCATAACAACGACTCAGTATCTTTGAAATCTCTAAGCGAGACTTTAACTGTGGCATGTGGAATCTCCAGGTACTGACTGAGCATGTTACTGAGAATTAATCCACCACGATCAATGCCAATGATAAGATCTGGTCGCCAACCACTTACATTGATATCACGAATAATAGTATGGGCCAGATATTCTATATCGCCCCAGGACAATGAACATTTTTTTAACATTATTTTTCTTCCGACGAATCTGGGCCGCCTAATAGTTTTTCCATTGCTTTATACTCGTTGTACATTTCCTTGAGCATGGGATACTTTTCATGCATTTCAAAGTTTGGTGTAATGATTAGTAAACGCTTCTTTAATGTAGTCATCATATCAGCCAGCTCGTCAATATCAATTTCGCTCTTGGCTGTCTTGATAGTGTTCTTACCATACATGGTAGTGTCTGCAGAAAGAATTGAAGCACTGGTATTGTAACTGATGTTGCCAGTCAATGATGATCCTATAGGACCTATAGTATATGCCCCGCCCATAGTATTTCCAGCACTTCCACTGCCAGTAATTGTAAGGCCAGTACTGAGTCCGATATTAGTTAGGTCAATACTGTCCATGCCAATATCGCATAGGTCTCCGGTAAAAGTAATGGCAGAAACATCCTGTGCAATGACGCCAACAGTTGTATTGGTCTCGTCCCATTTAAACTCAACAGGATCTATAGTAGACAGCACATCTTTCAATTTGTTTTTAGTATCATCGTTCATAGTTCACCGTGGAGCAAATTCTTGTTGCATTTTAATGTTATCAAAGAATTCTTTCTTTGTACCTGCATCGTCCTTGAACGAACCTTTGAGTACAGTGGTCTGTGTTAAACTACTGTGTGCCATAATGCCACGATTCTCACAGCATCCATGCGTGGCCTGAATGTACACGCCTAAATTTTCTGCTCCGGTGGCTTTTTGTATTTCCCTAGCAATGTCATTACAAAGTTCCTCTTGTAAAGTACCACGCCTAGCACACCACTGAGCAATGCGAGTATACTTAGATAAACCAATGAGCTTGTTGGCAGCGATGATTCCAATATAAGCCACGCCTGTAACAGGCTGGTGATGATGACTGCACATACTGCGAAGTTCACTACGTACAACCAACATGCCTTCATAACGGTCCTTTGTATCATTTGGAAATGCTGTTGCGTCTGGTGCAGTAACATATCGTCCTTCCATTACTTCGTTAAAATACATCTTAGCCAATCGCTTGGCTGTGCCTTTGCTATTAGGATCGTTCTCACGATCAATCAGCAGTCGATCCAACACTAGTTCAAATGCTTCTGCGGCTTCGTTGATCAGTTGTTCTTTATTTTCTTCGGTGACGTATTCGCTAATATTGTCGCCTGCCCAAAATCTCTTACCTTCACGTTTCATTTTGAAACGTAGATGATCGCCTAGGTAGGCTTCTTTGTAATCTTTGTCGTCATCACCCTGCTGTTCTGCACCAGCAAGTGCGTTTCTTATTTCTTGATCTCTTTTCAAGAGTTCAGGTGGTGTTGGATTTCCCATATTATTCTCCGCAGGATGTAAAATTGGATCTGGTTTAAATGTTCTATCTACTTTGTCTGCGTGAATAGGAACGAATTTGTTTTGCAATGTTTTTTCTCCGAGTTACTGTCGTGGATGACACTTTGTTTATTGTAACAGATAGTTAGTCATTAAGCAATACCTCGCTTGGCCAACTTAGAAGATAAAGCATAAGGTCCTCTGATCTTTTAAAATGTACTATAATGGTAATGTTCATTTCTGCCAAGTATTGCTGTTGCCAACTATCTACCTTTCCCAACTTACGCCAATTAAAACTATAACCTTTGTAGTCAGTTGCTGACCAACGATTGTTACAATTATCAACTAGCCACCGCCTAATTTCTTTAAGTGTGTTTACAGCAACTACTGTTTTCGCCCCATATTGATTAGCCACCAATGTGTCGAGCATACAACTCACTTTTACGCAGATCGTCCCAGCCACCAATTAACGCACCATCAATGATGATTTGCGGAACTGTTCTGGCAGTTGGTACTGCTTCTAATAAATTTTCACGAGTAAAGCCATTATGGCCTACTCGGTGCTCAGTAAAGGACAAGCCTTTACTGTTCAACCAGGCCTTGGCCTGATCGCAATAGGGGCAATGGTCCTTGCTATAAACTACAATTGTTGTCATACTCCTGATCCGTCTTCAAATAAATTCTTTTCGTATTCGTCTAGTGCTGTTTGGTACTGCTCTTCTGTTAGGCCATGCCAGCCACAGCACTTGCCATCTGGACTACGACCGCAACCACATCTACCAAATTCTTCTGGATTCTCTCTTACTCTGATTTGCATATTATGCCTTAGATATATCGTAGGTCTGTGCAAAGATGTCTTTCTTCACTGCACCGTAATCGCCGGTACCGTGACGCACAATGTAATCATTGCCTGTGGTATAGTTTAAGTCGCCCCAACTGGTATGGATAACACCATCATGGTCAGCAAGTTTGGCCGTCTTAGGAATCTTCTTAGGAGTAGCAATGCCGTTACCTTGATCATCTTTGAGTGTGTTAAACTTCTCAGCAGTAATAGGATACTGCTCACCTTTGGGACCAGTCATGATATAATGGCCTGCTTCATATTGAACAGGACCTTCAAGAGTCTGTACAGTTCCAGCTTGCTGTGCAACTTCATACTTTTCTTGTGCAGGCTTTTTGAATGTATCAAAGCCACCTTGCTTGAACCAAGTATCGTTGATGCCGTTTTCTAATTCATTGATTTTCATTTTTTTTCCTTTTCTGCTTCATAAACTCTTTTACGAAGGCTACTGGATGAGAAACTATGGGCGCGACCGTTAAAGTATAAATCAATGTTTCGCTTGTGACAAATTTCGCGGCCGGTAAACTCTTTACCCTCATATTCCACACCTAAAATGCGTACATTAAGTGGTAGTGTTAAAAGTAAATCTTCTAGATCTTTTTCTGTATTGTAGACCCAAATTTCATCAACATACTTATTCCCACGCAGTTGCATTTGACGTTCAATGATTGTTTGTACAGGTTTATTTTTTGTTGTTCTGTCCAGAGTTGGATCATTTTGTAATCCAACAATTAGATAATCACATTGCGTCTTTGCTTCTTGTAACATGGCCACATGCCCTGCATGAAGTAAGTCAAAGGTCGAACAAGTAAAACCTATTTTCATGCCCGATCCTGATACAATGACGAGTTGTACCAGTCCCATGCGGTCTTAACAATGTTATCAACTCCACTTGCTTCTGGTTTCCATTTTGTGGTTTTTGTAAAGCTATATGCGCTTGCTACCAAGGTAGCAGGATCACCTTCTCTGCGTGGTCCAGTATGTATTAATGGAACTTCTCCTGTGATCTTTTCGACACTAGAAATAATTTCTCTAATACTAATTCCTTTACCAGTGCCAAGGTTAAACTCTTTACTGGTACCCTTATCTAAACCAGATCCATACAAGCTTCCTAGGTAATGTGCATTTGCAATGTCTTCTACGTGTAGATAATCACGCACACATGTTCCATCATGTGTATCATAATCAATGCCATTTAAAGTGAATACGTCCTTGTTAATTATACTTTCAATAACCCGAGCAATCAGGTGTGTGGCCTGTTTTAATTGTCCATGTCTTACTTGGCTATCGGCACCAGAAGCATTGAAGTATCTAAATGATATAGTGTTAATATTATATGCTTTTGCACAATCACGCAACAGTTGTTCTACCATTAACTTGCTATGTCCGTACGGGCTAATTGGTAAAGTTGGACTATTTTCTTTTAGTAAACTTTCTGAGGGGTTACCGTATACTGCGGCACTACCAGAAAATATGAAAGTGCCTTCCCATTTAATGCCAGCAAGCTGTACCATAAACCTAGCAGTCTGTCCAACATTATTCATATAATAGACAGCCGGATTTGTAACACTTGGACCTACTAAACTTGTGCCAGCACAATGTACAATTGTAGCTGGCTTTAGGTCTAAGATTTGGTGCAGGAACATTGCATTTGTAAAATCACCAGGGATATATGAATCACAAATATCTCTAATCCAAGAAGATGTATTACTACGATCGCACCCAAGGACTGAATATCCCATGTCTTTAAATTTTAATACTGTTTGTCCACCAATGTATCCACCGGCTCCAGTAACAGCAACCCATTTTTCAGCCATTAATACTTTGCTCCAGCAACATGATCTCGATAGCGGTTGCCTGAACGATTCCATTGTGCGGCCTTACATTCCATGCCGCCTTCAGCAACGGTGCCAGCAGTTTCCATAATGTCGCAGATGCGATCAATCGTTCCATTGTTCCAGTCACTGATCTTACCTTGACGAATATGAGCTCCGGACAATTGTATACGAAGCTTTTGCATTGCATCTTCTATGCTCCATGGCACATACATTCTTGTGTGATCATTTGCAAATGTCTCAGGAAAGCTACGATAAGCAGGATACAGCACATTACAACCCAATGCATCAGCTTCACTTACAGTATTGCTAACCCAGTCTTGTAACGCACAGTTAAACAGCACACGGCTGTCATTTACAATGTTATAGTAGTCGTTCTTTTGCAAATCTTTATAAATCTTTAACTTGCCGTCTGCTTCCATCTGCCAAGCACGTTCAATATATTTAGGATTGTTGCTACGCAACGGTCCACCACTTAGTACTGCAAACTCAACTGGATAGTCTGCATGTTGCTTGTGCCAAGCCTCGATCAAGTCCATAAAGAAGTCTGGTTGCTTCTCTTGGTCAAACCTTGCGGCAAATACAACACGATTGGCTCGCTCCGGCCAAGATTTTAGTTTGTTATCAACGCGACCAAGTACTTCTTCTTTACCAAATGCCAATCCTGAAATATTATAGATAGGAGCACTCCAACCTGCAATACGCATGTGGGCTACCATCTCTTCATTTGTGGCCAGTACACCTGTAACAAATTGATTGACCATTTGTTCATACAATCCCATCCACTTACTCATGCCCCATACATGAACAAAGTCATCTGGGTCAATTGCTTGTGCAAGACAACGAACAAAAATTCTTGGACGTAAGTTATGTGGAACCTGATTGAGAATGTAAGGCAAACTTTCAATACCTGGTTGGAACATGTCTTCAAAGTAGATGACATCTTCATTTGTAACATCACCACTACGCATCATCTGCACCAGGTTCATCATTTGACTCATACCAAAGTAGCTTCGACCATGTGCGTCTAACACTTGGCCTACACTGATTGCTCGGGTATTGTCAATTGTGCTACCAGGCACAATAACATAATTAATGTTGCGGCGTTTGAATACTGCTTCATTCCAATCTTGGAGTTGAAGAGTATACCGACCTTCATAGGGTTCTAGACCCATGTAGTAAAGCTTACGCATTACTGCTCCTGGCGGTCTAAACGATTAGGCATACAACACATGCCATCTGCACTATGCATGGTCTCAGAACACCATGCGCTCTTGTAAAAGCCCACATGGATCTTGAGTGCCTTGCTAGCACGATCCTCTGCACTTTGGATATTGACCGTATATGTAAAGCTACGGTCACCACTTGCCTCGTGAATACGAGATTCTGGCATATTGATGGTATAACCATAAATGTAGTTGCCACGCACCAAGTCCATTAGGTACTTGTTGTAAAAGTCCAAAGGCAAGTGCCCAAGGTCTTCTGTTAATACACCGTCATATAACTCACTAATTTTTAGCAAGTCAAACTTGATGTGGTTAAGGTTAAGACCAGTCCGACGTGGCTGGAATTGTGGATTATAGTTTCCACGATCTTTACGTTCAAAACGAACACGAGTATTAAGAGTACTGTTTAAGGCATCCATTTTCGCCATCCTCTGAAATGTCAATCCAAACTTTACGATCTGTGTACTTTGATGAAATTTGACCATATAGATCATCTGCCATCATTTCGCAGGACTTGTGATTCAATTCTAGTGTTCCTTGGGTATATAAATTTTCCAACCAACGCTTGAACTGAATAAACTCAACATCTCGATCGTCATGAAAGATTTCGAGATACACTTTAAAGTGGAACATGTGTCGATGAGGATGTCCTAAAAAAGAAACATCATACTCGTCACCTGTTGCCAACTTGGGATCCGTAAGTGCCGCCGGATACCTGTGGATTCCTTCCTTGCGAAAGGTAACCCAAATCATGTCTTGTGACATAACCATTCCTTATTTAATAATACCATCTTTTTTTGCGTAAGCCCACAACTTGTAATCAATGTCTTTTGACAATTTTACCAAATCTTCTAAATTTTTATTGATCTGTTTTAAAAGATGTATAACAACTTCTGATTCAGACTTTGCAGGCTCAACAGCAAGTAAATTTTTAGCAGTAGGCTTGTTCATATACGCAATTAATCAATGTAGTTGTTAGCTTTTAAATAAACCCAAATCTTCCAATCAATTGCCTGGAGATGCTTTACTACTGCATCTAACTTTGCATTTAATTCAGCATTGCTAGGAGAAGCAGAACTCTCCTGTGCGGCATCATCAGCTACAACTGATTTAGGAGTTGGACGCTTGTTTGGTTTGTTAAAATTACCAACTTTAACTTCTTCTTCGCTCATTTTATTTCCTTAGTTAATTAACAGGGTTGTCGCCTTGGTAGGCACTCCAGGGTGTAAATACTTCTCGGTCCATAAGTTTATGTAACGAGTGGCACCACACACCAGGATTGGTTTGATTGAAGCCTTTGTCATCAATCTTAATCGTTGTATTATAGTTAAGCAGTTTAGTATAGGGTAGTTTGACCGAAACCATTGGAATTATACGATTGTTCTCACACATTAGGCTATCAAGAAAGCCTTCAACCTGATGTGCTGTTATATCAACCGTAATGTATTGCAGATAGTCATCATCCAACAACGCTTCTACCATACTGTCCCACTGCTTCCATGACTCATGATTGTCATTGGCAATGTCATGCAGGCTCATGTTTGCACCCAAGTAGATATGTTTGATATTATGTTTTACTGCAATTTCTAAAATTGCATTAACTGGTTGCAATCCAACCACAAACAATGTGAGCATACCTTTGGCAGGTGAGTTTTCAACTTCTACGCCTGTAAAAAAGTCTGGTGAAACACGATCAATTGTCATCATCTAACTCCTGTTCTAGTGCTGTTAAATTTGCATCGTCAAGACTTGCCATGTCTTCTTCATCTGGAACTTCCTCGGCTGTATCAAATATGTCTTTACTCTTGGCTTTCTTGGCTGCTTCAACCCCACCAAAGCTGATAGAGTTTAAGAACGATGTATTGTCTGAAATCATTTGGCGTCGATCGGGCATTGACGTAGCAGGATCAAATAACACTTCAACAAAGTTGTTAAAGTAAAGAATGTCATTTGGAATAAACTCACTTAGGTTAGGAGCCTTCTTACCATAACCGGTTGCATCTTTATAGTTTACATTGGGATTACGAGCATATTCAACATCTGCCAAACGTAATGTTTCTTGCACAGCCTGGATGTGATTGTACACATTATGGGCCATGATCAACAAATAAGAAGTAGTGTCCCAACTTGTTTTACCAATCTTGCCATTCTTGTTTGCATCATCTGGGCCCATGCAACAGATGTCACCAACAACAAGGCGTTCCATAATAGGACCTTGGTGCGGCATTTCTAACATAGATCCTTTTAGATCTTTGTTATCAACACTCTTACCCATAGAATAAGTTAGTTTGTTTGGAGTAAAGTAATTGTAATTATAACTCAATGCATAACCGCCGGCCGCAACAAACGGACTGGCCGCATCAAAGCTGACATTGATGTTTGGATTGTAATGCTTTTGCAGTTGACGCTTGATAGAAGTTAGATAGCAGGCCCACTTCAATCGACCAATGCCTAAAAAGTGAATCCAATCCTTGGTAGCAATTAAATCATCCTCGATTAGATCCAGCATACGATTTAGTACACTGGGCATGTGCTTCATGTTGATACCGGCAAAGGCCCAACCTTCTAGTGTACGGTCTTCAGTGAAGCCCATTTCTTTTACAGAACTTGGAATACTAAAGTGTTTGATTGTATCGTACCACTGTTTAGAGTTGTCTGGAGTACTGCCTGAGATAACATTTAAGAACTTGGTGGCACCTGGTACTCGATGAGTCATAAAGTAATGAAGATTGTGTACTGAGATATCCAGCGTATCTTCAAACTTGGTAAGTCCAGTTTTAAGACTTAACGGGGGAACTGCGGCAAACGCAGGAACATCCAGTGTCATTGACCAATCCGACGTGTGTTCTAAGTAGCGTAGGATTTCTTCACGAAACTTATCACCTTCGGCGCCTTTGATGTTTGCCCAATCCATCTTGATAACACCAGTTGCCAATTGGAAACCAGAGCTGTCCCCAACAATAGTAGTTTTGCTACGATCACGCTTGTGAATCATTGGCTCTTTGTCATCACAACGAGTCAGGTTGCGGTCAGCATGTCCTGCTGAATACAATGCCACTCCATAGTGATAGTAACTGTTTTCTGGATCTAAGAAATTAACGCCTTCGAGACCGTGTTCAAACTTTGCAGGAACTCTTTCCTTTGGAACATAGTTTGGGTCCTTGACAATGTTGCCAAGTTGCTTGGTGTAGAAGCCACTGATAGCCGGTAGATAGAAGGCGTAGTTGCCTTCTATGGCCTTCTTTGAAAGGTCAATTGTCATAGATTATTGTTGTGCAATTACAAGATATTCGTATGATATCAAGCCACTGTCAAATTCAACCTTAGCAACTTTTTCGCTAATACTGATAACAGGAGTTCCTTGGCTTGCTGTCTTAAGAGCCAGTAACAAGCTTTGAATTGGTAATGTAACAGGCCGCTTTAGTGTTTGTGTAGTATCTGCAAAAACAAATTTACCTGCATGACCACCACCACCTGCGCCACCAAATGTGAAAATCAACTTGCCATTGTCTGTGCTTGCTACCAAGTTTGGATCAATGCTGGCATATAAGGTGGCCCGTTGTGATAGCTCACTAATTTTGTTAGCGGCTGGCTTAACAACGACATCCCATGTGGTACCTTTAAAACTGCGGCTCTTGGTCTTCATTAAGTTAACTGGAGTCAAACGATATTCGTCTTTGTTACCATCTACGCCACTGAATGCCAACCGATCAATTTCGCTCTTGGAATTTGTACCTGTTGCCACTTTGCTATCTTCAGTGCGATACAAGCCGCTCAATCCTACAAGGAAGCCCAAGTTAAGCATACCAAATTTTTCCGGGAATTCTACTACCTTGTCTTTGCTATTGGCAAGTACAGTAAGAGTAGAGTCCTCAGGATAGGCAGTAAATTTAGTACTGTCTGTTTCTTGTTCTACCAGGATCTCTTCAAAGGTTCCTAGGCTTGCAATGTTTTTTGCTACGTCGAGCACAATATCTTTTAGCATGTTTGTCTTTCTCCAGTTATGTTACAAGTATAGTTTAATTTAGATCAGAAGTCAATGACTTGTTCACCGTTTAGGAAAACAAGTCGTCCACAAAGCCTCGGTCTTTACTTTGGTTTAGGTCCCAATGCAATACACCTAGCAAATTTTCAATCTTACTGTCAATGATAGTTTCTTCCATTGCTATATGATCAAAAGGTAGAGCCTTGAACCAGTCTGGCAGGTTCATTTCGTCAATTGGATAAGCAATGCTGTTAATTTGCATTGGATTGGATCGTAGCTTACATACTATAGCCTTTTGCCCATCTGTAATGTCCATACTGCGTCTATCACCAAATGCTTCTTTAAATCGGTTCCAATTGATGGCCGCCATTGCATGTCCTACGCCACACTTACCCGTCTTTTTGTAAACATCGGTATGCTTGGTCAGGTTGTTCACTCGTTTAGGTGTGCCCTTTTCCCAACCTGGACGACTTTTAAATTCCTCACGGAACTGTTTGACACGGGCCATAACTTCTTGTTCGGTCATTCCCTCAAGAGTCATAGTAAGTGCTTCTTCTAGGAACTTTTGCATAAACTCAGGAGTGTCTGCTCGTTTCATGTCAAGACCCATGGCCTTGAGCTCTCCTTTAGAACCATTCTTGTCTGTGCGCTTGCCTTCCTTATCGTAGATAAGAACAGCATAACGCTTCTTAGTCATGTAAATGCCCTTGCTGGCAACTAGCTCTCGGCCAGCCTTAATAATTTCACCCTGACTAGCAGGTGCATTGAATGCAGTGTTCATAAACGCAGGGAATGTGTTATTGACTTGGTCTGAAATTGCATCATACAGTTCAATGATCTTCTCTCTACTCCAATCAATCTCACCCTGCTCTATTTGTTCTTTAAAGATTGGATACGCAGAGAAGTAAACAGAGTCAGTATCACCATAGATAATCGACTTACCCATATGATCATGCTCACCAGTTAGAGAATTGTTTACACTACCGGCCATGTGCCTTGCTACAAGACGCCCGCATAGTGTAGTACTCTGTCCCAGTCGTTGATCAAAGAACCTTGAACCTGCATTAAGCAACGCACCATAAGCACTATTCAAGTTAATCTTTTTAACCAACTGTCGTTTGTCCCAAAAGTCAAACATGTCTGTGCCATACGCTTCTTTGGCCTTTGCTTGTAATTCCTTACGCTCAGCATACCAACGCTCTAGTAGCCCAGGAATAACACCTTTACTAACGTAGCTAAAGATTGTACCATTGCCGCTGATCATTAAAGGTTGACCACTATGGAATACAAAGTCGTACACCTGTGCAGAACTCATTTGTGTACTGGTGCCATCTGCCCAATCAACTGTTTCTGTTTGGCCAATATCACGAGCCATTACCGATTCGTATTCAAAACAAGCAAACTTACCCTCCCAGAATTCAGCAATACCTTTACCAGAAGCAATAGTATCATCAATGCCTTCGAGTGTTCTTGTTTGTCTAACTTGACCAACAATGGTCTCGGGACTCATATTCAACGCACGAATTAATGACGGATACAGACTGTTAATGTCCATACTTCCAATCCATTCATGCATACCTGCTTTAGGTACAGCAACATACGCACCAGCCGCGGCATTATCTTTAGCATCTTCACTGCGTCTTGGACGATCTGGAACTACCATGCCTAGTCTATGTGCTTCATTAATAACAGCTTGGTCAGTAACTGCCACAGCACCAAGTGTGGCACGAAGTCCTACGGTGTTGGCATGACTAATCAGATTTGTAAGTTCAATAAACTTTAGCTTGTCATCTAACTTCTTTAATAAGATAACGTCTTGTCTGTTGTATGCAATAAACTTTTCAAAGTCATTGTTGTACAACTGATCCAATGTGCCTTCATATGGAATCTTTTTCTCACCAATTTCGTATTCACCAATTGCGTCTAGTCGATAAGTATGCATCTCATGATAGTTGTACTTGCGGTACAGTTCAAGATAGTCTAAGTGTACACGACCAATTGTATCGTATGTTTCTAGTTCTTTACCATACTTTTCAAAAATACGTTTGCCTGGATATTGATCCCATAGACATAGTTTACGAGTTTGCTCTCTACCAAGAATTCTTGTAATACGATTAGTGGTATACGGAATGTCAAAGCCTTCGCTGTTCCAACCTGATAGCACATCTGCATCGTCAATTATGTCCAGGAACATTTCTAGCATTTCCTTTTCGTCTGAACATAGAATAGTATCTCCAAACTTGGAAACAATATCCTTTGCCTGTTCATCTGACATGGTATCGGGTTTTAAGACTAAGGTAATGGTTCGATCCATCCACATCAGATGTGTGGTAATGGCAGTAATATAATTAAATGGGTCACTTGGTGGAGCAAAGCCTTTAACTTTGTCATACGAAACCTCAATGTCAAAGAATGCAACATGTAGATCCGGGGCTTCCTGCCCGCCATAGTTTTCTTCAAGACAGCGATTCAGTGGCCGGTAGTCACTTTCACATAACTTTTTGTTATTGTGTATTCGGCGTTCCTTGTCAAATGCCGCGGCATTACTTAGGATGACTCGGCTAACACGTTTGCCAGCTATGTTAGTAAACTTACCCTTGTTATCTGGGTAATAGAGAACATACTTTGCAGGGTACTCACGTAGCACTCTTTTACCATCCACTCGTTCTACAACGTGGACAATCTCTTTTTTCTTATCAAAATATGCGTCAATGAACATGTAGTATGTATTTCTCTTTAGTAGAAGTGTTTAGCCAAGGCTTCAGTTAACTTTTCTGAATCAACTTCTAATTCAAGTTCTTTGAGTGTGTTCTTAAACACAGTTTCTAAATCTTCAAATCGGTAAATGCTGTTATGCAAGCCCAGGAAGCCTGCACATTGCGCGGCCGCATAGGCTTCTGGTCCCCAACCAAAAACGTCGTACAAGATACCCCGGTAGCTACGATGTTCGTCTAACTCGCCTTTGCACAATTTTTCAACAATGGAACAGAATGCCCATAGCTGTTCTTCCGGCTCAAGACCAGAGAAGTATGAATTGGCCATTTGCTGATACTGATCCATGGCCTTATTAAAGGCTATGCCCGACTCGTGCAATGCGTCTAGCACTTCTTGTTTTTTAATTTCATCAGTCATCATGCTTCTCCAAACAACTTATACATGAACCATTCTTCCTCTGGAATGATGGCAACATTGAAACATTCTTTGTTGTAAATTTTCTTCTTTGGAGATGCAAAGCTTCTCTTATGTTCCAACGCAGGGATGATAGCCACTCGCCGTGCTGTCAGATGATGAATCCTACATACCATAATACGGTTGTTATCTACTGCAATAACGTATTGCCCAACTTGTAAGGGTCTGCCTACGATATCTCTGTGTAATTCTGTTGGCTCAATAACTACCTTTGCCACTTTCTGCTTTTTTGGTGGCGGAGGTGGAGGCGTACCAATTGGTAGACAAGTCACTGGATTATAAGCAGTAGGCGTTCTACCACGCAACCACTGTGGTATAGGCCGTTTAATTGGAGGCCTTCTTAAAACTTTTTTAGTTGCCATTTAATCTCCTAACTTTTGTAACATTTCGTCTTGTGCATGTTCGCGCCACTCCGTAAGCCAAGTACTGCTGTCGCATTCTCTTACATGCGCCATCACACGTTTACGGCCGGCCCCTTCCATTCCTTCTCCTAAGAAGAAATGCATTACCACATGTCCGTGGTGCATGATTTCAATTATCATTGAATCATGTTTGGCATTACGCCAGCTAAATTCTTCGTACATCATTTACCCCATGTCAGCGTAAACAGCAGGTAGTCTGCCTGTTCTTTAAACTCAAACACACCTTCACCTTGAAAACGCCAAGGACTAGGAGTATCAGAATAACCACTACCGCCAAACTGTTCTTTACACCATTCTATACAGGGAGTCCATCCTCGGTACCTATATTTGTCATTGACGGTTTCGTCAACTGGCGCCATGATACTGGCCACATGCCAACCAGTTAACGTATTTCTCATGCTTTAGCAATTATAGCATAAACTTTACTGGCCAGCAACTTTTCTCTTGCCATTGCTTCAATTTCCCAGGGCCGGTTGTAATACTCGGCCTTGACATGTTGACCCATCCAAAATCTCTTTGTACGAACTGCTTTGTACTGACCTTTGGCATATTGCTTTACATGAATCATTTCATGAGCCAGAGTCTCAAACAGACGATCACCTCTTAAGTTAGAGTCCAACAGCATCAGTATGTGCTTGGGAGCAATCTCACATACATTGCCCTTTATACCTAAAGCATTGGCCAATCCTTTTTTAAATTGGATCTCTACAGTATAAGTGCTGTTGGAAATTTTAAGTTCTTGTTTATAAAGATGCACAGTTGCGTTAACCAAGGCCTGTTTGCCCTTACTCTTTGAATGTACAACAATGTTCATTTTATCCCCATGTTAGTTTTAAAATTGCTAACAATTCATAATGTACATCAAATTTTGCAGATGCCGGCTCATGAAAATTGTAGCGAGTAGGTTGTTCATAAGGATGTTCATACCATTGTCCCCGAGGTTGAGTTCTGGTCCAGGTAGCAATATCCTTGCTCACATGTATAGTATACCACTTTTCGCCGTCTATGTCAACCGGCCAGGTTCCTGCTGTTTTGGAAACAGTATAACCTGGACCAGAATTAGGAAACACAATATTCCATTGTTGTTGGATTGCAGTTTTGATTAGCATGTACACCTCAATCTAAAAAGCATTGCTTCTTCTGGATCATTAAATGTTACCTCTAGTACTGCTGATAACGATTCTGTATTCCGATATCTTACTTCGTATGCGGCACTTGGACAATGCATATTCAACCAAATTTTAAGAACATCAAACCCTGGATACGGTGGAGAACTTCCTACCGGCAAGTTATATGGAAAGCAATCACAAATCCAAAGGTCGCCAAGCCTCCAAGATTTAACTATTTTAACTGACCAGTTGTCTTCCATATTTCCAAGTCTTCACGATATATATTGCCTCCAAGCCTTAGTCTGGCCAGTACAGCATCTTCTATGTTCTTAAAGCTGATCAGTGTTATGGTATCATTTGAACTTCCGCTGACATCACTTACGTCAGTTGTTTGCATGATCCATAAATCTCCATCTCCATGGTACATATCATAATAACTGAATTCGTCCCGTGTGGTCAAAATAACAGGTGAAATAGTTTCACTTAGCCAAGAGTATACATCTTCTAGGTTGGCATCACCAATGTACAGATTATGGTTTAGCCACTTGTCAAACATCAAAGTTCAGCATGAAATATGCCGCCTCATCTTTGCTGGTAATGTTTACAGTTACCATTGGATTGCCACTATTAAATCTAGGTGTACAATCTGCGCCAGGGCAATGCGTCTCCATCCAATCTGTGAACTCGCGGTGGTCGTTGCAGTACACCCAACAATGCCATCCTACAATCTCTTCACGGAATTCGCGAGGATCCATGCCAGGCTTTAATAACACGCTGGGAATGTCATACCAGCCGTCATCAAACCGCCAGTGATGAACTGATATTTGTTGTTTCATTACGCACCGTGATATAATTTAAAAAGGGCCGCATCTGCTTGTACTTTGAACAAGATACGACTTCGAAACTCATCGTCAACCCAGCACCAGTTGGAATTTTGACAAACATCATGTGGAGTGGGGGTTCTTTCATGCCACTCCCAATCTTTAAAACCTTTGCTTGGTCCCCACGTACTCCAGCACCAAGCTCGAACACTATGAAAGTTAATTTCATTACTTTGGCTTAGGTCAACAAAGTACTTGAAATATGGATAGCCCGAGTATCGTTTGTCAAGTTTTCGAACTTGCATCACATCCACATTCTAATTAGTGCTATGGTATCAATGGTGACCAGCAATGCATAGTTGGCCAACATGCCAGTACTTCCTCTAGTTTTACTTGCCCATGCAAAAATTACACATTGGATTATAAACAGAGGATACAGAATTAAAAACGGAGGGGTAGGTACTGTAAGCATCATTGTAAAAGCACAACCGATACTCAAGAACCAAGCAAAAATTTCCAGCACACATCGTAAGGGATTTTCTCGCCAGTCCTCTCTAATGTAGTCACCTACACTAGCAAGCAATTTCTTCATTACACTTTGTTTTTAGTGACAATAAGGATTTCTTCAACTGCTTCTAAGTCACTCTGATCTTTATCAAAGTCTCCCTTGAAAGCTTTTGTGATAGCCTTGGTCAGGACCGCCGGTTTAATTTCCATTTCTTCAGCAATGGCCGCAACAGTTTCTTTTAGGCCCACGCTAAGGTCATCAATTTCTCGTTTGACTTGGACGCCTTCTTGTATCACTTTGGTAAGTTTGGCAATTTGTTCTGGGGTAAAGCTCATTTATTTCTCCTGTGAGTTGTAATCTACAGTACGAGTATACAATATCTGTGCCTACAAGTCAAGTTTATTTTCGCTCAATGTCATCTTCGTCGCAAGCTGAACCAAATTGGATCTCAATGATTTTACATGGTCCTGTATATGGATTAGAGAGCCTGTGCCACTCATTGTTCGATATATCAATCCTGTCATGGCGATACAAGGTTCTTGCAGGCAACGAGTATCCACTTGACATTTCAAGGTGTACATTACATATACCGTCAGCAACATGCCAAAATTCTTTTCTAAATTTATGCCGTTGTAGACTTAAACTTTGGCCCGGCATAACTGTAAGTTCCTTCACTTTAGTACCGTCTACATCATGTAACACACGATAGTAACCCCAAGGCCTTTCTATCTTTGGACTTTTCCATTCTTCTAGTATCCAACTACTACTGTTCTTTTTATTATCGCCACCTATACCAAATACAAATTTAATATTGCTATCTTGTACATCCATTTCGGGAATATTGTCTTTGGTTCTATCGCCGCCGTTTGCAAATATTATATCAGCTGATGGATATAACATCCTAACATTTTTGATGGCTTCGATTGCCGAATCATCATTGTCGTTAAACAATATACAATGATCCACAACTTTAAGATTTTGAACTATATCTATACGTTCACCTGCCGGCATAAATGCACGACCTTTTTTACGCCCAAGCCAGCTGTCTGAATTGATCCCCACTATCAGTTTATCGCCTAGGGTTCTTGCTTCTTTAAAATAAGCAATGTGTCCGCTGTGAATAGGATCAAATCCGCCCGTTACTAATACGATTTTCATTTGTTATTTTTTTCTTACTAAAACTATGCCATGGTCTTTGTTCAATACTACAGAGAATCCCAAGATTTCAAGATATGGTATAACAGCACCGCATTTGCCAGTATATGTTCCATATTCCTGCGCCCAGTATGTGTCATCACATACTATCATGGCTTCATCTGTTAACATATCAGTAAGCCGCATTGCTTGTCTAAGATGGGTAAATTGACTCTGATGGTTAGTCATTTCTAAGTTAAATTGTTCGCGATATTTAACTTGTTGAGCAACTATACTAGGATCGGGATCAGCACTTTGTGGATTCCAGTCCCAATCAAAATTGTCAAGTAACACAATACTAAACTTAAGATCCTTGTTTTCATCTAGAAAATCTTCACCTGTTTGATTAAAAAATTCAACAGGTAAACTAAATGGCAATTTATCAAATTCTTCTCGATTGTGATCAATTACATCGTTATCCACATCAACTGAAAATAACTTACGGTCAAGGTTTTTGGCAAGTGTTGCAAAAATATAGGTACTGCCATCACCGCGGTCAGATCCAATTTCTAATAGATCCCCTTCAATTTCAAAGTCCTTGATAAATTGTAACGCTTCGGTAAATTTCATTGACATATAGTAGATTCCTGGGTGGTTTTTAATGATAAGTATTCATATGAAGCTATTTACTGAATTTTTTAACTGCAAATACCCAATTGCCTCAATGGCAATGAATCGGGTATCTGACATACAATTGGCCAAGGCCATTAGGTCAGCTGGTGGACTTCCCAGCCTATCAATTTTTAATTACTACATTGGACCTGCTACGTTGGACTTTGCGGCATTCCGTCAAGACCTAATAGATTACACCACTACCTATCCCGACGGTAGTATCTTAATAAGTGTTGACTCAGGCTGCTATTCTACCACAGGCTTTGTAGATACAATGATTGAGTTTAACATCAAATGTGTTGAGGTTATTCGTGGCGATATTCTAGACGATGATAACAGTGATGAAAACACCGGTATAAACAACTCAGCAATGAAATTAAAAAAGCATGGAACATTAACTTTTGTTAAAGCACTTGGAATATATGACTTAGACAACTTGACAGAGATTGACGGAGTAATTGTAAAAGGATCAGAGGGCGCAGGCCGCGGTAATACTAGTAAAAAATCTTTAAAAGAGCTAGTGCTCGAAGTACAAGAAAAATTACCCAATATGCTGATCATACCAGCCGGCGGCATTGGCACTAGTGAGCAGGTCAAGGAATACATGGATATGGGTATGTTTGCAATTGGCATTGGTACAATGTTTGCCGCATGTGTAGAAAGTAAAATCTCAACAGAGTCAAAGTTAAAGATGGTGTCTGCATCAAGCGCAGATTTATCTAGACTCAATAACGGAACAATCAGCGACTACAATCAATCAGCATTGGTATTTGAAAAAGTTAACGCACCAATGGATTTTAACAATACAAGAGGCTTAATAAAGGGCATTGTAGATCCAAGTTCTGGACACATCTTTGCCGGCCGAGGAATAGATCATATTACTGAAATATTGCCTGCCAGCGAAGTTATACAACGATTGGTAAAAGACTTATAAAGAATTGTTTTTCAGGAACTCAAACAAAGTTCCATGTAGATGTAAGTCTTTCATTCCTTCAAAAATTTCTTTATTTTGATATGCAATCATACTAAGTTGTCTGTATACAAGTCCCTTAGTAACAGCATCTAGATTACATAATCGTTGTATTTCATCTGCCACTGCCGCCAAACGACTGTTATGGTCTTCAACTTCGTCATAGTATTCGTTCAGCACACCGGTAAATGTTTTGAATCCAAGTTCACGAAGCTTCTTTAAGAATCCAGCTGGACCAACAATGATAAAAGGATGGCCGTTGGCAATGGCTTTAAATGTCTTTTCGCTGATGAAGATTTCCTTTTGGTTCCATGTAGTTTCTGTTACTACACTTAGTATAGTAGTTTCGTAGTGATCTGCTACTACTGGGCCATTTGTAGTGATGTTATAATCGTCAATGACCATACGGTCCTGTAACAGGGGTATGTACTTTTCTTTATCCTCTGGTGAAACATTATGATCGGCGTCAAGAATGTCTTCCACAGTTTGTGTAAACCCTTGATAAAATTCTCCTGTGGGCACAAAGCTTACGAGTCCATGCTCAGTGAGACTACGAAGTTTTAATTCAGCAACCAATTGGCAGCGATGTGTTCTTAAAACTCTGTTATAGTTTAAAAACCACTTGTCTTTTTTGGCGTAGTCGTGTGTTACTTCTAACTTAGAGTCTATCCATTCATTGATAGAAATAAAACTTAAATGATTTTTGTATCCAGGGTATGCCAATTCATTGGCGTCATCGTGTGAAAGTAACTCATTTGCGTAGATGTATTGATCATCAGTTACTTCTGGCCAAAATTTGCCAAGGTGGTTACGAAACATTTGACCATGTGCAATGATTCCTTCATGCTGTGTCAAGAAAATAAACCGGTCTGACTCTTTGAGTTGTATCTGTCCTTTTAGTTTAGTAATTAGTATTTCAGCCGACTCTTCAAAGTTAATCTCTGGTACATTGACATATACAAAGTAAAATGCTGGCTTTGTAACATCCAATGTTACACTGAATGTGTCGTTGATTTTTCTAAAAATACTACCGCTATAAACAGGCGATAAGAATGCTCCGTTAATAACCGGCCTGCTAAATTTAGGATTGCCATAATGTATTACCTTGCATCCATTGACAGAATTTACAGTTCTCCAAGGATCAACTATAATGCTACCTGGTGCAAATTTAAAATAGAATTGTTCGGTATCAACTTCAACACCAGTTCCAGCATAGGTAATTGCAGGATTGTGTGCAAGTAAAATCACAGCCGGGCCAGTTGGATAATCCGTGTCACCGGTTAGTGGATCTGCGTATGTGACCGGAATATTATCGCACTGTGCATAATGCCCCACCAGCAGACTGTAGCTACCAATGGTATATTCAACATATGGTTTATATGCCTTGCCATGTATTACAATTGGCAAGTTGTTTTCTCTTGCAAGTGCAGTAAGCCTGTGCGCCATGTTCATTGCTTGTGCATCTCTACTGCCCATAATGGCTTGGAATAGGTCGTACCCTAAATCCAAATCTTTGGCTAGCCAGCGTAGTGCAATGTTATCTCTGGGATGACAAGCACCTGCATCACCCATTCCGGCTGTTAAGTATCTAGGACCAGTGATGCGCTGTGTGGCGGCTTTGAGTGCATCAGTTACAACGTCCACATTGATGTTGCCATTCCTTTCAGCAACATCTTGAATCATATTAACCATGCCAATTTTGGCGCTGATAAATGTGTTGTAGAAAATTTTAATTGCTTCAGCTTCGTCCCAGGTACCAATGTTGATGCGTGGTTCATTTTTCATCAGGGGCTTATAAAAGTCAATCAGCTCTTGAGCATCGCCAGTGAGGCTTCCGTCTTCTGTGCCAATGATTAGGCATTCAGGATTGACCATATCCCACTTAACAGAGCCCATAGCGATAAGATAGGGATTGTAAACAAAACGACCACGCTGTAAAAAAGTCAACAACTGTCTTCTTGTAGTACCTGGCAATACTGTGCTAATCAGCACAATCATTTGCTCATTGGTGACCACTAGATTTAATTTTTGCAATACATCAATGACAATGCCATAATCAAAATCCACAGGTTCCATGTCTGAGATTGGAGTTTCCCCTCCGTACATTGGATGATGTGGAGTGGGTACAGCAACAAATATAATGTTGCGCCCTTTGACTGCTTCTTCAATGGTGTCCAGCATTGGAATTAGTGCGTCAGGATCTTTGACAACATCATATCCAACTACATCGTAATGTTCGGCCATTACTTCAGCGCATGGCAAACCTAACTTGCCACAGCCAATCATTGCTACTTTCATGTGTTCTTTCATAATATTAAAGTAATTTACTTATTAAAAGGAATTCCATATCCCTTTGACTATTTTTTCTAGCTGAGCTTCTTCATCAATCTTACATGAATCTTGCCACCGATGGTTGAACACTTTTTGATTGTGTACTAGTACAGGGTACATTTCCGTTCGCATTTGCTTTAATTCAGTTACTGATAGATTACTTAACCTTTTTATCTCACCAACAATCATCTGAATCCTGGTCTCTAGATCCTCTACTTCGTCGTATCGTTCGTCCCACCATGTCATAAATGTTTGATAGCCCATTTCGCGAAGTTTCTTTAAGGCGCCAGGATTACCAACCAGCATAAACGGATGGCCAACTCCAATAGTTTTCCATACTTTTTCAGAGAAAAACAACATTCCAGCATAGGTATGTGTTTCGGAAATAAGGCTAAGAAAGGTCTGCTCATAATGGGCCAACGAAAGTTGCCTTGCAGGATTATTGGTAGCAAGATCCATGTCAATTTCTTTTGGCATAAAAGAATCAATAAGTTCAGCTTCATTATGCAAGTGTTCTGGTAATAACAATTTTGTATTCTTAAGGTTATCGCCGTGGTAGCTGACCAATCCCCTATGTAATAAATTTTCTTTTATCAAATATGCAGTCATCATTGCACGATGCACTTTAGGTCTTCGATTGTAATTCAAGTACAAATTACCATCTGTTGCTGGTTCAAATTTTGATATGTTATCATGTATACCTTCAACCCAGCACAAAAATGTATTCACGCCCATCATAGTAAAGTTTAGGTCTGTACTAGGTTGAAGATTGGCATGTATTAAGTACACCTGATCTTTTGTGAGACCACGCTCACTGCACCAACGGTTTAGTATTTGCAAATCATTTTCAAATTGGCCAAATCCTGTCTCACCTTCAAATGGGAATACAAATACTATTTTGCAACGATTTTCAGCAACTGCATCAAACACACGCTGATCTACATGCTGGAATCCCACATGTTCCATCCTTATAAAATAATGGGAGTCTCTTATTATTATAGGAAAGATAAACTTATCATTAACAACAGAGTCCAACGCCACATACCCAAAATCTTCTTGATAAGAGAGAAAGTCAGTCAATCCTGTCAGGCACCATTGCTGGCCATGAGTTGGCAGGTTACTCTTGTCGTGATAGTCTAAAGGTATTGTATTTGGAAGCCACCAATTGAGTACATTGTCCCAATGTTGAATTGCTAGATTAACTTTTTGCATCGTTAATGGAATTGTTAATTTCCTCAACAGGTGCAATGTGTTCTGCAGACTTCTGTTCCTCTGTCCATTTAGCACGAGCTTCTTCGTAATACTTTCCAGCGTTTTCATAGAAGTATGCAATTTCTGGAAATATCTTAGTAAAGTCAGTTCCGTTGCGGCGATCTGTTTCTTTAATATACAAATAAAAATCATCCCTTGCACGAATATTCTCTGGACTGGCAGGCCATTCTGCAAGTGCAACATTGTATACTCTTTCCAAGTTGTCAACTTCGTGCGGGTAAAATCCATCATGATAGTTTACTTCGTTGTAATTTGCAAGATTTCTTTTCATAAATCCCACACAGGCGCTCAATTTGACCAATAGGTTAGTGTCTGCAATCAACGTACTTAGATAGCGAGGATGTCGTAGATACGGAAAGTCCAAACTAACACCGCGCATACCAGTTTTTGTAACTCGAGTAACAGCGGCCTGACGCATTGCCAGCATGTCGCGAAGGAACAATTCAAATCTTGGTATGCTTAACAAATTAAATGTGACCATAACAGTGACCTCAATACTAGGATACTGCAATGAAATGTTCCATAGATTATTATACCACTTACGATAATTTAATCCCTTGCGAATATACTCTGCTTGCTCGCCGTGTGTATCACAACTGGTAAAGATTTTTAAACTTTTTACCAAATTGTTTTCAACAATGTAATTGCACTTTTCAAGGAACTCTTTAAGAGTATCGTCGGCCACTCCTAGGTTAGTATTAATGGCCAGTTCTAAGTCGGGATTGGGGTTGGCAATAATCCAATCCAGAGTGCGGAATGTTTCTTTACTTAACAGTGGTTCTCCACCAGTGATACGAAATACCTTTAGTGCAGGATAGAGTTCTGGCCACCATTTCCACCAAGCATCAATGTATGGATTTGGATCCTTGTGTGCAATTGGGAAACGACCCTGGCTTTTTAAAAAGCTTAAATCGTGTTCTTTACTTTGACTAAGTTGAATGGGCCCATGTCTATTTGTCTCTTGCATAAGAGTGCTACTGATCTCTGGACTGCAATAGGCACATCCAAAGTTACATACGTTACTAAAACTTACTTCAACATAGGACGGAAGCACATTGGCGTCCCATGCTAATTTGGCAGATGATTCTAAAAACGGAGTACCCCATACAGCATCAGCTGACTTTTTAATACGGTCAGATTTGTGATCGCCAGGGGCATCTTCGGCCCGCCAGCAGTAGTCGCACTCGGCAGGTCGTTTGCCTTCTAACATTAGCCTACGCTGTTCTTTTTTGAACTTTGTATTATGCAATGCACTTGGATTGTTAACCAGTTCTTCAACAGGAATTTTATGAGTGGCTGGGTGATGACAACTGTGTGTTTGTCCAGTGGCCAAATGGATTGTGACTTGTTGCCATTTGGCCACACAATATGTTGGGCTAACTGCATCCAGTCGTTGATGAATCTTAATAAGATGATTTTTATTACCTTCAACGATTGTCATTATTTTTACTCTGAGTTGATATCATAGTGATATTTATAGTGCTAGGTATGACCAAGTTTTATCAATTGCATCAGCAACTCTTTGGTTGATTGCTGTTTCCAATGACACTGGATCATTGAGCAATTGTTTGTTATGTTTTAAAATTGGCTTGCAATTGTCCAGCAATTGCTGAAATCCTTTGTCATCCAACTTAATTACTTTCTTTAAACTTCTTACCATTTCGGTTGCTCGGTCCAGCGGCTCTAAGATGGTATCGTATGTTTCGTCAATAAACAGATCAAAAGTTTGGAATCCCATTTCACGCATACTTTGTAGATAGAACGGTGCCGCCATTACAAAGAAAATTTGTTCCATCAGCATTGGTTTCCATATCTTTTCACTGGCAAATGTGGCCGCACTAAAGAACAATGTTTCACTGATGACATTGATGGGATAATCTTTGTAATAGTCTGTGTTCAGGTTCAATGCATAGTTGGTTGAAAATACATCTGTATCTGCTACCAGTGGAAGACGATTGTATAATTCTTCAAAATCCACATCTAGATAGTCAATGAATCCGTTTGCTCGAGTTTGTAACAGGTTCCATTGATATCTAATATCAAAGTCCAATGGTTTCCATAGCACTTCCTTTTCATCAAAGTGTTTTGGCATACTAACTGCACCCTGATCAATTATTTTAAATCTTTGTAGCAATGTTGCCAGTAATATCCTGTGCGGGTGCGGCCTGCGATTCAAACACATGTATCGTTTATCAGTGGTCCATTGTGCTGTGGTAGTTAATAGTGAATTCTTTCCGTGATCTTTGATTAACCAATTGGGGAAGAATCCATACCATGAAGTTCTCATGTTGTCGTGCTTTTTTGCAATATAGCACCATTCTTTATAAAGCTGGTCAACATTGTAGCTACTACTAACATACAGTACACGATCTTCAAGTTGATTGTGCTGTATCCATAGCCATAGGTCTTCAAACAGTTCAGTGGTAAAGCCTTCTTCGCTGTAGTCTAACATTATTAAACATTTGGGATCGCGCCAGGCCAGTGTACGATCACGATCTGATAGGAACCATTGTTTGATAAGGTCAAGTTTTGTTACGGTCCAGCCGCCATGCAGGCCAATGGCAACAACATTTTTTCCAGACTGGTAATTGGTAAACGGAACAAACTCAACGCTGTCATTCACATACTTAAAAACAGAATAATCTAATTGTGCATGTCCGGTAAAATGTTGATGTTTGTCAATGGGATTTGCAATGAGCTGGCACAGGTAACGATTGCTGATATGCGGATCATTTAAGTTATCAGCAATGGTATCTCCGTAAAAGGTTATCATGCTGATACTTATAGTCAAAGAAAAACCCAAGTGTGCCAGGAGAGCTACTCCGCAGGGACTTGGGCCGTGTTAAGTTTATTTACTCGTTTTCTTCAAAGATGCTGTGTAATACTTCTACAATGTGCTCGTAATGTTTTTTGCGATCTTCTAGTCCAATTGTGCCACCGTTGATCTTTTTAGTAACAGTTAAGACATCACCTTTTTCTGCCCAGGTGTTTAATTTGCGTGTGTTCCAGAACCAACCAGCACTCAATACCGCCACTGGATTCTTGGCCACTTGATCTGGTTCTGCCAACAAGTCCAGGCCCAGCGCCTTGCCGCAATTGTTATAGTTGTCTTTGCCAGTTAACTGAATAACGCCGCGCCCTCTATATTTGTATCCTTCGCCTGATGATTCTGCACCATTGCCCATACGGGAGCCGTAAACTCGGTTGGCAATTTTTTCTGGCTTACGAGCATATGGGGTTGCATCTGCTTCGCTGGGGAAATACTTTTTAAATGTGCCAGTTAAGCCCTTGGCCGAATAGTTTAAGTTTTCTTCTGTAGCAGAAAAATTTCCACTTTCGTGTGCAGTTTGCGCCAGGAACATGGCCATACTTTCTGGCGTATTAATTTCAAAATGTTCAAATGTCTCATTGAATCCTTCAAGAAACTTTTCTAGATTAGACACTTTAGCATCCGGAAGACATGCTTGTAGATTTTCTAGTGTTAGTTTTATCATTTTATTTCCTTGTGATATAACCGCTGGCTATCTTCTTGTAGCCTTCTGGAATCAATTTGGATTTCTTATTGAGAGAGCACCAATAATAACCTTCGTTTGTTTTTGGTAGGCCCTCTGCTATGTGTCCAGATGCTATTGCTTGCTTTCGCAATGCGCCAGTCCTATGCATTAATTCTTTTCTAAGTTCGGGATCGTTTGCTGTTTCTGGATCAAGTTGTATGTCCTGTAGTGCCTTCTTTTGAGCCAAATATTGATCTTTACTCAATGGTGCAAAAGTTCTTGCATCTTCGTTAACACCCAATTCACTGTCATCATATGCGCCGTAACCATCTGTTTTATCAGAGCCACCGAATCTCCAGGCCATCACATTGACACCATCAATGTATCCGCGAACTTCCATGCCATCATTGCTTTCTTTTTCTTCATCAAAATGATCTGCTTCAAATTGACCAAAGAAATCTGCTGAATCTTCATAGTACTCGCCACTGTCGGCCTGCAGGTCTTCGTTCAACTTGCCTTCTGCCACACCCTTACTTTGAAGATGATCAGCAAGTGCCTGTGCCGCTTGCTGTGGATTTACTTCATACATATCTAATAGATCAGTTAGTGGATCTATAGATGAATCATTACTTTCCATGTCAAACTCAGCGGCAATAGTTTCATATGCATCAAAATAATCATCGTCATCTTCAGGATCAAATTGATCAAGATATGCTCGAGCCTTCTTAAGCATTTTGAGTGCGGCAGGAACCGAAACTTTATTCATTGAGGCTTCTTCTATGCCACGCTCACCAGGTACACTACCTTTAAAGTTCTTTTGCTTGTCAATGAGATCACGCAGTTGTTTCATCAAGCGATCAAACGCCATTGGGTTTTCCATGTACTTCAAGAATTCTTCTTGGCGACCTGCTTTTAAGAATGCCTTGTATTTGCCTGCTAAGAAACGAGCTTCTGGATATTCAAGGGTGACGGGTTCACCACCTAAATTAAACGTAGCATCTTGCCCAGCATCAACTGCTTTCATAACAGCCAGCATACTGTCATATCCTTGATTTCCGGTTGTCATATCTGCTTCCTTTATTCCTACTTTCATGCCAGTTTTGGCCTGAAAGCGTTTTAGTATGTCAAATTCCTGTGGTGTAATTTTACCCACACGATACATTTTATCAATTAATGTTTGAATCTCTGGCGGCACATTGGCTCGCTGTTTACGCTCAGGAGCCCCGTATTCTGTATCAACTGCCACTGTGTTACCATCTGGTCGATTAAAGTAGTCACGCATTTGTGCTAGACTGGCTTCGTCAATCATGTTCTCATAATCAACATCATCATCTTTCATTTCTTCTTCATCCTGGTCATTGTAATAATCCCAGTCGCTGTCATAATTTTGTGGATCAGGTGCAACAGGACGCTTAGGTGCGGCCTCTTTAACACCTTGTTCTTTTTTCTTTTTCTCTGCCTCGGCCTTGCGCTGTGCATAGTATGCCAACAGCTTGTCATCAGTCTTGGCCTGTACTGCTTCACGGACATCATCTTTACTCCAACCTAAATCTTTGACAAATTGAAGCCATAGTGCTCCTGGATTGCCCTTAAATTTCTCAAGATACTCTGTTGGCCAATTCTTGTTCCAAACTACACGGCGCAATTGGAGAAATTGTTTTATGTTATCTACTATGCCCTTGTCTGACAGCATACGATAGCCCACAAGCTCATCACTGGACACACCAGCGGCCGCTATAATTCTGGCATCGTCGCCTACCATACTACCAAACGGCATTTGACCCACGCTTTGTGGATCATAATGAACCATTTGACCTTTGCTTAATGCTTGTAATGTTGAAAACACTATGTTGGTCAATGGCCCATTTGTTAGCTCACTGCCAAAGTGTTTTTGTTCTACTTTACTCAATTGTCTTGCTAATGCGTGGCGTTGATTTTCGTGTGCTCTATATAATTTCTTACTGACTTCTTTGGTCCAATCTTCTAGGTCCTGGGAGTCTTCTTGCCAACCTTCTCCAAATGCTTCAGGTGGATTTTCTTCAAGCATACGCTCAACTTGTTTAACCCAGCCACTGACATCACTGCTACCAATTTCTTCTACTTCGCCAACATAGTCAGCAACATTTTCAGCCGCTGACAAAATCAACTTTGGTCCATACTTGGCCAATAGGTCTGTGCGACCAACCATGATACGATGAATGATAGCACCTAGTACAGGACTATCTTCATTTTCAGTCACTGTCTGTTGAACTTCAGGTTTGACGGTTTCACTCACTGGTGCGCCTGTTAGACTAACAGTCCATTTTTTACCAGTAGAAGCTGATTTCTTTTCAGCCCATGATTTCATGTTGTTCAAGTGGCTCCATTCTTCTTTGCTATCTGCTGTGCCTTTGCATGGAATTACTTTCCATGTTCGACCATTGATACTGATAGCAATGTTATTACGTTCGTGACCAAGTTCGTGCTGTAACTCTTGTCTCTTAAAGTTTGTCTTATTACTATCATCCATACCACTCACGCTACTATCATAGTCGCGTTCATATGCATCGCGATTGTCTTGCGATTCGTTTGACTTTCGTTGTATTTCTTGAAAGAACTTCATATTATTTTCCAAATACCGATTTAATTAAACGACTGGCTCTGTCTTGAGCTTCAACGATCGGTGCCATGTGCTTACTTATCAGGTCAACATCTTTGGCACTTTCTGTGACTTCGCGCTGTTCGAGATAATTTAAAATTTCTACAAAGCCTTCTTTGGTATTCAAAGTCTGTTGTAGTAATTCCTTGCTACTTGGGCGTAGTTTATCAAACTTTGATAAAATCTTATTGGCAATGACAGCATCAATTTTCATCGAGTTGCCATCAGCAAGAGCAAGTGCCATTGGCTTTTCATAGTCAGCGGCTTTGCGAATTTGCATGATAATATTCTTATCAGCACCTGCTTGATCAGCTGGACTTGCTTCGTCATCTTCTTCGCTTTCGCCCATTGGTGCTGAATCACCAATGACATCATTTAGCCTGTCGGACAACCAGTTGATTGGATCACCGTCACGGGCCTTTTGTGTACCGTAAGGCATTTCACCGTTTTCTGAATAGTGTGTAAACAATGCTTCGTAAAAATCAGGATAGTCGCTAATGTCTTCACCATTTTTAAATCCTTCAACTGCATCTGGAAACTGATCTAAAATTGCTTTAAGTTCTGGATCTGGCCCCAGCGCCTCTGTTACACCGGCCTTGACATCAATGCCGCCTTTCTTTAGTGCATCAATGGCTTCATCGTCAAGATCATCAGGATCAATTTCAAGTTGACCATTTGCATTAAATGTTGCATTGGTAGTTGTTCCGGATTTTTTAAATTGTGTCTTTTGTGACATTGAACTATTACTGCCAGCATTACCATTAGAACCACTTGCAGGAATAGTTCCTACTGTACCAATAGTGCCAACGCCTTCGCTAAAATGACGATTGTATGCTGATTGTCCATCATCGTATGCTTTGGCACTTGGGCTACCTGGATTGAACGGATTCTTATTGATGCCGTTGCTGGCATCGCTGTAACCTTTGTCGTGGTCTGCTTTGGTTTCGGCCCCATCTTCAATGATGTTTTCGCTTACCCCGCCTTGTGCTGGATGACGAACATAATATATATTACCACCGGAAGTGATGTAGTGTGGCAAACGCTGACTATCGCCAGGAACAAAATCAGTACCGGCTACTGGAATCTTTTTAATACGATTTTCCATGTCATACAAGATATATGCCTTGCGGTCACCGGTTAAGTTTGCTTGGTCATAAACTTTAACGCTGTTGGTACTGGCAGATTGACCAGCTTGTTGTCTACCTGTGGCTCGAGCATTTGCAATTCTTGCTTTGCGAATTTCTTCTTGCTGTGCAACCCATTCGCGTCGCTGTGTATCTCTTTCATAGTTGCGTCTTGACACTAGCTCTTTATAATTTGGATTAAAAATATCAGCCATGTGCTGACCAACGCTGTAGTTGGCTCCGGGATAGTGAGGATTTGCACCACCCTGTGCTTGTGCCGTACCAGCACCACCCATTGCAATACCAGCGGCCATGGCGGCGGGCACAATCTTTTTGGCTACATGCTGTAAAATGCTTCTGGCATCTTCGCTTAACTGACCTTCAACAATAATAATAGCATCAACTGGATCCTTATAAAGCTTCACTTGCTCTAATACAATACCTTCATGTAGTCTGCTACTAATTTGTTTAACCACACGGCCTTCGTGGACTAATTGAATGCGAATCATTTTATTTCTTTCCTTGTATTGTGTGCCATTGTTCAACAACGGTCATACATTCTCTGATAAAATTGGTATCTTCATCGGTAATACCTCTGCTACCACGGCCGCCGCGACTGCGAATTCTTCTCAACTCGTTGTATGCGGCCACAATAGTATTTAATGTGTTTGTTAATTGCTTGATGTTATGTGCGGCACCACGAAAGCTTCCGCCATGATCTGAAGTTAAATCATCACTGAGTGCCTTGGCTTCTTTGCGAGCCTTGTCTCTTAGTCCAGACAAAGTATAGCGACCAGCACCACCAAGCACCAGTACTTCAGTATCGCTCATTGGCTTTTCACGGTCTAAACGATAGATAACATTGTCACTGTTTAGTGTATGCGCTTCAAATACACCTTTCCCAATGTAACTTGGGGCTGTTACGGGTTTTTGTCCAACCGCTCGACGAGCGTTACGACGCCGTGCTCTGCGTGTGGCTCCGTTAACAAATAAAGGATATGACACAGTGGCAATGCTCGCTGTTGATGTTGAAGACGCATCAGCATCTTCAGAAACGGCGTGATGATCGTCTTCTACGTGGGGGTCGTGAGATTCAAGCTCGTCATCTTTATGCACCACGCTGTCTTGTGCGGCACCAGTGGGCTTGGGCCATTCAATTCCTTTGCCAATCACTGATTTTGCTGTATAATCGTGTCTTTCTTCTGCTGGTGATTTTCCAATGAATATACCATTGGCTGGTTTAAAATTGCCCTGCCCGCTTAAGCCAGCACCGCCCCCAGGAGGTGCATCACCAACACGGGCTGTGCTGGCCAAAGTTGGCACTGGCGTGCTTGGTGGTGAACTTGGTGGCCCACCTGGACCAGGCCCCGGGGTACCGCCACCTGAAGAAGCTGCCATCTCTAGTAGGTCTAAATGTGTGAATAGTTGTCTGAGTCTCATGGTATATTTATTCTTTTTGGCCTTTATAACTGACAGCTTTACTTATCATAATCATTGTAGTTAATTTTCTATTGGCTCTTTTTAAATATAGGTATATTACGGACAAGGACTTAAAATGGGTGAATTTTTCAAATTGGTAGCAGATGTAGGATTTCCGATTGCCGCGGCGATAGCAGGTGGCTACTTTGTATTCCTTACAATGAAGTTCATTTTGGCAGGAGTCATGTCCAGCGTTAAAGGCTTATCCGGCATTATCACTGCACTTGATAATCGTGTTAAGACAATGAATCACGATGTTATCCGCATTGACACAATTGTCAGTAATGCATTGGGACTAAAGCCCGATGTAGACCGTATTGCTAGAGCAGACGGAAAAACAGACGCAAGAAGAGATTAAAATGGGAAATTCCAATGTTATATGTTGATTACAACTGGGATCTAAGCCCAAACTACATGTCACCAGACCCGGAACTGAACACTGACCAGCTTGGTTGGTCAGTGGGCGACCACTGGAAAGTTGTTGAAACCGCAGGTGGCAAGAAAGCCCTGGCCAAGGTAGATCCATTGACTGCTTTTGTATTAGAAGGTGCCAAAGAAGTTGTATACAATTCTGATAAGTTATATCAGTTTGCTGTATACTCAAGAAATGCGGAATTTATCGAAGTAATTGGTTGGATTAAAACCAACAAGATTCAATTTGAAACACATTTAAATCGTACAAGATTCTGGATTCCAGAAGGACCAGAATTGATGGAGTTTTTATTGGCATGGTCGCATGTATGCCCCCGTGTTGATCACGAAGTAGATCATCTAATTGGGGCTTGATATGAATATAGCAGAATTAATTAACAAATACGGATTTCCGATTATTGCCGCAGGCGGTATGGGATACCTTATTTTTTATGTATGGGAATGGGCCACAAAAGAAATTAAACCGGTACTAAGTGAAGCCAGTACAACACTTATAGCACTAATCGATCGTATACGTATGTTAGATAACGACTTAATTAGACTACAACAAAAAGTCAATACCACCTTACATTTGCGCGGCAAGATCATTGAAAGTGAGCGTGTTATGGAAGCCCACAAGGTTGACATAGAAGCAGAAAATAAATTTAAAGAAGCCATTGGTGACAGCAAGAAAGCTGGTGATACTAAGTAAATTGATGAATATAATAATCTACACACTAGCATTAACCCATATTACCATCGCCTGCGTTACATTATACTTACATCGTAGTCAAGCACATAGATCAGTAACATTTCACCCTGTTATTACTCACTTCATGCGAGCCTGGCTCTGGCTAACAACCGGAATGATTACCAAACAGTGGGTGGCTGTACACCGCAAACATCACAGATTTACAGAAGCGGAAGGTGACCCGCATAGTCCCCATGTTTATGGAATTAGTCGTGTATTCTTCAAAGGAGCCGTGTTATATCATGAAGCCAGCAAAGATAAAACTATGGTTGATTCATACGGCGCCGGCACTCCTGACGACTGGATAGAGAAAAACATATATGCCAAGCACAGTAAACTGGGTATTGTACTAATGTTGCTGATAGACATTTTGTTATTTGGTTGGTGGGGTTTTGTAGTATGGGGCATCCAAATGATTTGGATTCCGTTCTGGGCCGCAGGAATGATCAACGGCATCGGACATTGGTGGGGATATAGAAATGGCGAAACTAAAGATCACAGTAGAAATATTGTGCCTTGGGATATTGTTGTTGGTGGGGAATGCCTGCATAATAACCATCATTTGGATCCTGCTAACCCTAGACTGAGTCGTCGTTGGTTTGAGTTTGATGCAGGATGGATGTATATTACTATACTAAAATTCTTTGGGCTTGCTAAACTCCGAGCAGATTAAAATTCTTTTCAATGTGATCCCAAACCCCTACAGGGCTTAGGGTATCAGCAAATACAAGTTGTCCACTTATAGTTAAACGAACTCCAGGGCCTTGTATTACATGATGTGGCAAGTTTGTTCTCAATAATGCGCTAGGCGTATTTGTACTGGTAGCAAATGCATAATCAGGTACACCATCCCAATTAACCCGACCTTGTTTTAAATCAGTGATCCATGGCAATAACCAATGTAGTGCATACATGCCTGGTTTGTTTATTATTTCTTTAATATACTCTTCAGTCTTTGGAAACCAACGAATAATTCCTGGCGCACAAGCCATTTCATAATAACTTAGTCTTGCTTCTAGCACAACATCAGTGCCATCTGCCTGTTGTGTCCCATCCACATGAATGTTTTTACCAACAGCGTCAGCCGCGCTAACAAACACAGTAAAATTACGCACTTGTAAATTTAAAGGTTTTAAAAACTCATTGGTTTGAATTAATGTGCGAGGAAGATGTGTTTTGGCATCGCGCATTGGGCTGTATAAAGCGTTGCTTCCCACATTGGCCAGCATTGTATTTTCAAAATAATTCCAAAATGCATCACGCTCAACTGGATCCATTTTTAATTCAAGCGGAAAGAAATACTCCGAATTTGCTACCGGGGTACTGTACGGATCTAATACTGTTAAATTTTTAATTCCCATACACTATTTACTCGTTGCCCTGTAAGTGCCGTCCCATTCAGGCGGCAACCCTTCTTTCATTCGTTCTAGCATGGCTTCGTAGTACTTATTAAGTTCAGTTTCTTCTTTGATTAACTTTTCACAGGATTTAATAGCACGAGCCCAGTCACCGCGGTAGTATGCAGTTAGGTAAATGTCATGCAATGTGCGATTGGTATTGCCCAGTGTGAAAATCTCGACACCTTGAGTTTTACCCTTGACAGCAATGTTGTCAAGCTCTACCACCGGATACGATTCTTTGACCAACTCTGCAGTCCTTTGACCAAGTACAATTCTGACGCCGTAGTTCTTACTCTGTCCTTCCAAGCGTGATGCCAGATTAACACCGTCGCCAAGACAAGTATAGTCAAAACGCTGATCAGATCCCATATTACCCACCACAACACTGGCGCTATTAATCCCAAGGCCCATACCAAAAGCTGGTACGCCTTCTGCTGTAACTTCTGCATTAAATGCATCTAAACTCTCCATCATTTCCAAAGCTGTCTTGACTGCCATGTGTGCATGACGTTCCTCATCCAACGGTGCGTTCCAGAATGCCATCTGTGCATCACCAATGTATTTGTCAAGCGTACCGTTGTTCTCAATGATCTTTGCTGTCATAGCAGTCATGTAACGGTTCATAATTTTAGTTAGTCCCTGAACATCTCGTCCGTAGTGTTCGCTGATTGTGGTAAAGCCTCTAACGTCGGTGAACATGATACTCAGTTCGCGCTCGTCGCCACCCAACCGTAACAGTTCTGGATTTTTCTGTAGCTTGGCAACCAGTGCTGGACTAAGGTATGTGCCAAACTGTTTCTTAATCTGTTGCTTCTGTCTAAACTCTTGCACAAATCTAGCAAACAGTGCATGGCCGTACAGCACGACACTGGCAAACACAATGTAATAGATGTCCCATAACTGACTATATTCTGCCCATAGCATCAGGCCGCCCTGGACTACTACATATACAATGCCGCCCAGCACCAGTAGAGCCGCCCAAACAGGCACCCGTGGCATAGCAAAGATAACAATAGCGGCAATGGCCACAATGACCAATAATTCAACAATATTAGACCAGCCAGGGCGACTAGGACTATTACCATCAATCAATGTTTGTATTGCACTGGCCTGTAAGTTGTGTGCCCACAACTCACCTCTGGGAGTGGCAACAATACCACCCAGTCCTTCAACTGCCAAACCAAGCACAACAATCTTACCTTTAAGGTCAATGTCTTTGCGACTTAACTCACCCAGCTCATAATGTTTAAACTCTTTGTTCCAGCGTAGCCAAACACGACCGTTGGCATCTGTTGTCACAACAGGTTGTCCAGCAATACGTATTTTCTCAACGCCTGCGTCTGACATCTTCATTTGATAACTTTGTTCTCCTGTGAACACACGGAGTGCTTCAATGGCCAAGCTTGGATAGTATTCTTTGTTTACTGTGACCACAAGTGGCATGCGTCGAACAACACCATCTATTTCACTTGCGGCAATTGTTGTACCTACACCCCGAGCACTCTGTGCTAGTTCTGGTCTGGGACTTAGAGCGCCAGACCATTTGAATAACCAAATATAGGGATCACCGCCTATGACAGCAACTCCTCTACGAACTGCGTCTGGCTTTTTATTTTGTGTGGTTGGACTTTGTGCAATAACACTGGGTGTTTTGGCCAATGTCTTGGCCAAATCTGCATCACCATTCAAACGATCTCGTTCAGTCATAAGAATAGGAACCACAACAGTTGCGGCTCCTAGGTCATTGATTCTTTGTATTGCCAGTGCAAGTTCTCTGCGGTCCCATGGCCACTGACCATGTCGAGCCATACTTGCTTCACCAATATCTACTACAACAATTTCTTCACTGGACAAGACGCTGTCACTGGATAGTAATGTATCAAACCCCTTCAATTGCAGACTTTCAATAGCCGAAGGGTTTGATAATTTTAGCACTACCAGCAATGCGGCTGTGATTGTTACCCAGGTCACACTAAATGGTCCAGGTATGTATTTTAAAATGTTTTTCATAATAACCTCTTAACTTTATATAGTTTAACAGAGTTAGCATTGCTTGTCAACAGTAGGCCCAATACTGACTCTGCATTTAAGATCTGACTAGTATAGCAAAACTAAATCCAACAACAGGAATGGCCAAGGCTGAAAAACTTATAAAAATCAAGGCCCGGTCTATTAGATCTGATTTGGCCTGTATCCTGGCGTTTTCTATGTCTGCTTGTAGCTTGGCACGTTCTTTGTACATACGCACACGTTCGGCCATCATTTCGTCCCAAACATCTTTATTACCCGACCATATCAACATTTCTTTCAATTCTTTTTCAGCATCGCGTAGGGCCTTGCTCTGCATGGCAATCTGCACAGACATGGCTCTAATTTGTCCGTCTGTGAGAATATTTTTGCTGGTCTGTGCCGCCACATTGGCACCATGAATCTTATCGCTGTTTTCAAAGAACTTGGCAAACTGTCCGTAGAGACTGTTGACATCTTTACCCAGTGCTATAGCTTTTTTAATATAGCTCACTGACTGCTGTGCGGCAGTGAAAGCAATACCAAGTGTAATAGGATCAATCATATTTTCTTAGGATCCTTATCTTTGGGCGGAGGCTTAGACCATTCCAAGCATACCACTTTGCGATTGTAGACATCGCCAGTCCATGTCCATTTTACACACCTAGGCTCTTGGGCTAGCATGCCTGCTAATATCAATGAGCCTATGGCGTTAAACATTTATTGTCCTTGCTGTACAATAATCTTTGGACAGCCGCCTGTGGTGGCGCAGTTGAATTGGATACTGTACGACTGGTGTGCAGAGCCGTTTCCACTTTGAGATAAACTTAGATCAACAGGCAAGCCAGTTAGGCCAATCTTGGCGGCATGATTGGCAGATCCTTCCTGTAGTATGTCTACATTCTTATTGCCACCACTGAGTGTGACATCAATATAATGATTTCCACTGTCTCGTTGTTGGATCAACAGAGAATTGTTATTGTCATTGATCCTGACCAGTACTCCTTTGACGCCGCCGGTACTTTGCTGTGTAATGTTTACTGCGTTGACATTTCCATACACGCCTAGATCTATAAAATTGTAGGCAGACGGATTGGTGGAGTTTTGATTTGTAGAAATGCTGTTGTTATTGCCAACCCCGTTGTACTTGATTTGGTTGTTTGCAGTGCCAGTCTGTTCAATGACAATGGTATTATTATTGCCAATTTGTTCCACATAGATTTGTGCATCGCTTGTGGTTCTATTCATAAAGGTGTTGACACTATTGTAAAAGTTTGTGTCTGTAACTATCACAGCAGAGGCTGAAGCACCACAGCATAAAGGAGGCGGTGGAGTAGGCGGACTGGCAAAACTGTAAAATCTTCCAGAGTCTGGAAATGCTACAGAACCATCACTGTTTGTGGTATACAGGTAGAGATAATCACTACTGGGTTGGGTAGCACGATCTATAATGTAAGTGGTTCCGAGACACTGAGAACTGGTACAGGTTGCAGACCAGCCACTTAGGTTACCAAGGCCCTGCGCCACCAATGCATCAAACTCATTGGGATTATTGCCACGGTATACAAATATGTAATCGCTACCCTGTCCACTGACATTCATTGCCGCAGGAACTGTTGTGGCCTGTACCTTGCTACCAAACCCTGCCAACAGAAACATTAATGCAATTAAAAATTTCATCGCCGTATGCCTGAATTTTGTTTAATAAAAACAGTTGTTGCGCCAGCTTCGCCACTGCCGATTAGGGTAGTGGCGTTGGCATCATTGTGTGTAATTGTTACAAATGTATTTGCACTGTAGCCTTGAGTTTTTACTTCTGCATAATGTTCATTTTCAGTGTTACGAAACGCAATGGCTCGCCCCCTACTGGCAGCTTCTGGCTCGGTGGGACGGTCCCATGCAATACAAACTGAAGTGGTTGCATTACAACCTGATTTGACAGCAGAGTCTGTCAATATCATTATTCGTGCTTCTTCAATCTGTTCAGCATTTTCTTTTACTCGCTGTGCCAGACGTCGCTGTGCATCAGCTTCAATCTCAGCCAGCTCTTCTTCTCGTTTGCTTCTACCAGTTGCCACGCCAATGGCCTTGCCAATTTCCTGCGGATGCGAAATAATTAAAATATTGGTAATTTTGCTCTCTACTGTATTAATAACAACTGGAACCGTTGGTGAAATACTTGCGCTGATAACAAAGGTTGCTTCAAATGCCTTGGTCAATGTTACACGCCCACCTGCTGTGACCACATCAATTTGTCCAACCTTACATTTATTCTCATCTAACTCAAACTGTTTGATATCTTTTTCATCTTTACAACTTGGAACTAGTACAATTAGACTTTGTCCAGTTTCATCCACGGTCATTGTAAAGTCTGTTCCGCGAACAGCAATGTTGGCAGTGGGAGTTTGTACAGCAACTTGTTGGGGGTTTGCTTTGGCAATTTGCCCGCTGGCATATCGAATGGTGCCCATTGCGGCCTTAATGCTCAATTTACCAGCATCGGAATTTTTTGGATCATATACAAAGTCGTCAATTACTAACCTTGAGTTTTCAGTAATTTTAACCTTGGTATCGTCTCGGAATACAATATTGCTACTACATGCACCAGTGGTATAGGTGTCCATTGACTCTACATCTGCGCCTTTGACTCCTGTAAGTTTGGTTTTACCTCGCTGAATTTCGCAGGCCAATCCTTTGTTTTCGCTGACCGTGCCGATTATGGGTCCTGCGTGGGCCGTAGAACTTAAAATAGCAAAGCACAAAATTGCCTTTGCAAACATGCTATTACCTTGCTACGGCAGTTTTAGGGGCGGCAATAGCGGTACTACTGGTTCTAATTGTAATAGTATTTTGGTCGCCAGTTGTTTTCAAATCAACAGTGGTATCGTTTGTGCCTTGCTGTTGTGTAGTAATAGAGTTGTAATTACCAGTGATCACTTGTTTTAATAAATGGCCATTTGCGCCAGCGGCATCAAGTTGGTCAATTTCAAGTTTATTATTATTACCAGCAATATCAATGTCACTTACACCTCTACTGCTTCGTAGTATTGATGTAACTTCGTTGGTGTTGCCTGCAATAGCAATAGTGCTTACAACATCACTAGCAACAACTGTGGTGTCTAATATATTGGTATTTCCAAGTACTGTTTCGGTTAAAGTGTTACGCAATGCCGGTGTATTTGTATCACCGACTACCAATTTGGATGAATTGGTATTGCCAGTAATTGTACTGCTATAGATATTGGTACTGCCTCTAATGTTATACTGGTTAAGGTTGGTATCTCCAGTTTGTGTTATTGATAGTGTGTTGGCACTGCCAGTGATTGTTCCGTAGTTTGTACTGCCAGGAGTTGCACTTGTTGTGCCGCCAACATCATTGCTACCACCCACCTGCTGAATTGCAATGGTGTTGGTATTACCAATCTGTTCAATATAAACCTTGTTTGGGCCTGTTGATGCTGTCTGTGCAAAACTCGTAGGAACAACTACCAGTCCAACCAGTATTGCAATACTCATTGACAAAACTCTATAATTTGTCATAATGTGTCTCCTTGGAGTTATTACTCCATAATTTACGCTACATATTTAAGCGATCCATAGCAAAAATTAAATATCGCTGTTAATAATATAACATGTTAATAATTTTACATGTTAATAATTTTACATTCAATTTGAGCTTGCAGGCTTATCTCTTCTTATCCATACACGAATTTTCTCAGCCAGTCCATCTAACAAACCGGGGGCGTCTTGGTCGGCTTCGGACTCGACTGCTTTGCTTTCTGATGGGCTTGCTCCGCCATTGGGCTTGTTCGGTACTGTTTGGGTTTTAACTTCTTTTTTGGGCTCGTTGTTGTTCGGAACCATGTCATTTTTTGGTGTCTCCTTAGGGGCTTCCGTTGCTGTAACTGCAACAGGTTTAGGCAGAACTATGCTTGTTGCACTGTTGGGCCCGGGAATAGCAACTGGCTTTTCAACATGCGCCGGTAAGGGAGGCATTGATACCTCTTTCTTGTCTTGTTTAAAGCCCCAGTGGCCTTTACGAGCACCTTGTTGTATTGTTCCAATCACTGCCGCTTGCACAGTCACATCAATTGCTCTGTTAATACTTTCATTGATACTTCCGCCAATTTCGCCTTCTATTGCCAATGCACTGGCGGCCAGCAGTGGGTCTGTGATTCCTGGGTCATTGACAAATCTTAATAATGTCAATTTGTCCATGTAACTTAACACAGTTTTAGTCACGGTAACACTGGTTAAAATTTCACCAGTACTGACACTGACAGTTCTCAAATTTACAGTAACAGTATCACTTTGATATTGAGTGGTTGCTCCAATGCCAAATACACGCATGCCATTACCACCAGTTAATGTATTTGAATCATATCCAATGATACCACCTTCCATAATAATACCGGCAAATACCATTGGAGGCAATGGCTGTGCATCCTTACCTTGGTACAGTTCCCTGGCCTGTCGAATCATCTGTCGTTCTTTGATTAGGTTATCAATGCCAACTCTTTCAACTGGAATAAACCATCTGCCATCGCCAGAATCTTGTAGTGCTTTAATTAGATAACTTTCAGCGCCTTGTGTAACAGCACTACTCAAACTGGCAATGCCTGTTACGCTTTTGCGTTGACCAGTCTTGTCACTGAAACTGTAGACTGCAACAGGAATTGGTCCACCAACAGGTGGCAACAATATATTTTCTTTCTTCTTTAAGAATTTACTGTTTTCAACCACAGGCTCATCAAATTGATTGCCAGTTAGTTTTTCTCGGATTGCACTACCTGTGGCACAACCTTGCAAAATTGCAATAATCACGATAAGGGGAATTAGTCGAAGTGCTGTCATTAGAATGCAAATGTCCCGCTGGGTACTTTCATTGTTGTTATTTGAGAAGGGTTAGCAATGTTAACAATGGTAATAATAATATAGCCAGTGTCACTGCCATCACCCAGCTTCCAAGTAATTGTATTGCCACCTATTTCAGGAATGGTACCGCATATGACGCCTTTGGTGGTGCAGGTGGCACCTTCTCCAAACAGGCTGTCAGTTAATTGTTTGGCCAACTGACTATAAATTCTACTTTCCAAGTTGGCAACAAATCTGGCAGTTGGCGTATTCAATGCGTCTGCTTCTGCTCGTTGTTTCAGCGCATCAACTAGATTTTTATTCTTTTCTTTTTGTTGATCTTCCAGTTGTTTGATAGTTAATACATGAGAAGAATATCCCACGCCACTGAATGCCGGGCTATTAAATGAATGTTGTAGTTCTGCAGAAAGCACCGTTGCTGATGCAAAGATCAATACTACTGCCGTTATTGTTTTCATAATTTAACCCATTAATAAATTCCATACAGCTATATTTAAATATAGGTATAGAACAGTAAACAGCATAGTTAACCTATGCTGTTGGGTTTATTTCAACTGTCTAGGGCCGGAAGTGTTGGTAAGACGTGTGCCAGATGGAGTCTTTTCAGCTTTGGCCTGTTGCTTGGCCGCTTTGGCTTGTTCTTTGTCTGCTTTGGCCTGTTGCTTGACCGCATCTTTTTCTGCTTTGGCCGCGGCGTTGGCACCAAAAGTGGTGTCAACAATTTCCATCTGCGGATAAGGTAAACGCACATCTTTGGTACTGGTCAAGTATGCTGTGCCTGCATGTAAGCGAACACCGCTGGCTGAAAGTTCCTCAGCAGTTTTAAACCAGATGGAACTGATTGGGTCAGTGGTAAGATTCATGTACAATACACCATCATCATCCTTCTTACTCATATAGTAGTTAAAGCTGGCCTGTGAGTATGATTGTAGTGCCGCACCTAGATTGCTTTGGTATATTCCATCTATAATGTCATTCACACTGGCCGCATTTGCTGTGCCACTACCACCAAATATCAATGTGACAAGATTTTCTAACTGTGTGAAGAATGATTCATATTCTTCTTTCATTTCTGCGGCTTCAAAGTATTCTTTAATAGCAATGGCCTGCTTGATACTAAGACCACTGGCAGGCATTGTAATTTCGTTGCCCAATTTATCTTTAACAAACTTATTAAGTGCTGTAGCAGCCGCTTCAAATCCGTTGCCTGGTCGAACTTCTTGGTCAGTGAATCGACCTGCACCGCCATCAGTTGTTTTACATTCAACTTTTACTTTGCCTACCATTAGGTCGCCCTTGTCTGGCTTGCTAATGCTCTTGCTCATGACATTAAGACCAAATTCGCCTTTGCCCTGTCCCAGTGCGGCCACACGCATTAGATCGTTGGCAATTTCTTTAATAGCAGGGTTAGTGCCATATGAAGTTACAATGTCAGCAAAGTTGTGTTTCTTGCCTTGGTCTAGCAGAACATTGTGCTTGATTAACTTGTCACTACGCCACAATGTGAACAACTCATCACGCTGTGCTGGTTCCATATCAATGCTTAGGATATAACGAGCAATCAGTTTCTGTGCTTGATCCACTGCCGGATCTTTGATACTTGCTAGTTCATTGTTGATAATGCCCATCTTGCCACCGGCGTTGACATTCTTTAATAGATCTTCAATTTCTCTAAGAGCTTTGATGGTGGCATCGTCTGCTGGCAAGCCTTTAATTTTACCAGAGATGATTGCTTTCAGTGCATCTAAGTCTGCTGTATCTGGTGCTTCTTTGAGTAATGATCTAAGTAACATTATATTGTAATTCCGTCTCTGGCAAGTGTTTCGCGAGCATCTGCTAGTATAGCATCTGCATCTGGGTTACCATCCAGTCTTGATAGAATCTTTTCTACGCTGGTAATGTCCCCACGAGTTGCACCGTCACCTAACAGTGTTTGTGCAATTTCATCTGGGTCTGTACTGATAACCTGATTGGTTTCTCTGTTGATTAGTCCAGTGGTAGGACTCCACTTGAATCCTTTGTGCTTGGCCACTGCACTCATGACCACGTGCTTGTTGGCATCTTTGAAGTTGCTTTGTGGATCAGCGGCCATTGCAAATTTAGCAAACTCAAGGTTAGGTAGAAACATAAAGTCTGTTTGTACGTAACCTCGATCTGGGCTTCCACCAATTGGCGTAAGGAAGTGTACACTTACACCTGACTTCCTGATTGCTGACTTTGGATCAACATTGTGCTTACTGCACCATGCGCTGAGTTTAGCAATCAGCTCGTCTTTGGTGGCAACTGGTGGCATGCCAATATCTAAGTCTCCACTGGTGGGCTTTTTACCAGTGGTACCCAGCATGTGTGGCAAATGCTCATAGTTGGTGATTGTTTCCAACCAACGAACTGTGGGCTCAACATCAGCTTGGTTAATGCGTTGAGTGAGAATTTCCCCGTCCTTGCTTTTAAAGACATTGCCGCCTTCTTTGACAATTTGACGGACCACTGTGAGTTCACGCAACAACATGATTGATTATACTGCCTTTTTCTTTGGAGCTCTGGGCTTCTTTGTAGCGCCTGTAGTTTTGGCTTTTGCTGTAACAGCTGGGGCAACTGCCGCTTCATCTGAAGCTTTGACCATTAATCCTGCAACAGGTATAAACAACGCTGGTGCCACTTCAGGAGCCATCGATACTATAACTGCCTCTTTTATAGTGCTTTCAACCTTGTATGGCACGGCCTCTACAGCATTTTCTACAGTAGTTTCAGCCTTTTTACCAAATAAATTCTTCAAAAATGATAACATTTTAATTTCCTATTCTTTATCAAAGGCTGATGCCTTTTTGTGTAGTATATTTAGTTTTAATTAAATTAAACGGACGCTCTAATTAACCAATAATTTGGCTATCTCATTGCGATACTTAGCCAGCATGATTCGAGTTTTGTTTGCTTTTTCAACTGCACCAGGTGTAGCGGCTTTATCAAACTTGCTGGAATTGATTACTTTGTCTAATTTTTCTGCGTATACACGGGAGATTTTCTGCATAAAGTCTTGACTGTTGGCAATGGAATCCAGTGCTCCTGTGCCAAATAGTTCAGCAGTTTCAAAGTCTGTGGCCATGGCATGAATTGTTTTGACAATGTCACTCAATCGCTGTTCGTCTTTGAGCCCACCGTGTTGCGCCAAGTTGCCCGGCACAACGGGCTTGGTGCCGTGTGCCAATTGATAGTAATAGGAATACATGTCCCCGCCCCAATTGTGCGGATCAATGCTTACTGTGCTCAATTGCGTGTCTTTGCTTTGACGGAAGCTGACTGGTTGCCCGCCACGTGTCTTAACTTGTACGCCTTGTATGCCAAAGCTCATGTTTAATACTTCAGCAACGCTACTCATTAGGCTGGTGCTGATAACACCCTTGACACGATATTCTGGTGCTAGTGCTCGTGCCCAATCGGCATGTTCGTTATAGGTGTAAATTAAATCAACCTGTATGGGACCTGCGCTGGTATCCATGATAACATTGGTACCGTTGCTGGTATTGTATTCAGTGTGGCTGTCTGCAAACGACTTTACAGCATCTGCATACTCACTGGTGCGTCGGGCGGCACCTACACCCTCTCTGCTGTGAATATAGCACACAACATCTACATCACCGTATTCACGAGTAGGATCTGCTGTTAGGTCACGCTTGTAATAGGTACCGGACCCAACAGGCTTGCCCATTCTAATTTCAACATCCAGTTCATTCTCAGCTTGCCAAGCATTAAATTCTCTTTCAAAGTGATCCAGCACATTGATTGCTTCTTCGATCACATGCGGAGTAATCACAGTATTTTGGGTGGCGGCACTGGCCCAGCCACCTTCTGTGATTGATTCGGTCTTCGGAGCCTGTTGTTCTTTATACCATTCCCAAGCTTGATTGTTTATTTCTCTGCCAACTGTTCTTCTATAGTAACCTATAAGGCCCACTAGTTTTTGAGTTTCATCCCATACGGCTGAAGCGTCTTTACCAAACCACGGCTTGAAATCATCACTCTGCGCCCATTCTTTACAATGCTGTCTAAGTTTACTACCATCTGGATCATATGCTTGCCATGCTCTACTGCCGGCCAACTCTACATCCAAGTTATCAAACAGGGTTTGTTCAATCAAGGCAGGTGTAATTACTCCTGATTCTTTTTTGTTGTCGATAGTCCGGAGTTGTTTGATAACTCTTGGATCTAATACTACACCCTGCGTTGGTTCATTGTAGGCAATCCAACCGTGGCCAGGGTCGAACACACTGGTAAAGCCCAAGTCTCTAAGCACCTTGTTCCAGCGAACAATATTGGTTTCATCACTCTTGCCTAATCTGCTTAAACAATCGTAGATGAACCAGTATGGTGTACCATCGAATTCATCTTCTTCAGCTGCCTGTTGCATTATTTCTTCTGAACAATACTGACTTAATGCTTGTTTTAATTTGGCACTATCAACTTGTGTTTCTTTTGTCATTTCACCTGAACGGTCATATTGAAACAACTGGATGTAGGGCATGTCTTCGCCCCATGGTAGTTTTTTACCACTGCGTGCCATGTCTACCGCATAGCCTAAAGGATAAAAGTAAATGCCTTTAGGAGTATCTTCACTAATACCTACTTGCGGGTTGATACCTAGCTTGGGTTCTGCTGTCATACTGATAGCCCAATTCTTAATGTCGCCCAAGGTCTTAGCAACAGCCTGCAACTCTTTCATACCTGACGCTGGCCGTGTATTTTGATCTGGATTAGCTCTTGCTTCTGGCAACTGTGCTGATTCATTTAGTGCAGAATCTGCAAACCAAGGGTCTATGATTACCAGCTGACCATTCTTTCTTTGCATTACATTTTCTGTATGCAAGTCCCAGCCAAACTTGTTTATCCTACCTGCCTTGTACAGTATCTGCATAACACCATACAATGTATGAAGCTCTTTGAACTTTGAATTATCATCTGCAAATGTCAAGTCTTGCCAGTACTTGGCCAGGTTGGCGGCCTGTCTTGGATTGTACTCCGTCCAGGTATCAGCCAACCCCAGTGCATGGTCAACTGCGTCCCAGGATTCATCGCCGGCTACAAAATCACTAAAGAACCAGACCACACCTTCATTGAATGAATTTTTCTTGATAGGACTCAATCGTTCCATGTCAATTTGTGTGTACTCTCGGTCCAGTACGCTGATTTTATTATGTTCATTGATCACTGGCAAGCATTCCAAGTTCTGATGTGCCAGGCAGAATTCATAAAACTTGTTGAATACTTGTTCGGCTTGACTGCCAGGATCTGGCATTAATATTTTAATAATGTGACCTTTGTTTTTGGCCCACACAGTTGAATCGGCACCTGAGCCTACCTGCTTGTAACCCAATGCTGTAAATTCTTTTTCAATTTGGTCAGCATGTGCTGTGCCTGTTTCTGCTTCCGCCACACCTTGTGGGTTGCCTAATCTCCTAACAGGAATTTTATATTGTTGTATCAGGCTGTCAATCTCTGGCGGAATGTCGGCAGGCAATACAATTTCTTTAATTTTCCAATTGTCAACCAACACTTCGTGATGGGTTGACGTATCCATACTTAAAGTGGGATCAATTTGCCCTGGTCGGCTAACATATTTTTGTTGTCCTCGTTGTCCTGCAGTCATTTTATATTGATCTGACCCCAAATCTGCACGCCCACCAATTGTAATATGACCGTCGAGTACAATACCTACGGTTGGATTAGATCCGCCGCCCCACCTATTTTTTCCTAAAGATTCAGCGTTTGGTGCTAGGTAGGCGCTTAGTTCAATCTTGTTATTCACTTTTCCTTGCAAGAATGACTCTAATTGGTTCAATGGAGCCCAGTGTACTTTTAGCATTGCCGCGGCTTTTTTAGCATCCATTTTTTGTTGAAATAGTTGTTTAAGATATTTTTCAGCACTGTAAGATTTAGTATTCATATCTTTACCAGCATCAAGTGTAGATAATCTTTCATACTCGGCCTTTTCTTGAGGAGTCATCCAGGCATAATTGTTTAGTTCAGCATCTATTCTTCTTTGAAATTCGGTATTATATAAATTTTTCAATTCTGGATTTGTTTTATATAATGCCAAACGATCCTTCATTGGCATTGCTGATATCTGGTCATAGTTGAAACTACCAGTGGTATCTTCCGCCACACCTTGCTTGGGAATCAACAACTCAGGCATGCGATATTCACTAACATCTACTGGATATGGCTGTAATGATGCTTTGTATGCCTCAGCATACTGTTGTTTTTCCACTGTGGTTTTGGCTCTGTAAAACTTGTTGGCAATGGCCATGTCGCCCACCAAAGTTCCCGGTGGAATTGAAATCTTTTTTGGACCGTAGTATTTTAATTTGTCAGAATCTTTGTTGGTCAAACTGTAAAAGGTTGATTCCCATTTGTCTGGGTGCAAGGCATATTGTGCAGTTGCTCGTTCTGGAACAAACTGTGCCAGTGTATCTGCACCGGGATGAAATTTACCCAACTTGGATAAACTTATAGCAGTATCATTGCTTTCGCCTTCCGTCACACCTTGTTTTATTCTGCTTAATTCATATCTAACTATAGTACCAGTGTCTGCACGGAGAGGCCTATAGCCCCAAGCACGAGCATAACGAATCACCAGTCTATCATATAACTTGGCACGACTTTCACTGTTTTGGTCAGGCTCCACTTCTTTGCTGGCAGAGAATGTCAATCGTTTTGGATTGTGTTCTTTAATGTATTGCTGGATGGCGGACAATACTGTGGCAAATACTCGTTGAGCATCACCGTCACCAGTGACTTCTTGGCTGTTGTTTCTGTGGAACTCTACTTGTATGACTTCTTCACCTTCTTCATCATACTCCATGTTGAACATGATGCTGAGGTTAGAACCATCTGGCAAGCGAGCTAGAGCATCCATAGAATCATCAGCTTCGCTCTTTTCCCATGACATGGGATAAGGTTGATCAAAAGCTTCGTCAAGACTTTCAGGAGTCCAGGCCATATTTTTAGCACCTTTCACTGTGGGTTTAAATCCTTGGCTCTTATAAAACTTGGTCAGCTTGGCCTGACTGACTTGCCCTTTGTCCCAGGGGAATAATGTCAATGCAATGCCTGCATCTTTGGCCAAGGCCTGCAGTTCTTGCATGGCACGACTGCCCACGCCTTGCCGCAATGGATACGCTTGAATCCATTTGACTTCTACTGCGCCTCGTCGACTAAAACTTGGCGTCAGCTCAAACATGGCAAACTGTTGATCGTCACCTGTTCCGCCCAGGGGCATGACATGATTGTTTTGAAAAGTCTGAGGATATTTTGTATATACTGCGTCAATGAAATCTGTAACTTTAGTATCAGCTTCAGTTAAGTTTTCGTTAGTAGGAACTTCACCCAGGCCAATTTTACCCGGATACATTGCACCGTCTCGAACTCGTTCGCCGCCATCAAAGTAACGTATTTCAATGGGCATGTCTGGCCAGTTTAATCTGTATGCGGCCATGATGCGGTGATTGCCTTCGTTGACCCAAGCTTCGCCATTATAGGCCACCATGATATAAGGCAAGTATTCATCATCGGGATTGTTGCCTGGAGGTAGCTTGCCTGTGCGTTCCATATAGTCCATCAACCATTTCAAGTCATCTCGACGCACATTGGTTTGTTCGTTACGCATGCCTGGCAGTGACGCCAGTCGCATTACACGCACTCTAGGCGGAGTACCACGCACACTTGCTGTGGTACTGCCCATGTAAGGCACGCCAAAACTGTTGCGACCCTTGCTCTTGGCATAGTCAATTTTGTCTTGTAGCCAGTCTTCGTTAGGCACATCTATACTCAGGGTGCCCTCTTCTATCACTGCTTCGTCTACAGGACCACGATCAGCGGCCACTGCACTGGCAATATCCCACCACTCGCCGGGAAAGTATTCTACTTGTAACATGCTGGCAGGTACTGTGCCGGGAACAATTATCTGTTCATCATCGCGCTCAATGCCGTTTTTATTTTCTGGGTATGCTCCAAACTTTGCCACCAGGTCAGCCCATTTGACACGGAACATGGTGGCTTGTTCTTTGTCGACATGATAGTAGCCACCTTCGGGATCGTATGCAAAATACACACCTGGACCAGCATATCCATCTGCACTGGGCAGTAATCCTTTACGCAATACGCTGTCTAGTCCACGGGGCATGTATCCTGCATGGTACACATACTCACCTGGGCCAGCACTTTCTTCTAACTGTAACACAGGTACAAATGCAGGGATAGTGGACATGCCCAGCTCTAGTGCCTTGGTTGCACGGTGATTGCCATCTATAATATAACCTTGACTGTCAGCCACAATGGGGCGAGTAGCAATGTCATGGTCAGTAAGGTCGTCCACATAATCAAAATCAATGTCCAGCACACGATTATATGGGTCGGTCTTTTCGCCAAATTCATTTAGTTCAAGACTGTCAATGTCAATCTTTTTTAATTCCCATTGTGGAACACTGGCTATCACGCTGTCTAATTTAAATCCTTTTTTATGGATCTTTTTAATGTAAGTCAATACTTGTGCGCTGGTAAATGTTTTCATAATTACATTACCAATATTTTGCCTTCAAGATTGGACATTACATCGTTAAACATAAGTTCCATATCTCCGGACAGCATTTCAGTTGCATGAGTTCTACTGGCATCATCTCTGGCCTCAGGCTTTAAATTTAGATACTTGGAAGGTGAGCCCCAGGCCTGACGTCCGTAGCCCAAGTTACTGGGCAAGGGATTAAAAGTCACATGGCCTGTACCCAGGTATTGTGCAAATATTTCGTATAAGAATTCATAGGGTCTGCGAATCTGATTACTGCGACTACTTTTTTGTGTGCCTATAGCATTGAATAGGGCATTGTATTCAGGTGTCAACTCTGATTTTAAGTTGCCGCCACGCTCACCACTCTTACCATAGTATTCTTCCAGCATGGAATTAACCTGTCCAAAGAAATGATTTTCTGCCGACGGCCATGCACCTTCTCGATCTATTTTCCCGCCCCTGCGGTGACCTGCTTGCACAGCATGTCCAAACCTATGAGCCATAAGCCAGGGTGTAAGCATTTGCTTGGCGTCGCCTTTGTTGCCCACATACACTATGGTAATGGCATTTTCATGGCCAGCAACAATTTGCTCACCGTCATCTCCAAAGATGATTTTAACTGTCGCTGGGTCCATTGGGCCGTATTCACTGTATCGCCCTGTGCCTGAGATGTTGCTGAAAAACAGTCTGATATCGTAAGGAGTATTGGCAAAGAACTTTTCTGCTTTTAAACGATTCATTGGATGCGGAATCAGCTTTTTATCAGCACCACGAAATGGCCCAGGCTTGTCAAAGTCACCCAATGGCACATAATCTGCCATTGGGACTTCGTTAATTAAATCGCGTATTTTCATGCCATGTCGCCTATCTTTAGGTGATAGCCAAACTTTATACTATAGCGTACATCATTGGAACTGTTGCTGCCGCTGTGCCAACTACTTGCCCAATTGGCCGAGTACCAGCCTTGCCCAAACGCACAGGGCATTACATTTGGAAAATTGCCTGCACGATCGTTGTAGAATACAGTACTTTTTTCTTCTATTTCATCTTTATTAAAGAACACCATGCCTGCAGTAACAATTGTACGATCATCAACATGTATGGTAGTGTCAAATCCTGGCAGATCCCTGCAGACTTCATGATATGGCAGTATGTGTAATTTCAGTTGTTCATAGGTAATATTGCTCCACTCCTGCTGGAAAAGTGAACTTTCCCACAACTTGGCCAACAGTATTTCTTGAGCATCATCTAAACTCTTGGCAAATTTAGACAGTACAGGCAAATGGTCTATATCCCAAGCTGTTTGTCTAAATGACCATTTTGAATTCTCATTATCCCCTCCGGGAAGTTCAGAAGACTGCCGCCATGCCACCTGTTCAAATTCCAATCCGTTAGGCACTTCAAACTCTAGTAGATACAGCAGAGATCTGTCCTCAGTAATAGATTTAATTATATCCATGGTCTTAGATCTGCATTATTAATGAAACAACAAATAGCTACCGATTACATCGTTGCGATTGGCACTGTTATCTCCATCGCCTGGCATTACAATGGTATTCCATTTTGGCTTGTCGCCAACAGGAGTCTTCATCATTTCATCATATGTTAAAATACTGTTCTTATCTATAGCGTATTTCTGCGCCATAATTGATTTGAATTGGTCAAGATTTTCTGCGCTGGCAAACTGCATACGGCCTTTGGCATCTTTCTTTAAATTGTTACCATCACGGGCAATTAGGTCAAAGAACATGTCTTTGGGAACTACCTTGCTGTGCTTGACACGCTGAAAATCAATTTTCTTTTCCTGACTGCTCAATGCGCCACCAGAGAAATTCATATTAAAGTTCTTTGGTCGTTGTCCTGTGGCAACATCGGCCATTTTAGTATAAGCATAAAAGCCCACGTCTGGGTTGGCCGTGGCCACACCATAGGCCATGTCTAGATATTCAGCACTGAAGAAGTCACCTGCATCGTGCCAACGCACCACAACCTTGGCATTCTTTTTGGCCATTTTACTTTTGGCGGCAGCAATTTCTGCATTTAATTGACTTGCAAAGCCTTGGGGATCGTTCAACAAGAAGTTCAGCATACGAGCCAAGCCCATGCTGACTGCTTTGAACATCACATAGCTACCTTTCATTGCGTAGCAGAATGTCTTACATGCGCCAGCACCTGGACAAGTGTCTACCACAACAAACTCTCCGGTCTTTTCATTTACAGCCAGACCTTTGAGTGCAGGCAAGCCAATGTCAAATATGGCTTCTGTGCCTGTTTCGCTGTGTTGCATCTTGGCATTTTGTCCAAGAATTCGTCCAGGACGAACCATAATAGATTTCTTTAATGCTTCAGCGTCAAATGTTTTACCGCCTTCATCTTTGACTTGAATATTGCTACCGTGAATATATGGATAATCAAACTTGTCACGCTTGGTCTTTGTTTTGTTTTTACTGCGACCCATTAGGTCTTGCATTTCTGCATCTGGAACAGCACGGTAATTGGCACCTAGACCAAAGTCACCTGGCGCTTCTGCTATATTCTTTTTAATTTCACCGGTATTGGGATTTTCATGATCGCCACGCTTGACACCAGACTTATAAACTTTCTCACCTGTGCTTGGGCTTATATAGTAATCACCTTTAGAATCTGTACCAATGCTTTTCACTTTGTATTTCTCGCTGCCTTCCGCCACACCTTGGTTGACGCTTTCGTTTTGTCTGACCATTTTCATTAGTTTATCATAATATGGTCTTGTTTTATTTTCTATTCGTCTGGCAATCTCTTTATCATTTCTAAATTTACGATCATACTCCCATGCCTGATCTTGTGTTAAGCCAGCGGCTTTACCAGTTGGATCAATTGGATAATTATTCAATCCTTTAATCTCGTTAATTGAGTCTCTTGCTGTCTTCGTTCCCTTATGATAAGACATTTCTAGGTTATCATTGTCACTGGATGCTACTTCTACTTTTGCTTGAGAATGTAAGTCAAACATTTCATTACTCCACTTTGACATTTCCGTGTTTGAATTTAACATTAATCCAGATATCATATTATAAACATATCCAAGTAAAAAATACGCCTGTGTATTACTTGGCATTTGTAATTTAGAAGTTTTTTCTTTTTTGCCAATCTCGTAACCAACACCACCACCAGCCGCACCTGCCACAGCCGCCGCACCCAAGCCTTTTAAGAATCCTCTACGGTCTATTTCATCAATTTGACTTTCATTTAAGTCACCAAATGGCAAGTACCAAAACCAATTTTCAAAGCCACCTGGATTGGTATCGTAGTCCTGGTGTGCGCTGTTACGGGCACTCATCATCATACGCTTGAATTCACTCACAGCGCCATTCTTTTCAGCCACTGCTTCTAGTGCATCATATAATTGGCCAGCTTTAAAACTATCTCTATGCTTTTCAATTCCCGGTGCCAGCTCATCATACACATCAGCAAATTGCAAATGTAAGTCGCTCATTACACCTTCTTTGACTGTGTCTTCTACTGTGCCTACATAATTGTGATCGTGTACTTGATAGCCTTGCTTCTTGTACCATTTGACGGCTGTGTCACAGGCCTGTTCGCGACCGTCTGCTGTGACAGAACACATTCTTTGTCGAGTTTCACCACGCTGACTAACAGCAGTATGGTTAGGATCGCTTACTGTAACAGCAACCTTGTGTTTTTGGCGGCCTTCTACTGCTTCTTCGACTTCTTTTTCATCATCTTTAACAAAAGCATCCAAGCTCATTACAGTAAGTCCGTGTAGTTTGCCTACACCAGCCACTTCGAATATTTTCATAATATTAATCCTAAATTAATTGCCAAACAAAGGCTTCAGGATATTTAGTCATAATTAAAAGCCCACTGGTATTAGCAGTGGGCTTATTTCAATGAATATTAAATCATTTTCCGTTTATTGCACGGAGACGCTCGACCTTTTCATGCTGGTCACGACAGTCGGGACTGCAAAATGACCACTCAGTGGGTTCTTCGCATGTAAGGCAAAAGCCTGTGCGAATAGGTTTAAATTGTTTGGCAACTGCACGGCGTAATTCTTCCGCGGCTTCCATTGCTTCTTGTGCGTCATCTACTATATCTGCCATTGTACTTCCTTTGATCAATAATGTAATTATGCCTAGTCGGCCTTAGAGTCAGGCTTTTCACCTGCTAATTTTTTAAGCATGGCACGGGCCCGAACATCATCTTCTTTTCTGGCTCGTTTAACATCATCGCTCAACTTCAAATGACTATCATATTCTCTGGCCCATTCTACACCAGCTAGCCAGTGTTCAAGTCCTTCAATACTGCCCACAAACAACTCAGCGTCACGACTGTAAATTGGTAGAGCCATGGCATCAATGGGCACCAGGCTTAGTGCGCCATGATCGTCAGTGAAACTACTGTGCCTTGATTGATTGAATTTAAAACCAATTTTGGTAATTCGTTTCTCAAGCCTGCGAATGCGTTCAATTGTGTTCCAACCTGCCATTATACTCTCCAACTGTTGGTACCATTATTCAATATGGTGTATCGTAAATTATACACTGGTTAATTCACAATGTCAATTATTTTATTAATATGAAATAAATCCACGCTTTCCGAATAATAACCATTGCTTTCCCCAAGCCAGCGAACGTCAACCCAGCCTTTGAATGTTGCAAACTTGTAAAAGGTCCAGGTGGAACTTTCGTGACACTGGTAAGATTCGGGAACGGTGCCAGCGACTTCTTCAGCTACCAGGATAGGCGTGCCAACCAGGTCCTGCAGGTCCCCTACAATGTCCTCTACAGTCACATGTTCACAGCAATCTTGCATGTGAGCAAACACATAGCTTTCGCGATCGTTGGACAACACAATTTGACCATGTCCCGGGTCTCCGGTAACTTGTGTAAACACCTTGCCAATCATGCTAGCCAGACCCTCGGACGTTTTTACATGGTCGTCGTAGCCCACTGACACATAAACATTATTCATTTTTAAATCCTATTTTTTAGGTAAATCTTTTGCCATCTCGTACCACCTGGTGGCTTTTGTAAAATTAAAATTTGGGTGTCTGTACATGTAATCTCGCTTGCGCTCTGCCGCCTCTAGTGCGTCTAGCATACGCATTTTATCAAAAAATGGCAGGCCCATTAATACCCGGTTCATGTCTGTTATGTCTAACTGATATTCTACCCATTTTTCTGTAGCTTTTATATTATAAAAACTGCCATATGCTTTGCGATTATTAGCACTTGTGTATTTGCTTATAAAGTTTTTAGCTTGCATTTACTGTCTCCTTTTGTATAAAGAATAGTCAGTATAACACAAAACAATGCCCTTGTCAACAGCCGGGGTATTGTGTACTCAAGTACTAGTCGCCTATGTGACGCATTTTCACATTCAAATGAGCCTGTTCATGTTCAACCAAGAATTTGTGGTTCTTCACAGCTTCAGCTTCGGTGTCGTAAGTGGCCACAACATTGTTATCGCCATTGTCATAAAACAAGCAGGTTTCCCATCCACGGCCAGCAGAGTTCAATTTGACAGTGGATATTTCAACGGTGCCCACTCGATCCAAGGCCACCTTTTCTGGCATTACAAAATTGTTTACAAAATCTTTCATGCTAATTACTCCTTAACCCCAAGCCAAACCAAATCGTTTTGCACACACAGGACCATAACCCACTTGTGTGCTACGCTCGTCTTTCAAACCATGACTGCAAAAACTGCAACCACCTGTGAGTCTACCATAACGGCCTGCAGTTTCTGCAGGGTTTTCGCTGAACTCTTTGACCAGCTCACTCACTTCCTGCGTGGCACTACGGGTGGCAAAGAACTCACCAGTGACATCAACACGACCAAAGAACTTGTTCTGTCCAAAGGGCTGGCCGTCTGTGATCATGATTTGGCCTGCATACTTGCTCATTGAGCCTGCACGGTTAAACACCACTGGCTGACCCGCTGACGTCTGCAAGCGAACCTTGATACGCTTCATGGTCTGGCTGGCCACATCAAACAGGTCCTGGATGGCTTTAAAGTCCACAGTCACATAGGCAACTGGAGCAGGCTTAGGAGCCATGGCCCGCTGAGTCAAGGTATCAATCCAGGGCAATTGTTTGTCGCTGAGTTTGCCAAAGCGATTGAAGCCAGCAATCAGTGAACCAGCAAAAGCTTGATCACGTTGGCCCAGCTGATCCATCACAGCCACCAGAGCATCAACAGCGGCCTTTTGAACAGCATCAACAACAACTGGATTACGGGTTTTGTATGCAAACATTTTGGTTCCTTTTTGCTGGTATGTGTGTATTATACTGGATCTGTCCCATTTGGTCAACCGTTAATTGCACCAGTAAGCTTCGCTGTCTACACGGCAAGCCCAGGGAGTGTCTGCATCAATCGTTACAGGCAAGCCAGTCATCAAATTCTTCACTGTGATCTTGGGTGCCGTGTATGTAGCACGGTCCACAATGTTCAGTTGGCTTTCAGTCCAACCTGCTTTGTTGCACAAGCGAGTTCTGGTAGCACGAGCGGCACCAAAAGTCTTGTAAGCACGGGTCTTGTTAGGACCATCTGTAACAATTAAACCAGTACCTTTTGCAACAATTACGTATGACATTTTGAGTTCCTTTTTGCTGTTTATGTGTATATTATACTGTGGATTGGGCCTACTGTCAACCGAAATTGTGTTGTATTTTTACAACGAATTTGTAACAGGATGAATTTCAAAGCGGTAGCCCAACTTCTTTGGATACAGTTGGTATTGCAGTTCACGCACTTCACGGCCCATTTCTGCTGAGTCACGATGTTGCCAAACTGAAGTTGAAACAATTCGCTCGCCAGACTTGCAACGGCGGTCCACTTTGTAAATGTACATGGTGTGTGACTGTTTCATGATAACTCCTTAAAGTGTATTGAGTGCTGGTTGCATGATTGCTGTCAGTTCACGCTCGCGAGCATGAGCCGCTGTCTTGCCACGCACAACTTCCAACAAGTAAGGCGTAAAGCCTTCACGACCGTGTGTACGAAGTGCTTCGCACAGATTCCAGTTCTTGCTTTCTGTATTGGCACGGCTCAAGTGACGATTAAAACGTCCACGCACAGAGCTTAATGCAGAGCCATCAACCACTGTGATTCCGATGTAGCTTTCGCCTGTAACTTCGCAGAACAGCTCGTATATCGCATGGTTGCGATCTGTACGGCGCTTGCGTTGTGTTGGAGTGTTTTTGCAGTTCATGTTATTATTATAGCACTCTGGACCACTTTGGTCAACCGTTTTCTGGCGTTTTAAGCCGGATTTCTGAGCCTATTTTTGTTGTTTTTTAGCAACAAACTGGGATATGCACTGGATTAAGCTGGATTAGTATTTTTGTGGGGTTTTTGCAACAAAAAGTAGTGGATTTTGTGGTGAAAGGTGACCCAATAATTGAAGCATTGAATAAATATGTTTGTGCAAATGAAACACCCTTAGGGGTGTTTCTTTTTGGCTTTAGTTTAACGACCCAGTCCCGAACGGTATGCTTCATTTTCTCTGCGGCGTTGTTCTTCATAGTATCGCTGACGAGTACCACGAGCACAGGCATCACGTTCACTTGAGCTGTAAAAGCGGTTGCATTGTTCGTTAACAATGACCACTTGTTCTTGCCTGATTACACGAACTGGCGTTGCATCCTGCACTATTACTGTTCTAGGTTGAGCAAGTGCTGAACCAACGATTAGGCCAGTGGCACCACCGATCAACATGCCAGTACCGTAGCGACTGGCACACCCTGTTGTTAAAAGTGTCAATGCAACGATTGGGATTAAAATAAGCTTTTTCATCATGTGCTCCTTTGCACTATATTTACCTACGCATTTTACTAATTGCTTCAGCTTCTTCGCTACTAAAAATTGGGACTGCATTACTCTTGTGCATGGTTCCAATTCCCAGTATCTTAGTTCCAGTATAACACTGAACGGGCTTTGTTGCAACCGGACCTAGTATTGTATCAGACCTGCTGGGCCTGCGCGGCCCTGTATCCCGTATATGTGGTCGAGTAACAACAGGCCCATTAAAAGACTTGGTAGTGGTCTTAATTTTACCATCAGAAAATGGTTTAAACTTGGTCCAAGACTCTTTGGTCTGTTCCCATTGTTCTTCAAGTTCGCGGGCCTTACGAGCATGTTCGGCACTGGCAAACTTGCGCTTGGTTTTCTTTTTGCCTGTAGTACTAAGCCACGGGCCTTCTAGATGCATGGTCATGCTTTATTATAGCACCATGCAACAGCTTTGTCAACGGATTAAATGCAGTATGCAATAGTCAAAAGAAAATGCTCACTTTCGTAAAAATCGGGCACGACTCCTATTCTACGGACCAGCAGCCGGTCCACACTTATGATAACGCAAAGCGTTCCTAAGGTAGTGTGTTCTTATTAAGCCTGTTGCCTTGTTGCGTCAGTTGTATTAATCCAAGCCATGAAAAGTGATTCCATATCTGCTTTGTCACCAGCCTGCCAGTTTTTTGATGCAACTTCAAATTCTTCAGCAAATTTGCTAACAACCCATTCGTCAAAATTTTGTTTGCCGTCTTGCAGTTGCCAAATAGTTCCTTCTTGATCTGTCCATGTAGTCATAATATTTAATTCCTTAAATTAAGTAGGGAATTTTCTACTCCCATTAATTTTATTTATCTTACGGTAGTGTGTTCTTATTAAGCCCGGCCGCCTGCTGCCACTCGTGCCGCTGCCGCTTCTGCTTCGTTGCGAGCAATTCTTGTTTGATTTACCGCGTCGGTGGTGTTGGCCCAAGCAGAAAAAAGTGATTCCATATCTGTTTTGTCGCCAGCATTCCATTTGGTTGATGCAACAGTAAACTCGTCAGCAAATTTGCTAACAACCCATTCGTCAAAATTTTGTTTACCTTCTTGCAGTTCCCAGACTGAACCTTCTGCGTCTGTCCATGTAGTCATGTGTTTAATTCCTTATATTAAGTAGGGAATTTTCTATCCCATCAACTTTATTTATGTTAGACCGGGCTATAAGGGTTTCTTGGACGGTCTGTGCCGTCATCTTCCGGATAAACCGGGTATTGGTTTTCGTTTTCTGGTTCCATGATTATTTCACAATAGGCAGTTTTACAGCTACCTGTGCAATAGAGTCATATAGCCATGATACATATATGCAATTAGATATTGATAACACGGCCACAAAAAAGGTTATTGCAAATAACCAAAATAGATATCTTGTCATATTGATTTTTCTCCTGTTAGACCCGGACGAGAAAACCAAAGTTTAAACCATTCTTCTGTGCCCGGACGAATGTTATGTTTTTTCATATATTCGCCCTTCTCTGTTCCACCATGCGTTAGTGGACTGGCACTTTCAGCAGGTACAGTACTGTCAATCCCAGCAAGCTTTTTCAAACGCTCTAGATCAACTATATCTTGCATATTCTTATTCTTCCTCGCCGCCTTCAGCGTATTCTCTTAGATCTTCAATTAGGCCTTCAATGGACTTGCTCATACGGTCAACGTAACCATAACCACCCAGGCTGGTTTTAATGTGTGCAAATGTGTAAGCTTCCATTGAGCGATACTCGTTGGGCAAATGGTGTTTCACCAGTGATTCAACACTTTCCAATGCCACACCCATTTCCTGTAACAGTTGCTCCAGATCATTGGCCAGTTCAGTGGCTTCTTCATTTGACATGCCAGTGCTGAGCTGTTCTTCAACTTGGGTGCCTGTTGCGGTGGAACTGTTGGCCAGGCCTGCCAATTTGCGAATGCGGCTAACATCATATGACTGATCAATGTTAATACTGCCCATTCCTTCTACTATCTGCTTCTTATCCATGTTGCTTTCCTTTGTGAGATTTGGTACGTTTGGCTGTCTTTTTACCATGTCTTCTGACTTTCTTTGGATGTGCTCTACCAAACCGTACCTTAATTATTTTTCCAGTGTCCGAATCCCTAATGTACAAGTAGAATTTTTTGCTACCTTTGTAATGATAGGGCTTTCCTAACACAACTTCTTTACCTTGATATTCAGCTTCTTTAATTTGTTCTTGCCCATCTACAGGTGCGGCAGTTGGGAAAAACACCGCCAACTGCTTTCGCATTGTATCGGTTTGAACATCTACAGTAAGACTTGCACTCCATCTTGGATCTTTGGCTTCTTGTGAATTTCTAGCAATATACCCACTGGATTCATCTAGCATTTCAACTACTAAATCCTGCCCGTTGGCTTCGATTACTCTACCATATGTTTTAACACCTGGTGCAATGAGTTCGATTACATCGCCTACAGTTGGGGAATCTAACTCCCAGATCTTCATAAAAAACCTCCACAGTATTTAGCAGAGGCTTTTGGTTATTGATATGAATATATCAAGCCATAGTAATAGCAATGAACGCCAACATAAACATCAGTACAGCACCCACAATAGGTAGCACAACATGTATGTGTTTGACCACTGACTCTACTGGATCAGGCTGGTGCATTGTACACAGCCTTGGCTTCTTCTACTCGGCCTTGACGAGCAAGACTTGCGGCCGCACGGGCTTGACCAAATGCTTGTAAAAATGACCAGATTGCGTTGGTAAATGTTTTCATTGATACGTTTCCTTTTGATAGTTAAATTGTCGGATGTAGTTTTCCAACTGTGCGGCATCGGTAATGCCTTTGTCTGCTAGATAAGCGTCTAGGCGGCTTTGGTAGTTAGAGCTGGGAAACATTTCTGCTAACCTTTCTAACATTCTTTCTAATAACATTGTGTGTCCTTATAAGTGAGAAACGGCATCAGCTTTTGGCCGACACCGTTATAAAATTAAATTTTAGACGAGCTTCTTACTCGGCTGTTTTTTTAGTTGTTTTAGCCACGGTGTCGTATCCTGGAAGCTTGAATGCTTCTAGGCTTTTGTAAGCTTCTGTGGCCTGTGTTTTAACAGTCTCAGCAAAGCGAGTGTTGACATCGGTAATAGTTTTTGTAAATTCAACTGATGCGGCTGTTAACTGCGTAGCGAATTCTTGTGTCAACTTGGCGTTGGCTTGAAATGATTTGTATAAATCGAACATTTTGTTTTCCTTTAATAAGCAAATGTTTAGTAGCCTCTAATGAGCACTACCTACTAAGTAGAAACGCTATCAGCGTTTGTACTAGTATAACATATATATGTTGCGGTGCAACATCATTGTAGCCCGTTTTAAAGGATTTTACGGGATTTTAGTGACCATTCACTAATTTTGCAAATAGACCACTGGCCAGGTTCTTGCCTTTGCTTTCACACTGAATATCAAAGCGGTCAGCAAATGTGGCGGCCCAATCGTTCACTGCTGAGTTCCAGTAAAAGTCTGAGTGTGCTCTGAGCTTTTGTTTCTTATAACCCTGAGCCAATAAATTGGCCATGTCCGGCATAGTGTCTGAGTCATGCCCAACCAAATAATCTTCCCTACTCACACTATAATGCATGGCAGGTCGGACACCACGCCAGCTATCAATCACACGTGACACTCTATCGTTGGTGGGCTGAATGTATTCACCTGTACGAATCCAGTGATGGTGTATGTCAAGCACCAGGGCACAATGCTTGGCCAGCTCAAGGCTTGAGTCAATGCCCCAGGCATTTTCATCGTTTTCAATGGTGATGCAGTTGCGGGCTTCTGGCGACAATCGTTCAAGGGCTGATACAATGCCGGCAGGTCCTTGCTTGCCTGAGATGTGTACATTGATCTTAAAGTCCTGGAACGACTTTCCGTATCCCATCCAGCGAACCAAGTCTGCATGATATTCAAACTCCAAAATACTACGCTCAACAATGCCAGGATTCTCACTGGCCAATACACAAAACTGACCTGGGTGAAAACTTAGACGCACGTCTAATCTACGTGCGGCTTCACCTACAGGAGCAAAGATTCTAGCACAATGATCCTGCACGTCTGTTTGCTTCCAAAAAGGAATCCATTCTTCGTGTGTGTAGCCCTGTAACATTTCACTACCCAGGCGCACCATGCGTCTATGTTCAGGCAAAGTGGCCACACGTTCAACTAACAGCAGAGCCGCTCTAGCATTGTGGTTCATGATGTCCCACTGACGTTGTTCAGCTTCACTTTTGTGTTCACGTAGCCAGCGCATGGTGGTGCTACGTCCGTTTAAGTCTCGATCCACAGCACTGACTTTCATGCCAGCCACTTCACTAGGATCATTGATCCACTTACAACAAAAACCCACACGACCCATACATTCTCCTTATGTGTATGTTATTGTAAATGAAAACAGCGGTTATGTCAACTGCTGTGTATAGTGCCACGAAGCAGGGACGAAATGAAAATAGTCAAACAGCAAACGTCAAATAGCTAATATCAAACATGGGTCTTTTGTTTAGGCATCACATCAAACATCAAAGTATTTTTTTGATGCCTAAACAAGACAATTTGGAATTAGTTGTTCAAACTAAGCCATAGGTTCATCAATTAAGATGATGTATTTTCATTCCCCACCCTGGACTAAGTGTGGCAGTCTTAGTCTAGCCCAAGTTCAGAAAGCACAAGTGCAATCTGTTCGGGTACTTCAAACTCTGTACGGACATTGATACTGACCATCTCGTCCTTGATCTTGCGTCGACGTCGACGAATCGTTTCAAGACTGCGCTTGGCTTCATCCAGCAGTTCCTGTGTGGCAACATTCACTGTTACTTCATATGTGCGACCATAGATACTGCGCTCACTGTCTTTGGATTCTCGGCGAGATGCAATTTCTTGTGTGAGTGAATCCATGACAGGACGAACTTCAAGTTCGGTAATAGTTTTGACACGACTCTCTGCACTGGCCAACATTGCTTCTTCTGCAAGGTAGTCAGTGATGCCAATTTCGGCATTTTTCTTGGCAACCATGGCACGAATGAAACGGTTTGCTTCAAGCAAGCGGCCCACCCGCTGGTTGTTTTCACGGACCAGTTGTAATTGGCTGTTCAACTTTGCCTCAATGTCAGTATCAAAAAGACTGATGCTTAATGCAGACTTTTCTGTGCCTAGACGCTTGATTTCGTCGATGATTGTTTGCTGGACCACACTGGCCTTGCGTAGATTAATCTTCATTTGTTTGTCCTTTAAGTTGTAATTTGCTCTATGTGATAATTATATAGGTATTACACTGTGGTGTCAATGTCTTTTGGACATCTTGGCAAAGTAAATTTGCCGTAGCTTTTCATAATAAGAAGTCCATTGGTATCATTGGCTCGAATGGTACCATTTAATTCAATACAGTCATGAAGAACAGTGGGAATCACCTGTGCAAACAGCCACCTGTCAATTCGTGCCGCTCGAACAAACTCGTTGTTCAACTGCAAGGTGTACGAATTATTACCGCCTGACAAGTCCCATATTGCGGCAGACATTGCATAATCCATATAGGTCATAAGTGCTCCGCCGTGTGTGACATTCATCACATTACGATGGCCCTTATGAGCATACCAGGCAAAATCACTTACACCGTGATCAGGAGAGAACCGATACCAAGCATGTAGTGTATGTGTGGCAAAGTCGTCCCAATGCTTGCTTCTAAGATTATAATTGAGTAATCTTAGGCCTGCCTGCGTGTATTTCATTTAACCCTTCAGAATATTTCTGAAATAGGCCACAGCGGCTTCTTCAACCTGTTCGGGTGTGGCATCGTCAGGTACATCCAACTCTACATCGTCTGTGCTGGCTTCAACTTCCCAATTGAGTCCATCAGGCAGGACCTGATCAATTTCATAGCTGATCAAATCGCCTGCGGCTGATCCTTGCTCACTGTTGACAATATCAGTACCAAGTTGGAACATATAACAAATTTTTCCTTTGTCGTTCATGTGTTCTAGTACATCATCACTAATGACAATGTCACCAATTTCATCTTCAATGATTTCGGTAATGTCTTCAAATTCAGTTTCGGTAAGTTCTCTGTCTACACAGATTCTTACATAGTGTTTAGGTTCAAGCGTTTCCATAATTCCATCCTTAATCAAAATTGAATCCCATTTGCCTTAGACTACTACTTACATTAGTTTTAGTCCATGATACTGCCATCCGTTCTACCAGTCTCGTTGAGTAGCTGTAATTGCTATTGCCATCAAAGTAAACTTTATCATAATCTACAAATTCATCAAATTTTGTAGGCTCATATTTGCCGTTATGTAAAATGACCTTTGTTTGTATTCTCGGTTTGACCTTCCTCTGATGCACGGGCCATACTGGATGACCAACTGCCATGCCAAAAATTGGAAATGTTAGTTTGGGAAAACCAAACTCTTTTTCAAATAGTTCAACTGGTATTTGTCTAATTGCACCACAATACATTATGCCCAATTTCATTGATTCTGCCGCACTGGCAAAGGCCTGCGCGGCAATTGTTGCATCAATGATTGCCTTTAAATGATATTCGGCTCTGCTTGTTTGTTTTAAAATCTCACTACTAAAAGGAGTTGTTTTATGAATTTCATGTAATAAAAAATCTATCCTGGACAGGTCAGCAATCCATATCAAGAAAACTGGAGCAGTCTTGATTACCCCAACATTGTAAGAATCAACTGCACCAATGGCCTCTCTGGCCAGTCTTGTTGAAAATAATTTTTCTTTGTCTTCTGCGGTAGTTAAAGCCAAGACACTATAGGTCTGCAACATGCCACTGGTTGAAGCACTTTGCGCCACTGCCAATAAAACTTCTAATGTTCCAGCATCCAACGGTTGTGTTTTAAAATCTCTAACGGTAGACCTTGACAGTTGAGATTGAATATAGTCATTTAATGGAATGTTGGGAGTGTCCAATGGCAGGCCAAACCTACGCTGATATAAATTTAAATCCATATTAACTTGTTATACTGCCTCTCAATGAGCTCTTAAATGGCTGGTGCAAGACTCTATTATTACCACCTTGTAGATAATAGTTGTTGGTGTATGTTGCACCGCCGCCAGGCAAACCACTGGGATTTTCATTAAGAGCATTGAGAGTACTGTTTTCAATTAGCCAAGCCAAGCAATCTGCGGCTGTTGCTGTGGGCCGTAGTTGCAAGACGCAAGCCAGAACTCCAGTAACTTGCGGACATGCCATACTGGTTCCTGATACTTTATTAAGATAAAATGAGCCGTTTCTTGGATCAGGTACAGCATTAGTTGCATACGGTTTGTTGGCATAGGCACCCATGACCATGCTACCGGGAGCATAGATATTAACCCTAGGACCAGTTTCGCTGAAGTTGCTTTTTCTTTCCAAGGCTGGATTAGTTTGTATGGTATCAACAGCACCAACATTGATAAAGCCTGTGGCACGAGTTGGACTGCTTCCACGATGATAGTAGGTCACGCCATAGTATGAATTGTAATAGTTGTCATAGTCTATTCCGCCAGGTATGTCTGCTTTGTGATAATAGTTGCCGGCTGCACCAACTAGAATAACTCCAGCATTGATACAGTTCGTTGCACTGACATCTAGGTAGTTGACCACATACGGGTGGAGAGAGCTGACTTGGCCATAAGTGGAATTCCTGCTGGTTGTGGTATATGTTGTTCCGCGCCATACAGTAGAACTGATTCCGCTGTAGCTAGAACGATACCCCCAGCTGTTGGTACAGATGGTGGGTCTGGCGTTACCAGCGGCAATCTTGGCCAGGTGAAATGCTCTAACTAGGTCAAAGGCAATGTCTGAGTCGATGGCTCCTAGATAAGCACCAGTCCGAATGTTGTTGCCGCTGAAGATACGAATTGAATAGATGGCGGCACCGCTAGCCCAGCCTTGTGTATTACCACAGCTTACGCTGGCACAGTGACTACCGTGTCCGTCGCTGTCACCAAGATAGCCACCAATGCTGGCGGAACTGGCAGTACCTGGAACACCAAGACTTGCCCAGTTAAAATCCACTACACGACTGCCACCAGTGCCATCAGCATTGACAGCAAACTCAGGATGGTCGGGTTCTACACCTGCATCCATGACAATGACATCAACGCCAGTACCATCTAGGTTGTAAGGAAATTCGGCAGTGACTGAGGTATTAGTACCATAAGGGTCAGCTTGATTTATACATCGATGTAACCCCCAATTTTTCATCGAATTAGTTGTTGATCCTGGATGTCGATTATAATTGTAACTGGCACGAACTGCTGAGAATCCTTTTTCAACGCCTTCTTGTAAGTCGGCCTGCAATTCAACAAACGCTATTCTGCTGTCTTGTCTAATTTCTACAGCTTCTTCTTCTGTTAAATTAAAGTGAGCACAAAGATCATTGAATGGACGCTCGTTTAAAACCTGCAGGCTCCTTGAGGGAATAAAGTTATCGCCTAGTCCATCTGTTGTTAGTTCGTTCCACAATCCGCTGTCCCAGGATGCTGGATCTTTTACGGTGATGATATATTCTTTCATTTGTTATCCTTATAGCGCCGGCAATGTAGGCAGTAGTTCTTTTATTCTTGCATAATTAACTTCGTCAAGAAGAATTAACCATTTTGTATCTACCCAAACTTTTACTTTTTTCTTTGTGGTATCAAAATACAATGTGCCATTATCTAGTGGACCAAGTGGTGGCACTGGAGGAACATCGTCCTTTTTAATCTGTGTAAATGCCAGTAACACTTCGGCATCGTTTGGATAGGCTGGCAATCTAGGAAATCCATTTTTAACTTCCTTGGTAGCGTACTTGTAAATTAATGCATTGCCATCCTTGACAGTTGTTGGCACTACATCTCGATCGTCATCTTTCCTAATAGGATCAATGTATAAGCCTTTGTTCTTCGCAACAATTTCTGTGTTACTGGTAGTGATAATAATGCTGTACGCTGGTTGATTGTTTTTCCCAGCTATATCACCAATGGCAATAGATCGGGCACCCTGTAGGGTGTTACCAGCTTGGTCACCAATGGCAATGGCCTTGACGCCTTGTGTGCTGTTGCCGGCCTGATCTCCGATTGCAATGGCATTGATGCCTTGGGTTGTTTTCCCAGCTTGGTCACCAATGGCAATAGCATGAGTACCTTGTGTGAACTGCCCGGCTTGTGGACCAATGGCAATACCGTAAGTTGATTGATTGTTTTCACCTGCTTGATCGCCAATGGCAATGGCATACGCACCAATTGGCCCATTGTTGCCAGCCTTGCGACCAACAGAAACTGAATAATTGTCTACTACTAAATCTTCGCTGGCAAATCTGCCAATGGATACAGTATCATGTAGTAATCGATGTCGTGCTCTACTGGCCATACACGAATCCTTATAATGCCGCTATACGAGCTTGAAAATCTGCAAAGTTTGTGGATGCGGCAACAATTGATTTCAATTGGGTCTTAGTAATTGCTTCACTGCCATTGAATGTAATTGCGCCTGCGGCCACAAAGTTTAAATCATTTCCGCTTGTAAATGTACATGGACCTGCGCCAGTGAGTGTTACATTCTGAACATTTAAGTTGGTTGTGGTTACACTGGTATATGTTGGTGCAGTTGGTTTATCAGTTAAGTCATTGTAGCTACCGCTAAAAGATTCAATGGCACTGGTCTGACTATCAACGTAGCCTTTTGTTGCCGCATGATCTGCACTTGTTGGTTCAGCCGGTAATGTTAACTTACCATCTGCTGAAAACAGCCAATCTTTGTAAGTGTTTGGTAATGTAGTTGTACGAATTCTAATGTTGCCACCAGTGTACGAATCCATATGAAGCGCACCAAGAGTGTCGCTTGGATCATACCCGATATAGGTACTGTTTACTGCATCTGTAATTCCATAACCATTTCCAGTGCCGGATCCGTAATCATAAAGTTGTGCGCCATTTACCAATCTTATGTAACCATTTGATTGAAGGATAACCTGTTTACTTCCGTTAATCAATCTATCAGCAAAGCCACCGGCACCACTTGGTGCCGGACCGTATGTTACTTCTTTGGTCTCTGGGTCGTAGTATGCTATATAATATGTAGGTTCTGCGCTTCTAATTGGGTCAATATACAAGCCAGCAACACTACCATTTAATTCATTGCCACTTGCGTTGATTACAATAGAGCCAGCAGGTTGATTAGTCACCCCAGCCGCCGTACCAATTGCTACAGCATAGTCGCCTTGGGCGTTTGAACCAGCCGCCGTACCAACAGCCACTGAGTAGTTGCCTTGTATGGTTCGGCCAGCATTGCGGCCAATGGCCACTGCATTGGAGCCTTGTGAGGTTTGGCCGGCACTTTCGCCAACTGCAACTGCCGCCGTCCCTTGATACTCGCTACCTGCTGTAAAACCGACAGCAACTGCGTTCTCGCCTTGATCAATATAACCAGTGGCCACACCAATGGAAACTGCCGCGCCGCCTTGATTTGTTCTACCTGAACTATTACCAATAGCAATAGCAAATGAGGAGCCACCGTATGCCCCATATCCGCCATATCCGCCAGCATCAGTGACGCCACCTGCATTGCGACCCAATGCGATTCGAGTTGGTCCTAAATTATTACTAATGTTGGCTATGCTGTTCCATGATAGGGTGGGTATGGAACTTACTTTCCAATCAACATAGGCCTTGGTTGTTGCATGGTTTGGATTTGTTATAGGACCTGAAACAATAACTGAGTTGTATGTTGGATTTGTTGGTTTGTCTATCAGGTCATTATAACTAACACCACGAGGTGGAATAGAATCCAGCACATCATGCACACGCTGTTCTGTAAAATATAAATTACTACCTTCTGCGATATGGAAAGTATTCTTTGCCGCAAGTGCTGTGTCAAATCTTTCTTGTGTCCAGTATAAATTAATACCTTCGGCAATATGGTAGGTGTTGACCTGTGCCAACTCTTCCCAAAATCTTAAACCAAAGTCGCCACTGGCCAATTTTGTATTGACAATGGTAGTAATTGTACCGGCAAAGTTTGCATCATCATTTAGTGCAGTGGCAAGTTCGTCCAGTGTGTCTAGTATACCAGGTGCGCCATCAATCAGCGCAGTAATTGCGCTATCTACATATGGCTTGTTGGCTAAGTTGCCAATGCTGATCACGCTGTCTGTGATATCAAGGCCGGTAGTCTTTAGTGTAACGCCATTTTGTACAAGAACAAATTCGTCTTCAGCGGCAAATCCAACCGTGGGATCCAGTTCGCTAATCTTTACAAAGACTTTACCTTCAAGTAGATTTGATGCCATTTTGTTATTCTCTCTTATTCAATTCTTTGTAGTGCAATATAGATACTATAAGTTGCACTGGTTGCGGATCCAATTTTACAGCTCATCGTAACTGTATTGGCATTCAAGGTCAATACAATTGCACCATTGAAACCTTCTTCAAATGTATCTTCAATCTTAGTTATGCCAGATCCAACAGTGATGGTTCCACGCAATTGTTTAGTAACTCTGTTGCCTAAGTTGTCTGTACCAAATAATTTTAACTCATAAAATTCTGTTCCTGCCACTGATAGTTGATTGCCATTACGATCCAGTGCGTTTGAATCAGCGCCGGCACATACAGCACCAAACACCATTTGTCTTACACTGACTGCACCTTCGCCAATGCTAAATTCACTTGAGGTTGTACCTGCTATGTTGTTATATGTTTTCATTATATGTATGTTACCTCAACTCTTACCTGTCCAGTTGCACTATTACTAGGAATGTCAACAACAATATCTTTTCTAGCAGAAGTCACCAAGTCACTTTCAATTGAATATGTGCCTGTTTTATCAGACCCGTGTAAACTAAACTGCCAAACTGTATCGCTTCCAACATTTACAGCAAAGTCTGGAGCATCTACTAGAGCTTGCAATACTGTTACACTTACATTTAAAACTCGACGATCTTCAGAGATAGTACCAATTGTAGTGGTTGTGCCTGGCAATGAAACTGTTTCTTTGATTGTTTTTGCATCGACTGCTACACTTCGTTCACCACCAACTTTGGTCCACGCAGATCCATCATATGTAAATGTGGCCCATTCGCCATTGCCATCATTGATGACATAGCACTGGTCACCAACCAAGGCATTTAATGCATCGCGGGCTACTATGTTTGCAACAACCGCAGTACCGCTTGATCTGATACCTTGCTCAATATTTAGACCCAGTGCATAGCGTCCGTTTTGTCCACTCAATACACCTGCCGTGTCTAAGAACGAACCAGCAAAGTCTCTGATAGTTAATGGGCCACCATCTACTCGAATTAAACGTAGCGCACTTGTTGTTGTATTTGCGGCTGTACTTAAAGGCAAGCTTGACAAAGAACTAGCACCAGCAAAATTATTGCTGTTGGCATCTGCTGTGACATTTACAATAGTAATTGCACCACCAGCATTGTGTCTTAGTTTAATATCACTGCCATTTACCAGGCTGGCAACAATGTCAGGAATCTTTGCGGCATTGATATCTGCTACCATGTCGTTTTGATCAGCAACAACCGGATCGCCATAAGCGGCACTACCACTGGTGGTTGTTGTAAAGTTAACAACGACTCCGTTAATGCTTGCACTGAACGGAGTATAGCCAGCAATAATACCATAAGCACTGCCTTGTCCGGCAATGTCACTGAATACTTCAGTGGCCGCGCCAACTTTTACTGCTGTAATTTTATGTGTAGGAGTATCTACATTGATTAATGCCACTGCTTCGTCTACACTGTATGTACCTGTACCGCTGTACAGCGTAACCTGTGTTCTATTAATTTCAACAATGTCGCCATCTGTACCAACTGGGTCAATACCAGTACCGGTTGTTGATGTAGTAATAGCATCAGCAACCTTCATGTAGATAGGACGTCGACTGTTATCGTTGGTTGTTAAATCGCCCGAGCCATCCAAGCTGGGATATAGGTAATCACCTACTGCTCCTGGCAAACCTGGCACAAAGTCAACAATGCCGTTGGCTGGCCGCAGAATGAATTGATCAGGACCTGGACCTGGATGAACCACAGTACCAAGGAATTTGCTGATGTTGTTGGAATTACTTAAAGAAAATGTACCTGCTTCAATACAAACTGCATCACCTTGTTCAAAGCCATGATTAGTTTTTTCTAACAAGTAATTTGTCAAGGGGTTCATATACTGGAAGCGACTCATTACGTTGGTAAAGAAGTCTGTGGCCGCTTCACCTGGCAACGGGTCCAACATTGGAAAACCTAGTTCATTAATTTGAAAGAAGATGACAGGACCCGGAGTACCAAATAAACCAAAACCAGCAGGATCTCTAAATGTATTGTAACGCAGTCTATCTTCTACCACTGCTACCACTTCACTATTGGTCTTGGAAAGAACACTGATAATTTGTAAAACTTTACCGTCGCTGGCACCAGCAACAAAATCGCCTACTTCAATATCTTGTGCATCAAATTTAAATGGAGTTCTTGTTAAGTTACTACCATGCGTCTTTTCTGATACAGTAAAAGAAACTTCCCAGCGATAGGATTTGGGATTAAGACCACCGCTCCAATAAGGATCGTCAGCACCATTTGCATAGGGCCAAAGACTCAATGCTGTCACCGAATCGGCTGTGCCAGAAAGTACTTTGGCCGGCTTGTTTAATCCAATGAAGCTGGTTTTCCAAGCATTGATAGTCATGTTGTTCCTTTATACACTACTTAATAAAAATTGTACTACACAGTGAGTTGTTTGTCCCACACCAGCACTGGCACCAGTGATAGCTTTAGTCAAACCAATTGTCATTGTGTTAACTGCTGGATCAAATGCACTGAATGCACTTGGACTACCACTTGTGCCGCCACCTGCAAGTGTTCTACCTGCAGTAAATGTGCTTGAAACTGCTGTCAACACATAGGAGTTACTTGCTCGTTGATAAGAGTATACTTGAGTATTCAATGGAGCACATACACTGCCTGTAAATGTAAATGTAACTGTGGCAACAGTAGAAGTTGCAGTAGCAATAACAGCACTGATGCCGCCATTTAATACGCTGACACTTGACAAGTTACCAGACGCATCGTATTCGACCTGTACGCTAGCACGGAATACACCTGAGCTTGAGCCGGTGCCGCCGGATCCACCGCTTACTGTACTTGGTGCCCATGAACTACCATTCCAAACAAGTGCTTGACCTGTTGTTGGTGTTGTGGCCGCCACGTCGGCAAATTGATTTAAATTACTTTGTCCTAGACGTGTATCAAAACGTGATGACGTATAATATAAGTTTGAGCTACCTTCAGTGACATTGTCTGTGGTAGCATTTAAACTAATTGTACCTGTACCGCTGTTGTAGCTGATACCAGTACCAGCGCCAAATGCTCCACGAGCCAGCGTGTCAGTAAAGTATTTGTTAATGCTACCTTGAGTTAAATTGTCAGTGGTCTTGGTACCTAGTCTTGTATCCCAACGAGCATTTGTATAATATTGATTGGCTGACCCTTCGCTTACGCTGTCAGTGTTCAGAGTTACTGCGCCAGTTAAGCCGTTGACACTGGCAACAGCGCCACTGCCGCCACTAACAGTGCTAGGAGTCCAAGCACTACCTGTCCAAGTCAATACTTGTCCGTTAGTAGGAGCCGCCGTAATTGTGTCAACGTCTGATAGTGCGTTGATACTACTTGCCGCAATACGTACATCAGCACGAGCATCAGCTCGAGTATTTGTAAAGAACAAGTTACTACCTTCTGTAATGTAACTTGTATTGGCACGATATTTAATTTGACCAGTGACATCATCATAACTGATCAAGCTAGTGATATTACTATCACTGATAGAACTTAGTGCTGATCTTGCTCTGGCATCTGTGTAGTATAATCTAGTGCCTTCAGTAACATCACTAGATGTCACTCCACTCAACGCTGTAGTAACACTAACATTAGCACTACCATCAAAACTAACCAAACCAGTTACTTTACCAGTTAAGGTAAGTGTTCTAGCAGTTGTCCATTTATTTGCCTTGTTGGCTAAATCAACTTCTAAATCATAGCCAGATTGTGTTGTATTTTGTACACCATAAATCTGTACACTACCAGCCTTGCCGTTGACTGTATAACTTGTACCAGTATCGCCCTTGGCTCCTTGTGGGATTACAAAGTTCAATGTGGCCGCAGAACTTGTGCCGGCATTTGTAATACTTGCGCTACTGCCAGCGGCACCTGTTGTTACACTACCCACTGCAATAGTACCCGCATTACCTTGCGTACCTTGATCACCCTGTGGTCCACGTACATCACCGGCATTTAATACAGTAGAGTCAGATAGTGTAATGTTTAAATCATTACCACTTACTGCGGCATTGGTAACAGACACGCCAGCATTTCCTGTATTACCTTTGTCACCTTTTGGTCCAACAATGCTACCAGTATCAATTGTACTGGCATCGTCTAATGTAAGTATTAAATTACCATCACCGTTGACTACTGCGCTGAAAACGCCGACACCAGTGTCACCTTTTGGAATAGTAAAGTTTAATAGTGCCGCACTGGCAGTACCAGTATTTGTAATAACTACGTCTGTACCTGCGGCACCAGTTGCCACAGCATTGATAGTAATGGTACCAGCATCGCCAGCATCGCCTTTGTCACCCTGTGTACCAACTACACTACCAGCATCAACTGTCGAGCTGTCTGTTTTGGTAATAATTAAATTGCCGCTGCCATTGACAGTGGCTGAACTGACACCAACACCGGCATTACCTGTGTCGCCCTTAGCACCCTGCGGGATACTAAAGTTTAATGTTACTGCACTGGCAGTACCAGAATTTGCCACAGTTGCCGCTGAACCGGCCGCCCCTGTTGTTACACTACCCACTGCAATAGTTGCCGCTGTACCTGTGTCACCTTTGGTACCAACTACGCTACCAGCGTTGATTGTTGTATTATCTTGCTTTGTTAATATTAATTCGCCACTGCCGTTTATTGCGGCAGTTTTAATACCTGATACATTACCAGCATCAACAATGCTGTTGTCTGTTAATGTTAATTGTAAACGACCTAACAATGTTACTGTGGCGGCGCTGATACTTAGACCTGCTGAGCCTGCGGCACCAGCCGCACCTGTATCACCTGTATCACCTTTGGCTCCACTATTAGCAACTGGTACAAAATTTGTACCATCAAAACCTAGGATTTGCCCTGCACTAATTGCACTTACGTTTACACCAGAAAGTGAATTTAGTGTTACTTGACTTGCAACTGCATTGGCAAATGTAGGATTGACTGATGAAGATACATTGGCTGTAAATTGGTCATCAACATATTTCTTGGTTGCGGCTTGTAAATCAGCAGTAGGAGCACCTGACAATGTCAATGCACCTGTCATTGTGCCACCTGACAAGTTTACCTTGCCAGCCAGAGTACTTGTAAGGTCTGTTGCAAAACTTGGATTGCTGGCAATTGCCGCGGCCAACTCGTTTAGTGTGTTTAACGCACCAGGAGCTCCATTGATTAAATTATCTACTTGGCCTGTAACATAAGTTTGTGTGGCATATCCGTTGTTGTTTAGGTATGTGCCTACATCACTTAATGTTACGCCACCGCCTGTGCCACCTACAGAACTGATAACTCCATTGGTAATAGTAATCGTTGAACCGTCAACTTTGACACCACCCAGTACTGAAGTTGATGCAGTTGGTAATGTGTATGCAGAAGGAATAGTAGGCTTGTTTGTTAAATCATTGTAGTTGCCACTAAAATTACCACTGCCGCCAGTGATACTGACATTTGCTGTGCCATCAAGAACTGTAACAGTTGCGCCACTTACAAAGTTAATGCTGGTAAAATTACCACGGTTTGCGGTGTTCTCGTAAATTGAAACACTGTCAAGTCCACCTGTAATAGTGGCAATGTTGTCTTGTACTGCAACATTTGGCCCAACAAAATTCAATACAGTAGCAGTTCCACGGGCTGTACCATTTTCTTTAACAGCAATACTTCCCGACCCGCCACTGTTGCCACTGCCACCAGCTAGACTGATCATCAGTTTGCCAGTCACATCATCGTATGATGTTTGTAGTCCGATGTTAATATCGGTGCCTACTTCAATTTGTTCGGCTACAATGTCTTGAACATCTTCTTCTGTGAGGCCTCCGCCACCACCTGTTCCGCCTTGTAGTTGTCCTCCTGAAGATGCATTAATTGCCATTTTTATTTCTCCTGTTTATTCTTTTATAAGCTTAGAACTACTCGTTCGCAGGTGCCTAATGCCGAAATTGGCTGACCTAAATGGCTTCTCTGAATCTTTGCTCTTAAGTAAACAAAGTTTCCTACCAAGTTAAATGTTTCTATTTTTGATTCCGCACTTTCTACATTGAAGTAGCCTGTCCCGTTTCCTAATCCTATAGGAAACCAGTCATTTTCGCTTGGGTTATCACTGATACTGGCTTCTATGAACAGCTTACCTTTAAAGTTTTTTAAGTAAAATGCAACAGTATGTAAACCGTCTGCAAATCCATAATATCCGTCAGCACGGGTTGCAAGCCCAACTTGATCCAAGTTGCCATTTGCCACCATCATGTTTGAGTTACGCATACTCATGGGTTATTCCTTAATAATTTCCACAATTGCACCATCGCCAACCAACTGTTGAGCCACTGCTTCTAGGTTAGAAACGGTTTCTTCGCTCAAAATTGGACTTGCAACTTCACCTTCTTTGTGTAGTTTGCTGACTTTGATTACAAGTAGTTCTTCGTGTATTTTTGCCATTAAAAAGCCTCCATCACTATTTAGCGTGGAGGCTCAGTTTAGGCTTTAGCTTTTTACGGTTTTCTTATGCGTTCAAAGCGTTCTATACAGTCGCCAACTTGCAATCTAAGCATGGCGGCATCATCAGCAGAACGAAGATATAAATGCATTGGTTGTCCCCACGCATTTAACTTGGGGGCTGACTCTTTTGTAATAATATCTTTAAGTACGCCTGCACAATGCCAGTCATTTGGATCCATTGCACGAACGGCTGTTTTAAAACTGTCAACTTTAGTGCTCTTGAACTCACTGGAGTATAGGATTCTAGCACGGATTGAATACTTGCCGTACCATGGTTTGCTACGGATAATGTCTGAGGAATGCAACATCAAAAGCTCTTTGGCTCTATCGTTTTCTGGTTTCCAAATTTCTAGTATTTTATGGGACCAAGTTTCTAACAGTTCCTCAAGTTCTTCTTCAGTATTTAAAAACAAACTTAAATTATTTTCTTTACGCATTCCTGCGTTTGAAAACTTTTCTTTACACCATTTACTCAAAAGTCGAAATTCTTGAACTCGGGCCGCTCTGGAACTTGGGTCAGTGCGCCAATTATTGCTTCTACATTGGCTATTGGGAGTAATTTCAATGACTGCTTTTATTGGCCACTGTTTCCAAAATAACCGTTGTGTGTTATGTATTTTCATTTTAACTAATTTTTAATTCAGTACCATCGCTTGAAACATGGTGTGTATTCAACTCTTCTTTGATGATGCGTTTGGCAATAGGCAAACGAATTTGTTCATTTATTAATCTCTTCATTGGACGAGCACCCATTGTATCACTATAACCATGTACTGCCAAATAGTCCAATGCACTATCGTCATATTCAATACTTTGCTTTTGTTCCGCAAGTTGAGCACGAATTTGTTGCATAAACTTGTCAGCAACACGTCGAATTACTTCCTTGTCTAATCGATTAAACTTAACAGTTGCGTCTAAGCGATTGCGGAATTCTGGACTAAAGAACTTCTTAACTGCTTCTTCGTTTGCATCGTTATTCAATGCGCTACCAAAACCAATTACATTCCGTTCGCTGTCTACTGCACCCAAGTTGCTGGTCATAATAACAAACGCATTGCGGGCACTGGCCTGTTTATTATCACTGCCGGTAATAATACCATTATCCATTAAGCCCAGCAAGACCTGGATCACATCTGGGTGAGCTTTTTCAATTTCGTCAAACAGCAATACACAGTTGGGCACACGCTCAAGTTCATTGATAAGCTTACCAGAGCCAGCTTTGCCTTCGCCGTATCCAACATAGCCTGGCGGACTACCAATCAAGCTGGCAATTTTGTGCGGTTCACGATATTCGCTCATATCAAATCGTACAAGTTCCATTCCCAGTCCCAATGCCAATTGTTGGGCAAGTTCTGTTTTACCAGTACCAGTTGGGCCTACAAACAAGAAGTTGGCCATTGGGCGATTCACTTCTTTCAATCCTGACTTGGCAATATACACCATGTTCATCAAGCGTTCAATTGCATTGTCTTGACCAAACACATTTGTACGCATACGGCTTTCTAATTCTGTGACTGCAACGCCTTTTTGCTCACCCAGTTGTTCCAAAGGAACACGAGTCAAGTCGCTAATTTCTCTGCGAACATGTTCTGCTGTCAGCATTGTACCTGCTTCAGTATTTGTGACACGGAGATAAGACATAGCAGAATCGATAATATCAATTGCCTTATCTGGAAGCTTGCGATCTAACATGTACTTCATTGACAAGTCAATTGCCAAGTCAATGGTTTCCTCATTGATATCAAGTTTATGGTATTTGGCATACAATGGAGCAATTCGACGCAACATCAATTTGGTTTCTTCAACTGTGGGTTCGTTAATGTCAATCTTAGTGAAGCGGCGCAGTAGGGCACGGTCTTTCTCAAAGTGTTCGCGGAACTCTTCGTAGGTGGTACTGCCAACGCAACGTAGCTTGCCTTTTTCCAAGCTGGGCTTGAGCATGTTTGCTACATCCATACTGCCTTGGCCACCTGCGCCCGCACCCATGATCATATGAATTTCATCAATGAATAAAATTGCATCTTCACGATCTTCAAGAGCTTCCAACACCTGTTGCATACGTTCTTCAAAGTCTCCTCTGTATCGTGTACCAGCCAGTAACTTGCCAAGGTCTAAACTGTAAATTGTTTTCTTTTTAAGTACTTCCGGGACTTCACCTTTGATGATGGCAACAGCAAGACCTTCTACAATGGCAGTCTTACCAACGCCTGGTTCGCCAACCATGATAGCATTGTTTTTCTTCTTGCGAGTAAGTGTCTGTGCAAGACGAAACACTTCTTTTTCTCTGCCAATTAACGGATCAATTAACGCACTTTCTGCACTCTTATTCAAGTTAGTTGTATACTTGCTAAGAATCTTTTCTCCGCCACGCTGTTTGGCCACTTTGCTTTCTTTACTACGACCATCTTTTAGACGACCAATATAGTTAATCAATATTTCTTTTGTAATGCCATTCTTTGCTAAGAAAAAATTGGCATGGCTATTTTTTTCGCTGGAGATGCTGATCAGCAGATCCAATGGTTCCATATGACCACGACCTGTAAAGATGGCCTGCGTATAAGCACGATTGAAACAACGCTCTAAGGTTGCAGTTTTGCGTGGCTTGGTAATACCTTCAACGCGAATGTCTTCTTGCTCTCTTAACCATAGGTCAATGTCATCTTTAAGAGAGTTTACATCAACCTCTAATTCTGTCAAGGCATCTTTGATTTCATCCTCGTCCAGCATGACTCTAAGTATATGCTCAAGGGTTACATATTCGTGTTCCCTGTTAAGGGCTTCCTGAAATGCCTTGGCAATGACTTCGTTAATGCGATTGTTGTTTTCTTCTTGACTCATATTACCCTTTGATTTTCCTTAATTTCTTTTGTTGACGTGTTCGTGCAAGTTGCAATCCCAACGCAGAACTTTGACTTGTAAATAATACTCCGTTTAAATGGTCTAGCTCATGTATGTAACACCTTGCCAACAAACCTTCAAACTTCTTCTCTATCACTTGACCGTCAAGTGTAGCATATCTTGCTTGCACCCATAGTGGCCTCTTGATATTTAACCAGAGAGCTGGGTACGATAAACACCCTTCTAAGGCAATATGTTGATCTTCGCTTGTTTCAACTATTTCAGGATTGATACACACATAGTTTGGGCCCTCTTGTGGTCCCATTACAAACATGCGTACAGACATCCCAACTTGCGGTGCCGCTAACCCAATGCCTCCATTGAGCCACATAATCATAAACATCTCTTTGCTTAGGTGTTCTAGGTCAGTGGCAGAGTCAATTGGTGGTATTGTAATTGATAGAATGGGATGAGTTTCGTTTACAAGTTCAAGCATGTTATTATTTTACAGTTTTTCATTGCAAAGGTCAACTACTCGTTTCTCCGCATCAGCCTGGGTCAATGCAGGGATTTCTACGGCAACTACAATGTATGCATTTCCTCTACGGGTTGATCCTCGTATGTTGAAACCTCTGTTACGTAACCTTATCTGACCACCATGTTGGGTACCAGGTGGAATGGCAACTTCTAACAATGTCCCGTCAATGTCAGTTATTTTAATTGACTTGCCTAGCATGGCCTCCCATATTGATATTTTTTTACCAGCATACAACTCACCATTGCGCTGATGCCAAATTGGATGCTCTTGTATGTTTACGGTAACATATATGTCTCCGGGCGGTCGGTTTGGGGTCATTGATGTACCTTCACCTGCGTATCTGATTTTGATATCTTTGGTTGTGCCAGGTGGGAATTTTACAATAAGTTTTTTGTCAATTCCCTCGGGCAGTGAAAATTCAATGGTCTTGACAAAGCCAGCATGTGCTTCTTCTAGCGAGCACGGAACGCTGAGATTTACATCTGGGTTTCGTATTGCGGCAGGCTCAAAGTGAAAATCAAAATTACCGGCTCTCCTGCCCATACTAAAGATATCACTTAAATCGGGATGATGTCCAAATCCTTTAGGTTGATTTATTTCGGTAACAATAGTGTCGTATGCTGTTTGTATTTCTTGGAATTTTTTAGTGTCACCGCCTTTGTCGGGGTGATGGATTGATGCTAACTTGCGATAAGCTTTTTTTATTTCTTCTTCACTGGCACCTGGATTTACTCCAAGTATCTTATAATGTTGTATGCCCATGTGCATACTTACCCATTACTTGACCAGGTCAAAAGCCTTCTTTTGTTCAATGTACCATTCATTCCATGCATCTAGCTTTGCTGAGCATTCGTGATACTTTGAATAGTTTGAATTGACAATGGTCAGTAGTTCACTCAATTTGACTTCGGGCTTACCAATAATTGTCAATGGGCCACACTCCTTTGATATTTCTGCAGGTACTTCGGGAAAATGTCTGCTCACTGGTGTAGTAGTTGAGCAAGCACCCAACATGGACAGCAATGCTGTGGATAACATTATTTTGGTAAGTATTCTCGCCATGATTTCTTAGGTTTAGGTTCTGCGGCCTTGTCGATGTCGCTTGGATTAATTTTTGTACCTGGAGTTACTATTGTATCGCCCAGTGCTAGATTTTGTGCTGATGCATCGTGCGCGGTAATAACCGCTGTTGGAATTTTACAAGTGGCATCCGCAGATTTTACTTCTCTATCTATGTATTGTACTACAGTATCGCCTTTTTCTTTTATTACTCGTGTTTTAGTTACTACTTTAGTAACAATCTGAGTATTGACTTGTGCAGACTTGGCTTCAGCCTGTGCCACTTTAATTTCAAGTTCGGCTACTCGAGCTTTCCATTCGGCATCTTTGGCAATGCCGCCTTCATACCATACGCCTACTATTGTTAGTAAAATACCGGCTACTTGTATGGGCAATGAATACTTGTTGATAACCGGTATCATGCGTAATGCCCAACCAGCCAAGAGGGCCAGCACACCTACAATTAAGATTAGGTGAAAAACAGCATCAGGTAACCAGTTCAGTATCCACATACCACTTCTATCCTTTGTGCCTAAATGTAATGCGACCTTTAGTCACATCATATGGGCTCATTTCTACTTCTACATTATCCCCTGGGATAATGGTAATTCTATTTACTCTTAGCTTCCCTGCTAAGTGTCCTAATATTTCCTGTCCCGTTTCCAACTTAATAAGGAACTGTGCATTAGGTAATGCTTCGGTCACTTGACCTTTTATCTTAAAACTATCTTCTTTGGCCACTATTAATACTTAGTTAAATTCTTCATTCTTGTATAATATTCCCTGCTTTCGGGCGGCAATGCATAAAGCTGTGGGTCTTGTATGATTCTAGCAGAAAGTTCACCAATTGTCAAGTCTGCCCGTTTACCATCCATACCAACAAACTTCCATTGTTGTGAGCCTGTTGCATGTTCAACATCCTCAACAATAGTCAGTATTTTTTCACAAACTCCTGGTAACCTTTTTAGTTCAATGTATACATGAAATTTACCATCTTTATCGCTGGCATCACTTACTTCAACATCGTCAATGCCTGCACCAGACCATTCTAAATAGGCACCTAAATCTTTGGCTGAAGTGTCTGTGCTTGCTTTGAAACAGACTACTATTGTATCTGCTTCTGCGCCAAGCTTTGGCTTATAGCGGTCAATCTCAATCAGCGGATTAATTGTATCCTGTAAGTCGCCTGCCCGAAGGCTTTCTTTAAGCTGGTACTTGTGGTGCTTGATCATCAGTTGGATTCTGTGTAGTATTAGCGTCTTCGCTATTGGTAGAGAGGCCCTGTTCACCATCTAGTTCTTCGCCATATGCTTCATCAACGCTGTCATAGTCAACATCGTCTGTGTCTTTGATTTCTTCACTAACATCAAGCAGTTGTTTTGGAATACGCAATGTAACCAACCACACAGACTTTTTAACTGTGCGTGGTACTCGCTCTCCTTTGGAGTTGGTTACAATATCTTCTGGGTTCTCTACTTTGGCAAAGGTATCTAATATATCCTTGCCAAATTTAACTTTACAGCCATTTTTTACCAAACGCATTGCGGCGTCTGGATTGGGCATCATCTTTGCAGGATACATCAGTGTTAATTCTACCCAATGGCGCTCTACAAATGGCCCGTCTACAATTTCACCCCTAATCCAGTTTTCATAGGCGTACACATCCATGCGATCAAGGATACGATCAATTTCTATCAATGTGTCAATAACATTGGGACTAGTGTGTGCTCTATCTAGATTTTTATAAATTAAGTCTTGTGTTGGCATAGTCAGATATTTAGCCTTTTATAGCCATCCGCCTGCCCAAGTTGGACTGGTTAGTTAAATACTTTTGGTTCAGCGATGAATCAACCCAAGAGAACAGTTGGGTTGTATAACATGCAAATCTAAACAATTTAATGAAATCAGCCCAACAATACACTTATTGTCAAGGAGCAAGATGAGAAAACAACAAAAACGAGTCCAACAGGACCGTAAAGTAGCGTTTGACGGAAACGCAGTCATCGATTTAAATAATTTCAGGGACCGAGAAGAAACTAAACCTTCAAAATACAAACGAGTTGAAATTACACCCCGTAATCTACGCCAAGAAGATTACCTTGCACATTTAGAAAATCCACATAAAGACATGGTGTTTGCACTAGGACCTGCTGGTACTGGTAAAACACTCATTGCCACATTGTGGGCTGTTAAACAGCTAAAATCGGGCAGGGCTGAACGCATTGTAATTACCAGACCAGCAGTCAGTGTTGATGAGCAACACGGCTTCCTACCAGGTGATCTAATGAGTAAAATGGCGCCGTGGACTCGTCCTGTATTTGATGTGTTTCGTGAATACTGGAATGCAAAACAAATAGAAGGTATGATAACCGAAGGCACAATAGAAGTTGCTCCTCTAGCCTACATGCGTGGTCGTACATTCAAAGACAGTATTGTTATCGCTGACGAAATGCAAAACGCTACACAAAGTCAAATGAAAATGTTGCTGACAAGAATCGGTGATAACAGTAAATTTGTTATTACCGGAGATCTTGAACAACACGACCGTGGGTTTGAACAGAATGGACTTAAAGATTTCTTAGAAAAGATTCTTGATAGTAATCAATCAAACCGTTTGGCAGTTGTTAAGTTTGAGATTGGCCATGTTGAAAGACACCCGGCCGTTGCCCAAGTTCTAGGAATTTACGGAGATTAAAAATAAGGGGGAGAAATCCCCCTTACTACACAGGTTCTAAACTGTTGTGTCATTTATAATTTTGTATGCCTCGTTCCAGGCATTTACCCTAGACACTAGACCATAGTATGACAAATTATGATTGTTTGTCATTATTAATGGGCGTAATCCATACTTAAATCCAAGCTCGGCATTGCTGGGTTTGTCTTCAATCCAATACAAGTTTGAATCTGCATAGTCAACCAGCTTTATACCCTTATCACCGTGCAAAGGCAAAATGTGTAGCTCGTCAATGGCATCTTGTCCAAATACTTGGTCTAAATTACTCTTCCGAAGGCCATAGGTCCAAGGATGATCTCCAGCAGTTGTAATAACAACAATCTTCCAATTCTCATTTTTCAATCGTGTAATATACTCAACACTATCTTTAAATGGAGTTAGCGATTCAAAGTCACTGGAAGCATTGAACTTGGCAATTAATGCAGATCCTTCTGCTTGACTAATGTCATATTGTTCACTGGTACTGTACGCATTGACCGCAGTATCTCTTAATCGATATCCTAGTCGTTTTGCAAATGCTCTAAACTTGGTTTCCCAGTCTAACAGCACACCATCACAATCTGTCAACAGAATCTTATTCGCCACGATACAATCTCTCCAATTCAACAAATGTTGCACTGAGATTAATTTCTGGATCACTTGCAAGTCCATGATTTACCATACCTTTACGAATTAGTAATAGTGCTTGGTCTTGTGCATTTTCATCTTTGCCCCACAAGTCTAAATTACGGTACATAAAGCGAAACATATCTTGATACTCTTCCAGGCTAATTTGCTTGATGATCAGGTTGCGGGCTTCTCGCAACCTGCCCTGACGGAACAGGTCTACCATTGCAATTTTGTAATCACTTTCAGCATCATCCTGCTGTGGCGCATTTAGTTTGCCACTGGTACTACGCATCTGTACAGTATTAATTGCCTTACGTAAATCTGGATAACATGCTTTTACATACAGGCTCAATGTGTCAGCGTCAAGGTCAACCCCTTCTGTCACTAAGATTTCTGCCAAGCGTCTAGTGTACTGTGTTTCATCCAGTGTTCTAAATGCAATAGTTTGTACCCTGCTATGCAACGCTGGAATAATTTTATTTGGGTAGTTACAGGTAAGAATAAATCTAACACCTTCATGGTACTGTTCCATCATGCCACGCAAGATACCCTGTGCTGGCGGAGTAATGTAATCGGCTTCGTCTAACAGCACTACCTTGAATGGTCCATTGGACATGGTAGTACAGAAATTGTTGATCCTGTTACGCAAAAAGTCTACACCGTTGTCACGACTTGCATTAATGTGCATGAACTCTGCTAGATCAATTCCTAATTCGTTTACAAGCACTTTGGCCAATGTAGTTTTACCTGCGCCAGCACTACCAGCCAATAGCAAGTGCGGAATGTAACCATCCTTAATCCAAGTCTCAACCATATGCTTGGTATCTTTGTCAATCCACACATAGTCTTGGGTTGACTTAGGACGATATTTTTCTACCCAGATTTCTTTCATTACCAATTACTCACATCTGTTATATCGATCACTGTGTCTTCTGGATCAAAGGTTTGAAATTTTACCAACAAGCCCAGACCGATTCCAGACTCTGACATCCAACTAAGTTTAAAATCTTGAACTTCTGGATGCAACTGCAATAATTCGTTTAACTTTTCAATTTGTTCTCTAGTTAAAACAATTGAGTCTCTCATGCTCATACTGTCTCCTCATTGTTATTTTCTTTTGCGGCCTCTAGCAGGCGTATAAGCGAGTCTACGCCGGCTTCTGACATGGTCAATGTGGTATATCCCATACGCAGGGTGACGGAACCATCAAGTGTTTTACCAACTTGATATACTGGATCATCGTTGTGCTTGGGAGTTTCAACTGTCTTGATCTCTGGCATAGTATATTCTGGCTTTTTAAAAAAATCAAACATTGAATTAATATCCTTTCAGCTTGTCTATTATAACAGTTTCTTTGTGTTCTTGCAACCAGGCGTCTTCTCCATAGAACTCCGAACACTTGTTTAATTGTCTCTGAGTTTCCCAAAGTATCTCATATAGTTTTTGTTTTTGACCCCATTGGTAATAACCATCCATGCGCGGGTCAGTACAGTTATATCCAAGTTTCTGAATATCCCAGATTATGTCAGTGAGGCCTACTTCTGAAGACATTTTTAATTGCGTTAAAAAGATTAAGGAACCTGGCCTTGTAAGGATCGTTTAGAATTTGATCCACCATGCTAGGGTGATGAGGACAGCGGCCTTGCCGCCAATTGCATTGCGGCGAATATATGTCACCGCAGACTGTACAACGAGTAGTTTTAGTTTCCATACTCTAAGTGTAACACCTTACGATTAAAAAGTCAACTTATCTTGCGCCGAAATCTTCCGCAGTGGCCGCATTTGGAGTGGTATCAATTCCAACCCCGACAAATTCATCCTGTGGATCTTCATCGGATACAGCCAGTACTTCTTTATTGTCTAGGTGTACCAATTTAAGTGTTTCACCGTTGTGCTCGCATTCAAACTGTCGGCTCCAGCGGCCATGTGATACCAACACATACTGTCCGGGTGTGACCCAATCAATACCCTCACCTACCAAGCGTACTCTGGCCCAGCGAGGACGAATGCCGCGGTCCTTACCATTTTCACTTTGAATAATAATTCCACTGGCTGTTACTCGTTGTTCCAATCCCAGCAATTCAGCCAGGACACGTTCTTTCAATGGTCTAATAGTTTTCATTATAGGCTTGTTGGGTTTGTTGGAGTTTTTGGGGCGACTTGTATACTTCCGTCACTGTATTCGGTTTCTATTGATTCAAGCCCATCAACTGTGTTCACTTCTCTAGTGGCCACTACAGTTGGTTTAAAATTATCTGCTGGAGGACTTGTATTTTGTACAGGGGCAATTGTTTCATCTGCCTTTAGGCTGACTCTTTTACTTTCGTTGTTTTGTAAATTTGAAACAGCTCTGCTAATAGATTGAGTAGGAATTTTTACATTGCCTTTGGCATCAATCACATCTCCTCGGGCATTCATAGATGTATTACCAACTGCTCGAGTATCTCCGTGTTGTTCAGCAAAGGCACTCATGTTAAATTCTCGACCCTTGTGTGTCTTATATCTCGAATTTGCACTCATCTAATAAACTCCTTAATATCTAACTTGTACTTAATCGGATTGATCTGGTGAAGTCCTACCAAGAATAGTAAAAACGAGCTAACTGAACTGCCTCGACCAACTCCCCAAACAATTTTATTTTCTTTCATTGCATCTACCAGGTAAATCATAAATCTTAGCATGACATCCATATTTCTTTCCCGAAATAAGGCCAACTCATCTGACACTCGAACAGCCTCTTCTATGGTATTGACTTTTTGAGCAAAGTAAGTGTCTAAATCTAATTCTTTGTAGTAATTTGGCATGGACCAATTGCCAACTGCTTCTTCTATTGAATCTGGCAGTTCTTTTACTTTAAAAATAGCAGGTTGACCAATATCTGCACAGCCTTCCGTATATCGGGCAAGCAATACTGCACCAACTGTCAATTCGCCAGCTTTGTCTTGGTACAGTAATTCTACCAAGTCGTGTTCTGATAAACTAGTTGTTGGCATATTAAACAATGCTGTCTTTAAATTGGTCGCCATCTTGATTCACTTTAAATGATTCCTTGTATCCAAGTTCCCACATGGCATTTCTGATAGCATCCATATGTCCTAACATTTGGTTCATAACTTCATGGCTGGCACCGCCATTATAAGCGGCATTGTATTTTTTAGTAATCATACGCTGTCGCTCCATAAGTTCATCAAATGTCATTGTCAAGTAGTTAGAATACACGATTTTCTCTCTATTGTCAACCAGGACTAAAACTACTTCCACAACCACATGTTGATTGAGCCTGTGGATTGGTGATTACAAAGCTGGCACCCATTTCATTTTCCTTATAATCAATTGAAGCACCTTGGAGATATTGCATACTCATAGCATCAACTAAAATAACATGACCACCATCTAGCGGAATCTGAAAGTCATCTTCATTAATTTCTTCGTCAAATGTAAACCCATAACTCATTCCAGAGCATCCGCCGCCCTGTACAAAGGTCCTTAGATTAAGTTTGGGATTGTTTTCCTCTGCCAATAAATCGGCAACTTTTACTTTGCATTCTACTGTTAATTCTATCATATTATGACCTCAAAATAATTTCTATTAGCTCTTCCTTCTTCTTGCGGGAATTGATTGCAATGCTGTTGGCATGTGCAAATGCTATTACCTCTTTCTTAGTTAGCTGATTTAATGCATTATAATCATATCTTGGACTGACAATCAAGGGTTCGCTGACCAAAGATGCATTTTCATCCACTTGCTTGCCTAAAAATGATTTAATTGTACTCATTGCTGACATTTTCTCCGACATGTATTTTTGCAAATAATGCATCTTCCTTGTCCTCAAATAATAAAAAAGCCCGTTCTTGACCAATCATTCCAAATCCCCAACCACACCAATAATTTGATATCTCTGACATTTTACTCAATACGTCATGTGGAATACCTTGTACCGCTTCCAACTGTCCATCTTCCCTTAGCACCGGAATGGCCCAAAACTGTTTAGGTTTTTCGTCCTGACTATGACTGTAAACTTGATGAAGATCGGAATGTGTTAATAAACGCATGTTAATGGCTTGCTCTCAAACAAGTGCTTTTAGCCTATCAATAAAACTTAGATAGTATGGTGGTAAGGACTGCACCTTGGCCAGTTGATTGTATTTTGTGATCCAATCTAACAAATTTTGAATCCTAATTTTGTCTGGTGGGTGAGACGTTGTAATTTGCGGCTTGATAAATTCTTCAAATTTGATGAAATAAGTTTTCCAGTGATGATCAAGTGAACTTGGCCAATTTGGTAGGAACTGATGTATGCTGTTACCAAAATTTGCAACACTGAACATCTGGGGTTGATTGACCATGTTAATTTTTAGTTTTACTTTAGCCAATAATCCTTCTTGATCCAACCAATGCAATATATTGATATGGTTTTCTATGTTCAACATGCTTATACTGATAGATATAGTTACATCGGCATTTTTTGCAACCATTGCTTTTAGATTAGAACCAAATCTTTCAAAATTCAATCCGCCTCGAATAAATTCACCTTCTTCACCAATGGCATCTAAACTGAATATTAAATTTATTACAAGCGGCGTATTAGCCTTAAGTCTGTCAATGTTTGATTCAAATTTGGTCTTGAAGTTACCTGAATAATTGCCATTGGTTATTACGCGGAGAGTAATTGCATTTGTCAATCCAATTGTTAGCATTGAATCAACAATTTTATTGAATGCTGGATCAACACTAGGTTCGCCGCCATGTAGGTTGATATGATGTAGTGTATTTTGATGTTGTAAGATGAACGCCGAAAGTTTCCCCCAACTCACATCAAATAAATCTTCCTTGAAGGGATACTTGTTTGTCATTGATTGCCATACCGTACTTGAATATTCGCTACAAATGATGCAATGCATATTGCAGGTATCACCAAAGTCAATATCAACTATGCCAGGTGGCTTTGGTTTTGTACGTAACATTTCAATAGTTGTTACACCCCCGTCAGTTAAGCGAAATGAAGTGCCGCCCATGGCTTCTTCTCTCCAACAAGAGCTACATGCTAGATGTTTTTTATTTTCTAGGAACGATTTCTTTACATCTTCAACTCGAACAATATTTGTTTCATATTTATTATATGTTGTTTTGCAACAGAACTTCCAGTCGTCAGTCCTAAGTCTAACAAATGTTTCTTCCCACGGATATAAACATGAATGATCCATTTTAGTTTACTTGTATGCCGGCCAATAACCAACCACCAGAGGATTTTGACTTGGTCATGTTCCAAACTTCTTCGAATGCCTCAGCTTCTGCCCCCACGGTGTCTTGTATTGTGCCTGTAAATTCCACACTGGCTATGTAATTGACATCAGTTTCTTCTATGCCCAACATTTTCACTGTCAATGATATCACCGCTGTTCTATATACCTGGGTAGCATCGCGAGATGCAATTTGTTGTTGGATCTCCGTCAACATGGTATCTGTCATCATACTGCCTAGGGTGGTGATATCTGCCCGGTCCCATGCGCCTTGTAACAACACGAAGTTTTGTTTGGCGGCAGATTCGAAACCTGCTACATCAAACCCTGCAGGAATGGTCCAAGTGGGGGCCAGCGCAGATCCAATCATTGAACCACCTGAGAACCGTGTGGGTTGATCAATTACAGCATTGGTGCCAGCGCCTTGATAAGCAAGGTCAGGTGAACTGGCCATCATACGCCGACGCATGAACCAACCTATTGCTCCTAACACCACAGCACCAATCAACAGCGCCATCATAATATTGCCAAATGCCTCACCCATGCCCAGACTGCTGGCTAACCAAGCCAGACCCAAGCCTGCCGCCAGTCCACCCAACATTGCACCCCATGGACGACTAGGTGTTGGTGCAGGTGCCGCGGTTGGTGGTGTAGCTTGTGCCGGAGGTGCGGCCTGTTTTTTAGTCACATTAGAACTTTGTTGGCCCACGCTTTTGCCGCCGCCCATGCGTTTATTACCGGCTTCGGCAATCACACTGGCAAACCCCACGATGCTTATTAATAAAATTGCAATAAACTTTTTCATATTATCTCCTTGATGCAAGTACTATCTTGCAAATATGCTCCAATCGCTCTATGTGTTCATAGGCTCTCCATGGACTTGTGTCAATGGCAACTACTCCATGTCCCTTTATGCCCACAATATCAAAAGCAATATTGCCAGCCGTATCCAATTGCAACTGCCGATGACATTGATCCGCAAGCTCTTGACTAATAGGAGGCACATCGCCTACATTGGGTGCTACCCGAGTATATCTATTTAATTCTGGAAAGTCTGCACTCACTGTGCTTAGATCAATGCCGGCGTGCATGGCCGCAATACAGTAAGTGGGGTGAACATGTACAACCACACGAACCTCTCCGGTGTGTTGTCCCATTTCTTTTTGCAATCCAAAATGCAATGGCAGTTCTCCACTGGGCTTGAGGTTGGCACTGATATCAGTATATGTCAACTCAGTGCTGGCATGATACAGCCTAGGAGGTTGATCATAATAACCTTTCTCAATGCCAATCTTCTTAAACTGATCTGGCTGTAGAGTTTGTTTACGAACACCACTTGGAGTGATATAGAAGTGATCACGGTCGTGATGTCGTATGCTAACATTGCCATCACGACTGGTAATCCAATTACGCTTATAAGCGTCTTCTAATACTTCACAAATGGTTTCTAACATTATGCAAACAAGTCCTCATTCCATTCACGGTGTCCTTCACGGAACGCCATGTTACTTTGTGTTTCACGAACTTCTACACGATAGCACCAAAGTCGTTGTGCTTCACCGTGCCCTAGGTAATCTGGAATATACACACCGTTGACATACTTGTAAAGCTGATCTGCTAATCCTTCACAACCCAGTTTGGGCAGGATTGTCAGTTTGGCCAACTTGCGCTGTTCCATCTCTTTGTAAAAGGCCAGTTCAGGATCGTCCTCTGCTACCAGTAGGGTGTGATCAAATTGGCTTTCCAATACACCTTTGAGTTCTTTGAGGCCACCATAATCGGCCGCCCAGTTGCGAGCATCCAGATAGTCGGTACCAAAGTAAAACTTCATACTAAAACTGTATCCATGAATTAAATTACAGTGACTATCGGCCCTCCACTGTCTGTACGCACATGGAAATGCGTCATGATACTCTTTGGTGCTGGTGTACTTGTATTGTACGGGTTGTAATAAATTTGCCATTGTTATCTCCTTTAGATTTAGCAATGACATGCAGAATATTTAAAGAGGGATGAATGCCGAAAAGTCCTCTAACTATACTTATCAAAGCGTTAGCGTGTCTTTAACTCTTTAATACCTAGTTTGGAAAAGGATCGTTGTACTCCAATGAGTTGACTCCAACAATCCCATAATGCATGGTGTGCCGCACCTTGTGGTCTCTCTAGTCCAGGCACCAATGCATATAGTGTACGAGCGTCACGGGCTTGCCAGTAACTCCAGGCCACTCCTCGCTTGAGTTCACGACTAAAGTGCTCAAGTATGTTCAAGTCAAAGCCTGTACCGTTGGCCCAGATAGCATCAACGCCGCCACACCACTTGTGAAAGTCTCGTAGCACATCGCGAATATCATGCCTGTCATCTTCTGCAAATGCTTCAGCACGAACTTCTTCACTCTGATTGCCCCACCAAGCAAGGGTGTCGTCGTCAATGATATGATCAAGCCCTTCAAAACTTTCAAAACTGACACGTCGATAAAATGTGTCCATCTTTTCCATTGGGTTGTTGACATCATCTGCCCATGGATTAAAACGAATAGCGCCAATAGTAAGCATTAGGCTATTTGGTTTAGTGCCAAGTGTTTCAAGGTCAACCATAATATGGTTGCCAGGTTTACCAAAATTAAAAGTCGTTGCCATCGGTAACATCCTTTTTCTTTGAAAGAGCCCAACTTCCATTACCGTTATCGTGCCACTCAAGAGTGTCGCCTTCTTTCCAACCAGTTTGTGCCAATAGATCATCGGGAAACTGTAGAATGCATTCACCTGTTGCAGGATCTTCTTCGACTGTGAGCGTCCAAGCTGTCATTGTACTAATCCTAATAATTGTGCGGAAAGAGATTTAACATCGTTGTCAGACAAGAAGAAGTTATAGGTACTTGTATCTGTTACTGCGCCGTCTGCCCGCAATGACTCATTGATAAACTCAATTGAGTTGATATCTTTGGGAGCCAATGGCTTCCAGCTTCGAATACGCAAGCGGTAACCAGTATCTTCTTTTGCAACAAATTCTTTAACTTCAAGGTCAGGGTGTAAAGTGTTAATCATTTTATTTTGTGTCCGTTAAAATCTTTAGTTGAAAGTCGGTCTGGTGCTTTTTGTGCTAGTCGTTCAAAGTCAGAGGCACTTGGATAATGTCGCATGATCCAACGTGCCCGTTCTCGTATATTACCAGGTACTCTGGGTGTTACCTGCGGTATTAAAAGGTCTTCGATAAGACGCATGCCTTCGACCAGGGCACGGTATCTCTCATCAGGCATTGTCATAATTTTGTTCCATATTCAAATTTTAACATCTCTTAGAAGTAAATGCAACCACCATTATGTCCAAAGTGATTGACGAATCTTAATAAGACGGATCATCATTGCTTCATCTTCTTTTTCGTACGCGGCTTCTATTTTTTGCAACAGCTTGTGAGCCTTGTCACTCTGCTTTTTCATTTCGGGTGTCTTGTCAGCACTGAAACTTAGTTTACCACCATTGGCTATTCTGCTGGCTTCACAATACTCAGTCCAACCGCTGGCATCGTATGCATCTGGGCGAGCACGATAGGTAACAGTCCACCATGTGTAAAGTTCTTTCATTTCCTTGGCGGCCAATGCTTGACTAGTTGGTACTGCTTCACCTTTTTTATCTTCTTCTAACCACTCTTCGTTGGTCAGAGTCATTGCCCAGTCAAGATGATCCAGTCCGGCTTGTGGACAGCGCCACACACGCCAGCGCCACCAACCCGAAGCCCAGAATGGAGGATTGTACTTGGCACGGTCTTCTTTCTCGCCCCAGGCAATGTGGCTCCATGCTGTTTCTATCTCAACAAAATCCACCAGTTCATTGAATAGGCAAGGCAAAAAGCGGTTGCCTACATCCTGCCACTGGCCTGGCTTGATGTCCTGGGCATGGGCAGTAAGACTATGAGTGCGAGTAACCCAGCGGTTGTTGATGTAGTACTTGACAGAATGAATTTGATCAGGAATAAAATAAACAGCTTTTTGTAAGTAATCTAATCCTTCTTCGGCCAACCAGTAGCGGAAGTTGTGTTTCATTTGAGCGCGAGTGGTCCACTCATCCCATTCTTCACTGGTGCCAGCACCAAGCTTGGCAGTTCCTCGAATCCAATCAGCAAATTTGCTACATGTCCAATAGTGACTTCTCATTCTTCAACTCCGGTTAATGGTGTGTGGGGCCTGTTAATACAGTACTCGCACGTTGGATCATCACACTTGTCTTCCGTCCATTCATTGGTTTTTTCATTATAATAAGCATCATATTTTTCAGAGTATACAATATCTTTGTTCATTATTCTACTTGGTTTACAATTACACCAGCCTGCTTTAGGAAATCAGTTCCTGTTGTATTTCTATAGTTATCACGATAAAATACCTGTTTGATGCCGCTTTGGAATACCAATTTGGCACACTCAATACACGGAGCATGAGTAATAAAAATTACAGCACCTTCTGAACTTTCTGGACTACGGGCCACCTTGGCAATGGCATTGGCTTCTGCGTGAAGTACTTCAGGTTTGGTTTTAAGACAATAACGCCTTGTTATTTCAAAACTTTCATTGTCATTGGCAACAACAGCAATTTCCGTGAAGGGCCAGCGGTTATAAATCTCATTGGGGTCAAGCCATCCACCTGTATCAACACTCATATAATCTTTGTCTTCGCAATTGTTATCCCAGCCACTGGGCATACCATTGTAGCCAATACTGATGATTCTATCATCTTTTACAATAAGGGCACCAACTTGAAGTCGTCGGGCTGTACTTAATTTGGCATAGGTTTCTGCAACCTGCATGTGTGCCTTAATATACTTTGGTTTCATGATATAAGTATAACACACTGATTAGCAGGTGTCAATGGAAATATGGAAATTATGATAATTTATATTCACGGTGCAAGTGCCACTGGGGAAAGTTTTACCCACATTAGAGAGCATGTTGGTGGTGCTGATAAGGTCCTGGAATATTCCAGTGCCAACGGATTTTATAATAACCTGGAAACAATGAAAGAAGAAATAGAGTCTGTGGATCGGTTATTTTTTGTGGCTCATAGTTTAGGTGGCATCTATGCCTTGCATCTGGCAGAACATTATCGAAATCGAGTGCAGGGTGGTGTAACACTTAGTACTCCATATGGTGGTTGTGTCCAGGCCGACTATGCTCAATACTTCTTGCCATTCAGTAGGCTAATGCGTGATGTTGGTACAATGAGTAAACCAATGACTGACTCAACAAAAATACCGGCACCGCGGAACTGGACCAATATTGTTACCACAGTTGGTGACAGTCCCTGGATACACGAACCAAACGATGGTGTGGTTACAATTGAAAGTATGCGTTCAAAAACAGATATGGAACTGATTGAAATTAAATTGAACCATTACGAAGTTGTTATTAGTAATCGCGTGGTTGAACTTATCAAGGAACGAACTAAACAATTATCGCCTTTTCCTTCGCGTATTTAAAAAGGTTGGTTCCCCGATCTCTAACCGAGTCAGCAACCACTTGTGGCGAGGCCTCCCACATCTTCCTCATTTCTTCATACTCATAATCTTCAGCAGTATCATAGGCCCATACTTCTGGAAAGCGTTGGTGGTTGGCCTGAGCTCGCAGTACCATCAGGCTGACACGCTGACCAACTCGGTCCTTTGGCTTTTTACCCGACAGCACAGTCAACATATCTTCTCCCTTGAGGTCATCCCAAGGTAATAGTGTGTCAACGCCCAATGTATCAAATAAGACTACCCATTGCTTGGCCATTTAAAAATCTCCCGAATCGATACCTTTAAGAACTCGAATCGCCCGTTCTAGATTTTCTAAGTTGCATTCCACTGGACGTAGTAAAGTGTTTCCGGTTAACTCGTTGTATACTGCAAAACCAAACTTATCCTTTTCCATTTCAACACACAAAAATTGCTTATCTTCGTGATTTAAAATTTTAAAAACAGTAAACATCATTTTGACTTCTCCTCATCATTGGGTTCAACAATAATTCCTCTTCGATCAGGAAAGCGCAAACCAAACTGCACATTTAAATCATCTATATTTTTGCCCTGACAAATAAATTCTTCATTTGTTGCATTGTAAGCATACATTACATCTGCGTGAGTTTCAATACGCATGAATACAATTTTTTGCATTACTCCGGTTATTTCTTTATGGATGTTGTTTACTTCTCGTTGAATTTTACGAGACCATAGCCAGGCCACAAAAAGAAATATTGCTAACAGCCACCATATAAAAGGGTAATCTTCCATATTACTCTCTAATCAATGGTACTACACTGATAACATTTTCAACACGGAAGCTTCGCCACTCGTGCTTGTCTGTACAAAACACACTCATAACAGTGGGATTGAATTTTTTGACTTTGGGAAAGACAACGGGACTATCTGTATTGGTAAAGTGAGGAGCAGGGACAGGATCAGGTATGAATTCTGCCTTGAGTGTGCAAGGCATAGTGCGTAAAGTACCGTCAACCTTGGTGAAGGTAACTTCTGCTATACCCTTGCTCAGCGCCTCGGTCAGTACATCTCTGCGTTGCTGTAAACTTTCTTTGTCAAATTCAATCATCATTGTTCCTTTATAATGTTATACAATACATCAAACTCTCGTTTAGCTTCTGCAAGATTTGGATAGTTCTTACACAGTTCAGCAACCTGTTGCTCCTCGGCTTTTTTGATTTCAAACCAAGCCACCATCTCTTTCAATTTAGATCCAACTGTAATATTGGCCGAGCTTTGTGGTACAGCCTGAGCATTGCCACTGATGTCAACAATTTTATGTTGCCTAACGCTTGCGTCCCAATAAAGTGCTCCACTGGTGTAGGCACCATTGTTGTAATAAGATACCGCAATGATATCTGGATCTGAACTTACAATATTATCAATCATGATTTAAAATAGTCAAAGTGGTCAGCCAGTGACCACACAGTAGGATCAATTGCTTGGCCATCATGCGTGGCAATTGCATCTGTAAAAATATTGTAGCGTTCAAAGAATATCCATAAGTTTGATGTTGAGCTGACTCTACCACTCTTGTTCAATGCTAGATCTTGTTTCTTAGAAACAAAACAAGTGGGCATATTAATTGCCTGTTCTGCTGTCAATATGCCTTGTAACAACAGGTCCCGAGTCTTGCTGGCAGGTACCACATGCTCAAAGATCCTGGCCTTTGAACTGGCGCTTTCCTTTGTAGCATAATGGCTACCAATGCTACCACGAATTGCATAACCGTGATACCTGCGTAACCAGTGATCAATTGCATCGCGGATTAAACGCAATCGTTGAGCACCGGTAGTTGTCCGATACAAATCGACCAGTCGGTCCAATTCAATTACAGTAATCTCAATGGACTCTGTGTAACTGTCTGGACCGCGCCGAACTTTTGTATAAGGCGCGGCAACATAATTAGCAATGTTTTCTTTTAACATAACCTGAAGGTCAGTTACACACAAGCGGCATTATGAATTTACAGTTTCAAACGGACTGTACTGCTCGCCGCCTTGACGGGTAGCAAGAACCCAGTTGTGCATGACACGCTGGAGCTCTTCATAATTGAAGGCCTGTGCCGAAGGGCGCACCTTGGCATCTTGACGAGCTTCGTGTGCAGTATTCTTTTCGCGGTTGGTAAGAGTTGTCATTGTGTTTCCTTAGAGTGATTTAATGTAATTGATAACTTCAATTGCTTGTTTATACCTGCTTGCTTCAACTGCGGCTTCAACTGCGGCTTCAATGTAACCTTGTTGCATTTCGTGCAGTTGATTTACAAACTCAGTAATCTGTTCTCGCTTCAATGTATACCGAACAGTATACAGGTGTTGTGGCTTGTCAGGATGCATTATACCTCCCAGTCAGTGCTACGAAGTTCAAATTGTGATTGCATTTCGTCAACCACTTTGTCTAATTTTTCAATTAGTTTATCAACAATTGGCTCAGGCAAACCAAGGTCTGATATACGACCAATTAAGTCATCAAGTTCTTCTAACCATTGATCGCGTCTATTAGCCATTTACAGTTTCCTTTTTAACTTCGTTTTCAAGTTGTTCATATCGTGTTCGACTAATTGCACCAATTGCTCTGAGTATACGGGCCTGCTCTGCCGCAGATATATCTGCATCTTTAAGACGAGCAAGTCCAAACTCAATGCGATCAATTACTTCCATTGTAGTAATGTTCATTTTAATCTTTCGTGATGCTTGTCTTGAACAAGATACCAAACAGCACATTCAGTCCCCAGGCCTGTAGCCAGGTAACTTCCCTAACTCCATCAATTGCGCCTACCAAACAACCATTCCACAGCCACATGACTGGCAAGCTGAATAGCAATCCCAGTGCAATTACAAGGCCAACAATACCAACAAGCGCCAATAAGATTTTCATGCATCCACTCCTTGCGAATCCAACCAGGCCAATACAATGGCAATTGGACATTCAAGTTCGCTTGCAATTTGTTTTGGGCTCATACCATCAATGTACAATTGCTCAATGTCGTATGCCAGTTCTACTATCTTGCTCATGATGTTTCCTTTTGTTCTGTTAATGCTTCTGTTAGTTCCACCAGTCGGCTACCCTTAGCAGGACAACCTGTGTACCAAACGCCGTCACGCATTATGTAGTAATATTCTGCACCACAATTGTCACATTGTTCCAGGAACTTTGCAAATGTGTGTGCCACTTTAAACTCTGTACCCGTCTCGCCACGGTCACGACCGTAAAAGGTACACATGTTCTCAGTCAACAGTTTGAAGCCTGCAACTTCTTCGGCCCGTAGTTCAAACTGGCTAAAGGCATGCTTCTCACCAATCTCAGACTGCAGGCTGGACAAGTCACCCAGTGCTACCAAGTTATTGGCCTTGGCACTGCCATAATGCTCCTGCAAGATAGCACCATTGTGTTCCAGATAGCCATCCCAATGACAGTAAACACTTTTAACAATGTCACCGTGCATGACTCCAATGCGACTTCGTGTACCCATTTTTGACTCCTTGTTGCTAAGTGTTAATTATAATGCAATTTGTCCAAACCGTCAACCAATAACCCTTATGGTCACAGGTTATACAGTTTCCAACATTGAAGCAGGAACATTGTAACGGCCCTGTGGTGTGTTTACCAGCACAAATTTGATTTTGATTTTATCAACTGTGCCCAGGTAAGTCATACCATTGCGATTGCTGGTGAACTTGACCTTAGAACCAATTGTGAGCTGGCGTTTGGTTTGACGAACCAAATTGGCACGAGCGAATCGGATCGCATCGCCAATGCTGGCCAGTTGATCATTTGTAAAATTTCCAGACATGATTGCTGAGTTGATTTCTTGTATGGTCATAATATTTCCTTAGAAGTAAAAATTTGTGTCAAAGTTCAATGCAGAATACACCTGTTCACGAACTTCAGTGTCCATTGCTTCGCCGTATAATTCTGGGTTTGCATTGGCCAGCTTACGCATTGCATCGTATGCCTCGGGCCAAGTCAAATTGGCAACACGAGCATAATTTACAAGGGCCTCAACGGCTGTATTACCTTGTTCGCTAAACATTCCAAACTCTTTATATGCTACCATTTTGAACTCCTATTTGTTGCTGTCTATGTATGTATTATAGCACCGAACCAATAACCCGTCAACCAGGTGGGTTATTGTTTGTTGTTTTTAAACAACAGTGTGTTTAAGCAGGCTGACGAGCTTCCATCATTTCTGACAGTATAAATTTGGCAACGTTCATTTGTTTGCGAACATACTCCACTGAACGAGGACCAGTGCCCATGGCCATCATTTCTTGACAATCGCTTAGGATGCCCATGGCAACCATTTCAAGTCCAGAAAACTTGGCAGTGATGCCATTCATGTATTGTTCACGGATTGCTTGCTCGGACATACCGTAGCAGTTCTTTTCAAATTCTGTCATCTTTAACTCCTTTTCGTTTACTGTACATACAGTATAAGCGATCTTGAGCCTGCTGTCAACCGTTTTCTGCTGATTTTTGGGCTTGTAAGTTGTTGATTTTGCTGGTATTTTAAAAAAAGTGTTAAAAATACCGCAGAATTTGCAGTATTTTACCGCCGGACTTGGCTTTTAATGTCTTTAATTTTTAAAACTTGTGGCAATACTTTTCGTTTTCTGGCGAATTCAGTATTCAGATAAAAATTAACAATCTTCTTCTCAATGCTATGCACGACACTGATACAGTCGTCATCAATGATCCATTGATGAGGGCAATTTTTCCAGGAATGCAATTTTAGGAATTGCTGGTAACATCTACGGTGTTCTTCATTTGTTGGATCAAATACAGCAAATGGTCTTGCCTGAGTGTGAAGTGATTTAAGCATGTCTGTCCTATTTAGTACGTATTATTGCATTAATTGCTTAGAAAGTCAACTGGGATGTCAGCCAGAAAAAAGCCCCGGTGGCATCAGTTGTAGTTGTTGTAGTCCGGATAGTCAAAGAAGTGCTCAACTATATTTGAAATATTTCCATAAACCAGTGCTTCCAAGTGTTCTTGATCTTCTGCACACAGGCTCACATCAGACTCTATGCGCTGATGCAACTCTGAGAGCCAGGAGTTTATCAAGTCCATATGTACTGCATTCTTTTCCAGTTTCGTCTTGCTCATTGTGTAATTATATAGTAAAATAGCTGAGCTGTCAAATCCCATTGATAAGTAACAATAACAGTAGTAAAATCCCATATGATACAAGAAGGCCAATATCCAGCATTATTGCTAAACGCAGACTGGCAACCAGTACAGATGCATCCTCTCAGCACGGTTCCGTGGCAAGACTCAATGAAAGCTGTTGTAATGGATCGTGTGGTAGTGGTTGAAGAATACAACATACGTATCCATAGTGGCCATCAGGAATGGAAATTGCCAAGTGTAATTGCGTTAAAAGAATATGTAAAACGCGAACAACATGCTACATTTAGTAGATACAATGTATTTCTGCGTGACAATTATACTTGCCAATATTGTGGAGGTGAATTTGAAACACGACAGTTGACCTTTGACCATGTGATTCCACGGGCACATGGTGGTAAGAGTAGCTGGACCAATGTGGTATCTGCATGTGGACCATGCAATCATCGCAAGGGTTCACTGTTGCCTGCCAGTGCAAATATGTTTCCAATAGTTGCTCCAAAGGAACCTAACAGTTGGGAATTATATATTCGAGCAAAGAAAATCCCTCATAACAATCTGCATGAAACTTGGAGAGATTATCTATACTGGGATACTGAGCTAGACGCTTAATTACCAATCACTTGCAATGGTAATTTTTGGTCGATGAACATCCTGCACAGGCCATGTCTGTGCATGTGATCTAAGTGCAGATTTTTTAATATCAAACGATATCATAATTCTGTCCGCTGTCCCTTGATTTCGAGTACCATGAAATACGTTAGCATCATCAAACCCAAATATTTCACCGGTTATCCACTCGTGTATTTCGTTTTCAATATTAAATTCACAGCCTTTGACACCTACCAGCACCAAATGCAACCTTAGGTAATTATTGTCTAATCCATAATGATGATTTAATTTAGAACCAGGTGTTGCTATGTTAAAAGTTACACCACCAATTATATCTAAATGTTGCGTGACCCACTTTGCAATTGTTGGCATTTTATCAAGCCTTGCTGGCCAGAATCTAATTTTTTCATCGGCACCCCAATTCAAAGCCTTTGCTTCATGTCGGTCTATTAGACAGTCTCGCAGTATCAGTGGTAGGCATTTGAGTTTACCGGTATATAACGGCGCATTAAACGAGTCAGTGATATAATTAGCTTTTGTTCCGTTCAGTGGGTACTGTGACAATTCGGCCTGAATACTTACAAGAAACTCATCGCGTATACTTGTAAAATTATCGTTAAGATAATCTAATATTTCACAATTGTTAAAATAGATATAGTGGCTTTCCATATTTTATATTTAGTTAAGCATTGATAAACTCTATTGTTAAATCAACGTCGTGATCAATATTGGCACGCCACATTAACCGCTCTTCACCTTCTTTTAGGTTTGGGGCGGTTCTTCTATGTACAAAAGGCCAGTTGTCATACAGTACAATGTCGTTTGGTTGCCAACGCATTTCATATACACAATCCTTAACCTCTGACATTGCTTCCATTAATTCTTCTAAAATACCTGTGCCTCTGCTGTTGCCCAACGAGTCTTTGGTATCAAGGATCCAACTATTTTTAATGCCATGATAGTTACAGCGGGGACTCCATTTGCCTGTGATAGGATGCTGTTTCATTGCACTAGTTTCAACAACATCTCGACCCGGGTGGTGCCAGTTTTGTTGGAGGATAGTTCTTGATTCCCAACGCTTACGCAGGATAGGATGCACATGATAATAGGCTTCTTCCATATCTAACCAATAGGTAAATCCTGCTTCTGGATTTGGGACTGTTTTCATGTAGATGCAACGGTGAGGAAAATTGATACCAGCAACTCGATTAGCAATATCTGCATGCCATGGCATTTTATAATCAACCAAACGCTTACTCAGTTTGTTGCTCATCCATGTAATGTATCGCATTTGGCCAGATTCGGGATCTGGGACTTCTCGCCAACGCTCAGTGCTTTTAATGTATTCTTCTCGGTCCCACGGATTGCCCCATAATGCAAGAAATTTCCAATAGGTCAATTGATCCCAATCCGGAGCATGGAACACCAGCATCTTTCGCTGATATAATATTTTTCTAAGTTCGCGTACATCCTGCTGAAGCAAGTCGGAGATGTCGGTGAATTCAGTACCCCAGTGTGTATAAATGTCTTTATATTGCATCTGGTATTTAACTGGATAACTTATCCATCATTAGCTTTTCTGCTAACTCTTTGGTATGTTTCCGTTGTGCTTCTACCAGCATGGGTATTAGCATTTTAATTGTATCAATCATTAACTTTTCACCTGGCGCTTTGAGCTCACAGTATTTTGCACTTCCCCCAATATAAGCATATTCTGAATTCCTGAGTAACTCTTTTAAAGTACCCATTAAAATTATTGCAACATTATTTTCTTCTTCTTCTATCATATTAGATTCCATCATCGGATCAACCATTCTTCTACTTCTGAACCAGCTACATCTTTTAATTTTATCCAGGATGGATTACATACACTTCCTTTTCGTATAACTGCTCTGCCTACCACAACCACAATGCCCCATTCGTTTCTTTCCCAGCGGGGAAGGTATGGCTCAACTGCTTTGACAGGATTTTTATATTCTTCTGACAGTATCTCACGTTTCAATTTATGGCCGTTCCATTCGCCTTTATAATAGGTAGCATTGGCAGGCACTGCAATTCCCGCAGGAATCCGATCTGCTTCATACCAATGACGGTATCCATTTTCAATCCACTCCACCATGCTTTGTGGTTCCCACAGCAGACGATTGTAAGCATCACGCAGGTGCTTGCTGTGCCACTCCTGGGGGCTGGCATTGCTGATCGCCGCGCAACTGGTATTGTCTCCACCAACCACGCCAATGGGTACATCATTGGCGTGAGCCGCCCTAATTTTATCTCCATCATAAAGTGCAACTGTTAGTCCAACCCGATCTTCTTTATTGGGGTTACCATCTGCCCACTCAAACATTTCTGCAAAGCCTGTTGCTGTACTCATACTAATTTTGCTCCAATTTGTTCTAGCACTTGTCTATAAAAAGGTTCACCTGCGGCCACTTGTTCTTTCCAAGTTTTTCCTGCGCCAGCATCTGCTGGGTCACTGATGTACTTCCATATCTCAATATCAAGGCCAAGACGGTTTGCCACCTTGGCCACACTATACGCTTCCATATCAACTAGATCACATTCGACTCTGATCTTATTGGGCTCTGTGATAAAAATGTCGCCGGATGCACAGGTCTTGCCTACACCGGGCATGATGATCATGCTTTCTGGATCATTGAAATGTATTCCCGGCTTCATGCCTAATGCCATCAAGTTCACATCATGTTGCCATACTGTATTAATACGATGGATACCGTGGCCCAACCTAATACCGCCAGCTGTACCCATGTTGACAATACGTTTTGGGTGATACATGTGACATAATCGCATTGTGTTAATTGCGGCATTGACCTTACCTACTCCAATGCAATGCACATTAGCGTATTCTTTAAATAAGTTTGGTGCTTCATCTTCTAGTGCAAATACAATTAGATCACGCATTGATTAGCCCTTTCACATTGATGTTTTTACTTTTAAGCAAAGACTCTCCAGGAAGGAATGTAAGGTTAACCAATACTGCAACAGTAATGCTAGAAGGCGCAATGCCAAGTTTTTCTATTAGTAATTTACAAATTGCTTCTGCGGTGCCGCCGGTGGCCAGCACATCATCAATGATCATTACATTACGATCACCTGACGGTATCTTTGCTGACATTTCAAGAGTGTCAGTTCCATATTCCAGTGTGTACGATTGTTTGTGTACTGTGCCTGGTAACTTGCCTGGCTTACGAACAACATGCATTGGAATGCCAAGTGCGGTGGCTGTTGGAGCACCCCATATAAATCCACGGGCATCAGCGGCAAATATATCCTTGGTCATGACTGATCTGCCTTGGGCGGCAAACCAAGTGATGCTGTCATAAAATGCTCGGGGATTGGAGCATAATTCAACAGTATTCATATACTGTATACCTGTCTTGGGCCAATCGTTATAGATTGGAATAGCAGATTTTATAAAGTCAATGGTAGTGTCGTTCATATACAATTAATTAGCGTATGCAACCAATTGCTGTTTATTCTAAAAAACGATTTTAACTCGTGTAAGTCTTGTTTCTGGCCGGTTTTCTCTATCAAGACCATGTGCCTTAATCACTCCAACTACTTCAAACTCTTCAGGAGCATCGGGCCACATGTCAATCATTTTGCTACTGGTCCAAAAATACAAGTTGGTACCGTCCGTGGCACGAACAACAGATCCAGGAAATGCTTTGCCTTCATATTTTGCAATTACAAATACTTTTGCTCTCAGGTGTTGACCTATGCTTCCTTGGTGAGTACTGGTTGATCCAAGTTTTAAGAATAAATCGGACTTGGTCTCTTTTTCGATTTCGCGTCGATAACGCACTGCCATACATGCAAGATAGGCCATTCCAAGTCCAGCATCAACTTCGTCATGCGTGATAAAGTTAAGTATCTTTTGATCAAAGTCGTTTAGCTTTTCTGACAATGCTTTAAATGCAATACCTTGAAAGTGTTCAGCCATTTGGCTGGCAACTATGCGATCTGCTTCTGTAATATTAGTCAGTCCAAGTGAAATTTCATCTTTAATAATTTCTCTATTTGGTCGTATACTAACTTTGCCAGTTTCTTGATCAAACTCAGGAAATTTAACATAGCCACCAGCATTGATTCGGTCCGCCATTGCAACCAATGACCAAGCATCTTTCAATGGCAGTTTCTTATGCCGTATCAGCTGTTTCTTTTCATCTGCGGTCACTGCATTTCCTATTCAGGTTTATAGAATTGGTGTACTTCTTCAAATGTTCTTGCAAAGCCATAGGTAAACAAATACCTTGGTTGATCATTCACAGCTATAACTCTGTGTAAACGACTGGTATCCAACAGGTAAGCATACCCGTCTTGACAAACATGCGACACAGCAACATCTTCAAATATTGCATGGTCTAATGTAGATGAAGTTTTAGTGACGGCCCCGGTTGAATTCTTAATTCCAATATTAATACAGCACTTTCGATTATTTTCATCTTTATGCACACGTATACTACCGCAGGTCTTTAATAAATTAATACGTCTATAATCCAGCGGTAAGTTAGGGAAAAAGGAAGTTATGTAATTGGCAACATACTGTGCTGTATCGGGATATTGTAAAAATAAAGCCCTTGCAAAACTAATGGTTCCGTCACCTGCTTGGAATGGCTGATACTCTGTCCAGTACAGACTGCTTGCAGTTTCTTCCATTGGTTGTCCATAATGGTGCTTACGAATAGGAAGGGTGTCTAACAGCTCAGTGGTAAACCCTTCTGGGAGTCTGAAGTCATTGTTAATTTCAAAAAAGTTCATTTGTTATCCTTTATAATATTGCACAATGCTCAGTGACCATTCGGTGGCAAGCACTATTTTAATTGCCTTTTTCATTCGTCTACTCCAAAATGTTCTTTAATAGTTTCTACTGCTTGTGTTAGTCCATCATCATAACCAATGTCATAAACATCGGTTCTATATTCATTTACTTTGACTGATTCGAGTTCTGCAATACATTCTCGCACAATCAACTCGGCGAACCTGTCAGCAAATTTAGTCAAGTCTTGCATGTCCATTACAGACCATGTGCCGGAGAATTTCTCATCTAGAGTTTGCCCCATCAATTGTTTAATTCGTTTGTTCATTCTTCAACTCCAAACTGTTTCTTTGCACCTTCGATAGTAAACAACTTGCTAGATGCAATTCCAGCAAATAGTGCCTGCTCATCAGCAGACAAAATCGGAATAGCACGGTCTTCAACTCCGAAATGTTGTTTAATCTGCTCACCGATCATTCGACCTGTCCAAACAGGATGATCCTCACAAGTCTGCAACATTTCTCGAACAATCAACTCGGCGAACTTTTCGTACTGAAAATCATCATAGTGAACACCATGAAGAAATTCAAATCTTGCTCCAGCCTCGATCATAAGTTCATCAATTCGTTCGTTCATTCTTCAACTCCGAAATATTGTTTAATACGATTCTGAACCTGTGTTGCCGCAGGATAAGTCAAATCTGAATTTTCCTCACGCAGAACATCACGCACACATTCTGTAGCATGAGCAACAATCAACTGGGCGAACTTTTCTGTATAATAATCCATCCAAACTACCGGCTCATCACCAGTAAAATGCTTGGTATCCTCAGTAGCATACACTTTAGCACGTTCACATAATT